GAATAAGATTGTTTTTTGTAGTAAGTTTAATATTTTTCTGTTTATTTTCCCCAATAACAGATTGAGGGGTCAAAATAAGAAGCGCTAAAAGTATCCAAAACATAGTTGATTTGGATATTTTTATTATTAATGTTTTACGTAATTATTATTTATTGTTTTATTCATTAGAGTTACAATACCAATCGAAATTATTTACGACGCGTCTTTCTACCTTTTTTGGATGCCTTTCTCGATTTTTTAGCCATTTTACGCTTAGAAGTTTTAGACTTCTTTGTCTTTGACAACTTTCGAGAACGATGAACTTTACGCTTCTTCTTCTTCTTTAATATTGAACCACCCGATGGTTCTTTGCGGTGGGATGTTAATGTTTTATACAAATTATTTAGTGATTCATTCTCTTTATTAAGTTGATACTTATCAACAGGCTTATTAATTTTCCATTCGTTGAATGTATTTATTTTGTTTATTATAAATTCTTTTCGGTCATTTTTTATATATTCTATCATTTTAGGTGTTTGTCCTACTTCAGTTGGGTCGGTATAATTTGAAAATTTCATGGCATAAAAACTAATACCACCAACAGGAATCAGGACGCGTTCTGTGCGGTCTATAGTAAAATAAACGTGATCACCCTTATTATAATGTTTCCGTTCGTTTTCTCCTTCATAATCAGACAAAAATTTACGGTTTACTTTTATAATAAATCCATCATCAGTCATATCTTTTAAAAATTTTTCATTTGGGTTAGCAGTATGAAATTTATCTTCAATACTATTAGTAGCATTAGGAGTAGTATATCCTTGTTGTTCATGTTCCTCACCCATACCTATTGTGGTTTTACCAAAATCAACTCCGAAGTATTTCACAGGTACTAATTTCCACTTGTGAGACCCTTTGTAATTGTTTGCCTCTTCATGGTTAAGACGTTGAATTTCATTAAATTCTGTTTCATTTGCGTTGCCTTTTATTTTTAGTAGATGTTGTCCTTCATTAATTAATAAAAAATTTTTTTCATCAATATTATTAAACATTTTTTGTATTTCATCATGTTCCATATTTATAAAATCGATATCTTCTTCATTAACAAAATCTGCCATATATACATTATACATTGATAATAAATAACTTAATATTGTTGATTTTTATTAATTTTTTAAGTAAATAAAATAACTTAATATGAGTGATTTTATTTATTGTTTTTCATATAAATGTGTAACCTTATTTAATTTCCATGTAGCTCCATACCACTCAAAACTATTTTCTTTTGTTGTGAGTTTATCTACAAAACCAGGTGGAACGTCATCAATGTATTGTGATTGAGCCTCTAGATCATTTTTAGCACCTTTTTTAGCAATCATCACCTTACCTTTAGTTGTAATTCTAACACCGATATTTTTATTATCTATCTTATTCCAACCAGCTGTATCCCTTGATGATGCTCCTCTTGCTGTAATGTTAGATGGTGGTGGAGGTGGTGGTGCTGATGAAGATGGAGTTTTTGGTGGTGGTGCGGGTTTTGACATAAGCTGTTCCATTCGATTTGATGCTGCTTTTGCTGTTTCTCTTTCTATATCATGAAATGTTGGTTTTTTACCAAAATCAAAAACACCAGGTAATCTTTCTGGAAGAACTGGACGTTTGGTAGCGGAGAGGTTTTTATTGCGATTTTTGAGATAAAAATCCATGACTTCCTTTTTTTCTTTACTGTCGTCTTTTAACTTTAAAAATTTGTCATAATCATCGTCAAATCCTCTTCTTAAAAAATAAATTGGATTTCGTAAAACATATTCATTTATTTCATTTTTTTGATATCTTGGTTGTCCGGTCATTTGTTTTTCTGTTTGATCTAAACTTGTTCCAGTTTTATTATTTTTATCTTTCCACCACATAATAAATGCGTACTTTTCCTTATCTTCTTTTTTTCCGTTTGAACCAGGATCAGGAATTTCCAAAGTGCTGGTTATTATTCCTCCTTTTACCTCAGGTTCAGCATATTTTGTTTTCAACGATTTAATAACAAGTGGATAAACATCGCTCGCAGAAATAAGTTTATCATATGTCATTATATGGATTTTGGCCGCTTTTTCACTAATCCCATCTACATCCAATAAATTATAATAACCTGTCCCCTTGTCTCTAACTGTCATACCTGGACGGTCTCGTGCCTGAGTATGCCATAACATTGATTGTTGGGCTGCCGCTTCTTTCCAATCATTTGGATTACTACTATCATATAAACGTCGTATTTCTTTCTTTTTTTCTGTATATTTTTTACTTTTATGACTTTTTCCACTTCCTCCAATATATTTATTATTTTTACGCGATGTTTTTGTTTTGATTTGATTTTTTCTTGATTTTTTTAATTGCATATACATTATGTAAATAAAATAACTTATTATGAGTGATTTTATTTATTATTAATATTATTATTATGGTTGAATATGATAATAGTTATTATCAATTCTTAATGGTTAAAGAAGACAAAGACCGAAGACTTAGTTGGAGTAGGCAAGACCACCCATACCAGACATTACGCGAAGCACGTTGTAGTTAGTGGCATATACGCGAACCTTGGCGGTGTTTTGTCCAGACACGGTGGCGTTGGAAAGAACAAGTTGAAGGGTGGCGTTATCGATACGGGAGAAATTGCAGCTACCGGAAGGTTGGTGTTCTTCAGGGCGAAGAGCGAAGGAATATACGTTAATACCGGTATCAGGGGCACGTGTGTGTGCTTGGAAAGGTTGGACTTGGTCGAAGTATGTGCCTTCACGCTCGGAGAAGCGGTCTTGTCCGTTAAGTTGAAGCTTGGCAACAACAACAGGGTTAAGACCCCAGCAGTGCATGTCAAGGGCAGTTTCGGCAAGGACGAATGAAGCAGCATCAGATACAGCAGGGGCACCAGCAGCACCTTCTACGGCAGCATTAGCTTCGGTGAAAAGACCAGTATTTGAGATAACATCAGCGGCATCAGCGTTGAAAGCAGCCATGCTGTTAGGGAGAGCATCTACGGCATCGGTGTAGTTGAAAGGTTGGGCACCAAGGGTATGGTAAAGAGAGTTACCACTCTTGAATGAAGAGCAGTAATCTACGTTAGCATCAGGTTGGACAACCCAGACAAGCTCCTTACAAGGGTGGTTGAAGTTAAGCTTGATCTTGTTGGAAGAAGAACCAACAGATTCATCACCGGTGAATTGGAGTTGTTCGATTAAGTATTCATGAGGGTTTTGTGCCATTCTGCGACGTTCATCGGTGTCAAGGAAGACGTAATCAACGTAAAGAGAAGCAGCTACAAGAGATTGAGCATAAGCGTTGGTGGCTTGAACGCTGGCAGTACCATTATCAGCAACATCAGTTACAGCCCATAAGCACTCGTCAATAGGGCGAAGATCAAGGTTGATCTTTACTTCGTGGTATTGAAGAGCAATCAAAGGAAGGGCAAGACCAGGGCTGCGGCAGAACCAGAATTGAAGAGGAATGTAAAGAGTTGTTTCAGGAAGAGCTTTGCGAGGAGCACATACTTGGGCAGGAGCACCATCGGCACCGCAAGGACCATCAACATCAGCATATGAAGGATCAGTTACATAAACAAGTTGGGTGGTGTGACCAATCATCTTGTTGTAACCACGTGTTTGTTCAGCACTCAAGGTAAGTTGAGTCCAGATGTGCATCCAGTCACCGTATTGACGGTCGATGCGTTGGCCACCAATCTCAAGTTCTACTTGAGAGATAAGTTGATGACCGGGGAAATCGAGCCAACGGGCATGGTTGGCAAGAGTGTTTGAGATTTCAGGAAGAGTTACTTGAAGATAAGTGCGATAAGCAAGATCACCGTTGCGGCTGATTGTGCATGTTACACGGCGACCGAAATCGGCTTGACCGTTGAATGTTTGCTCAATAGATTCCATTGAGAAGTTAGTGTATCTACGATAAGTCACTTTCCAGAAAGTGATCTGAGGATTACCAGTAAGGTAAACGTCTTGTGCGCCATAAGCTACGAGTTGCATTAAACCGCCTCCCATTATATACTATAGCTAAAGAAAAAAAAATCTCATTCTAGTAATTAATTCAATTAATTAATTGAATTAATTCGTTTAAATTAATGTTCGCTTTTTATACATTTTTCTATTGATATATTATCTTTTACAAACTTATTTAGGTAAGAATCAAGAAATATATTTTTATCATTATGATGTTTTTTCTTAAAAACATAGCTTTCTCCATTTTTAGTTATTGTCCATCCATCTTCTAAAGCATTATAAACAAAAACCATTTTTTGAAATTTATTTATTCCAATATTTTCAAATGTATCATTTCCTATATATGAGTCCATAATATATTATGGAAAGTATTTTAGAAGTTTAAATTTATTGTAACTTTTAAAGTATAAAGATTCAATAACATATATTTTTAGATGCCATCATTTAAACCGAAAACAAATAAAAAAATATTAGTTGAACAAAATAAAACGGTTACACTTGATTCAAAACATAAGGAAATAATGGACTCAATAAGTGAAATAGAAGAAGAAACAATACCAAACTTAGAAAATAAGATTGTTACTTTAAAATTGGAATATAAAAAACTTAAAAAATCTAATATAGATGAACGGTTAGATATAAAGGATAAAATAAAGGAAATAAAACATAAAATAAGAATACTTGGTGAAAAAAAGAATAATTATTTTTTAGATAATTCTAAAAATATATTTGAATATTTTGAAAATAAAAAAAATATATCAACAAATATTAATTCTGAAAAAAGTACAAAGTTGAATAGCTTTTTTAAACTAAATGATACAAATGAACATTTTGAAAAATCAAATAATATTGTAAAAGAATATTTGTGTAAAGTAGATGATTCATTTATTGATATGAATTCATTTATTAATTTAACAGATAAATGTTCTTACTGTAATAGGGGAGAATTAATACCAGTAGATGAAGATGGTGTCCTTGTTTGTAACATTTGTTCAAAATATGTTAACTTTTTAATAGAGAATGAAAAGCCTTCATATAAGGAACCTCCAAAAGAGGTGTGTTTTTATGCTTATAAAAGAATAAATCATTTTAGAGAAATATTAGCCCAATTTCAAGCAAAAGAAACAACCCAAATACCAGATAAGGTTATTGAAGATATAAAATATCAAATAAAAAAGGAAAGAATTGACAAAGAACAAATAAACAATGCGAAAGCTAAAGAAATATTAAAAAAACTGGGTTACAATAAATATTATGAACATATACCGTTTATAAAAGATATAATTGGAATAAAACCACCTGTTATGAATCCTGAGCTTGAAGAAACATTATGTAATCTTTTTATGGATATACAGAGACCATATGCTAAATTTTGTCCAGATGATAGAGTAAATTTTTTGAATTACTATTATACTGTTTATAAGCTTTGTGAGCTTCTTGATCAAAGACAATTTTTACCTTTTTTTCCAATGTTGAAAGACAGAGAAAAAAGGATAGAGCAAGATAATATATGGAAAAAGATATGTGATGAACTTAATTGGGAGTTTATACCAACTATTTAATTTCTTCTTTAAATTCTTCTACTATGATTTCTTTTTGAGAATTGCATGTCATACAACATATACACATACAACATGATTGTAAACCTTTTTCACATAACATCCATGAGAATAAGCATGGAAAACACAACCATATACATGGATCTCCACCAGATTTTATATCTTTTTTCCATTCACACATTTTATTTGATTAAAAAATAAAACCAATATAACAATCAATTTTATTTTGGTTATTTAATATCTTAAATTACTCCTTTTTATTTTCTAAATATTCTTTTAATTTTTTTTTTATTTTTTCGTGATTAGGAGATATATCTGTTATTGGTATTAAAGCACAATCATTATTTTTTTTATTTTTTTTTATGTTTGTTGCGTTTTTGTGGTCTGTTATTGTTTTATTGTATGATTCATAGTCTTGTATATAATCTTCAGCATTATCAAAATAATTATTCCTATAAATTTTTGTATTACTATATGAAGTTATTTTCATAAAGAAAGGATTTACAACAAATAACATAGAAATGAATGGAGTAAAAATGCCCATAATATATAATAGGTTTATTGTGTTTTTTTTAAATAAGTTAAAGATATTACACAATATTTAAATATACAAATATTATGATGTATGATTTAATAAGGAGTATGGAATTAACAATAAGAGATATTTTTACAACGGGTAATGTATTTTTGGATACTATTCTTAGTTTTATTATTTTTTCATTTATATCATCTTTATCATTATCAAGTTTTAATTTTAATCATTTTTATAATAAATTTATTAAGTTATATAATGGTAATAACTATTGTGAAATAATTATAGAAGGTAAGCAGATTGATTTTTTATCAAGATATTCTGAGAAAGCAACATCAAGTGGTGTATATAGTGATTCATATAGAGCTATTTTTAGTTATATAACTAATAATATATTTGAGAAAGATGATATTAAATATATAAAAGAAACATATAATTCACATAATTTTTCGAGACACGATACAGAAAACAGTTATTCAAATGAAATATATATTGTGAACAACCCCAAGCCTTTTATTATTGAAAAAGATATCTATTGTTTGGTAGCAAAAGATGAAGAATATGTGGAAAGTGGTGGTGAAGATAAAGATAAGGTAAAAATGGAAAAAATAATTATCAAGATTTTCTCACATAAATTAAAAATACGAAATCTATATGATTTTGTTGAAAAAATAAAAAAGGAATATCTTGATAAAATATGTAAAAAAAGATGTTATAATAAATATATTTATACTCTTGAAAAAACAACATTTGAAATATCAAATCATGAATGTTGGAGTGATTGTGTATTTAAAAGTAATAGAAATTTTGAAAATACATTTTTCGAAAATAAAAAGCAAATACTTGAACAAATAGATTTTTTTTTGAATAATAAAGATTGGTATGATAAAAAAGGAATACCTTACAATATGGGAATTTGTCTTCATGGATTACCTGGAACTGGTAAAACATCATTTGTAAAAGCTCTTGCAAACTATACAGGACGCGACATAGTTCAATTATCACTTAAACTAATACAAACAAAACAAGAACTTGATAGTTTTTTTTATGAAAAAATTTATACAGCTGATAATAAAGAGGAATGTGATTTTAAAGACAAAATAATTTTATTGGAAGATGTTGATTGTGCTAATGATATTATATTCCAGAGGACGTCTTTAATTGAAGAAACTAATAATGATATTAGCAATAACAATAATATAAATATAAATAGTTGCACAATAAATAAAGAAGGGTATTCTGTTTCAACATCCGAATTGATAGAAAAGATGAAAAAAGAATCATCATCTAAAAATAAAATAACACTTGATGATATTCTTAATATATTTGATGGTGTAAAAGAAACAAGTGGAAGAATAATAATGATGACTACAAATTATTATGATAAACTTGATACAGCTTTTACAAGACCTGGTAGATTTGATATTACGGTTGAATTAAAAAACGCGAATAAAGAAATAATTATGAAAATGTTTAAAATGTTTTTTAACAAAAGTTTTCCTAAAAAATATATAGATTGTATCCGTGAATATGAGTTATCTCCTGCTGAGATAGTAAATATATATTTAACCTGTGGTAAAAAAGAATCAACATTTATTAGTAAAATAATAAAAAATAGCGATTCATGATAAATTATTCATTTAATTAATTATTTATAAATTAAATGAATTGAATTCATATTATATTATTATATAATTTACATTAATCTGGGGAAACCAACAAGATTAGCACCAAGACCAAAACCAGCACCTGAACGGGCAGAAACAGCCATAGAAGGGATGTATGTATCAAGGATTGCGAAGGTTGCAGCAGCAGTCAACGCCAATAATACAATTTCCTCTAATACAAGTGCTTTCTTAGGAATAACAAAAGCAGCAACAGCTACCATAAGACCTTCTACTAAATACTTAATAGCACGCTTAAACATTTCCGTGAAATCAAAAAGTTCCGTCATTATAGTAATTAATTAGAAAAAAATAATAGTAGTTAAAATACACTTAAAAGTAAAAGCTATGACATATATATGAGTTTTTCAAAAGAAGTAAAAACCGAATATATTGATCTTTTGGATGAAGACAAACCAGTTGCAGGACAAAAATTTACATGCGTTTCGTTTATTTCACCGGAAAAAATTTTAAAGGATAAAAATTTATTCTTCTTTGAACAATTTATAAAAAAATGGGATTTCCTAAAGTCTATGGAAAAGTTTCATCAGTTTATGAATTTTATAAGTTATAAATATAAAGTAGATTTTGATTCTGTAAGCGAAGATTTGAAATCATTTGTAAATGAAGAAAAAGATAATTTATTAAAGACAACGATTGAGGACGAATATAAGAACTTTTTGGATGAATGTGAAGAAAAAATGGAAAAAGAGTTTAATATCAAAAATAATTTCCAGACAAATACACGAGGTATTAAGGTAAGAGGATCTTTTTCCTCTCAAGAAGAAGCTGAGATAAGATGTAAGTTGTTACGCGAATCTGATCCTAATCATGATGTTTATGTTGGACCGGTTGGACTTTGGATGCCTTGGGAACCAGAAGCATATAAAACAGGACGCGTTGAATATCTCGAGAAGGAACTTAACGATCTTATGCATGAAAAAATTAAGAACGAAGAAGGAGCTAAACAGGAATTTGATACTCGTATTCGTGAAGCCAAAGAAAAGGCAATTAAAGATAATATTAAAAATTCTGAAAAATCAGGTTCTACAATGTCACAACAAATTGATACATCAGGTAATCTTATCAACACCAGACATGTTAATTTTGACGATATTGATGACAACGATGTTCTAATGGAACCGACAGACCAATCAGCTTCCGCAAATATAAGATCAGAATTATTTGACAAGAATGATGATTTTAGAAATAAAAAGGACTAATTAAGTAATCTTGAGTTGTTTATAATTGAAATAGGTTTGAATTTTAATATATCTAATTCATTTGTTGTAGTTGGAAAATCATCCATACCATATATATCTTGAAGAAGCATCCATTCAAACATTCCTCCTGCGTATACATAAACATTAATAAAACCAAAAGTTATTAAATCTTTATATTTTAAGTATATATTGTTATCACAAGTATTCTTACCATAAATAATAATAATTTCATTAAATCGGTTATTGTCTATCATATCGTTTATACATAATTCTTCTTCGTTAGGATTAATTGTATTTTTTATAAGATTTGATATATTTTTATTAGAAAGTGTTGTAATAATATTATAGTTTTTATCTATAGCATAATTCATATCTTCAAAACCAACAATATTAATATCATTATTTATTTGAGATATTTTGTTTCCCATACCTTGACTTTTGATAATATGTTTAATATAATTAACTCTTTAAAATTATATTAAATTTGTAAAATAAAATTATATAAAGTATTATTTTTAATAGTATTATATGAATAATATTTTATATGTTCCATTTTTTAAAGGTCAGCCTATTAAAAATGGTATAAGAAATTACGATATTATCAAAAGAACAATACCTAATAATTATAACCTTAAAACTTATACTAAGTTTAAAAATGATAATTCATCTTATTCAGATCTTATGTATTTTTTCAAGTATTTAAACTATAATAAGTATAATAAAATTATTGGTGGAGATCACGCAACATCAATCGCAACACTTCAACATAGTGTGATAAAAAATAGAAATTTAAAGGTTTTATGGTTTGATGCTCATCCTGATATAAATACATATAAAATGTCCGCTACAAAAAATATACATGGAATTCCTCTTGCTGTTGCAACTGGTCTTGAAAATAAGTTTTCATTTACAAATATAAAAATTCCATTTGAAAGTATTATGTATGTTGGTATAAGAAGTATAGATGATTATGAGAATCAAATTATTAAAAATAATAATATACAATACTTAACTGTAGAAAATATAATGAAATCACCAAAAGAATCTATTGACAGAATTAAAAACTTTATAAAAGATAGTAATGTTCATATGTCATTTGATGTTGATTGTATGGATCCTTCAATAATGTCTACAACAGGAACTCCTGTAAAAAATGGATTGTTTATGGAACATATTGAACAATTAATAATTCCAATAAAAAAACATATAGTATTTAGTGAATGTCATGAATTTAATATAAAAGACAACTATATTTATGATAATAACAGTATGACAAAATCTATAGATTCTTTAAATTCTGTTTTTAAATTTATTTTTTAATTTGTTATAATCATCATTACAAATAATAACTTGATTGCTATATTCACACGCATTATCAATAGTATTAATAATATAATTATTTATTTCGTTCCTTTCAAGGAATTCTTTTATTTCAGTCTTTGTTTCTTTAAGATTATTTTCACTTCTTACAAGTTCTCCGTTGCAGTTAATAAACATTCCAATTCTAAATTCACGAGAATCATTTATTTTTCCCCAATCCCGTCCTTCACTAAAGCAACGAATCATTGTACTTTCGGTTCTGTTTTGAGTGATAACAATTTCTTCGGTGGATTGAGTCATTATCATTTATTATATACTAACTTTTATTTATATATAATAATTTCAATTTTATATAATTATTTCATAATTAATTAAATGAAACAACTATTTCTACGTTTTCCTTTTTTATACTTTTTGAAGCAAGAATCGATAATTCTTCACGTTTTTTTCGTGTTTTTTGTGATTTTGTAGCTGAACCACAATCATCAGTTAATTCCTTTTTACGAGATGAACTATTTCTTGAATCCATATCATCTTGTATAATTTTATAATTATCTTCTATATATTTAACGACTTCATTTTCTAACGCCCATTTAAAAAAATTCAACTGACCAATTGTTGTTTGAATATTGATACCATCTTTATAAGGAATTGATATACGTTCCCATCTACAAAAAGGGTCAAATCTTTTTTTCGAGTAAGCTTTTAATTTTAATTTATAATCATTATATACTTTAAATCTAACGCAAATACCAATTTCCTTTTCTATATCATAAACTGTATAATATTTTTTAGCAAAGTTTGTTGCAAACCAATCTACAATTCTTAGTGATATTGAAGATGCTCCGTTAATAATATTTAACATTTTTTCTACATTTTCTGGATCTTTATAGAAAAGCATTAAATTATTTAATAATAATTCGTTTTGTGTGCCATAATAAGCTGACATTTAATATTATTACTACTGATATTCTTTTAAATACTATTAACCTTTTTTTAATATTTTCAAAGACTTTGTAAATTCAAATTTTTTTATATCGGTTCTTCTACGCTGTATATTACATTCAAGACATGAAATAACAATATTATCTACATTATGACCTATATCGTTATCAATCCTATCAAGTGACCACTGTTTTTTTTCAAGAGTGGTGTTATACAATATTTGTAGATTGCAACTACAATAGTGACATGATAATTTTGATATCATTATTTTTTCTAAACACTCTTCATATTTTATAAATTTTTCTTCGTCTAAAATACCCTTTTTACGGTCTTGTTGTTTATACCCATTTATCTTTTTTTTTATTTCTGTTTGATAAATTATAGAATTTTCACAATCTTCACCCACATATATTTGATTTATACAACATCTTTGTTTATAATAAATTACATCAGGATGTGTTGTTGTTTTTTTTTCATTTAATTTTATTTTACATGCTTTTCTTATATTATATCTATTATTCTGTCCACCAATTTCTATTTTTTTACTAATGTTTTCATCACTATTATCCATAATATATATGATAAAATATATATTATAACTTCTTAGATATCATAATTGCTTTTTATATATGTAATACCTTTTACATTTTCAGGTAATATAGTATTTCCTTTTTCTATATTATCAACAATCGTATATGTTTCCTCTATATTTGAGGTAATATATAAATCAGAAAGAGGTGATACAAGTGTAAACAATAAATTTAATAATGCTCTCATATATTTACTTTTTATCATAACAACAGATTGTGAAAGCTTGTTATACTTAACATATTCTTTTTTCCTCATATTTTTTATTTTTTTTATAAAATTACTTAATCTATAAACATAATTAATAGGTATATTACTGTCATCGTCCCCCTTAAATACTAAGGTAAAATTATCAATACTATTATCTTGATAATAACCTAACCATATGTTTGTCATATTGTTATACTCTTCTTCTATGTTATTAATGTTAAAATTAAATTCTATAATACATGAATTCTTATTATTTTGATTTTCATTTTTGTCCAAAAATAAACTCATATATTCTGTCCAAGATAAAACTTTCTAAATATATCTTTAAATTAGTTTAAATGTAAATTTATATATATATATATTATGACAAGAGGAGATAACATACTTAAATATAAAAATATATATAACAACCAACGTCATGGAGCAGCGAATGTAGAAGAAGAAAAAAGTGAACCTCTTACCGAAAAAGATCTTGATACATTTCTTGAAAATGAAAAATGTAAATATGAAAATGAACCATGGAATAAACTTAATAAAACAGATAAAATAAAAAAGTTATATATTTTTGCTGAAAATTATGTAAAGGAAAATTCTATAATAGATGAATTAAAGACTATGGAAAAATTTTTAAAGGCTTCACTTGAATCCAAAAAAATATCTAAAATAAAAGACCTGAAATATGACAAATCAACAGGTCAAATATTAGAAATAAATGGTCTAAAGTATGATAAAGATGTTAATAAATTTATGATATTAAAATCAACTGATAATCATATTTCTACATCAAAAAATTTGGGGACACCAAAAAAAACAAAACAGAAAGTGAAACGTACTATGAAAAATAGTCCAAAAAAAGGTGATAAATAAATTAATATTTAATTTTAATATTTCATGTTATATTAAAATTGAAAGAATATAATATTAATTTCGTATATAAACATAATTATGAACGACGACGTATTGGAATTATTGAATGTCAACGTATGGCATGAAAATATAGAAAAACAAGCAAAACAAATTATTCAAATTTTAGAACATTATCACGATGATATACTTGAATATATATTTTATCAAGTTGAAGATTATATTAAGATTTATTCCGTTAAATTTTGCGAAGAAAAATTTGAAAACATGATGGAACACGATTTAATTATAATTATAAAAGAACATATACGTCACTTGTATATATATTTTAAACAAGAAAGTATAAAAAATAATAGTTCAAGTGAAAAAACATTCTTAATAAATGAATCAGGTATTCTATATGATGAAATAATTGATTATGCTGCTGACTATTATTTATATGAAGCATATCCAACAATATATAGTATTATAATACCAAGACGTAGTTATAAAAAGAATAATGTAAGACATTTACCAAATATTAAAGATATAAAGGATAGAATAATATTTGTAGAAAAATGTTATCAACCTGAACAAAGGACAGAAGAGTGGTATGAATTTAGACACAGTCTTATTAGTGCGAGTGATATTGGAAAAATATTTTCAACTCCAAGTTCTCTTAATCAATTAATTTTAAAAAAATGTGAACCATATAAAGTTTACGGCGGAGGGAAAACAAATTTAAACTCTCCTCTCCATTGGGGTCAAAAATATGAAGCTGTCACCGTTCTTTTATACGAAGATAAATACGATACAACCGTTGGTGAATTTGGATGTATTAGATCAACAGATATTTCATGTATTGGTGCTTCACCTGATGGAATTAATATTAAAGAAACGTCTCCTATCTATGGTAGAATGCTTGAGATAAAAAATGTTGTATCACGAGAAATCAACGGAACACCAAAAAAAGATTATTGGATACAAATGCAAATACAAATGATGGTATGTAATCTAAAGGAATGTGATTTTTGTGAGACGAAATTTCTTGAATATAACGATTATGAAGAATTTAAAAACGATGGAACATATTTTGAAAGAACGGATGGTAACAAAAAGGGTATTATATTACAATTTGAAATATTAGATAATCCTGTATATGAATATAAACCTATAAATATGGATCAGGATGAATTTATTAAATGGAAAATAATGTGTCTTGAAAAACATGGCGAGGAAAATTTTATAAAAGAAATATATTGGAAACTTGTTGTATTCAGTTGTGTATTAGTTCGTAAAAACAACGTTTGGATTGAATCAGCTATTCCAATAATAAAAGATGTGTGGAAGATAATAGAAAATGAACGTGTAACAGGTTATGAACATCGTATACCAGAAAAAAGGAAAAAAAAAGCTATAGAAATAGATGAATGTATGATTGATATAGATGATAATGACAATATATTAAATAAAGATATTCAATCAGTAGAACCGTTGCAGACGAATATAAATAATATAAATGGTTTTGAAATTAAAATAAGAACAAAATCATTTGATGAAACAAAAAAAGAGATGGGAAATAAATTAGACAATTTTCAAATAGAATAATATTCCTAATATTGATAAAAACATGTAATAAAATATTTCATATGTTCTATATTTTTTTATATGAATTTTTTCAATAAGCAACCTATGTAACCCACCTATACTTATAAATAACATAATTGTTCCAATAAGATGTTTAAATTCTTTTATGTTTATTTGATTTACAGCAAAGAAATGTCTCAACTTATCTCTAATTTCAAGAGTATTCATTTAATATATGTGTATATTTTATGTTTTTTTGGTTATTTCTAGCGTTCTAGCAAAAATTCTATAAAAACATCAATATAAAATAATTATCAAAATAGATGTAGATGTATTTTGATATTCTCATAAACACTATCTGGAGAGAATACTAGAAACAAGTATTTTATAGTCTCGTTTCTCTCGTGGGTCCCATGGAGGAAGCCATGTATCTGAATAACGTTCATAATCGGTGGTATATGGATGAAAATATGCTCTTGGTCTTTGAAAATCATCATTTATGTTGCTGATCAAACCTTCTCGTGAATAAAATAAAAAACTATAGAAACATGCTATTACCAACATAGATATAAGAATAATATAATGATTAGTTTTTGACATAAATATAATTATAGTATAATGATATAAAATAAAATCTATAATATAAATTATGTCAAACAGTGTAGAAGATATGTTCGTAATGAAAAGAGACGGAAAAAAAGAAGAAGTTTCTTTTGATAAAATACTTGTGCGTGTTAAAAAGGTTGGAGCTGAAGCAAATGTAAAAATTAAATATAGTTCCCTTGTTATGAAAATAATTGATCAACTTTATGATGGAATTCAAACAACACAGATAGATGAATTGACCGCGGAACAGTGTGCTAGTCAGTGCACAGTTCATCCAGACTATGGGACACTTGCAGGTAGAATAATTGTATCAAATAATCACAAAAATACCAAAACGAGTTTTTATGATAAAATGATGATGCTTTATAATTTCAAAGATGTTCATGGTGAACACAGTCCATTTTTAAATGAAACATACATAAAAACTGTTAAAAAATATAAACAACAAATTGAAGAGATGATTGATTATGAACGTGATTATTTAATTGATTATTTTGGATTTAAAACATTAGAAAGAGCATATCTATTTAGACTAAATAAAGTTATTATTGAAAGAGCACAAGACATGTGGATGAGAGTTTCTATAACTATTCATGGTTCTAATATGGAAAAGGTTAAGACTACATATGATTTACTTAGTCAAAAATATTTTACACATGCTACACCTACGTTATATAATTCCGGGACAAAGTGTCAACAATTAAGCTCATGTTATTTAATTGCTATGGAGGATGATAGTATTAATGGTATTTATAACACATTAAAAGATTGTGCTAATATTTCCAAATACGCAGGAGGAATTGGTCTTCACATTCATAATGTACGTGCGTCGGGAACACTTATAAGGGGAACTAATGGAACTTCTAATGGTATTGTCCCTATGTTACGTGTATTTAACAATACGGCACGCTACGTTGACCAAGGTGGAGGTAAGAGAAATGGCAGTTTTGCTATATACTTAGAACCATGGCATTCTGATATATTTTCTTTCTTAGAAATGAGAAAAAATCATGGTGATGAAGAATTAAAAGCACGCGATCTATTTTATGCTTTATGGATTCCAGATTTATTTATGAAACGTATTAATGAAGATGGAATGTGGTCTTTAATGTGTCCTCATAAATGTCCTGGGTTAGCTGATGTTTATGGAGATGATTTTGATAAATTATATGAAAAATATGAAAAATCTGGAAAAGCTGTAAAAACAGTAAAGGCTCGTGAATTATGGTTTTCTATTTTAGACAGTCAAATGGAAACAGGAACACCATATTTACTATATAAAGATGCTTGTAATAAGAAATCAAATCAAAAAAATCTTGGTGTAATTAAATCATCTAATTTGTGCACAGAAATTGTAGAATATAGTGATGACAAAGAAACAGCAGTTTGTAATTTGGCGAGTATCAGTTTATCAAGTTTTGTTGACGTGAAAACAAAGACATTTGATTATGATAACCTTCTTAATGTAACAAAAATTGTAACTGAAAATTTAAATAAAATAATCGACATTAATTTTTATCCAACCGAAAAAACAAAAGTAAGTAATGATAAACATAGACCAATTGGATTAGGTGTTCAAGGTCTTGCTGATACTTTCTTTAAGATGGATGTTATATTTGGAAGTGTTGAAGCAAAAGAAATAAATAAGAAAATATTTGAAACTATTTATTATGCTGCATGTCTTTCGTCATGCGAGTTAGCACAAAACAATTTATCCAAAATGAAAACAAAAGAAAAATTAAGAGGAGATTTAAGTGGAGCATATAGTAGTTTTGAAGGTTCGCCCATGAGTGAAGGTCAATTTCAATTTGATTTATGGGGAGTAACTCCTGATACAGAACGTTATGATTGGAACGAATTACGCGACAATATAAAAAAATATGGTATGTTGAATTCACTTCTACTTGCACCTATGCCAACAGCATCTACAGCACAAATTCTTGGTAATAATGAATGTTTTGAACCAATTACAAGTAATATATATAGCAGAAGAACACTTGCTGGTGAATTTATCGTTGTTAATAAATATCTCATGAATGAGCTTATTGAACTAAATATGTGGAATGAAGATGTAAAAAATAATATTATTGTGAATAAAGGAAGTATTCAATATGTAGATGGAATTTCGGAACATATTAAAAATAAATATAAGATTGTATGGGAAATGAAAATGAAAGATGTAATTGATATGGCTGCGGATAGAGGAAAATATATTTGCCAAAGCCAAAGTATGAATCTTTGGCAAGAAGATCCTAATTACGGAACCTTAACATCTATGCATTTTTATGCATGGAAAAAAGGATTAAAAACAGGTATGTATTACTTAAGAAGAAAAGCGAAACATCAGGCACAACAATTTACAGTCGATCCAACACAAAAAACTGTTATAAATGATAATAATGAAGAACCATGTGAAATGTGTAGTGCTTAAATTGAATATTGTTTTAATATATTTATTTAAAGTTATAAGATAATATTGTATATATGAATACTTTAACTGTAAAAGAACTTGAAAGTTTATGTAACACAATTGAAGCGTTGGATACATTTCATCAAAAAGAAATACTTAAAATATTTACATCACATAATGATAAGGTTACATTAAATGAAAATAAAAATGGCGTCCTTGTAAATATAACTGATGTTCCTCAACATATAATTGATGAAATAAATAATTATATAAAACATGTTAATAAACAACACGAAGAGCTTGAAAGTGATGAGAATTTGAAAGAAAAGTTAAAAATCGATTATTTTAAATGAAGTGATATAAAGATTAAACAATAGTATTTATTATAATGACTGATAACGAATATACAAAAGTAGAAAATAAAAAGAAACATATAATTGATAAACTATCGAATTACATGTTTAAAAGCAAACTTTTAAGAGACACAACGAGATATATAGAAAAAGAAGAACCAGTTCGTATAAAAAGTGATTATAAACATAAATATCATAGAAATATTTTTGTACCGAAAAATGGTGATACATTATTTTGGATATTTTATATTATCATTAATGGGATAGAAAAATACGAACTTATTGGAGAAAACACGTTTTTAAAAGAACGTAATGAAAAAATAGAGAATATAGAAAAAATTAAGAAAAATAAAGTCAAATTAAAAGAATATAATATTAAAAAACATTCTACAAGTGAAAATGATTTATTAAATGAAAAAAATATTAATATTAAAACATTTCATATGTTGTGTGCATGTTACGATATTGACTTTTTATTTTTGAAAAATAGAGTTTATTATCATCACAAAACAGATAATTCTGTTGAAAATATTGATACATTAAGTGTTTGTCCGGTAATTCATGATATGGGTGATAATATTTATGGTTGTGAACTCAATATTAATGAAGAAATATTTAAAAATTACATGGAAACACGTATGAAAATGGATAATTATGAAAAACCACTCAAATCAGTTACTTCGTATACACTTTCACAATTAAAAGAATTATGTGAAATTTTAAAAATAAATACAATTAGTGAATCAGGAAAAGGTAAAACAAAAAGTATATTATATGCTGATTTAAGTTTATATCTCACAACATAGATATAAAATTGATTTATATATGATTTAGATATAATATATAAAGTTAATATATATTATATGACGTCAAAGAAAGATGACAAATTGAATTTGATTTTAGATCAATATGTTAATTACAATGATCCAAATGAAAATAAAGAGCTTGAAGTAAGATTTGGTACACGTAAAACAAAAAACCAAAAATATATAACCAAAAGTGATTATGATTCAGTAATAAAAAATATAAAGTCCATGGGATTTGTATGTGAAAATGTTATGGGAGAATATATGATGCGTATTGGATATATGTATATAAGTAAGGCTGGAAAAAAAGAACGTTCAAATATTCGCGTAGAGTTAAATGGTCATCATATTGTAAAAGCATATTGTGAAAATGAAAATTTAAAAACTATATTTGAAAATCCACAACTCAAGAATTATGTTGAATTTGTAAAAAAAGAGTATTTGTCAAACAAAAATGATATAGGACCAAATGGTCGTCCAAATAAAATATTCCCTTACAATTCTGATGATTTTGGATTTCGTGTTGCTCTTCAAAGCGAAAAGAAAATGGAATTATCATTACCATTCATAAAAAATGTTGTTGATATGTGGGATGAAACAGAAAAAACGTTTAGATACATAAAACGTTTTAGATTTAAACATCCAGAATACCCAGTATTCTGTGATATGAGTATTGTCAAATCTTCCAAATTTGGAAAAACACACTATATTCTTGAAGATTCTAACGTATTCAAGAATTTAGAAACCTATGAAATAGAATTGGAGGTTGACAATACTCGCACCGATGAGTTTGTGGAGAAACATGGTGCCGAAGGATTATTATTTGCAATAAAAAAAAATATAAAAACTGTACTTCAGGGTCTTCAAGATACAAAATTCCCAGTATCTCATAGTGAAATAGATTCTATATATAAAGAATACAGTAATCTTATATTTAAAAAACCGGATATGGATATTACACCTAAGCATTTTATTGGTCCTTCGTCTTATACACTCCAAATGAAAAATGTTATGAAAAAAAAAGATTCAGAACTTATTCCAAATATAAGGAGTAATTATACTGTAACTGACAAAGCAGATGGAGAACGTAATATGTGTTATATTTCTGAAAAAGGAAAAATATATTTAATTGATTCAAATATGCGTATAAAATTTACAGGTTCTATTACAAAAGAGAAAAAAATCAAAAACACACTTATAGATGGAGAACTAATAATGTATAATAAAGAAAAAATACAAATAAACTTATTCGCTTCTTTTGATATTTATTATGTGAACGGTAAAGATATTCGAAAATTACCATTTGTATCAGATAAAATGATATCATCAAATGACGGAGAAAAGAAAAAGAAAATAGCACAACGATATTCAGTACTTAAAGATGTAATAGATAGATTAAAACCAGAATGTGTATCAAAAGGTTCAGAGAATATTATGACATTCGCTATGAAAATTTTTGAAGTTTCCACAAAAGAAAGAAGTATATTTGACTGTTGTAAATCTCTTATTGAAAGAATCAATCATGAAAGTTATACTTATGAAACAGATGGTTTAATATTCACACCTGGTTCTGATAGTCTTCCTTCTCTTAATTATAAACACACATGGGACAAATCATTCAAATGGAAACCTCCAAAATTTAATACTATTGATTTCCTTATAACTTTTTCAAAAACAGATAAAGGAGACGATGTAATTAAAACTATATATAAAGATGCTATAGGTGGAGCTGTAAGTTCTAAAAGATACAAGGAAGTTAGACTACTATGCGGTTTTAATCAAGGACATAAAGACCATGGATATATGAATCCATGTGAACTTGTTATGCAAAATAAAATTCCATCTAATAATGACAACGGAAGTTACGAACCTATGCCATTTTACCCTACACAACCATATGATCCCACCGCTTCTATATGTAATATTTTAATTAATAAAGATACAAATGGAATAGAACAACTTTTCACAAGTGAAGGTGATACAATTGAGAACAATACAATTGTTGAGTTCGCTTATGATGATTTACGGGACCCTTTATGGAAATGGGTTCCACTTCGTGTAAGACATGATAAAACATATCAGTTTAAAGTTGGAATGAAAAATTATGGAAATGCTTATCATGTAGCAAACAGTAATTGGCAGAGTATTCATAATCCTATTACAGAAAATATGATATCAACAGGAAAAGATATACCGGATGAACATGTTGATGATGATGTTTATTATAATAGAGTGTCTGGTAAAACACAAACACGTTCTCTTAGAGATTTTCATAATATGTATGTAAAAAGACTTCTAATAAAAAGTGTTACAAAACCAGGAGGAACACTGTTAGATTTTGCTGTAGGTAAAGCTGGAGATTTTCCAAAATGGATAGCATCAAAATTATCATTTGTATACGGTATTGATATTTCACGAGATAATATAGAACATAAAATAGATGGAGCATGTTCTCGATACCTTAATAACAAACGTGATAATACAAACACACCAGATGGATTATTTGTCGAAGGAAATAGTGGAAAACATATTAAAAGTGGCGATGCGTTTGAAACAGATGTTTATAAAAAAGTTAATAAGGCAATATTTGGTGAAGGACCCAAAGATAAAAAAATATTAGGAGAAGGTGTTTACAAACACTATGGAACCGGAAAAGACGGATTTGATGTTACATCGTGTCAATTTGCTTTTCATTACTTCTTTGAAAATAAAGAAATATTTAAAACATTTCTTGATAATGTAAGTGATTGCACAAAAGTAGGTGGCTATTTTATAGGAACATGTTATGATGGTGAAACCATATTTAATATGTTAAGTGAAAAAAATAAGGAAGAATCAATCGCGATATTTAAAAATTCTCAAAAAATATGGGAGTTACAAAAGGATTATCAAGATGATAAGTTTCAAAGCGATAATTCAAGTCTTGGACACAAAATAAATGTTTATCAAGAGAGTATTAACCAAATGATACCAGAATATCTTGTCAACTTTTCATATGTTATAAGAATCATGTCAAATTATGGTTTCGAAATATTAGGTCCTCAAGAATCAAAAAAAATAGGACTTCCATCAGGAATTGGTATGTTTAAAGAATTATATAACCAAATGAATATTGATATAAACTCTAACAAACTACAAGAAAGAAATATAGGTTCTTCTTTAAAAATGAGTGAAGAGGAAAAAAAAGTATCATTCTTAAATAAATATTTCATATTTAAAAAGGTAAGACAGGTGAATAAAGAAGATATAAATAAAGAATTTGAAGATATTAATGACTCGATTAGTCAAAGAAAAAGCGTAAAAGTAATAAAACTAAATAAAACTATTAAACTTACACCGGCTTAAGAATATATTAATATATAAATTAACACATATATGAGTTATTTTTATATACCAAAAAATTATACAAATTTATCAAGTGAATTTACTTGCAAAGAATATTTTATAAATAATAATGTTAATAATCAAACATTAAATCATTATGAAAACAAAATAGATAATATAATAAAAAAAAATAAAGTAGTGTGGGATATTTATAAAGATGAATACTTTTACTATAAAAATGTTTTTTGTATTTACAATAAAAAACATAAATCATGCGTTACAAAATTTAATGCTATAAATAAAACATTTTATATTGTTTGGGAACTAAATAATATATTTAACTTTATGGATAATTATAAACTGATGGAAAGTTTAAAAACATTTCATTTTTCAAAATGTCAAACAGGAGTTATTCAATTTTTAAATTATAAAAGAAAAAATTTATATGACAACCATATGGGTATATATGGTGATGAATGGATAAAAAATACAAAATATCTTAACGACCATAGTAATATTAACTTTAACGAATTTATTTCATATAACTTTATAAATAATGATTCGTTGGAGTATTTTACAGAACATTATAGTAAAAAATTCGATATAATAACATTTTTAAGCAATAATGAAATAAACGAGATAAAAACAACCATACCTAAAATAAAGGAAAAGGATATTATCATACTAAAAATATTTTATTCTCTTATCCTTCAAAAAAAAGATGGAACACTTATTTTTTCTATTCCCGATCTATTTGATGAAACATATTATGAATTACTTTATATTATTTCAAGTTGTTACAAAAAGGTAGTTATTACAAAGCCAGTATTAATAGAAAATACAAGTAAAAGAAAAATAGTTATATGTAGTGAATACATAGAAAATTATGACCTTTGTTGTCTTATTAACTTTTCTAAAAAATTAATTAAATGTATTCGAAATAAAAAAGAAAATATGTCATATCATCTAATTAGTAATCCTATACCATCCTTTTTTTTAAATAAATTATTTGAAATAAACATAATAATGTTTCAACAAACTATCGACGCTACACTTTCTGTAATTAATTTAAAAAATAATGAAAATATAAAAGAACAATTAGAAAAATTAGGTAAAAGGTCTATACAAAAAAGCATGTTTTGGTGTATACAAAATAATTTTGATTATGATGAAAAAGTGATAGAATGTATAGATAAATTTATATAGTTAATTATATAAAATTGAAATAAATTTATATAATTAATAATTGAGACATATAACAATCATGAGGAGCGTATCAGAAGTAACTAAAAGAATTATAATTGAAATACCACATGAATATAATATTATGATAAAAGAATGTAATGAAATATTTCAATCAATCGCATGGGCGCCACCAGAAAAAATCAAATCATCCTATTATTGGAATCTATTATCAATGATACTAAATAAACACATAACTATGGAAGATTATCAAGAAAAAGAATGGTGTAAAAAAGTAATAAATATATTTCAAGAACCCACAAGTATAAGAGAACTGTAAAATTATTTTAAATTAATTAAATAACTTTTTTTAAGAAAATAAAACACCATCCACTATCTTAGTGGTAATATTTATTTTATTAGATGTATTATTTTTAAGTAAATATAATGAATTAGACCCATGATCGATAATAATAGTATCGTTGTTATTAATTACTGGATTATTTGATAAATCTTCAAGAGTTAATTTTGCCTGATTTCCTGTGTTTGACATCGGTGTATTATATGAATTTCCATTTAAAAATACATAAACAATAATTTCATTAATAGTTGTAGTTTCATTTTCCATAGGTACTGATAATGATTTATGATAAAATGTTTCGGGAGAAAGTAATATTTCATGATGAGGATCATTTATATCAATATTAAGATTTGAATTGGATACAGCATCATTTTTTTCAATATATCCTGAATTTTGTGTTGATTTTGATGAAATTTTTCCCGCACTAACTCCGTTATTTTTAATAATAACTCCATCATCATTTTTTATATTAGCAAGTTTAGTATCACTATCTTTTGGAATATTATATATTTCTAAAAAAAAACGATATTTGGGATTTGGTATATCTCTTGTAAAAGAATTCCATGTTTCTTGTTCTCCAATATAGTCAATTATATATTGATTTCCCTTATATGGTAAATTTTGACCTATTTTACTTGCATTTCCTCCTGCTGCTATCCAATTAAGTAAATATTGAACATCTGCTATATTTATTAATCCATCTTCATTTGTGTCTAACTTTAATTTATAGTCTGTTATTATATATTTTGTTCCTTTATAATCTAATTCTGTATTAATATTACTATTATTACCACCAGCAGCAATCCAATTAAGTAAATATTGAACATCAGAAATATTAGTACTACCTACTTGGTTAAAATCACCTTTAAGACCTGACATATATTATAATAGGAAAATATATGTCACACTAATTATTAATGTATATATGTATTATTAAATTATTATACATCTACATTTTCTATTCTAAGGAAAATATTTCCATCACCAGGATAATATCCTGTGATACCATCTTTATCAGAAAAAACATAATTTGCGATATTTTCATTTAATCTGGCTCTATTATTCGTATCCATATTGTATAAGTGAAAAACGGTTGTATAGCTTTCACTTGATACTATTTCTCTTGTATCGATAGCAGCACTTTGCGCTACAAATGAAAGTTGAGCATTATCACCTGCCGAAGGAACAGACGCAACCTTGATAGCAGGATAAAAAGAAGCCCCGAATCCTGTTGTTTCACCCCCATGATAATATGTTCCATTTGGAGAAGTTCCTCTAAAAACAGAAAGTAACTGTCCTGTTGGACCCATACCTTCTAATGATAAAGCAGTATTATTAATCTGTGTATCACTTTTCATAAAATTATCAATAATAAATGTAGATGGTGCAAATGAAACTGATGATGCTACTTGGAATAATGTAATATCATAAACAGTTGTTCCTGTTTGACCATCCCAGTGTTCAACTGTTCCTCTCTTTGCTCTCAACGATATCAATAAAGGTTCCGGTTCCGGTTCAGGTTCGGGTTCGGGTTCCGGTTCGGGTTCCGGTTCGGGTTCCGGTTCCTGTTGTCTATCAAACACAAAGAAATTGTTACTTGGTATTGCGTTATCTTCAATACCTTCTGGTACAACACCTTCAACATTAGTTGTGAATAAATCAGCACCCATCATATAAGTATTACCAATTTCTAAACCATCCACAGTAAATCTATATGTAACACTATCACCAGCCTTAAGAGGAGGACTTGTAATTATTTGATTTGTCATTTGACCTGCACCTGCGTTATAAATAATAGACTCACCATGTGTATATATACCATCAACTGTATTGAGTAATGTTATATTATAATCTACTGTATCATCATCATTAATAAAGTATGTTTTAATATTTCCGTTTTCGTCAATGACATTCCATTCTTTATCCTTATTAATAGCAGACCCAACTGGAGTGCCATTAGGTGAATAGTTAGTATAATCAACATCATTTGCTGTTTCACTTACCTTAATTAATCTTCTAATATCATAACCCATATAACCTTGAGAATCAGCCATACCTATATTCTTAACAACATATGTAATTACAGGTTTTCCATTTATAAACTCATATTTAGTTTGTGATCTATTAACAGCAAAATCGGCTATTTCAGGTTCAGGTTCAGGTTCAGGTTCAGGTTCGGGTTCGGGTTCCGGTTCGGGTTCCGGTTCAGGTTCCGGTTCAGGAGGATAAATTTGACCCAGAGTATAATTCTCAACATCATCATCTTCTGGTGCTATTTCTGCTTTAATATTAGGAGATGCACCAATACCTAATACAACAGTTTGGGTATATCCGCTAATCTTTTCATAAGCAGTAATAGTAGGAATAGAGTCAGGTCTTGTAAAACCGTCTTGATTTTTAGGTTCAAGAGAATATGCTATTGCCTTTTTAACAATCTTTTCAAAGCTACTTTTACATTCATCAATATAAATTGGAGGGGTATTATACAGTTGATTATTAAATGAGAAAGCCCTTTCATTCTCACGGTCATAATTTAGAACGGTATCAATAAGTAAACTTGTTCTTATTCCAAGTTCAATACCATTATAAAAATAATAAGGTTCGTTAGTACCTAACACATTAAGTTGTTCTTGTGATGGTAATGTTGTTAAAACTCTACCTACATTTATTTCACTACTTTTACGTGTATAAGCGTTCCTTTCAAGAGCGTGTATCATATTAACAGTATTTGTAATGAGTACGCTGTTAAAAGCAAGTGAAATATTATCATTAACAATATAATCATCATTTACGTTAATACTATTTAATAAACCGGTATTCTTTTCGAAGTTTGATTTTTTTTCATTATACAATTCAACAATACTTTCCTTATTATCAAGAGAATAAATTGTTCCATTTGCTAATGCGGTTGTTGTAGAATTTATTGAAATTTGTGTTGAATAAGAAGTGGAAGAAATATCAATAAGTATTTTCATTTCATGAGCAGGTTGTTCAATTGATATATCAGTTCCTCCGGTGGATGTAACCAATAACATTTTTGTATCACCAGGAACTTTACCAGAAGGAATAGAAAAATCACCAAAACCATCTGTATTTATTTGTTCTGTAAATATAGGAGTTAAAGTTTGGTCTTTACTAATTGGAACGTTTGTATCACTTATTGAATATACATTAATTGTTGAACCGGAAACATAACCCTTTACAACATTACCATGAAAAATAGCTATTTCAAAATCGTTATTATTAACTTTTACGGTGCATCTACAAGAAGAAGATGAACTTCTTCTACATAAAGCAGCTCTTACATTTCTTGTTCGTCTCCCAACACCAGAACCAACTACTACGTTGTCTCTATGAGCATCATATTGACTATTTGTAATAGATGATAGATGTAATTTTTTACCAGCACTACGTGGAGAGAAAAACATATTATATTATAATGATACAAAATTAATTAGTCAGTTACATATTTAAGTCATCGTATGTTAAATTTCTTCTCATCTTACCTTCATCTATTGTTACTGAACAACCACCCGAATTCTCTAAAGTTGAAACATCAAGCATATTTATATTACAATTAAACAAAAACTTTATCATTTTTTCTATTTTTTCCTTATCTTGATTACCTAAATGAAGATGAATGCTTAATTGTTTTGGAGACATACCATATTCAATAGTCATTTCTATTATTTTTACCATATCCTCATATGATAGTGTTCCACATGTATCTGATAAACAAATATTATCAAAATTGTAATTATATTTATAATAAAGTAACTCTTCAACAATACGAATATTTTGTATTTTACCAGCTATTGGACATTCATTAATACATGATAAGTATAATTTCTTTATAGATTTATTACATTTTTTATCTACATATCTAATCATATGATTTAATTCACTTTTTGTTTTATATAAGTCCATTTTTGTATTTTTCTTTTGGAATTCATCAGAAACAGATGTTATAAATGAAAAATTTTTAACACCATTTTTAATTCCTTCTTTTAAATATTTCATATTTGGAATTAACATATAAAAATTAGATTCAGGGTATTTTTCAATAGCATAATTATAAAGTTCTTGTGAATGTTTCATTTGTGGTAAAACTTTGCTTGAAACAATACTTCCTACTTCAATATGTGATGGTTCATAATTATTCATTATAGAATGAAGTATTTGTTTTTTTTCATTTAATGTATATATTTTTTTACTGCTCTGTAGTCCATCCCTTAATGTTACGTCAAAAAATTTAAACACCCTTTTCATTATATAAATATATATCAAATGTTTATATATTTATTTTAATATCATGCCATGATAGTTATTTCATGTAATTATTAGCCTCCTCCGAGACTTGAACTCGGGACCTCTTGCTTACAAGGCAAACGCTCTAACCACTGAGCTAAGAAGGCGTATTAATTTGGTATTTTAACTTAACCATATTATATATTTAATAATTCTTTAAGTATTTATAAATCAGTTAATCTATCCAGATAATTAATACTTTCTGTTATTGAAAAACAAACACCGACAAATATAAATGTTTGAGCCAAGTATCCCTTTAAATTTAGATTTCCTTGATTATTTATACCAAATGTGAAATATTTCATCATAACGTTTTTATAAAAAAATGGTAATAAAGTAAAAAAATAGACACACCCCATAATTACATAAGCATGAATTGAATCATACAATTCTATTGTTTTTAATTCTGCCTTTTCTTCCTTCTTAATATTATTTAAAAGTTCTTCATTTGTTTCAATATTTTTAATATAATCAACCGGCGGTTCTTGTATATAATCTTGCTTAACTTCCGGATCTATTATTACATTAGTCTCTGTATTATTCGGTATATCCCTTGAAGGAAGTGATATAACACCTCCTTGACTTGCCTGTTGAACACTTGAAATCATTTTATTCATATCTTGTTGTGTTTCTTCTATCTTTATTTCAATATTATCACCCGGTAAATCATTAATACTTGTAGTATCCATATTAATAATTTAAATTAATTAAAAGTAATTAGTACGCAATTACTGAGTTATTTTAACTGTTTTCTTTTTTTTATCACACAAAGTATTTTCTAACTTAAATTTATAACATTTCTCACCATATTTAAACACTTTATTATCTATTTCTTCATCTGATGCCTTTTCAAAAACAACACAATTTCTACCCTTACATACTCTCTTAAACATGGTTGCGAGACCCAAACCAAGAATAATAGAAATTATTATTTTACCTTGTCTTGAATTTATAATTTTCTTAAGTTCCATTAATATATAATTAGATTAATATAAAAACAAATCAATACTTATTTTTCTTCTGCGGTTTCACTTGGTTGACTTGGTATTTTACCCATTTCCTTTGCGTCAAGAGGACATCCTACCTCTTCATGAGAAAATTTAAAACAGTTATCAGCTTCATCTTTATATACAACACTATTAACATTATCTGGTGATGGATATATGTATATAACCTTTTGTTGTGGATCACTTATGTAAGCAAAAAATATACCAATAAAAAAACTTATAAGAAACAAACGTGTATCAATAATACCAAACATATATTATTATTCTATTTTATTTTGTTCAGATGTTGCGTGTATAAATGATTCTATAGCATAATCTTCATGTTGTTGAATTGTATCTACGTATGTGTATTCACGTTTTAAAAATATATTAATATATTTTTCTGAATCCTTTTTATTATTAATATTATTACCTTTTTTATAAACATCATAAACGTTATATTTCATATGATTTATTTTTTTAATTATTTCATCAAGATCGTTTACATATTTATCACTTATTTTTGTAAATATTTGTTCTCTATTAAGTTCTTGTTTTTCTACATCAGTTTTATTATCATAATGAGATATCATTCTTTTAATTGAATTTATTATTTCTTCTTTTTCTCTTTCTAACTTGGATAATTCAGTTAAATCATATTTGTCTGTTGTATCTAAATAAATTGCCTCTCTTTCTCTAAGAGTTTCATATAATTCATTAAGATGTTCTTTTATTGTGTTAAAAGTCTTAAGAGTATCTCTAATATTAGAGAAATCAAATACCATATCTAATTTCATTCTTATAATATTAAGTTTAAATTCATTTATCTCATTTAAAAGTCCTTCTATGTCCATAGTTCCATTCATCATCTTTTCATAAGGATAATAAACTCCTTTATTAATGATTATTTTTAAATTACATGGTGATTCCTCAGAACCACATTTAGCTATAAGTTTGTTATTTTTTGTAGAAAAAAACATATCAACCTTTCTTGAACAATTAACACATGTGTGTTTTTGTTCCTCTAAAGCCTTTCTAATTTTTTTATTCGATTTATTTGACATTTTTTCTTTAATTTTTTCTTTTTGTATATTCTTTTTAGTTTCATAATCATTCTTTATGGAATAAAATTTATCAACATATGTATCAAGAATTTCATAACCTTCTTTTAATTTTTCATATAATTTTGTGGTTTCTTCTATATCATCTTTATCCATAGTATATTATATATAAACATAATTATGTTACCATTTCGGCAAATTGGTAATCATTTGTTGTCTTTCTTTACGTCTTGTATCTTGATAATTTTTTATTTTTGACATAATATATTCTTTCTTTTGTGTTTCTTTTATTTCCATTTCATATTTTGAAAGTCTTCCTTTATATTTAAAAAAAAGGACAAATCCAATTATACAAATAAGACAAATAAATACACTAATATTAAATATTTGATTATAATATTTATTTTTTATTTCATTACATCTATTTAATGACGCATTCAAAAAATATCTAGTTCCTGGTTCAATTAATTTTGGTGGTCCTGTATTTTTATTTAAATCCATTATTTATTCTGCGATAAAAAAATGAATTAATGTATGTATTAATTAATCTATGCATTAATTAATACAGATGGTTTCATTATTAAATTCACAAAATATGTTTTTAATTATTACTTCTATTTATTTTATTGCATCAGGTAAAGGAATAAAAGAAAAAACAAGTTTTTTTATATACATATTAGTTTTATTAGCGATTATTTCGCTTTTTAATGAAGGTATAATTAGACAAGCTGGTTGCTCAAGTTCTTCTTCACAGGCAGGTTATATTATTTTAGCATTATCATTATGGATAGTTATATTTGTTGGAACAACTGTTTTAATAGAACTTTTTCCTGGATGGAAAACACCATTTTCAAATACAATTGGATACATGATAGTTAGTTTAATGGGTTCAAAAAATGTTATCGACACATTTTTTAATGAAATCATGTCTAAAGAACAAGACAGTTATAAACGTGATATATTTAATATGATATATAGAGATAGATCACTTATATTAAACGAACTAAATACATCAAATATAAAAAACTTTCTTGAAATAATGTTAGGAACAACACCATATAAAACTATCGTTAGTAGTAAACAAAGTGAATGGGATTATACGTATGAACCAAAAATATATGGAATTCGTGAACGTAGAAATGACGAATCTCTTGATGCGTATAAACAACTTATCAATAATGAAATAAATAACAACGAACCACCATCAATAGTAGTTGCTGTTAATAATATGAAAAAACTTTTAGATAGAAAAGAATCTGTAGCAAGATTTATTTGGTATATTCTTGCAGGAATTACAACAATTACTATAACAGAGTCAATATTAAAACGTCCAACATGTGAAAAATCAATAAATGAAATAAAAGTTCAAGCAAATGAATTATCTGATAAAAATAATTCTTAGTTCATTTTTAATTTTAATTTTATTTAACTATTTTAAATAAAATTAAACGATAATAACAGTATTGTGGTGTTTATAGTATAATATAATACAATACAGCCATATACGATAATATTCCTAAAACCCCTGCTATTAACCAAATAGGAAGTATTGTTTTATTTGTATTTCCAAAACCAAAATTCTTTATTGAACCATCTGGTTCAAATAGAAAAGATGGTTTTAAAGCAATAACTATGTAAAAAACAAACAAAAAGAGAATAATAGATATGTATTTAATATTTTTTCTAATATATGCCTTGTTCATATATATTTACTAAACAAAAAATTAATACTCATCATAACTTGTCATTCCGTCATCATCATCCATATGTGACATATCATTTACTTCATCCATATCATCCATAACGTATGCTTCATTATCACCAATATCATCAAATATATTATTAATATTTTCATCTTCACCACGTTCTCGTTCATAAACCATGGGATCATATTTTATCAAACCTGCCTCAAGACCTTTACCCCATTTTTCTCCTAATTTATTATTTTTAAGCTCATTTTCTATCTCTCTCTGTTCATCACTTAAAGATTCAAATTTTTCTGTAATTTTAAGTTTTTCCTTCTCTTTAAAATGAAGTATTTTTTTCATAACAAATTCATGATTATTATTTACCATGTCTTTCATACCTGATAAATGAATTATTGAATTTTTAATATATTCTGAAACCACTTTATATGTTGGTATTGTTTCTTCAATTGTATAAGAGGTTGATTTCAAATTGGTTATATAACCATCAAATATAGAAAAAATATAATATTTAAATAAACTTGTAACCGTAACATCATCAAATAAATGATATGTTATTTTATCATTTTTAATTTTTGGACTATATACGGGTGTAAGCTCAGATAAATGAAAAATATCTATATTTTTCTCTCTATTCTCTTCAAAAATGCTATTTAAATTTTCCTTTTTATGAAACATCTTCATCCAACCGTAATATATATTATTAATTTTCGTGATATCTTTCATATGAGTTAGAGACAAATTCCAATAGGAAGGTATTAATTTAATACCCTTCTTTGTTGTTTTTTCATTTATTTCGTCGTAATGTTCAATACTATTTTTTATTAAATTTGGAATAGTATGAACTAATTCATATATCATATTTTTATAAATTCTTATTTTGTTTAAATACACGTCTTCATCAAAAATAAGAGATTTATTTGTATCATAATCATGAAATTTATTTATAAATTCCATTATAGTTCTATTTTCTTTAACTGTAAAAACAGAATAATCGCGTATAAAATCTAAAATATTATTTGCATGCTTTTTTGTCTCTTCTTCCAATAAAGAAACAGCAACAAAACTTTCTTTTGTTCTTTCAGTTTTTTTCATACTCATTTCAAATCTATTTGTAAGGTCTAAAATAACTGGTCTTATTTTTGAAATATAATTATGTTCTTCTTTTAAATTAATAAATGAAGTATAAATATCAATATTATTCTGTGTAACAATCGGCGGTTCAAAACTAACTTTATTCATCTTATTTATTTTATTCATTAACACAAGAAGCATAGAATTGTTGAGAGTTTTACCAGAGTCTTTTAATACTTTCATCTTTTCTGCAATAGTTTTAACTTCAAGAAATCCATCGTTTTCTATTTCACATATATCATAAATATCGCCTTTTAATGAGAACATATTACTTGTTTTATTCCATTTACAATAGTGAATAAATGATCTATAAATAGTATCATCACTAAAATGTGTTTGAATAAAAGGGGGTATGGAAATTTGTGTACGTTTAGATGCTAATGTTTTTGATTTAAATTTCTCTTTAAAATCATAACATAATTCACTATTTGTTTTTGCCATTTCAGCATATTTAAATAGTGCGGAATCTTTTTTATTGAAATAATCAAGTATATTTGTGTTATTATATGTTTCCAAACAACATGTATTTTCTGTATAAGGTTCATCAAATTTTGTAAGAAGTAAATCAGTTTTTTTCAAATTATCATTTATAATTTTTACAAATATATGTCCTATTTCAATATTTTTTGATTTAAGTTGGTTTAAAAATACATATACATTATCTTTATTAGATGACAGCTTACTTTTCATGTCATCATAAAATGTTGATGTTAGTGTTTTTACTATCTTTACATTACTATCATATAACGATGGAAGAAATACAAACTTAGGCATATTACTAACTATCTCCATATTTTGTTCTATCATTTTTTGTTTTTCTTTAATCGCAATCTGTATATCTATGTTTGTCATAAAAAATAATTGTATGTTTTCACTCAACTTTTTTGATATTAAGGTTTCGTTCACATTTTTAATAATTTTAAACACATTACTTTTTAACTTTTCTTTTGATATTTTTGATATACAACAAGCCATATAAACAATTCCGTCATTCCCTCCGTTTTCAAAAAGAGGATACCCATCAAACGAAACTACACATCCAGGATAAGATTTATTATTACGTGTTTGAGCAAGTTGAATACCAATAAACAAAGAACTACATGTTAAAAATAGTAATTTTACTGTTTCGGTTGTATCTTTCACAGTTTTGCCAAAGTATTTTGTATATGTATTCATTGAATGATATAAAACAAATGAGTTTGTTTCGTTGTTTATATTTATTTTCATTTTCTTACTAACAAGACCAATTATATCTTCACATTTTTGTTTTATACTTGATTCACTATATTCTATTATATCTCCATCTTCTCGTTGTTCTGAATTATCAAACGCTTCAGTTTCATCATCTAATTCTTCTTGAATATGTAATGCTTCAGTATCTAATTCACTTGATACTTTTTTTTCCTTCTCTTTTATAAATTTAACACCCATATCATTATAATCTCCATCACCTGAAGACAATTCACGCAATCTTATTATTTTACCAGAATATTCATCTATTATTGTATCACCATCATCACTTATTTTTCCTTGTTCACGAATAACATCATCAAGAACAACTCTATAATTACCCATAAAATAAGCATGTGCAAGTCTATGTAAAAACATAGGCATTAATTTTGTATTTGTTTCAATACAATATCTCCAATATTTATTATTTTCATGCATTTTTTCTCTTTCTGTTGGTTCTCTTGTAAAAGTATTTGAGAATTTAAGAATCTGTTCTTGTTTTAAAACAAAATCTTGTATTCCCAATATGATTTCAAGAGCATCGAGATAAGGTGATTTATCGGGTATTTCATCCTCTTGGTATTGTGAAGCAATCATATTATAATAATTAACATATTTACGTTGTTCTAATTCAATTAATTGTTCTATACGTGTACGCTTTGATTCGAAATTCATTATACTTTCATCTAAAAATTTAATAAGCTCGCTTTTTTCCATATAAAATCTATGTTCAAATTCACCCATCATTCTTTTTACAAGTTCTTTCTTTGTTTCATTAGTAATATTATCAAGAGGACCACATTCTTCATCTTTTCTTATACATTCCTTTTTAAAATTACATACAAAACTTGCTCCATCTTGAATTATCATGGCAGCATCTTTTTTATGTTCTTGTGTTTTCTTATTATCTAAAATCCATTTTTTATTAATACGCTTATAAAACAAGTAATCTATTGGTGTATCATCATCTAAATCTTCTTGTGTATCATGAACAATAGCATAAACACCATCCTTTATCATCTTCTTTCCTTCAATAAGAGTTTCAGCATCATATTCAGCATCTTCATCATTTAAACCATTAACTTCCTGTAATTTTTCTTTAAGGAATTTTTTAAACTCACTTGGACCCATAGTTAATTGTTCATTTTTATAAACATCTAATAAATCATATATTGTATTATCGTAATTTTTATCATAATATATATCTGTATCATCGTCATTTTTTATAATTTCTGTTGAATAGTAATCTTTCGCAACAATAAGAACATCATCACAATCGTTATCTCCTTTTTTAATTTTATCTAACTTTCCAATAAAATATTCAAGAGATTCATTAATATTTTTTGTAGAATTTAAATTTAAATTTTTCTTATCAATTGTAAGATAGATTAAATTATTATATTTTGAAACCATATTAATTTTTTCATGAATCGAATGTGTATCAATTTCATTATCAAAAATAAGGTCTAATTGTTTTTCAATATCATTTTTATTTTTAACAAATTTATTTGAATTAATTTTTCTTTTATATTGACTAAATTCAATCTTTCTCTTTTCTCTATTAGCATTATAATTTTTTAACTGTTCATTAATAAACATAGAAAAATTTTCATATTGTTTAAAAGTAATATGTGATTTATTTATATTAAATACTTCAAGATGTTTAAAAAGTTCATTCAAACTAAAAATATTACTCATATTACTCTTATGTAAATGGAATATTTCCTTTATAGATGGTATTATATAGTCAAAAAATTTATCATATAATTCAGTTTTATTTAAATCCCATGAGGATGTTTCTGTATCAACAATATGATTTGTAGCTGTTTCAAAAAATCTTTTTTTGTGATCATTCGAATTTTCAAAACTTGTTACAATATTATTCACATATTTATCTTTTTTATTTCCATTTTTCATGAAAAATGATTTTATAAATGGAGTATTTGAAATATTTACTCGTTCTTTTATAGATGTAGAATGTGTATATAAACGTTCATATAAAACAGAATCTGTTGGTAATGTAACAATTGACTTTAATTGTAATAATTCACTTGGACCATATTTGTCTATTTTGGTATGTGTAAATAATTTATTTTTCATTTCAACTAATTGTTTTTTTTCCAATTGAGGTAAATAACGCTGTATTCCATATTTATATGTTCCAATATCATTTTTATTTAAAGTTGTCATTCCCATATCCGAATGATTGTCAATCATAGCATCAATAGATGAATTAACAATATTGATATCATATGTGTTTGTGTTTTCTGTATTCATGTAAGGAATTAAATAATTATGTATTTTTTGTAAGTAATCATAATAACCATTAATATCTGCTGTAGATTTAAAATTTTTAGGTGAATTAATTAAACTTGTTTCATCATAAAAATTACTATTATCAAATGTTACTACATCATTCGCATATTCAACGTCTATATTATTCTCTTCAATATAAATATATTTTCGTTGCTCTACAATAGGTATTATCCATGATATATTTCTTTCCATATTTTTAATTAACTCAATAATAGGTTTATATTTGGAATCATATTTTATAATACCATCAATATTTCCATCATTATTAAATGTAGAAAATTCTGAACGTAATTGTTTAAATCTTTGCACAATTTGATTCAAATTAGAATCAGTTTTTTTAATATCTTCATCTGCTTTCATTGTGTTAAACATATCATTTGTTTGAACATCAATACCATATCTTGTTTGTTTATCTGTAACATTATATTTTTGTGTAACTGTATCAAGAACATCACCAAACATTAGAACGCCTGATTTTTTTAATATTTCATTAATATCTAATTCTTCTTTTGTATAACTACCATCATCATCATACTCATCATATTCTATAGCATTCTCACTATAACTTTCTTCTTTTTCTTCACTCACATCTTCTTTTTCTTCACTCACATCTTCTTCTTGCACCTTTTCTTCACTAACATATTCTTCTTCTTGTTCCTTTTCTACAGAGCTAACTTCCTTTGTTTCCTCTTTTTTTACAATAATACGTTCTATATTTAAGTTTCTTGGCACACCTTGGTAAGAAAAATCTATATAAAATTTTTCATCATCTCCATCACGAGATATTTCTATCATATCTTCATCTATATTTGTAACAATACCATTTAATATATAAGGTTTTTTTCCTGAAAAATATACACTTATATAATCACCTGTTTCAATACCATTCTGTCTTACATAAGAATCATACTTAGACCTCGATAAAATATCTATAGATTGTATTGATTCGTCAGTAAATGAACCATCTTCTATAGTGAGTTCATATGTATCTTTATCATTAATAATAACAATAATTTTTTCATCAATATAATCTATAAAAAACTCATTATTGTGGTAATCTTTATTTGTAGGACTAATTATTCTAATTATATCTCCAAGTTGTAATTCAATATCTTCACCGTCCATAATATATACAAATACTAATATTTTTTATTGTTAAACTCTATTTAATATTGTATTGGAATAATAAGTAATAATAAATTATTTATAAAATTGATTTAATAATTTATTACAAGTATATCCAAAGCAAAAATGAATTATTTAACGAGTGAAATTAAATTCTCAAGTGACATATCTCTTGAAAAAATATGGAATAAAACATATGACCAAGAAAAGTATAAATTAAAATATAAAAATATTGATTATAAAGAACAAAAATATGTTATGGTTAATTATGTAAAAGAACATTTAAATGATACTAACATTCATGATTTAAAAAATATCAGGTCTCTTATATTTGATGATACAGGAAAACTTTTATGTTTTGCACCACAAAAAAGTATTAACAATAATCTTTTATCAAAATTAGAAGATATACAAAGAGAAAATGTTGTAAGAATCGAACCTCTTATTGAAGGAACTATGATTAATGTATTTTATGATAAAAGAAACGAATCGTGGGTCTGCTGCACAAAGGGAAACATAGGAGCATCTCAAAGCTTCTTTCGTGTGGGTGAAAAGGGAGTGTCATTTTTGGATATGTTTTACGAATGTTGTAAACAACAAAATATCGATATAGAACAATTGCCTCAAGATCATTGTTACTCGTTCGTAATGCAACATGTTAATAACAGACTTGTCACGTGTTTTAATACTAATAATATTATACTTATTCGTATGTATGAAATTACACACGTTGATGGTGTAAATTGTGTTAATGTAATAAACACTTATCTTGAAGATGTTGAAACAAATGATAAAGGTTTATCAAAATCCCAAAATTCATCAATTATAAAAAAAATATGTATTCACAAAAAGAGAGAAGATAATGGAGTAATGTTAAATTGTGTAAATACCTTAGAAAGCCCATTTACTTCAGTATTTAATAAACATAAAAACATAGATGATTATATTAAATCTTCTATAACTTTTGATAATAATCCTAACCAGTTTTCGATGTCACATATAGGTATAAATATTATATGTAATGAAACTGATGATAGAGAACGTTATCGTAACCAAGTTTATCAAGATATTAGACTATTGAGAGGAAACCAACCTAAATTGGAATATCATTATCTTGATTTACGCCGTCAAAATAAAATTGGTATGTTCCTAACATATTACCCTGAATACAGAAAAGAATTTACTGAATATCAAAATAAGGTTCATACATTTACAGAAAATATTTATCAGAACTATGTATCATGTTATATCAAAAAAACAAAACCGTTGATTGAATACCCCAAAGAATATAGAACACATATGTTTAATTTGCACGAAGAATATAAAAGAATACGTGTAAATGGTCAATATATTCGAATGAAGAATGTTATTGAATACTTTAATTCACTTAAAAGTGATATCATACTTTATTCACTTAACTTTTCCAAGAGACAACCAAAAGAACAAATTCAATCTATTTAATTAAACCTTTAAGATTTAAAATAACAAAAAATTATAATATTATTTTTTTTGTTATATATTTAAAATTTTAAACTACATATCCATTCATTTTTGTATATAATTCTATTAGGTCAGCAGATACATCGTTAAGAATATTATATATATCAACTGTTTCCTTTTTCTCTTTGAAGGCAAGACGAATAACACTATATTTATCATGTGGATGATTTTTTCTAAACCCACAAAATGTAACTGTTTTATCCTTTTGGAAGTATTTTGTATATATCATATATTCAATAGGTTTTCCAAGTGTGTAATCTTCGTTATCCAATATAATATCATAACTATTATCAATATCAACCTGAGCGTTTTGAATAATTACTTCATCTTTTTCAATAAGTCCAATAAATAGTTTGAATTTATTTATCATACCATTAATACCCATTTTAAGGATGGTTTTATTATCATATACACCAATACTTTCTATAGCAAAATCAAAACTATCTTTTATAAAATGACGGCACCCATCAATAGCCATAAAATTATTTTTCTGGAGACGAATATTATCAGTTGTTTCATTCTCTTGTTTTAATTTTGATTCAATCTTATCCCATATTGTTTTTGCTTTTGTTTCATCTTTTGTGTTTTGATATGTGCATGAACTTACAACATTATATGTACATCCATCTATTTTTGGATTAACTTTTGAAAATTTACATGTGAACTTTAATGACTCCCCTTTAATTGTTTCTGATATTTCAGGACGTAGTCTAACAATATCAATATAATATCCTGTTTGTTGATTTTTCGGGAATATTTTTTCAACCTCACTTCTATCAAGATATGTATCATTTAATGTATTTTTTATTTTAATGTGTTCAGTTGTAACATATTTAATAATAGAATCATCATTTGTTTCATCTACTTCTATTATATATTGATCCACCGGGAATCCATCAATGTCTGTAATATATGTAGGAAGACATGATATACGTTGTTTTAAAATTTCATTATTTAATCTTGTTGTATTTTTTTGAAATGTTGCTTGATTTTTTTCATACGGTAGTGTAACAAAACCTATACTTGGTATTTCAGATAAGACATATCTTCTAATTGAATTAGCAATACTTACATCAACATTTTTTACTGTAAAATTAAGCACACCATTCTTGTTAGTTAAATCGAAAATTTCTGGGTCCATTCTTATTATGTATAGTTATTTTTAAATTATATTGTTTCAATTTTATAAATTATATTTATAATGTAATTTTATTTAAATTAATACATTTTCTAAACTAAATATATATGGTACAAAAAAACAAAACATATAAAAATAAACTTCAAAAAAAGAAAGGAGGAAATAAAATAAAAAAAACAAAAACTAATAGAAAAACTCATAGAAAAACACAAAAAGGTGGATGGGGAGGTTTTATTTATGGAATCGCATCAGGAGCTGCTTTATACAAATGGTTTAGTTATAGAAATACTATTAATAATAATGAAAATAAATAATCAAAAATAATTTAATTATATTAAATATAGTTAATAACACTTAAAACATACAATATAATAAAATACATGAGTAATATATTATATTATAGCAATTATTGTGATAACTGTAAACAACTTTTATTAAAATTAAATAAATATACTAATAAAAATGATACACATTTTATAAATATTGATAACAGAAAAAAAGATGATGCTGGTAATATAATATTAAACCTTGAAAATGGACAATCTGTAATAATGCCCAATAACGTAACAAAAGTCCCTGCTTTATTGCTTCTTAATGAAAATTATCGTGTTATATTTGGTAATGATATCATATCTTTTTTAAATATCGAGACGTACAACAATAATCAAGTTGATACAAAGGAAAAAGTTTTTGAAAATTTACAAAATGAACCAACAACATTTGAATGGATGGCTTCATCTGGGGTTTCATCTGATTCATTTAGTTTTTTAGATACCACTGCTGATGAGTTAACAGCAAAAGGTAATGGTGGTGAGCGTCAAATGTATAATTACGCAAATATGGATTATTCATCTTCCATAAATACACCTGAAGAAAATTATACAGCAAATACTATTGGTAATGATGGAAGTTCTATGGAAAACATACAATCTCAAAGAGAAAGTGAAATAAAGGGTATTTATAATAAACAAGAACAATATTAAAGTATAATATGTTTTTCTATTAAAAACATAATATAATATATAAAATATGAACAACAATAAACAATTATATGTAAAAACGTTCTGTCAATATACAGATAAATTTATAAATTTAGCAGAAGAAGTTTTACCAGGAAATATTGATGTAAAATATGCAAAAAATGGTATATACGCTATGAAAAAAATAAATCCTAAATTATTGATAGAACATTGGTTTGTATATATTTATCTTCCATATAAAGATAAGATTGATAATGATGATATTGATTTTTTATTAAAAGGCGATTATTCATTTTTAGATTCTATAAAGGGAGGTCATAAAGGAAAGGCAGTTTTACTTAAAATACAAGAGTTAATTAGTGATGTAGATGAGTCATATATAAATAACGCGAGAGATTATACTGTTAAATTATCTAAATTATCTCTCTTATATGCATCTAATTAAATTTTATATTTTACGAAATAATCCATTTAAATATTGTTTTAATTCTATATTAAATGGATGGCAAAGAGCATATCGATGATAAAGATCAAACAACAGACACCGAAGATAATTCTGTAAAAAAGAATGACTTTGATAAGGTTATGGGTGAATTTTTAAATAATCTTTTGGATGTATTTCCTGAGATTACAAATAATATCAAAGAATGTAAAGAAAAATCAAATATTGAATTACAAGAATATTGTAAAAAAGTATATCCTGAGCGTTTTTTTGATATATTATATCAAAATAATGATATATTTAGTGATAATGATGTAAATACACATTTTTTACCAAATATTGAATTTAAAAATTTATGGAATCTTGAAGGTGTTAGTGATAATACAAAATCAACTATATGGAAATATCTTCAATTAATTACTTTTTCTATTATAACTGATATTGATAGTGAAAGTTCGTTTGGAGATACAGCTAAGTTATTCGAGGCTATAAATGAAGATAGTTTTAAAGAAAAACTTGAGGAAACCCTTGGAAATCTACAAAATGCTTTTAATGATGAATCTGGAGAACAAAAAATAAATGAAGAAGACATCCCAAATAGTGATGATTTACATAATCATATTCAAGGTATGCTTAAAGGTAAAATTGGACAACTTGCTAATGAAATTGCTGAAGAAACGGCAAAGGAATTAGAGATTGATATGGAAAATACAGAATCAGCAAATGATGTATTTTCAAAAATTATTAAAAATCCAAAAAAACTAATGGGTTTAGTCAAATCAATAGGAACAAAACTTGAAGATAAGATTAAATCAGGTGAATTAAAAGAAAGTGAATTGATGACCGAAGCAAGTGAAATGATGAAAAATATGAAAGATATGCCTGGTATGGGAAATATCGCTGAAATGATGAGTTCTATGGGTATACCAGGAATTGGTAAAAAAACAAAATTAAATATGGGTGCGATGCAATCCAAATTAGATGAAAATATACGTATGGCAAAAACAAAAGAACGTTTAAGGGAAAAAGTAGAAGCAAGAAAAAAAGAAAGATCATTACAAGAAGAAGTAAATAGATTAAAACAAGAACTTGCTTCTGTTAATACAAAAGGCATGGATGAACTTATTGCCGAAATTGAAGCAATGCCCGACGAAGGACTTAACAAACAAAATAAACAACCTAAGAAAAAAAAGAAAAAAAAGGGGAAACGTTAAATTATTTAATCGTATAAATTTTATACTTATAACATTAATAAAAAATTGTTAAATATATATATAGTATAATGAATGAAAGTATTTGGATAACCGACCCTATTATGTTATTAAAAGAATACAACGACATCAGTATATCACATGACCATTCCTTTGTTAAAAATTTAAATAATTTATCAAAAATTGTTTTATATATAACTATTGTTTTATTTGTTATCACAAGAAAATTCAATATTATTGTTTCGGGTGTTTTTTCTTTAGCAGTATTTTTATTAGTATTCTATTTAAGAAATAACAAGGAAAAAGAAGCATTTGAACTAGAAGGAGCAAATATTACAACAACAAAATTATCTAAAAAACAACTTGATGATTATCATAGTATAAAAAAGGAAAATCCTTTGGGTAATGTCCTACCAGGAGATTATAGAGAAAATCCTGAAAGAAAAAAAGCACCACCCGCATACGACAAAACTGTTTCTACAAAAATAAATGAAGTTACAAAAGATTTTCTAACAGAAAAAAACATAGGCAATAAAAAATATAAAGATAAACTATTTCGTGATTTAGGAGATAATTATAAATTTGATGAATCTATGCAACGATTTTATACAACCGCAAATAGTGAAATACCTAATAATCAAGGAGATTTTGCAAAATTTTGTTATGGTAACATGCCTTCATGTAAAGAAGGAAACGAATTTGCTTGTTCTAAAAAAGATTTAAGATACATAAATTATTAAAAATTTATTATCTATTTGAATATTATATGGCTAACGTTAGTGATTATACATTTTTAAACATGGGAAGAATTGGCATGGATAAATGTTCATTAAGTGAAACAGAAGTACAAAATGTAAAGGGTGCAGATTATACACTTACTAATCATTTTTCAAGTGATTGTAATATGACAAAACCTATGAATCTTGCTCTTTCACAACCAAATATGAATTATAAAGGTTCTAATCAAGTAGGTATGGGTGGTTGTAATATTGACCAAAATTCACAACTTCTTCTTGGAAGTCAAATTACACACGGAAGTGAAAAAATAACATTAAGTGAAAGAATGTTTAGAACTGTCCCTTATTTGGGAAAAGGAAGAGGTGATGTTGATCTTGAAAGTCAACTTTCACAAGGTGAATCTTTAATTAATAAAAAAAGTGTTAACCCTTCAAGTGAAGTAAGTTATATTAACTATAAAAACTACCCTTTAATCCCTTCTGTTGCTGAATCTTTGGCCAATCCTTCGGCTCATATTGAAGATAACGTAGATGAAAATTGGATTCGCGGTGGTCTTCCATCAAGAGACCTTGTTAGAGATAACAAAAATGCTTAAATTTAGAATTAGTAAATTAATTATTTAATAGAATAATTTACTAACTAACTATTATCTAATAATATTTATATACTATATAATGCTTGAAAATATCATAGTTATTATATTAATATTATGTGCTATATCAATCGTGTTTATTTCACATGAAAAATTATGTAAAATACCTAATATAATAGGTATTGATTACTGTATTCCTCATTGGGTATTTATTTACATTATATCTCCTGCTATTTTATTTATTGCTTATTTCTTAAAACACCAAAGTGCAGGTTTCTTTGATTTTGCAGTTAATAATTTAAGAGAAATTTCTAAAAATCATAATAAAGAATAATTTTTTTAATAAAATTAATACAATAATAAAGAAATACTATCATGTAGTGTATGAATTATAATTATAACCACATTATAACATACAATAATATAAAAGATGAAGATTTAAAAGACCACGCATATAGATTAGATTTTCTAAAATGTTTTAATTGTGAATCATATGATGATACAATTAACAAAACAATTACACATATATACGAATTTACACACAATAAAGATGGATTTGTTCATTTATACAGTTCTATGAGAGGATTATATAACATCGTAAATCATGATGAAATGTGTTTGGTGTATTTATTTAGTTATAGTTATCTGCATATTTTTCATGAAATACTTTCCAAATTTCTTGATAAACAAATTATTGACAACGAACAAATAAAAAAACTTATCAATATAATTGATAATTCATAATTCATAATTCATAATATTATATTTAATGATAAATATCAAAATAAAATATCAAAATAAAATATCAAAATAAAATAACAAAGTATAATATAACATGGCATCAACAAGAAATAAAAACTCTACAAATGACTATAAAAATGAGCAACAAGCTTATAAAGACGGAACCAAATATAATTTATATGAACACAGCCAACATGGACGACCAGAACAAACTATGTTACCTGATTTTGGATTAAATTCAACAAAAATGTGCAGATTTCAATTAAATGGAAATTCTATAAATGTCGAATCACAACTTATGGGAATAGGAATGACTAATTTAGTTGAACCAAAAAATGAAATATCAGCATCTAACATTTATATTCCACATGGTTCTATACATACATTTGATAATTATACAATTATGCCTGAACCACTTGTAATGGAAAAAGGTCAGAGACCAACCAAGTTAAATTAATTATTTTAAATATTATATTATATTATCACTTATTAATATAATGTTCACACGTTTTAATTACGACAAAGGAAGAACAATTAAACAACTCGAGGAATCAACCGGTCCCGGAAAATACGCAATGAATGTTCCAGGGAATGGAACCAATCCGTATTATATCGCCGACCCACAATTTAGACTTGAAAAATGGGGAGGTAATTTAACAACAAATTCCATGTCTGTTGATAATGATTTAAGAGGATTGACACGTAAATTAAATAGAGATAGTGTAAAAAATAATTACCATTTAATCAACCAACCACAAACATCTCTTCCACATTATCCAACTATAGAAACTATTGTTCATGAGTCAAGAACAGAAACACCAGCATGGGAAATAAGAGAAATTCCAAATACGAGAACTGATTATCTTCTCAAAGACCCACAACAAAATATAGCTATGCAATTTCAAAATAATATAAGTACACGTATTTTAGAGAAAGACTATTTCAAAATAAACGCATGCAATAATAATAATTTTTCATAAGTATTAATATATTATATTTTATATACTATAATATATAATATGGAATTAGCAATACCTATAGCCGCACTTGGAGGGTTATATTATATATCTGACAAAAGCAAAAAGAATAATAAAGAACATTTTGAAAACAATAATCAACAAAAAGACCAACTCGAATATCCTAACGAATTAATAAAAAATTATCCTGTTGTCACCGACGAAGAATTAAGAAATAATACAGTTAATACATACCCAAAATCAAACCAAAGAACTGATAAATATTTCAATAAAGGCGTTTCTTATGATTCTAAAATAAATGAAAAGGCTAAATCTAGTGATTTTAATTCATTATCTGGAAATGTTATGAATACAGAAGAATTTAAACATAATAATATGGTCCCTTTCTTTGGTTCGAAAATAAGAGGAAGAACAGCAGATTCACATGTTCATGAACAAATTTTAGATAATATGAACGGTTCAGGATCACAAACTATTGAAAAACGTGAAAACGCACCGATGTTTAAACCTGAAGATAATATTCAATATTCTCATGGGGCTCCCAATATGAATAATTTTTATCAATCACGCGTTAACCCAAGTAATAGAATGGCGAATGTAAAACCATGGAAAGAAATTCAAGTTGGTCCTGGAATTAATAAAGGGTTTTCATCAGCTGGTACAGGTGGATATAATTCAGGGCTTATGGAAAGAGAAACATATAAACCTAAAGGTGTTGACGAATTACGTGTCAAAACAAATCCTAAAACAACATTTGAACTATCAAATCATCAAGGTCCAGCAAGTTATTACAATAAAAGTTCTTCAAATACAAAATCAATCGGTAAAGTAGAAAAATACCTACCAGATACATACTACGAAAATGGTCCCGAAAGATATTTTACAACTACCGGTATAGAACAAAGACCTACCGTAAGAGGTGTTAATGATAACAAAAAATTAGAAACAATGAACAACATGGGGTTCTATAAAGGAACACACTCAACAAATGGTCCTTACAGAGAACCAGCACCACAAACATATAAAGGTTCTAATAAATGTGATGAAGAAAAACAAGGTTATCTAATTAAACAAAGAAATTTCACAGGTGACCCACGCGAAGGAGATTATGGTTTAAATAGTATTAAATTAGGTAAGACAAATCGCGACTGTAACCCACAATACACCGTTTTTAATGGAATTAAAAAAACTGTAGGAGCTCTTTTCGCACCAATTACACACATACTTAAACCATCGAAAAAGGAAGACATCGTTGAAAACTTTAGAGTATATGGTAATCCTTCCGACGCTGTTCATAGCGGATTTATTGAAGGAACATATCAATCACCCAACGTTACAAACCGTGACATGAACATTAGCAAAGAAGAATACTTTGGAAATATACAAAAACAAAAAATTAGTAGCATTAATAACACTAAACATCAAATTTCAAATCAACAAAGAGAAACCACAACTACTCCTTACAGCGGTATAGCTGGAAGCGCAGAAGCAAGCGGTCAAACATCTTATTATGCCAATTATAATCAAACAAATAATGAAACTAAAGAAGATATGGTATATTCACGAACAAACCTTGGTAACGCAGCTCAATTTAATAATTCTATTAATATGTCAATATCTAAACAAGACTCTCTCGAAAGCTCACGCGAATTTATCCCATCTGGAGCACCGCAAATGTTACCACCTTCTACAAACCATATTGGAACAACAAGTATTACACATGATATGAATGACACACAAACAAATGATAGAATGCAGCCTGATATACTTGATGCGTTCAAAAAGAATCCATACACTCATTCACTTCATTCAAATTAATAACTTAAAATAATAATTTAATATATAATTGTGTTTAAAAGAATGCAATTATATATAATAAATAAACATGACAAGTACAGAACACAATATACATAAAAATATTACATTAAAAATGGATAATTATATTAAAAATAATAACATACCTAATATCATATTTCATGGACCAACCGGTTCAGGAAAAAAATTTATCATAAATAACACAATAGAAAAATTATACGAAAAATCAAATCTACATTATTTTGTAATGTATGTAAATTGTGCACACGGTAAAGGTATAAAATTTATTCGAGAAGAACTTAAACATTTCTCAAAAACAAATATACTAAATACTAATAATGTTAACTTTAAGACAGTTGTCCTTGTTAATGCTGATAAACTTACAATTGACGCACAATCAGCATTAAGGAGATGTATCGAATTATTTAGTCATACAACAAGATTTTTCATTTCTGTTGAAAATATAAATAAACTTTTAAAACCTATATTATCAAGATTTTGTGACATATATGTAGCACGACCAAAATTAAAAGGATTACAAATAAGTCTATACAAAAATAATATTAAGACAAACGGTCCATTTTTTAAAAATATATCAAAAAATATTTTAAAATTAAAAAATTGTATATATTCTTTTAATAAAGATAATGACGATATAGTAGAATATTCATTAATTCTATATGAAAAAGGATTTTCTGCTGAAAATATTGTTTCTTGTATAAAAACATATAATTTTGAAAATATACCACAAGAAAACGTCGATGAACTTATTTTTATTTTTTATAAAATAAAAAGAGAATTTAGAAATGAAAAAACACTAATTTTATTTATTATGAATTTCCTATTTTTTCGTAGTAATACGGAATTAGAAAATATTGCCTTTAATTAAATGGACGACTTTACAATCTCATCCTTACAAGAATCTAAAAATGAATGGTGTGCAAGACTCATTAACATTCTAACACCTCTAATTGTGGAAGGTTTTAAATCGATATACAACGAATCATTAAAATTATGTAGTGACAACGGCGAAAACGACAAAATTCTAATGACCTTTCAAAATTTAATTACACGTGTTCCAAAATGGAACTCAACAATTATAAAGGAAGAATGTGAAAGAATAATAAGTAGAAGTAACTGTAATTATATCGAAGATTTAATATCATGTGTTCATGTAATACAACTCAAAGTTCTTACATGTGTTCGTGTGGGAAATAAACAAAAAAAAATAGATATAAATATACCAAAATTCGAAGATTTTATACATAATTGTTATGTTCATTCAGCAAGAAAGATATACTCCAACGTATATTTATTTGATACAAATATACACTCTTTACAAATTCAAAAACATAAACGTGAAACAGAAACTATCGTTCAAGAATGCATTCTAAACGCAATAAGAGATAGCCTGCCTATCGAAGATATTTTAAGAAATTATATGGATGAAACTACCGAAGAAGATGTAACTGAAACTATCGAGGAAGAAAAAATTGAAAGTAACGAACCTGACGTTCATGTTAAAGATGATTTAAAAGACATTAAAAATGAAGTAAAACATGATATAGACAACTCTATTAATCTCGAAACAAGTGAAATTATAAATACTGATTCAAATACAAACAGTGAAGAAAAAACAATTTCGAGTGAAAATACTAATGGTTCTATATCATTCAATAATAACGATGAAGTTTTAACAGAAAATGACAATAAAACTTTAGTAAATGTTCCAAAAACGGTTGAACACCTTGAAAAAATTCAAAATGAACGTGCCGAAGTTGACGATGATTATGACGATGATGATTATGATGAAATACCAAAACTAAGAATAGGAACCGATAATATTAGTTTAGACGACCTTGATGTTCATGATGTATCAAATAAAGTAAAAATTGAACCAGATGTTCTTTTAGATGAAGTTGAAATATTATCTTAATGCGTATTATTTATAAAACCCTTTTGGAAAATTAATATAAGATGGAAATGAAATTTACTATTTCCTTGTCAATTGCTATCGTTTATGTTTTATTTAAAATTGTAGAAATGAAAATAATTGATAGCAAAAAAAAACCGCTTAAACCAATATTTAAAGATTCTATTATTGTTTTCATGTCATGCTTATTTGGTCTATTTGTTATGGATCAAGTAAATATATCACCAAAAGATGATATAACAACTTCATCGAATGTATTTGTTGATAATCCAGACTTCTAACTATATACACATAAATAATTATTCTTACAATAAAAAGAATAATTATTTGTTATTGTTTGTTATTGTATTTAATTATAAACTATCTAATTTTTTTTTCTAATTGTTACATTTTTATGGGGTAAATCATCACGCACTTGTGACATATCTCTTATTAAAACGTGTGGTGGCGATGGCGCACCCAGGCGTGGGAAATAACCGTCTATATTAGGAATATCTTTACTATCTTCATCCATTTGTATTTGACCTCCTGTACATTTTGTTTCAAGACGTGAAAGAGGGTGATTACCAAAAGCATGGAATGGCATTTTAGATCTACCAGCATTAGGTTCGTCGCCAATAACATTTATCATATTTGATAACATTATCTTTTGACTCGTAAAGTGAAGATTTTTAAACCAAATAAATACATCACCAGGAGAATTTAAATTCATATTGTCTCGACAAAGCATACGTTGAACATCATCAGGCACATAATTATTCAATAATATCTCTTCACTATATTCGTCATTTATCATTTCAGGATTATCAACTTCCATATTCATCTTTATTTAATTGTTAATAATTATACAATATAAATCAATTTTGCATTATCTCTATTATTTTATCAATATTAATTACTATACATTTTTCACCAAGACCATCTATTTCTTCATTATCTACAACATATTGAGAAAATATTTCTCTTTTTAATTGTAATTCCGGTGTATGATTGTGAACTGTTCTTGCTATCATCTTATATAACTTAAAATCAGGATAACGTTCTTCACCAGACGATTTATATAATATATTTTTACCTTTATCATCCTTACACCACTCTACTATCAAATTAATAATTGGATTGTTATTAACTTGCTCATCAAGTTCATCTATATCGTCTATTAAAAAATCAAACATGGAACATCCTAATCTACATAAATCAAAACTCATATTAGGCTCGATCTTTTTCTTTTCCGGATTATAAAAAGGTTCTGTATTATATTGTGTATAAGCATCTTCTCCTTTATCATAACTATTACTACAAAATAACATAGTATCATTTGTATATATTGCTCTACCAAAATCTATGATCTTAAATATTTTTCCATATGTCGGAACTCTATAATTTTTTCCAGCATATTTATAATAAATATACGGTTGATCAGTATCAATATACATAATATTATTTGTATGAAGATCGTTATGGGTAAACTTATATATCTTTTGATATGTTAATAATATCATTATTATTTGTAATAATGAACTTATCCACTGATCTTCTGTTAAAGAATTTTGTGTTATATAATGATCATATGTGTGAGAACAATTTTCCATACAAATTAACATGACCGGAAACTTCTTAATATGTAAATATATATTATCTGGCTCACTATCATCATCATCATCATCATCATCGTCATCATCATCGTCATCATCATCATCGTCGTCATCATCATCGTCGTCATCATCATCATCATCGTCACTTCCGTCAGTTGTTACAGATGAACATGACGAATTATCATCACAACTATCTTCTTCGTCGCTGCTATTATTTTCATCTATATTGATTTTTTCATCAGTAAATTTAATTTCAAATAATTCCATATCTCCTAAATCATTTAACATTACAGGTGAAGATTTTTTCTTTTCTTCTCTTGGTGTTAAGAATACAGTCTTAATCTCTTCTTTTCCACTAATATCTAATGTTTCTTCTTCTAATTTTTCAATATTAACTGCTTCATCGATTTTAAGTCTATCTTTAAATTTACTTGTGCTTGATTTTCCCAATATGTTGTTGTCATCATAATTAACAACATCAAAATTAACACCAACGTTTTTCATGAAATAACCAGAAGAACACATAAATTCAAAATCATCCGAAACATTTATCTTATAATTATTCTGTATACCTAAATGTGTTCCAAAAAAATCAACACCATGAACAAACCCCATACCTCTTAACTTACTTGTTATATATGTGAAATAACAATCAACATATGCTGAATTATTTACGTCTAAAATCTTATCAAATACTTTATCTGTGTTATCAGTATTTGGAAGAATAAAAATATCCTTTTCTAAATCTTCATATTTTCCTGTTGAATATTTTATAGGATCTACTAAAGGTGAAAACTTAAAAAATACATCTTCTATTTTTGTTTCTTTAGTAGTTGTATTATAAATTTTTGCTTTAAATTTGTTAAATGAATTATCGTGTTTTGATTCTACAGATATTAGCTTTTTATTTAAAGGTGGTGAAAATGTATCTATATTTTCTTTTGTTATATCGGCGAACCTATTATATATAGGAACATATCTCTGGAATTTTTCTAAGTAAAGTAAATTCTCATCCTTAAATCCTTTATTTGCAGCATTATTCCACATCTAGGTTAAATATAAATATTTATTTCATCCTTTAAACTAATTAAATGATTTAAGGTTTGCGTTATTTAATAATTATTTTAATACAGAATTTTTGTATGACTCTTGAATTAAAAAAATTTGATATGAAAAATATTACATTCAAACCCGATGAAAATAAAGGTCCAGTAGTAGTTCTTATTGGACGACGTGATACAGGTAAGAGTTTCCTTGTAAGAGACCTTCTATACTACAAAAAAGATATACCTATAGGAACCGTCATATCAGGAACTGAGGAAGGTAACGGATTCTACGGAAAACATGTTCCAAAACTATTTATACATAATGAATACAATACAGCAATTATAGAAAATGTTCTTAAAAGACAGAAACAAGTTTTAAAACAAATAAAAAAAGATACTGAAACATTTAAACGTTCAACTATAGACCCAAGAACTTTTGTTATTCTTGATGATTGTCTATACGATAACAGCTGGACAAAGGATAAAATGATGAGACTATTATTCATGAATGGAAGACACTGGAAAGTTATGCTCATTATTACAATGCAATATCCTCTCGGTGTTCCACCAAATCTTAGAACTAATATCGATTATGTATTCATATTAAGAGAACCTTATATAGCAAATAGAAAACGAATATACGAAAATTATGCTGGTATGTTTCCCACATTTGAGTCTTTTTGTCAAGTTATGGATCAGTGCACAGAAAACTATGAATGTCTCGTAATAAATAATAATTCGAAATCAAATAAATTACACGACCAAATATTTTGGTACAAAGCAGACTCACATGGTGATTTTAAAATGGGTTCCAAAGAATTCTGGGATTTATCAAAAAGTATTGGTTCTGATGACGAAGACGAATCTTATGACCCTAACGCAGCACGTAAAAAAAGCGGACCACGTATAAACGTTAAAAAATCAAAATGGTAAATTAATATTATTTATATATACATTCTTCTTTATTTGACATACTCAATAAATCAGTTGATGATGTTTTATATACACAAGGAAAATAGCATGTATCAACGCCTTTAAAGAAACAATAAAGAATATTGTTGAATAATCAAATGAATTAGTAAAATAACAAATATCAGTATAATAAAACTATTTTTTTATAGAAAATGATGTTCCACATCCACATTTAGCACCTGCATTAGGATTATCAAAATGAAAAGTCTCACCCATAATATCCTTTTTCCATCCTATTTTTGTACCAAGCAAATGCATAATACTACTATTACAAACAATTATATCAAAATTATCACAATTAACAACTTCATCCAGTTTTTCTGGTTCATCATACATAGGTTCAAGTTTGTAATTAAAACCATTACAACCTCCTCCCTTTACATAAAACAGTATTTTTTTAGTATTATTTTCTTTTGCTATTTTTTCTAACCTATTTATAGCTGCTGAAGAAACCTTTACTATATTCAATATTTTTTTTATACCTGTCATTTATATAAATATAGATATCTATATTTACATATATTTATTAATAATTATTACATTATTTACTATCTTCCAAAACATGTGAATCTAAAAATTCTCCCCATGAAGTTTTCGTACCACCATCATAATAAAACGCATATCCTGAATTAATCAACCATTCATCAATATGACATTTTCCATCATCACAAATTATCTTTACAAGCAACCTGCCATATTTATCCAAATCACCACATTCAATTATTACTACTTTATTCAAAATTTTCTCTCTTAATTCATCTCTTACCATATATCCTTTTTCTTTTTCAAGCTTATGACGTGTACGAATTTCAGGTGTATCTACACCTGTAAGCCTACAATTCCATTTATATAAAACACCATTCAAAGGAAATATAACCTTTATTGTATCACCATCATATACTGAAACAACTTTAGCCTCAATAGTCTTTCCATTGACACAATCAGAAAATTTTGGAGCATCAGTAACTGTTTCCCAATTCATATAAACATTCATATATCATTAATTTTAAGTTATTATTTTATACAATTTATTTAAAGACCAATTACAATAATATTTATGATTTCAAGAATTCTTAGAACAAAAAATTATTATAATATAAGTATCATGTATTTATTCATATTAGTTGCCGGATTTTATTTTCTTTTCTTAATTTTTAGATACATAATCTCAGTATTTAAATCTATTTTTTTTCAAACTTCTATAGAAGAAGAATTAAATAATAATTTTGGTGATTTTCCATGGACCACTTACAAAAAAATAATATCACCGATAAAACGAACCATTACAATCGATACTTCAAACGAAATCGAAGAATTTATATCACCCAATAATATAGAAATTATTTATTGATTTCATATTTTCAAAATTGAAACTAATAATTATTATAATTAATATCATAATTATATATAAAAATGGGAATCTGTTGGAGCTTACTACATCCTCATACTAGACATGGTATGGAGATAGCACATAGTATTTGTTCAATCATGAAAGACCATCATCTATCCAAAATTAACCAGTTCGAATATAATTCTTGGCATCCTACACTTGAACAGAGTCATATACAACAAATAGCTTTGAAAATTACAAAATCTACAAAATTATCAAAAATAAAAATATACAATATAACGGGATTTAAAGAAGACTATATTGCTTACCAAATAGCTTATTATTTAAGTAAATGTATATTCAACTCTTATGTTGAAGATTTTAACATAAAAGATGATCTTCCTATAGATGAGATTTTCATAGATAGGGGATCTTTTGAACTTCCTGGAGATTCTAATGATAAATTTATTAATAATATGAAAAACTTGCCAGATAATAAAACTCTGGATATAAAAACAACTGATATAATTACCAAAGAAATGCTAAGATTGAAATTTAGAATGCTTGCTACTAATGTTATTCAAAAAATAGACATTGGTGTCATATATATCTCTTGTTTTGAAAACTATCGTATGTTATTAAACATTCATCATAATGAAATAAATGAAGCAAAAAAAAGTTTCTTACAACCACCAATTGTAATTGACCGTTTTTCAACTTTTATAAATCAAAATAATGATGACGAAACAAGAAATGTATCATCTATAGTTCCAACTGATTCCAAAAATAATGACGAAATATAATAACTTATTTAAATTTAATATATAATTAATATTTTAAATTTAATCATTTTTTATTTTTTTTTACCTTTTTATTTTTTTTTACACTGTGTTTTCTATTATTTCGGGGAATCCGTTTTATCTTCTTCTGTGTTCCTTTCTTATTCTTTTTACCCTTTTTATTCATTAATTTTCTATCAACCTTCATTCCTTTGAGAATATAAGCAATACGATTCATGTCTTTAATAAGATCATTTAAAGCTGTTTTCTTTACTTTTTTACCACCAATAAATTCTGTATTTTCAACATTTGATATACTTTCATTAATTGTTTCAGGACTTAACGAACTTTCATCACTTGTATACGCATAGTCCGACGGAACATCAAGATCTGATAAATGCAAAGAATTATCAGGAGATACATCAAGGTCTGATAAATGCAAAGAACCATTTAAGGATTGTCCCAAAGATTGTGATACATTATTTGCTGTTTCATTTAAAGACATAGATAAACCCACAGAAGCATTTAAAAAATTTTGTATATTTTCATCGTTATTAATTTCCGTATGTGAAATAGGAGAAATACTGTTATCAAAAAGATTGTTATTGTTATTAACAGGATTATTATTGTTATTTAAAAGGTCGTTATTAAAAGGGTAATTATTAAAAGTTGTTATTACCTCACTAAAACTATTACTATCATCTTGTTGCGTCGTATCGTCACCGTTCATATATATTATCCCCATATTTTATCATATGAAAAACGTAAAAAATTATTTGACCATTTACCATTTTTTTTCTTTTCTTCAAAAAGTTTTTGGTTTTTTCGTGTATCACGTTTCATAATACATTCTCCCTCGTCCTTATAATCCAAATATATATGCCTACATTCATGTTTCTTAATTACTCCTTGGGCACGCCACCAGAATGTTGGATCTGTATAACCATAATTCCCAACAAAATCTTCATCACATCCACCAACATCCCAATAATCTTTTACACGAATAAGACATACCGCTGGATGTAACTGACCATGTTTTTTATGCGTTGGATTATCAATAACACGTCTATTAAATGTAAAAGCCTTACTTTTTCCACTATGCGTTTCGGCAACTCCAATCATTTGTTGCGCTGATTCATTACTAATAAAAGTATCCATATCAAGTATTACCATATATTCACTTTTACACTCTGTTGAACCTAAATTTCTAACTCCAGAAATATTACAAAACATGTCTTCATTCACTCTGAAAATATAAATATCTATACTTTTTAATTCATCTTTAAGTCCAGCATCTTCAATAACCGAAATAGCATCCTTTTTACTACAATCATCTAATATAAAAAAACTTAACCTTCTCTTAACCTCATCTCCATATTTTAACCACCATCTCAATTGTTCTACCATAACATCAGGTTGGTTATAATATGATAAACAAATAGTTATTATCTTCTCATTATCTTCTTTATTCATTATTATATTGTTGAATCATTAAACCTTTAAATAATGACAAAATTAAATAATTATCAAAATTGATTTATAATTTTATTTATATAATAACATATCAAACTATCATGGACCTTGTTCAATCTAAACTTACACGATCCGAATGGAATTCTATTGAGGTTTCTGTTCCAGAACCAGAACGCCGTATAATAAAAATGATTATTGACGGATATTCTAATCCAGATATTATTCAAAATGATAATACTACATTATCTTCATTTCTAAAAATAAAACCCGATAGTGAATCTATTGAATATCATTTATTTAAGACTTATTTTGAAAAAGATATTATAAAAATTATCAAAAAATATTCATTATCTTATGATATTCCTTCGTTATCAAAAAAAATGATTCGTATAAATACACCAGACATGATACGTCTAAATCAAAATACATACGAATCTATTTCATGTCATCGTGACCTTATAATTGAATATATATACATAAAAACTATAGAAAAATTTTATAAACATCGTGAGTCAAAAAATAAAACAAGATGGATGTTATATTATTATACAATTTACAATATGAGAAAATCAACCACTCGTTTAAATACATTTATTATGAATTTTATTGATTTTGTTATCGAATCAAATCGTAACATTATATCTATACCACAACTTATACAAAAATTTAATAGTTATATTGAGAAAAATGAAATGATATATAAACACGCCGACAGAACATTATATACTCATCAAAAAGATATATTTAAAATATTCAACAGAACAGATACTAATGATGTAAGCGAAGAAATACCTAAGCTTGTTCTTTATATAGCACCTACAAGCACAGGAAAAACATTAACTCCTATTGGTCTATCTGAAAAATATAGGGTTATATTTGTTTGTGCAGCTCGACACGTTGGTATTAATCTTGCCAAGTCCGCTATTAGTTCTGGAAAAAAAGTTGCTTTTGGATTTGGTTGTGAAAGTGCTGCTGATATACGATTACATTATTTCGCAGCAAGTGAATATGTTAAACGAGATGATGGAACCGTAATAAAATATAGAGATGGAAATAAAAAAGTTGATAATTCGATTGGTGATAAAGTTGAAATTATGATATGTGACATTCAATCATACAAATATGCTATGTATTATATCCGTTCATTTAATAAAAATTATCCTATTATTACTTTTTGGGATGAACCAACTATCACTATGGATTATAAATCGCATCCATGTCATGAAATTATTGAAAGCAATTGGAGTGAAAATATTATTCCCAATATTGTTCTTTCATCAGCAACATTACCTAAAGAGCATGAAATAAATCAAACAATTATGAGTTTCCGCATGAAATTTGGTGAAAACGCACAAGTATCAAGCATAGTTAGTCATGATTGTAAAAAAACAATTCCATTATTCAATACATCGGGTTTTGTAGTTGTTCCACATATGTTATATGAAAACTATTGGGATATGATAAAATGTATTGACCATATACGCAATAATCTTACATTACTTCGTTATTTTGACCTTGATAAAATATCTGAATTTGTAATATACGCAAACGAAAAAAATATATTTACAGATGATAGACTCAAAATACATAACGTATTTACAAATCTTGACAACGTAAATGTTCAAAATATTAAATTATATTATATAGACATACTTGAAAATATATGCGATGATATGTGGACAGATATTTATAGTCATTTTATATACAAATCGAAACCTTATTTACCTAATGGAGGTGTTCTTGTTACAAGTGACCACGCAGCACTACTTACAGAAGGACCTACAATATTCATAACTGAAGAACCAGAGAAAATAGCTAAATTCTATCTAAACCAATCAAAAATACCAAAGGAATATTTAGATAATATAAATAGATGTATTGATTTCAATAACACAATTAACCTTAAAATAAGTGACCTTGAAAAAAGTCTTGAGGATAAAATGAAAAAATATGAAGGTATGGAAAATAAATTATCTAATATTGAAACACGTGTTGATCCTGAAGTAAGAGAGCTTATGAAGAAAATCGATATTTATAGAAGCTCTATAAAAGCTGTTAAATTACCAGATACGTATATACCAAATTCACGAGCACATGTTGAACGATTTCATGAAGTTGGAAAACTTACTGCTGAACCATTTCGTTCAAGGATAGGTGAAGATGATGTCGAACGAATAATGGCTATAAATGGTGTTGATGATATATGGAAAGTATTGCTTATTATGGGTGTAGGTCTATTTTCACAAACAAATAATATCGCTTATACTGAGATTGTTAAAGAACTCGCAGAAAAACAAAATCTATATCTTATCATAGCAAAGGGTGATTATATATACGGAACTAACTACCAATTCTGTCACGGGTTCTTAAGTAAAGATCTTACAAATATGACACAGGAAAAAATTATACAAGCAATTGGACGAATAGGTAGAAGTGATGTTCAGAAACGATATAGTGTTAGGTTTCGCAATAATGATATGATACATCGTCTTCTTAACGAAGAACCCGATAAAATAGAAGTTCAAAACATGAACAGATTATTCTGTTAAAATGATTATCATATTACTTATTTATCTTATACATCTTATATTACCAAAACGTTGAAAATAAAATTTATTAAAACTTGGAATTTCTTGAAGTTCATTAGGACAATACATATATGAATCTATTAACGTTTCAACCATAAGATTATTCCAAGATATTTTTACATTAAGTTCATCTATTACATCACACCATAATCTTTTATATCTTCCATCATAATCATATATTACATCCAAAACACAATTGGGTAAGTTATTCATAATATATACAATTTATTTTTTCATTTGTATATATTATTTTTTCATAATTACTTCTTTTCTTTCAACTTATCTCTATCAAGAACAACCGCCTTCGCAACATTTTTTATAACCTGTTTTACCTTCTTTTCTTCATCGTCTGGAGATACACTTGTTATCATATTCATATATTTTGCATGTTCGGGTGTATCAACTTTACTATAATTAGGATTAGCACTCACCCATTCACCCAACAACTTTGAATTACTAAAACTTAATTTGTTAACAGCACGACTCATTTTGTGATGACTTGAATCTTCTTTTTCCCATGCATCGTTATCTTTAACATATAAAACATCTCGTTTGGAATCTGTACAATGTATAGGACGATCTGTTACTTCCATTTGATTTAATCCTTCTATGAAAAGATTACTTAATGAATCAACATAACCAATTTCAGCATTCCTTTCAAGGTCTGATAGCTGAAGCTTAATCGATTTAACAAAATCCATTAGATTAATAGCATCCTTACAATTTTCATTAAGAAATACATTTATACTTACATTATTATTCGTCGTATTGTTATTATTATTCCCAATCATAGGAATTATATCATTAAGTTTATCCTGTTGTTGAGATACAACATTTATTAATTTACTATTTTGTTCCTGAGTTGCTGATAACTTTTTTTCTGTGTCGGCAATTTTATCTTCAGCATCACATACCATAGTGCGTGATTCTATTAACTTTTTTACTAAGTTGTCATATTTTTCATGTGAAACCATACCAGAAGGTATAGTTTTTTTCTTCTTTTTATCTAATGAATCACATTCTGTTTCAGAACCTGAACTTGATCCTGAACTTGTATTTGATTCTGAACCTGAACCTGAACCTGAATTTGAATGTGTACATGAATTTGAACCTGAAGAATTTTCATCAAATTTTTTATCCGTATTGTATTTTTTATTAAAAACATCAATAAACTCTTTTTTGTTATTTTTTATTTGTATTTCTTTTAATTCTATATATTCTTGACAACCCTTTTTGTGACGACTTAATGATTGACCATTCTTATATGAAATTCCACATACACATATATATTTATAATCATCATGAGAATTTGTATTACTCTTGATTACATGTTTTGGTGTTTTTATATGACGATTATAATTTGAAAGATTATCTGTCCCGTATTTACAAATATGACATACATATTCATATTTAGAATAGGGGTTATTTTCAATAAATTTTGACTTTTTTGTTATATGTTTTTTTGTTCGTTCATGTTTTTTATAATCTGTTAAACTTTGTGTAGTATAATTACATAATTCACAATTATAAGTTTTTTTTATAAATTCCATATGTTTACTATACATTATTATTTATATCATTTTACGTATTAGAGATTTATATGTCTCAACGATTTTATAACCATAGTTTTTTGGGAGATTTTTTTTCTTAATATAAGAGATTTTTAAGGAGGGTAGAGATTTTTTTTATATTTGAGACATATTTTTCTATATATGTGATGATAGTATGGTGAGGACAACAAGAGATTTTTTTTATCGTTTTTTTCATTTTTTAATGTTTTCTATTTTTTTTTGATAATCACAAGTTGAACATAAATAGTCGTTTATTCGTTTTTTTGTAACATTTTTAACTATCAGTCATAAAACTATTTTTTATATTAATTTTATGATAAGAATTGTTATCTAAAATAATCATATTTTTAAAGTAGTCGTTTTCTCTTTTTTTAGAGATTTTCTCCATTTTTTTGGGACTTTTTTGGATATTTTGCAAGTCGTTTTTTGTTAAACATAATTTTATAGTCTTATTTTTTTAAAAATAATAAATATTTTGTTATTTAAAACAATAATAAATAAATGTGAATTTTAATATAGTCGTTTTTTATTTAAGAAAATCTCTTTTTTATTAACAATGCACATTTCGACTATCAATTTTTTGGAGATCTTAAATTTTTACTGTTGGTAACAACACCTTTTTTTGAAAACTAAAATTAGACCATTATGCTAACAACCGTCTAGGGGACATTTTTTACTTCCAAAAGTACACCAGTATTTCTGATTTGGACATTTTAAAATGTCCTTTTCAGAATATGATGCTCGACTTTTAAAAAAATTTTGTACCCCCCTTTTTCTTTCATATTGGGTTTTGTATATTAAGTATTATTTTTAAAATAACATAACCTGTTGGATTTGTAATAATTTCTGTTGAAATTTATGGTTTGACAAAAAAAGTGGATTTCCCACGAAATCCCATATAAATTTATTAAGTATGCGTCTTTAAAAACATTATTTAATATTTTATAAAATATGTACAAATTTATTACAACCGTTTTAACAACCAGTATGGTTGGTGGAACTATTTTTTATTTTATGGGAAAAATAAAAGACATAGAAAATCAAGATAATCATACATATATGTATGTCAACCCGATTGTTAATGCTGTTCCTGGATTCGTTTTGGGTGGATATACAGGGTTTATATTGTATTCTTTTTCAAAAACAGGTATTCCAGAATTAAAAACAATTTATATGTGAATAAATGACTTTTCTAGCATTCTAGCAAAGAAATAGAATTTGGGTTGATATACATTCGAACATTTTTGTCCCATCCAATTTTTCAAATTTATATTGATGTTTTTTAACAATATTTACTAGAACGCTAGAAAATACAATTAATCATGTAAATAATAATAGTTTTTTAATAAACCTATTATTATTAATAAAATATATAGACATCTACACAGGATTTAAAAATCATCATTCATATCAAATATATCCTCTCTTTTTGTCTTATCGGCAAGCGCATACTCTGATACACGTTTCTCGAAAAAATTTGTTTTAGATTCAACAGATATAAGCTCCATAAAATCAAACGGATTACTTGACTGATATATTTTATCAAAACCAAGTTGTACACAAAGACGATCAGCAATAAACTCTATATATTGTTTCATTAAATCAGCATTCATACCAATAAGTCTACACGGAAGTGCCTCTGTAATAAAGGTCTTCTCTATCTCAACAGCCTCTTTGATAATATCGTAAACCTTGTTCTTATTGCATTTACGAATAAGCTTATTGTGAAGAAGTACAGCAAACTCCGTATGAAGTGCTTCATCTCGTGAAATAAGCTCATTTGAAAAAGTAAGTCCAGGCATAAGCCCACGCTTTTTAAGCCAAAATATACTACAGAAAGATCCTGAAAAGAATATACCTTCAACACAAGCAAATGCTACAAGACGAGTAGCAAAACTACTACGGTTATCTCCTATCCATTTTTTAGCCCAATCTGCTTTCTTTTTAATACAATCAAAATTTTCAAGAGCGTTGAATAATTTATGTTTATGTTCTCTATCTGTTATATATGTTTCTATAAGTTGACTATACATTTGACTGTGGATATTCTCCATGGCAATCTGAAAACCATAAAATGCACGGGCCTCCGCAAGCTGAACTTCATTCATGAAGCGAGCACCAAGGTTTTCTAAAACAATACCGTCACTGGCAGCAAAAAAAGCAAGAATCATAGATACAAAATGTCTTTCGTCACCATTTAATGTCTCCCAATGAGTAATATCTTTTGAAAGGTCAACTTCTTCGGCTCTCCAAAAACAATCCACCTGTTTTTTATACATATCCCACACTTCTTGGTCTTTAATTGGAAACATTACATAGCGACTATCGTCTTCTGTTAACAAAGGTTCTGGAACATTCTTTGCCATCCTAAAATATATATTGATTAGATTTTATATATTTTAAAGAAAACAATAAGGATCCATAAGTTTTTTAATATCTACACATTATATCATGGAAATAGACGATAAATTTTTATTGCGGGCAGAAAAGTGTGCCCAACAGAATCATATGATACGAGATTTGGAGAGCTTCAACGATGTTGATAATTCTGGAACAAAAGGAAAGGCATTTACCGTTCGTGTATCAAACGATGAAATAAAGGAGTGCGCAGAGTTTGGTATAGATAAAAAACGAAAACAAGAAGAAATGTTAATGGAAGCACTTATTGGTTTAATGGATATGGAAAGAGAATATGATATAGAAACAGGTGCCGAACCATCTTTTTTACCAAAAAAGGTTCCTATAAAATATGATACCGCTGATATTATGTCATTTATGGAGACTTTAGACCCTCTTGGATATGATGCACGTGGAGATAAACTACCTATAAAAGTTAAATTTTTAACTCCTAATAAGGCAAAGAAAATTAAAGTAGATGAATGTGTTGGTAAGGAATGTAATGAACCTACTGATGAATTAGAAGAGTTAGATGAAGAAGGTCTTGATAAAGCACTTGAAAAGAAAGATGACGACAACGTAGAAGGTGGATTAGACGAGTTGGACGAAGATGAACATGAAATAGTTAAAACTGAAGATGATGTTGTTCAAGAAGAACCTGTTGATGAGGTTGATGAGGTTGATGCTGTTGTTGAAGAAGAACCTGTTGATGAGGTTGATACTGTTGTTCAAGAAGAACCTATTGATGAGGTTGATGCTGTTGTTGAAGAAGAACCTGTTGGTGAAGAAAAAGATGAAAAGGATGATACACCTACTATACCTAACATTATTACTCAACCCAAAACCATTCAGAACCCAGTTGGAGCACCTGTAGTGGTTGCCCCACAAAGTGCTCTTACAGCAAACGTCGGTGAGGCTGAAACAGTCGAACTTAATCAAGATTCAAGAACACAAGCAAATGTTGATGGTCGTATGCAGACAAATGTTGATGGTCGTGTTCAAACAAATGTTGATTCAAGTGTTGAACAACGTGACGAACGAAAAATGGAAAATGTAGGAAATGTAACACAAACTGATCAACGAACACAAAATATTGATTCTCGAACTATGAATGTTACAAATGTTCAAGAAGATAAAAGAGTTGAGGATGTGGAACAGAGAGTTGATGGAATTGAGAGGGATTTAGAAAGATTAGACGATAAAGAATCTGTAAAACAAGAAGGAGTTGAAAGACCTGTTGAAGAAGTTGAACAACCAGTTGAATCAGTTGAACAACCTATTGAATCAGTTGAACAACCCGTTGAATCACCTCAACAACCAGATGAACAATCAGTTGAACAACCAATTGAATCAGTTGAAAAATCAGGAGAACAACCTCAACTAGAAGTTATCCAACAACCTTCTCAAGAACAACCTCAAACAGAAGTTATCCAACAACCTAATCAAGAACAACCTCAACCAGAAGTTAACCAACAACCTTCTCAAGAACAACCTCAAACAGAAGTTATCCAACAACCTAATCAAGAACAACCTCAACCAGAAGTTATCCAACAACCTACTCAACAATCTAGTCAACAACCTTCTCAAGAATTACCAAGAGATAAACCTCTTGAAACTCATACTGTTCCACCAATTAATTTTACGCAAAATATACAATCTCAACCTTTTGCTGAACCTAAAGTTAAAAATCAACAAATTCCTGGTGTAATTCAACAGATACCACAAATTCCACAGATTCCTACGAATATGGATATGACAATTACTCGTTCAGAAGATCAGGGAGGACCAAGTAAGGACGCACTTAAAAGTAAGATTGACGAAGGAAATAAAGATATAGAAAAACTTAGAAAAGAATTAAGTGAAATGAAAAAACTTACTCAAGTAAATCCTGGTGAGCTTAAAGAAAAACAAAAACAACTGGATGAAGCGATTATAAATGAACGAAGAATGGAACAAGGTTTGGAAGAGCTTGGCACGAAAAAAATAAAACCTTTACAACATGAGATTGACAAATTAAAAGCAGCAAATAAAGAATTAGAAGAGAAGATACCGAATATTGAAGATAAAGAAGGCGAGTTTGATGATGAAGAATTTAAAAGAAAACAAATAGAATTTCAAGAACGTGAAAGACAAATTCAAGAACGTGAGAAAAAACAGACCGAAGAACAAAACCAAAAAGAAAATCAAGAAATAAAAAATAATAATGCTCTTGAACATCTTAATATGTGTGAAACTGATCGTAGTAAACTCCATGAATATCTTGGAAATCTTAATGATTATTTAACTAATTTGAAGATTGATGGAGTAAAAAGTGAAGATCTTAACAAATTATTAACAAAGACAGATGAACATGACAACAAAAATTTAGTTGGATATGTTGAAGATGGTATTATTAATACAGCAGTTAACAATATAATAAATCCAAATAAAGAAAATTCAAGCGACGGTAGTGTCGTACCTAATACTGAATTACAAAGTATTACTACTGTTACTAATCGTACTCCAGTTTCTCCAGTTTCAGCTAATTATCAAGATCAAGAAGCATTAAAATCAGAAGAAAAAAATAATGAAGATTCATATTCCATTTATAATAATCCACTTTCTAATAGAAATGATGATACTCTATTAGATTCAGGATCTCCAAGTCGTAGTCATTCTAATCAATCTAGTTCACAACAAACTGAACAACAACAACATTAACTACCTAATGATGAATCTTTGTTGGCAGAAAATTTAAGGAGGAGAAATGAACTCGGGTTGTATGGCTAGTAGTTGTAATAGTAGTATTGAGAGCCTTACTACAAGAACCCGAATAGAAAACCAAACCATTATATAATGTATATATTATGGGATACTTATAATATTTAGAAACATTTGTGACACAATTTGCTATAATATAATATCAGTTTACTATATTATAGAATGTCAGGAATTATAGAAGAAAATGGAAATGAAATATCGCAACAACCTATTATCAATTATGAAAATAAAAAGGAATATCTTCAAAAAACTGAAGATTTAATTCAGGGGATAGAAAAATTAAAATTAGATAAAGATGGATATGGTCTTTTTAGATTTAAACAGGATGATGTCATGTTGGAACAATTAACTAAGCGAATTGAACTTCTTATTGAAGATAGAAAAAGAGCAAAAAGTGAATTAGAACAAAATAAATCATCAAAAGAAGTTATTGAAGGCGAAAAAGAAAAAATTAATGAAAATATGAATCAAATGAAAAGTGATCTTCAAGAACTGAAAAAAAAAGAGAAAGAATTTAATGATGCTGAAGAGAAAATAAAAACTATGGAAATTTCTATTAGTGAACTGAATGAAGCTAGAACTAATATTCAACAAGAACTTACCAAGGCACAAGAAGCGTTGGTAGATAATAGTGGTAAAAGTGACGAAGAAATACAAAAACTTACAAAACAAATAGCTAATATGAATAGTCTTAACGAACAAATAGTATCATTAAAAACATCTTTGAAGGAATGTGAATCTTCAAAAGATGAATGTAACAAAGAAAAAGAACGTGTAAGTAATGAGATTATTGGTTTAAGAACACAATTTGAAGAACAACAAGCAGATATTAGTAGAAAAGAAACACAAATTAAAGAATTAACAGAAGGAAATCGTATATTAAATAATAAGATTGGTGAAATAAATTCAAACTTAAAAAGTTTACAAGAAGAAAAGGAGGGATTAGAAGATGAAAATCTTAAATTAACAACAGGAAATACACAGTTAGAAAAAGTTAATCTTGAATTAAGAAAAGAAAAAGCTGTACTTGAAGCCAAACAAAAAGCTGAACTTGAAGCCAAACAAAAAGATCAACTTGAAGCCCAACAAAAAGCTCAACTTGAAGATGAATACCAAAAAATAAAAAAAGCAATTGATAATAATACAGATAAACTTAAAAAAACTATGGAAAATGAATATCAACCATATAAAGAAGTCGATATTGAAAAAATATCACCGGATGAGTATACCAGTAAAATATCAGATTTAGCAGGTATCCTTATAAAATTTCCAGGTAATTACAACATACGAACTCCTAAAGAAATTATATCATCATCCTTATCCCCTACAGAAAAGTTGGAACATAAAATAGGTATTCACGGAGAAACTCAGGATGAAATATTTAAAAATAGAATTAAAGTGGATATAATAAAAGATTTTAATAATGGACGGACAGAAAACGAGAAAGATTATAGTACATATATGGAATCTAAAGTAGAAGAATATAATGCTGTATATGAAAAAGTTCTTTTGAATTTAGAAGGAATTCAAAAAGCACTTCAAGAAAAACAACAGCAAGCATTACAACAGCAAGCATTACAAGCAGCAGCAGATGCTGTTACGAATGTTGTTGAAAAAGAAAATATAGTCGCACAAAATTCTAAAAATGTATTTCATATAAGAATTGCAGGACCGGGACAAAGCTCCCCGTTAATTACTTCTTTTGAATCAATAAAAAAAACAACAAATCCCACAACCGAACAATCTGATAAAATAAAATTTAAAAAAATTTCTGTATTAATTCATAGACCTATAACCAAATCTTGGAAACCAATTGGTATTATAATTAATAAAGAAAGTAAAGATGCTGGATTTGATTTTAATAATATAAAATTAGACCAGAAATCATCAACTATGAACTCAATCAATACAATACTTTCCATTCCCAAACAAGAAAAACTTGAATTATATAAAATAATAACGCGTGGTAAAACAATTAAGATTATGGACCAAGGAATTATTGAAAGGAGTGATCAGCAAACATGGAAAGTTCGAATAGGTGAAAATTATGATCCAAAAGAAAATGATGATGAAACAACCTATTATGTAATAGGAATTTTAACGGAAGGAAATAGATTATTAAATAATTTAAAAATATTTCATAGAGAAGGTGACGAATCACCAAAAGTTCATGGTTATGACTTATCAATAGATGAACTTACAAAAAGAGAAAGTATAGAATTCAATAAAAATAAATCAAATACAGGACAAGGACCAAGACAACGACAAACACAAAGACAATTTTTAACAAAAAAACCAGAACCGAGTGAATTTGATACGATTATTGCTAATAATAAAACTGAAATTGATGATTTGGATTATTATTTTAGAGAGCAATATAACAAAAAAAATACTTATCCACCCAACACAAATGAAAGAGATCAAAGATTTAAAATAGCAAATACCACAGATCTACAAGAAAAAATACAAGCACAAAAAGAACTTATAAGAATATTAACAGAGAAAAAAAATAGTAAAAAACAAGAAGGTGGTGAAAATAAATCTCATGATAATATAATGGGTCTTAGAAACCTTACACGAAAGAATCATAGAGGGGGCTACCGTTATAGTGACTTGGGTATGAAGGGATTGACGATTGTTCTTACAGATGCTGCACCTGTTAAGAAGGTTGCTAAGAAAAAGAATAAAAATAAGAGTAAGAAAGCAAAGGGAAAGAAGGGAAAAAGTGGAAAGAAGATGTATTTGGGTAAGAATACTGTGCGTCGTAATAAGGGATCACCAAAGAAACGCAAAGTTAAAAAGTAGATACAAATAATCAAATAAAGATTCATATTAAGAGTTATTTTACGAGGAAAATACTTTCTTCGTAAAATATATATGTCTGATTCTGATATTCCAAAAGAAATTATAATTCCTCATACATCAAGTTTTACAAAAAAGAGAAAATCACTATCACAATTAGAGAAAGATAGGGGAACATCTAATGTGAGTAATTTGAGAAAAACATTATCATCAAATCAAATGAAAAAACTTGAGAAAGAAGCAAGTAGCAAGAAAAAAGATGCTGTAGAATTGAATAAGTATAAAAAAGAAGTAAAAGGAAAATTAAATAAAAAAGAAATAACAGAAAAAGAATATGATGAACTTGTTAGTAATAAGAAAAAAGAAATAAGTCTTCGTAATATGAGTCAAAGATTAAGTGATAGAAAATCAGTTGGAGTTAATGAAGAAGCCGCGAAGAGGATTTTACAAGAATACACTCCAAGTCGTGAACAAGAAAAACGCCGTAAATTTCTTGAAGAGAAAGAAAAAATAGGAGGATATCGTTATAGTGAATTGGGTATGAAGGGTCTTACAATTGCTTTTGGAGATGATGTATCATCTAAAAAAGTGAAGAATACAACAAGAAAGAAAAGAAGAAACAATAAGGGTAAGAAAGGTAAGAAAGGTAAAAAAGGAACACGTCGTAAGTAGATATTTGTTTAAAATATGAATTCAATAGTATTATTTATTTAATTTTGTCAAGAAAGTCTTTTCTTTACAAAATATATATGAACGTTAAGGCATTTTTGACAAATCAGACAGTATTGTATATCGTGTTATTTTTGGCTCTTACAAATTTAATAGGATACGTTTCACTTAAGGATCAACAAAGTGTAATATTCTTTGCGGGGGTTGGTGTTCTTACCAGTTTCTTTTCTGATAATATGGTGATTATTTTAGGCATGGCTATTATAATGACAAATTTATTGAAAGCATCTAATTTACGCACAGCTTCTCTTGGACTTGAAGGTATGAGTGGTCGTCGTTCTAAGAATGATGAAGAAGATGAAGAAGAGGATGAAGATGAAGAGGAAAGTGAAAGTGAAGATGAAGAAGATGAAGAGGAAAGTGATGATGAAGAGGAAAGTGATGATGAAGGTAATGTTATGGATGATGCTGAAGAAACGTTGGATAATATTATGGCAACTATGGGTAAGGAGTCTTTTGTTGGTGTTAATTCTTTTGAGCGTGATCTTATTGATCAAATGAAGAAGGATGATAAGAAGAAGGATAAGGAAGAAGAACGCGAGGCTATGAAGCAACTTGCCGAGAGTAAGAAGAAGGGAAAACCCACATTTCGTGATAGTTTAGGAAATATTGGTAGCGAGATGATGAATATAGTAGGTTTCAAGAATCGCGAAGGTATGCGTGAACGTGTTGTTAAGAAGAAGGGAAAAAAAGGTAAGAAATCTGGTATGAAGTCTGGTATGAAGAAGGCTGTTAAGAAGGAAGGTATGAAAAAGGAATCTTCAAAGAAGGGTTCTGAGATGCCCGATGGTCCTGATAAAAAGGGTGGATATATTGATAAGGCAGCCACTATGGAAGAAGCATATGATAATCTTCAGAACATGTTGGGTTCAAGTGGAATGAAGGGACTTACAAGTGATACCAAGAATCTTATGAAACAACAGAAGGATATGATGAAAAATATGGAGGGTATGTTTCCTATGATAAAAGAGGCACAATCACTTATTTCAGGTTTTGATATGAAAGGTCTTGAGAAGTTGACACAGACAACAAAGGGTGGTAAGAAGTAAATATTTAGAATAGTCTTATAAGTAATTAAAATAAAACAAAATATGTGTTATTTATAAGATAGATGGCTAGAGGAAAGAAGTGTATTCCAGGGGTTGTCTGTATAGAGAACCTTACGTTAGGATTTTTAGTTATTATTACTGTGCTTGCGTTTGGGTTTATGTATGTTCACGCAAAAAAGCAGGGTGGTGATAAAGGTAAAGAGGAAGGTGGATGGGGTCGATACAACCCGATGGCTATATTTTTTAAGCCGAATGTTCCATATACGAACATTCCGGGGGATGTGTATTCGAATCCGTATAGTGCTCCGTTGAAGGACACTCGTTATATGGTTCCAAGTTTGGATTTGCGTGCTGCTCCAGAGATGCGTCCTGATGTGATGCATATGCATCCTCCTATGGGTGGTCATGGTGTTCCTATTAATGTGCCTACTCAGTCTGTGGATACACATTATAGACAGATGGGTATTCTCACTCGTTCGGGTGCTCAAGAGACTATTCTTCCGTTGATGGGTCGTCCTTTGTTTGTGAGCCGCGATAAGTTTCAATATTACACACTTAGTGACCAGAATAACAGTGTAAAGTTGCCTGTCAGTAAGGGTGGTAGAAGTTGCACGGGTGAATATGGGTGTAGTTCTTTGAATAGTGGTGATACGGTGTATGTGGAGGGATATAATGATGCATTCAAGGTTACGATGTATGATAATGCGACGATTAATTATATTCCATATATTTAGGTTTCTTTGTATATAATAATGTTGGTCATATTACGATAAACATTATTATATTATACATTTACTTTTATACTTCTTCTTGTTCTTCTTGTCCTACTTCTTCTTCTGCATCATCACCAGTAGCAGCAGGTTCGTCTTGAGCAGCAGTAGCTTTGCCTTCAGAATCACCCAGAGCAGCAGTAGCCGAATCTTTTTCTTTAACCTTTTCCAAAAGTTCTTCCTTCATTTTTTTCATCTTTTCATCATATTCTTGAGTAAGTTTTTTTAGTATAAGGTTAGCAACCTCGGTCATAAATTCCTTATATGTGTTTAAATCTTTGAAAGATACTTGTTTTTGTTCGTCCATCATTTGACCTGGTACGCTTGGTGATTCATCATCTGTGTTTCCTTCTTTATATTTTTCAAAAACTTGTTTGAGATCTTCTGGTGTAAATTTAATTTCTCCTTCTGGTGCTTTTACAACTTCTGGTGTTTGTTGTGTGGTTTTTTCTACATCATTTTTTCCTTCTCCCTGATCTTCATCACCACCTTTCATTTTTCTTAGAGTTCTTCTTCTTAAGTTGAGTGCTCCAGCTTTACGTGAACGGTGGTTAGTTTGTGCTGGTTTAAATGATTTTTTTCCTCCAGATTTTTTTGTTTGATTTTTAGATTTATATAGCTTTTGAATCTTTTTTTTCGATAGTTTCATAATAATATAAGGATACATAAATATTTTAGGAGATATGGATGAATTGAAATAATATGACTATATAATATATGTCGGATAAAGAAGAATATATGGATTGTTATGAGGTTACCGCCGCTCCTGGAATTACAGTAAAGAGTACGCGTATGAATGAGAATGATTCATGGTTTTTTGGTTTATTTCCAAAGGATGATAAAGGAAATGTGAATCAAATGGTAATGATAATTATGTCTATAATTGTTCCTTTAGTTATACTTACATTAATTTACATGGTTTTATCTGTTCTAAAACGTTTTAAGGATTCTAAATCAAATACAGGTTTAACGGGTGGTCGTAGAAGGTAATAATATTTTGTTAAATATGGCTTAGTATATAAAGCTATATTTAATTAATTAAATAATTTTTATTAAAGGTTGGTAGCACCGTGTGATTTTGAGAGAGCAGGTTCATAAGCAGAAGGAGTATTTACGCTGTTAGATGTTGGAGGTATTTCGCTGACCATATCTTCTTCTAATGTTTTTTCTACGGGTTCATTATATTCTTTCATAGCTTCAGTCTTTTTTTTATCGGATGTTAGGCTGTGTTCCATGGCGTATGTTCCTGTTGTTACGCTGGATCTGCGGATAAGTTCGTAAGCGGCTACAACACCGAGAACGATAAGAATAGGATTTTTTGTATAGAAAAGAGAAAGAGCAACAACAACAATAACAACGTTACCGATTGTGCTGTCGATGGTTTTTGTTAGCATGGAAGGAGTTCGAATGTTAAGTACTATGTATGCTACAAGTAGGGCAGCAAGTCCATTTTCATAGGGGTTTTGTTTTACTATCTTAGAGACATCGTTAAATAATTTTCTGACTGCGAGTGCCATATATATCATATCGAAATATTAAAAATTTATTGATTCTAAAAGAAAATTGAAACAAACTAAAGATATGGTTAGATATATAAAAAGATGGAAAATTATAAATTTAAGCAAGCATATCTTGGAAAAAAAGGGTATACTCTTTTTAAGAGTGAGTTGGATGTTGAACAGCTAAAGGAAATTCGTGAGGATTTGTTGGCTCGTCCATACGTGCCTAAATCACCGCAACAGATGGCACCATTTAAGATATATCGGGAAACAAATGATAAGTTATTTGTTCCTCGGTATTATGGAATGGAAAAGTTTGGAACACCTCGGCGCAACATGATTGCGGAAGGTGATACGATGGGATTAACGATGGCTTTCGTTGGTTCTTTGCGTGATTATCAACGAAATATTGTGGAAAAGTTTTTGGTCGCAGCTGAAACCAAAGGTGGTGGATTATTGGAGATAGACACGGGGATGGGTAAAACGGTCCTAGGTATAAATATAGCAAGTCGATTGCGTAAGAAGACGTTAATAATAGTTCATAAGGATTTCCTGCTTACGCAGTGGATAGAGCGAATAGAGCAGTTTATGCCGGGAGCTCGAGTTGGTCGTATTCAGGGTCCAACGATAGATATTGAGAATAAGGATATAGTGATAGCTATGTTGCAGTCGTTGTCTATGAAGCATTATGATTTAAATTTGTTTGATTGTTTTGGATTTACAATAATAGATGAGGTTCATCATATGGGAGCGGAGGTGTTTTCACAAGCACTTCAAAAGGTGATAACACCCTATGTGTTGGGTTTGTCAGCAACTATGAATCGTAAGGATGGGTTGACGAAGGTATTTAAGATGTTTATGGGTGATATAGTTCATACGGAAAAGAGGGATACGACATCTGCTGTTGTTAATGTTCGAATATATGAATATAAGAATAAAGATGAAGAGTTTTCAGAGATGAAGTATGATTATAGAGGAAATCCGTTGTATAGTACTATGATAAAGAAGTTATGTGATTGTGACGATCGTTCTGAGTTCTTGTTGGATATAGTTGAGAGTAATCTTAAAGAGTATCCGGAGCTTCAGTTGATGGTGTTGGCTCATAATAAGAGTCTTTTAAAGTATTTGTATGAGGGGTCAGTAAAACGAAATATTGCTGATGGTAGTATTGGTTATTATTTAGGTGGTATGAAGTCTGAAAAGTTGAAGGAAAGTGAGGGTAAGCAGCTTATTCTTGCAACGTATGCGATGGCTTCAGAGGGTTTGGATATAAAAACGCTTGGTGCTCTTGTGATGGCAACACCTAAGAGTGATATTATTCAGACTGCGGGTAGGATATTGCGAACAACAGATGGTCGAAAGTTGATTGTTGATGTGGTTGATCAGCACGATATATTTCAGAATCAGCATACTAAACGTAAGACATTTTATAGGAAGCAGAAATATTTGATGAATAAGGTTGGTGTTGCTGATTTTCGTAAAGCAATAAATAATGGTGTGGAAGTGGAATGGGAGAGTGTAAAGACAAGAAAGGAAAAATCAGTATTTGACGATTGTTTATTATAATATGAAATGAAATTATATGTTTTTTAATTTTTAGTTAGCATCCAAATGAATTCTTTAACGTTTCTTGCTTCCTTTTCTCTTTTGTAATCAGCTATTCCACGAAGTCGGTTGTAAACTTTATGGTCGATGGGGATTTTTTCAACGGTTCCATGTTCTTCCATGATAGATTCCAAAGTATCGATTGGTATAATACCTTCGTCGTTGTAAGACAATAGTATATATTTTGCTGGTGCGTTTTCTATAAGATGTTTGAATGCTGATATAGCATTACGTGAGCTATTATAAGCGGATTTTACCCAATTTTTTGGTTGTCCTCTGTAACTATCAGGTATTTCTATTGTTTTGTCCCAATCGTTGATAATGTCAAGAAGGAAGTAATAAATACAGTAAGGATGTTTATTATATGGTGGGTCAAGATATAGGACATCTATATCTGGAAGTCCATTTATCCATTGATTAGTATCATCGCGGTCTATATGAATTGTTGAATTGTTTGGTAATAATATGGGTGATTTTAAATATATTGGTGCGGTTATTCTATGTAGGTCGTTACCCTTAGAACCTCCAAACGCACCTCTATCGCCGTCTTTATAAAACGCTGTAAATTGTCCATTTGTGTTGTTGTGTATGCTTGCTTCTACTAATAAAGGTCCAAGTAGGAATGGTTTATATTTTTCAGGTATAGTATCAATAAAGTTTCTTATTATATCTATTCTTCTTCCATTTTGTTCGGTAAAATAAACTCTATGTTGAGGTTTTATTTCACCGTTTGGTGCCCAGTGTTTAGATATCCAGGCATCTTTTTTGTTGAGTATATTTTTGTCTGCAAGTTCGTTTGCTTGAATTATATATTTTTCTACATTTTTAATGAAATCTTTATTTGGATTAGCTAGGAAGCATTTGTTGAGTGTTTCACTATAACCTGCACAGTCATTAACGTATATGTGTGATGCTCTTGTTTTTAAAAGACGTCCTACTATACCTGAGCCGGAGAATGCGTCAGCCATTGTGAGTTGTTTTTCTCCTTCTCTTTCTTCAATTATATCAATACACTTTGATATATGTGTTAGTATTTTACGCTTGTTTCCAAGATAAGTAATTATTTGGTCGGTCATAAAGTTTCTATTATCTTTATTTGAAGTCATGTAAATTATATATAAATTAAACGTATATTTGATACGCATAAATATTTAACGGTTAAATCTTTTTTTGAAATGAATATTATTTCTATTATATTTATTGTAGTTATTATCGTAATTTTTATTTGTATGTGTATTATTTGTTTGACCGAAATTATTTTTTTCCATTTCTCTTAATTCATAAAGGTTGCTAAGTTTTCCTGTTTTGACTACTTTGGATGGAACCCATTTTTTGAATCTATAATTATAATAACAAATCATTCGTAGATCTTTATTTTCTAACAAAAATTTATCATCGCTTGTGTTTTCAAATTCTTCATCATCATCACTTTCTTCCAAGTAGTCAAGATTTATGTTTTCTTTTATATTACGAAAAAGTTTGTTCATGAATACACTTGTTTTATAATCGGGAATGAAAGCAACAGAATAGTAATAGTCTGTTTTTCCTTGTGAATAACAAAATAGGTTATAAATGTCGTATTGTGTTGATGCTGTAACTCTAAAAATAGCGGTTGGTGCGTTAGGAAATGTATTAGTAAAATGTATTTGTGTGAAAGGAGAAAAAAACTGAGATTGGTGACGATTATGAGGCATGTATTTTATTTTAGATACGATGTATGGTAGTGTATCAAAATTCATCATTAGTTCTTTTCTATTGGTATGCATGATAGGTAGTCCAACAACCATGTCATGTTTTGTAAAAATTGTTTGTTTTAATTCGTGTTCCATAATGTAAGATAATAGGGAAAGTTTTGTATTAGTATCACATCTATCTTTTGGTTTTCCTTTATAATAGTGTATATCATCAATAGCGAAAAATTTGATATTGTTATAATAGAAAAGTGTTCCTCCAAAAATTGTTCCAAGACTTAAATCTCCATGAAACACTACAGGTGTGGTTTTAATATTTGTTATGTTGTTTAATTTATCAAGATAACATAATGCGGCTATTTTATCCTTATTATGAAATGTGAACCATAGAAGACATCTTTTTCCTTCTGGAATAGCCATACATACATTAAATGATTGAACTTTGTTATGCTCAACTGTGTCATAAGAAAGTTCCATATTTTGAGGAATATTTGTAATTATATCATCTGTTATGTCCATATAATATATATATATGACAAAATCTTTAATACATTTATGATATATTAACTTGATGAGTTTGATGATTTTAAGAAATTTTTAAGTTGTTCCTTCATGTCTATATCATCATTTTTTTGATGATTAGAATTATTTGTTGATTGTATTGGTATAATTGGTATATTATCAATAGATGTTGTTGATATAACGTTGGAGTTTTCATGTTCGTTTTTATTTGTCAAATCAATTGTTTCTTTTAATTTTTCTTCAACGGCTGTATAAAGGAGTTGATCAGTTGCTATAATTCTTTTTTTTGGTTTTGTAAATGTGTTTTGAGCGTATACTATAGTATAATGAGCTATTCCTATAAGTGAAACATAAAATATTATTTTGAATAAAATATAAAAAACAACTCCCATAATATACGACTTAACAAAATTATTTATATTTTAACAAATTGAATAGTTCTAATACATCTTCTTTAATAAGAGGGTTTTGAATGTCTGCGTCGCTATATGAAGCATATTTTTTTGAGTTTAATATAAAGTAAACTTCAATTATTTCGTTATTTTCATCAAGTTCTACAATAAGATTTACAGGAGAATTTTCTTGAAGAGAGTAATAATTTATAGTTATTTTTCTTGAAAAATGTTCGAATGGTATATGTGAAACATTATTTTTTCTTTTTTTAATAATACTATGGTCGATAGTAATACCTGTTTCATCGAGATAGTTTTGTATATTGTCTATTTTTCCATCAATAAAATCAATTTTTCTTAAGCAATTACCTCTATCTACACGATATACACCTTCTGGTGTATAAATGTATGTTATTTTATATGATTCGCGTTTATGTTTGCTAATCAAATTTAATTTTGACATTTTGAAATTAAATTTGTCTATGTAAATTCTCATAAATATATATCGCTAAACTATTTAAACCAATTTGATAATATAATATAGTATGAACATATTAATTGTCGAAAAAACCGGAACTATTAAAGAAACCAAAATTAAAAACCCCGATGAAATATATAAAAAATGTGGATTTAAAACTGTGAAAGATTTTGAGCATCAAGTTACTTGGGGTGCGAATGCGTGTAATGAAAAGATAAATATTAAATTATTTGCAAAAGCAACGGGTCGTGCGAATAGTGAAAATAAATATGAGTTTCCTCCGCCGGTCGATACTGATTTATATTTTGGATCTGTTGCGTTATTGGCATTTTCAGAAGATGATGAAATTCTTGATTTATATAAGGAAACATGGGAAAGTATTTATGAAGAGTTATATGGTGGTTTTGAGGATCTGGGTGCTGAAGATTCGGATGAAACAGATGAACTTGAAGATGTTCCTGCAGACATGAAAACAAAAGAAGGATATTTAAAAGATGGGTTTGTTATTCCTGATGATAATCTTCTTGATGATATTGTTTCACAGACGGAAGAGGAAGAAGAACATATAGATGAAGAAGCAGAAGTAGAGTTTGATGGAGACGTAGTAAGTGATAGTGATAGTGATGAAGACTCTGAATTAAGCGAAGAAGACTATTATTATAGTGATTAATTCCTGTAAAATAAAATATATAATATAATATTTATATTATATATAATGGCAGCAAAAATGATGATGCGAAAAACCCGTTCTAAGACTACCAAAGGTAAATCTATGCAAAAGAAATATGCTAAGAGTAGCAAGAAATCCATGTGCAAGAGCAAGAAGGCATATAGTTGTGTGTCTACTCCTGGTTGCAAGATGACAAAAGGTAAGAAGAGACAATTTTGTCGTTCAAAAAAGAACAAGAAGCACTAAATTTATTATATTTTAATAAAGGAAACCTAAAATTGATTTAAAAAAATAACATAATTTAGAGAATATAAGTTATGTTACGAGTTATTGAAAATCCCGATGAATTTAGAAAAAATATTACTAATCGCCTTGAATCTTGTAAATTAGCTTCTGATGTTTGTATTAATTTAGAAAAAGGTATATATAATTTTAGTATTAAAGAAGCAAATAATAAAAAACTTACAAAAAAATGGGACAATCCTTTGTTTGTAAGGATATATTTAGATAGACTTCGTACTATATATTTTAATATTCAAAATCCAAAACTTTTTGAAATTATCAATAGTAAAAAAGTTAAAGCACATGAAATTGCGTTTATGACACATCAAGAAATGGACCCTGAACGTTGGAATTTGTTAATTGATGCTAAGATTAAGCGCGATAAAAAGAAATATGAAACGAGAATGGTAGCAGCGACAGATACATTTACATGTAGAAATTGTAAATCAAATGAGTGTACATATTATCAATTACAGACAAGGTCAGCTGATGAACCTATGACGACATTTGTTACATGTATTAATTGTGGTAATAAATGGAGATGTTAGAATATGAAAATAAAATTATAACTTAAAATGATGGTATTATATACATATATGCATTTGGTGCGTTCTATTATAATAAGTTCATCACCTTTTTTAGTGTCTTTACCTTTTACTGTATTTGATCTTAATAGATTTGCTGATGAACAACCACGTGCTGTTTGGCAGCCACCTGATTATACATTTGGAATAGTATGGCCTATTTTATATGTTTCATTATTTTCATTTAATATGTTAATATTTAGAAATCCAAATATATCAAGTGATATAAAGTCTTTTGTTGCTAAACATACGATTATTGAATCAGGATTACAAGGTCTTTGGTTATATATGTTTCGTTTTAAAAAAAATATTATTGATAGAAAAAATGGATACCTAAAAGGTATTATTCCCATGATTGGTTTATTTTTTATGTCGTGGTTTAGATTAAAAACAATATTAGATACACCTGATATTTTTCCATATTTATTATTATATTTACCATATTTGTTGTGGATAAATTTTGCCCATATTTTAAATTGGCAACTTATTTTAGGTTTTACTAAATAATTTATTAGTTTAATAATTCAAGATCTTTTAAACGCCAATATTCACTTGCACCATTTGGCATAGGTCTTCTTATTATGAATGGTATTTTCTTTTCAGATAATTCTTGACAGGCTATTAAATAACCATCATAATTACTTTGATTCATTTCAACAAATGGTTTTGCTCCTTCATTAATTTGTTTTGCTCTTAATCCTAAGACACGCGTTTTTTCAAATTTGCTTAATATGGGTACAGTTTTATGAAATGGATCTAAAATTAAGCCAGACTCATTTTTTAATATATCACATAATGTATTTACTTCATCATAATTTACTTGCGTTGATTCTGGATGATATTCATTTATAATATCACGTCTTATATCTGTGTTAAATTTTTGAAAATAATCTTCATCGTTAAATTCATCAGAATCTATACTTGATACAGTATTATCATCAATATCATCAATATCATCATTTGAATCTATGGTTGGTTCTCCAGCATCCTCATCGTATTGACCTTCTAAATCATCATCATCATCATTATCACCTTGATCACTTTCATTTTCATAATCGACTATATCGTCATCATCATCGTCATCATTTATTTTATCTAATTCGATATCAGAATCATCTCCACTTTGTTCATTTTCAATATCTTCTTCGGTATTTTTTTTCTCTTTGGTTAGTTCATTAAAATCAGTGAAATCACTCATACTAATATAAAGTTATACTATTTAAATAATAAAAATAATATTTCAATTTTATTTTAAGATACATTACAAATATCTTAAAATAATAAAATTATAATATTTATTACTTAGTATCAGTTTTCCAAACATTTTCACAGTGACAACACATGTATATAAATTTTTTATTAGAATCATCATATCTTATATATATAATATCAGGGTCAACCTTATCATCACTTTTTTTGTTTGAAATACATTCATCGTTTACACATAAAACATTTTGTACTTTTGGTAGTGTAGGGTCAAGTTTTGTATATTCATTTATAATGTGGTTAAAATTTTGTGTAGTTTCGCGATAATTAACTGACGAAACACATATATTTTCTTTCGAAAGAACATGATTTTCATTTCCACAATTTTTACAATAATATATAATAGAATCGGGTGAATCTTCATTTAATTTAATGTAAAACATATTTTCACATTTATCACAAAAGTGCATAACTATATTGTATACGAGTATTTATATTTGTTTATTTTCAATTTTATTATTAATATTGTAAATGTTTATTTAACCTAAATATAAATTTTTAATTTTTTTTTTCAAGGATGAAGCTTCAGTTTTGTTTATTTTCGAGGACATCTTGTATATATGTGTTCTTATTTCTCCTTTACTGTTTCTATGTGTTGTTTCATTTGCTCTTTTAAGTATAGAATCTATATTATCTATAATACGTTGTTTATTTTCATTAAAATGCTTTATACATGGTTCTTTAAATAATGAGTAAGGTTCATTATTATTTTCGATTTTATCAAGAATTCTTAGCATACATACGTCATTATTTTTATATGAAACAATTATATTATATGGTTCTATGTCACTATTTGATTCTGTAATACCAGGTTCATTTAAAAGAGGTTTTTCATTTAATACTGTACATAATGTTAGAAGTATACTTCCTATTGATTGACATGATGTCCATTGGTCTCCGCTCCATGTATTTAATAATGATATACAAACTTTTCCATTTCTATATAGATTTGGATTAAATCTTATATTATCACCATTCGATAAAAATGTAAGGACCGGAGGGCTATGTGGGTAATCGTATGGAAAATTAAATTCAAAAAAATAAAATCCGTCTTGATAAGGTGTATCTGTAGGACCTATTATCATTGCATATCCTTTAAATATATTTTCCATATTATGCTCATAATATATTCCGTTTTCATGTAATGGATTTTTCATAATATTTTTTATATCTCTTGATATACGTTTTATAGTTTCTGGTGTTATTATTGGTTGGGGAATCTCTACCAGACTCATATAAAATATATTCATGTTGAAGTTTTAAATATATATTTAATTTCAATTATATTAATATATTTTTATTATACTAATATTTTTTAGTATAATATTTTATAAACCATACCATAATGAGTATAATTTTAAATAATTTTAATATTAATTACAATAAATAATGAGTAAAATTGATATGAAAAAATCTGGTTATAGTATACACAAATGAAAAAGGGTAAAATGACGCCTACACAAATGTCAAAAAAATATTATGATTTTATGAATTCACATCGTGTGACAGATAAGAATTTACCACATACACATACTCGTATTCCCAGTAAGTCTGGAAATCGTAATTTATGTGGTGGTAAATTTAATATTCCTCATGATGAGTTAGATAAATTTTACGAATTATATTATAATCACGTGTTTGTAAATAAAAATGAAGAACATTTAACAGAGGTTCAATTAAAAAACGATACATCTCCAATATTAATAGATCTTGATCTTAGATATGATATTGAAATTATAGAACGACCTCATGAAAATAATGAAGAATTTCAATTAACTGTAATTGAAATTTATATGAATAATCTTAAAAAAATAATTGATTTTAAAAAAGATATAGTTATACCAGTATATATTTTTGAAAAGCCGGATGTAAATATTGATAAAGAAAATTCTCGAACAAAAGATGGAGTTCATATGATAGTTGGTATTCAACTTTGTCATAAATATCAAATTGAATTGAGAAAAATGGTGTTGAAAGATATTAAAGATAATGAATATACTGAATTAAATGATTTACCTATAACTAATTCATGGGATACTGTTTTAGACGAGACAATATCAAGGGGAAGTACAAATTGGCAATTATATGGTTCAAATAAGCCATTAAATCAAAAATATAAACTTGAAAGGATAATAAATCTTACATATGAAGATGATGGTGAGTTTAGTTTTGATTATGATATTCAGGTTCCAAGTATGGTTCAAGAAAAACGTGATTTATTTAATAGGTTATCAGCACAATATTGTGGAAATCCTTTCTTTGAACCAAATGAAGAATTTGTTAAATCACTTGATAACTCTTCTGGTAATGGTGGTGCTTCAACACGTAAAAATAGAAGAGTTAGAACAAGTAATAGTGATAAATTAATATTATCAAAAAGTGGTGATTATTCCGAAATTACATGTGAAAAAGATCTTGATGAACTTATTGATGATTTCCTATCATCAACAATAGATTCTAGTTCAAGTGAATATAGTTTTAGAGATATTTATATGTATGTTATGATATTACCTGAAGAGTATTACACAGACCGTAATAAATGGATTGAAGTTGGATGGGCTTTGAAAAATATTGATTTTCGAATGTTCACCGTATTTATGAAATTTAGTTGTCAGTGGAGTGAATTTTCGTTTAGTGATATTCCCGATTTGTTTGATGAGTGGCAAAAATATGAAATAGGTGAGGATTGTTTAACAAAGGGTTCTATTGTATATTGGGCTCGTGAATATTGGACTAATAAATGTCGAGAAGATCCAGATATAGAAAATAAATGGGATGAAATCTATCGAAGTTCTATTGATTATTATGTCCATCGAAGTATTGAAGAACCGGAGGATTATAATTTTGCTATGGTTCTTTTCAAAATGTATGGTGACCGATACAAATGTGCGGATATTAAAAACAATATATGGTATGAATTTATAAATAATAGATGGATAGAAACAAATAATGCCACAACCTTATATATCGGTATTTCAACAAAGCAATATGAGCTTTATAATACGAAACTTGTTCCGATGGTTACAAAACTTCAATCAATTGAAGATGAAGATGACCCAGAATGGAATGATACTAAACGTATTATAGGGACTCTACGTAAAATATGTGACAAAATGAAAAATTGCACATCAAAAGAAAAAATACTTAAGGAGGCAAAACATTTATTTTATGATAAAGACTTTTATAATTTACTTGATATGAATCCTTATATATTTGGTTTTAAAAATGGTGTTGTTGATTTTACAACAAACAAATTTCGTCAAGGTACAAAGGATGATTATTTATCAAAGACTTGTAATTTGAAATTTATACCAAAGGAAGAATGGGACCCTACTATTGTTACTAATATTAATCAATATATGGATCAATTATTTCCTGAAAAGGAACTTTGTAAATATATGTGGGAGTATATAGGTTCAATTCCTTTAGGTAAAGATCATAACCAAACATTTAATAACTTTTATGGTAAGGGACAAAATGGTAAATCAAAATTTATTGAAATATTGGGTTCTTTACTGGGAGATTATTATGAGATTATTCCAGAAGCATATGTAACTGGAAAGAGATCAAGTGTTGAAGGAACACAATCATCTATTGCTAAATTAAAAGGAGTGCGGTTGGCTTGTATTAATGAGCCGCAAGAAGGCGATTCGTTGAATGAAGGTATTATGAAAGAACTTACAGGTGGTGATGAAATTGTAGCAAGACAGCTTCATAAAGAGGCGATTCGATTTAAACCACAATTTAAGTTAGCTGTAGCAACAAATCATTTATTCAAAATTAAGTCACAGGATGATGGTACATGGAGAAGATTTAGAATTGTTCCTTTTGTTACTCGATTTGTTGTCGAAAAATTACTTGGTGTAAAGTATTCATGGGAAGATAATCCATATCAGTTTGGTATTGATTATCAGCTTGATGTTAAATTAGCTAGTAAAAATTTTAAGGATACTTTTATCTCTATGATTGTTGATAAAACATTTCAAACAGGTGGCGTAGTTGAAGATGTTCCTATTGTTATGAAAGAGACAGATAAATATAGAAACGGAGAGGATTTCTTTGCTAACTTTATATCAGATAAAATTATATACGAAGAAGGTTCTGGCAATATGGTAAAAAAGAATGAACTTCACGCTGAATTTCAAGAATGGTTTAAACAGAATATTGGTGGAAGACCACCAAGTTCATCTAAGTTATACAATTTGTTGGATAACAAATATGGACCTCATAATAGGAAGACCGGTTGGAGAAATATTAAGATAGTATATGATGATGACGATGATGAGGATGAAGTTAATGTATAATATTTAATTAGATGTTCGTAATATTTTTTATGTTTAAATATTACGAATGATAAAATAACATATAAAGTAATTATAAATATTTGATGATTTTTTTATATAATTCAGGTAATCCAAAAATGTTAATATATTGTAAATTTGATTTATGAGCCCCTGAAATAAATTTATATTGAGATAAAAACATTAAAAAATGTCTTCTTCTATAATATCTTCCATGTTTTCTACACAAATCAGAAACAACTATTTTTAATTCAATATTGCGTATATAATCGAGAGCAGATTTATCATTAGAATCCCTTCTAACAATATCAGCTCCTTTTTTTGATAAAAGCTTTAAAATTTTATCATAACCAGCCCTAAGATTTCTCGCGGCATAATGCATAGGTGTATTATTGAAAATATCACGTTGATTCAAGTCACATTTATTTGATATATAATCTATAATATTATAAGACCTTTTTTGTTTTAAAGCATGTATTAATAAATTTTGCTTTCTTGAGTCAATCATATTAAACTCACATTTCCGTATAAATATTATTTTTAATAAAATAAGACTACACATCTTCGCAGCGTTAAAATAAGAATTTTTATCTGGTATTATACCGTTATTTATAAAAAAATCACACAATTCATCATTATTATTTAATGTGCAGTAATAAAATGGGGTGTACTCTTCCATATTAAATTCATTAGCACATTTACTATTAAATAATGTCTTAGCAACATTTGTTCTATCATACAAACATGCTATATGTAAAAGGTTGTTCCCTGTAGAATTTCGAATACGATCACATATTCCAGGATGACTATTAATAATAGCTATAGCATTATTACATTTTTTTTGTTTTATCAAAGAAACTATTTTATTATATACATTTATATCTTTCATCATATACAATAATACGGTAAATATAAATGTAACAAATTTATAATTTGATGCTTTTAAAATTTTCCATTTTTTCTTCGTAAACCTTTTTTATAGATTCAGCAAGTGATTTTGTCCATTTTTCTGGATTATAAAGACGATTAGATTCTTTATAAGCATTTTCGGCAATAAAATTTCTTTTTTTTTCACAACACAATTCTTTTAAAGCCCAATACCAACTATTTTCATCAAAAACACCATAACCATTATCAGGATCGGCAAGCATATGCATATTTGCTGGAGTAATATCAGCTACAACAGGTATTCCAAGATTAAATAAAACAAGAGATCTACCAATATTTGATTTATTTTTAAATCTTATTTTCATATCAGTGTTATATTTACCAAGTGTTATATTAGGTTTCAACTTATTTGAATGTTCTATTTCACTTATATTAGGAACAACACCAATATCAAATTTTTGAATTTCTTTTACAACAGTTTCATATTTCCATCTTTTAAATTCCATTTCAACACCTTCTGGTCGTCCTTCTTTCCATTCTGTATCATTTTGACATATATATACAAATTTTATTTTTATTTCTTTTGATAGACGTTCAAGCGCACATTTTAAACCACAAACACTATGATTTAAATGATTTTGATTTCCATGGTATCCTATTATTAGAGGTTTATCTTGAGGAACAGGTTGATGTATTTTTCTTGGAATATTAAGATACATCTTTTCTATTTGTGGAAATAAAAAAACATTTTTATTGTATTTAATCATAGAGCATTTTTCTTCTATTGAACCTACTATAATAAAATCTACAATTTTTAAAACAGACACATTATCACAAGAAGGCGTTATTATACCGTTAACTTTATCGAGATTTCGAAATTTTGTTGTTAATTTATCATGTATTAATATTTCATATTTATTAGGATCTCCGCCTATAACACTTATATAACCCAACTTTCTAAAATATTCACTTAAATTTTGTATATGAATTCTATAACTACCCCGATTGCTTGTTCCACATCCATAAAATGAAATTAACATATAATATAAGTATTATTTATTTTTTGTCATTATACTAAATTATACGTTTGTACTAAAATATTTAAATACGAATTAAAAATATTATAATGACACGGGGATTTGTATATATAGCAAGTAATAATGCTGGTGGAATAAGAGGAACTGACTACGTAAAGGAGGCTATTTTTTCAGCAACAAGTTTAAAAAAAATCCACCCTAACGCACAAATAACACTTTTTACAAATAAAGAATATCCTAATTTGGGTATCTTTAATAAAATAGAGATTGTTGATATTAAGTTGAGATCAAAACAAGACATATTACATATGTCTCCTTATGATAATACTATATATATTGATACTGACACATACATTAACGATAATGTAGAAGAACTATTTGACCTTTTTGAAAAGTTTGAATTGTTTGCAACTCATGATTATGCAAGAAAACGAAACTTTCCAATACCAGAATATATGGCAATACCAGTTTCATTTAGTGAATTAAATGGAGGTGTATTTGGATTTAAAAAGTGTGATAATTTTAATAAATTAATAGAACTATGGAAGCATTATTTTCATAAATATCAAAAAGTAACACAATGGGATCAACCATCATTTAGAATCGCCTCTTGGGAATCAGGAATTAAATTATATGTTGTTCCATATGAATATAATAGAAGAGGAAGACATGCAAAACAAAAAGGATTGGATGCTGTTAAAAAAGGTGATAAAAAATTCCCTAGAAATCATTTAAATACCAGAATATATCATGCTCACAACTTAGAAGGAAAAAGTATAGAATATATGGATAAGAATTCACAAGAAATATAAACGGATTATAAAAAATGTTGGTAATATTGACAAATCATTAATACCAAAATTATAAATATTGTAGATATACACTTTGAATATTTATGAACAATTATAAATAAATTATTAGTTATATAATTAATATAATAATAAATATTTTATATTAATTATATGAAAAATAATGTTTTTTTAATTTGTATGATGAAAGATGACGAACCAAAATTACTACATCACTGGTTAAAATATTATTTTGATTTTTTAAAAATACCTATAGGAGAAATTAGAATACACCGAACAAATCCAGAATATACAAAAATAACAGAAAATATGTTGAAAAAATATAATATTAATATTCATTACACAGATTCGTATACAAGTGATGATAAAAATAATTGGGTAAATAAAATAAAAAGTAAATACAACGAAAATTTTTGGGTAGTATATCCTGATTCTGATGAGTTTTTTGAATATCCTGATAATGACCTAATGAAATTTATTGAATATTGTGATAAAAATAAAATGACAGTATCATGTGGTGATTTTAATGATCGACATAGTCAAACAGGTGAATTGAGTGAAATAGACCTCAATAAAAATATTTTTGAGCAATATAATAAAGTTTCTTCTTACACAAAAACTGTTGCTAATGCTTCATTTAGAAAAGTTTCATTATTCAAAAATAAGTATAAAATGAATAATAGTCATTTTTTGATTGAAGAGTTCAAGATTAATAATAAAGGAGATTGTAAAAAGGAAAAATTTAAACGCTCAAAACAAAATGAATGTCAAATGACACTTATAATGGGTAAAAAAGTAAAAGAGAGTATGAATACATTTCCATCAAGTGATCTATTTAAAATAATAGAAAATAATATTGAATATAAATTAAACATTGATCAGTTGATACAATTAATTTTAAGTGAAAACAATTTTAATAGTAATTTATTTATAATTGATTTATCTATTATAGACAATACTACATATAAAAATAATGAATACTTCGAAAAATCTAAATATATAATCGAAGAATTATTTGTAAAAAAAAATAAAAATGTTATTTTTATTCCAGATTCATATAATAAAGATAGTAACTTAAATGAAATATTTGAAAATATATGTGATTCATATTTAAAACCAATAATATATAAAGAAACAATTGATAAAAATTTTGGAAAAAACCTTTCAAATTATTTATTTAATATTCGAAATTTTTTACATTATAATTTTAATTATTATTATCCATCAACAAATGTACATCATTTTAAATATACAGAATATTTTGTTACTTCAAATACTATGAAAGTAAATGGTTATAATAATAATGTTGAAACGAGTGGTTCAATAAGATCATATAAAAGATATCTTGAAAATGTATACGAAAAGTCAAATAAATATTATTTAAAAGATTCAGGAGATAACCCAGGTGTAATAATAAATTATATGTAGAAATTCACATGATAGACAATCTATTTAATTCTTTTATTATATCAGAATAGTAATTATTATTTATTTTTATACATTCTTTTATTAATTCTTTATTTAAATTTTGTATTTGATTTAACTGTTTATTATTTTCATTTAATTCCATATTATCTTGATATTTTATATAATGAAATTTTGTATAGTTGAATTTTTCACTAAAACTATTATACAACACACATTTTTTATTCAATAAAGCAGAAAAATATAACGCATGATATGTATTTGTAATTATTATATTACTTTCTCCAATAAATTTAATCAAATTATCTATTTTTTCTTCATTATTTATTTTATCATATTTTTCTTTTAATTTAATTTTATTATGATGATGTTCTATAACACCTATATTTCTTTGTATTTTATATTCATATTTTAGTTGTGGTAAATTACAAGAAGAGCAGGTAATATATCTTGTATTACTTTCATATGATTGTTTAAAATCTCTTATCCCTAACAACTTAAATTTTGATAAATTAATTTTAGTATTAATATTTGTATTATGATGACTATTAAATCCGATTCCCCAACCAAAAACATTTTCAGACAATTCTAATAATTTATTAATATTTTTATTCCAAATTTCAAGACAATTTAACAACCCACCACCACTTAATATAATTGGATCATTTCTTTTTATTAATGTAAAATCTGGTGAATATATGTCGTGTTTTACAATTTTATAAGGTTCAAATGAGTAATATTCTGAACAGTTAGAAACAATGTCACCTGTATTTGTTTTATCTATTCTATGAATTATATGAAGTTTATGTAATTTATTAATATTTTCTGATATGTTTATTTTTAAATCAACTAAAGCAATACCACTCTTACTATCAGAGATTCCATAACTTAACATTAATTTAAGTTTTATATTATTTTCAAGATATATTTGCTCTTCTATTAACATTCCCATTATAAAAATAAATTTATTATTAGATATTTGTTTTTCATCAAACAATATTTCATGAATACATTTATTTGGAATGTTAATTTTTGTATCATTAACCATAATTTCTTTATTATCGTATATTTGGTAGTAATACTTATACATAAGACCTTTTTTATTACATCTTTCATGAACCATCGTAATCCACATATTATTTGATAACTCTATAAAAGGAGTAGAACCTCTATATTTTTTGGATTTAAACTTATCATTTATAATCAAAAAATCTGTGAAAAAAACCTTGCCTGTTTCAATATCCTGAATTGTTAAATTAGGAATATTTATATTTGGTGGAATTACATCAATAAAACCACATATATTCTCTTGAGGATTAATATGTTGAATAGGGATTATATTTTTTGTAGAAATATGATTTCTTGCTTCTTCGTTAGTGGATGTTTGAGAAAATGATACTTCTATACCATTCAATTTAATTAAATTAGGCATTAACTCAACTTTACTTTTATGAGGTGTAACTAATTTAGATATTTCATTATTTCTTATGAAAAACTCTATATTATTTATTTTACTATTATCATTCTCTAATGTAAATTTTTTATAATTATTACCTATTTTATAAGGAAAACAACCACCATCTATTTCATCAAAACTATATATTTTTTCTGATTTTTTATACAAATTATCATTTATCCTTTTATCTAATAAACTTGCTCTCACGTAATAATCTGCTATATTTGGTGTCTTTGATTTGGCAGCAAGACGAGAATAGCCAATTATTCCAATATTTTGTTTCATTTTAAAAATTCTTAAATCAGCACATTTTGGACCCTTATCATTTTGTAATAAATGAGGTTTAATAATCCAAAAATTATTGTATTCAACAAATTCTTTATCCTGTAAAAAACGTATTAACATTTCATGAGATATTAATCCTATAAATGACATCGTTCCCATATTTGTAGTAGGTGCCGCCACAAAAAATATTATGAGAACTGAATCTTCATTATATTTTTGATCTGTAATTTTTAAAGTTTCTTCTTTATTTAATTTTATTATAGAATTGTTATAATTTTTATATGGAAATATTCCCATTTTTTTGTTTTCAAATAATACTTTTGATATCATATAAATATAAATATAAATATATATATATTTTTATAATGTTTCATAATTATATTACTATAAAATTAAAGTAATATAATGTAACAATTATTTCTTAGATTTAATATCATTTAATGTTTTCATAAATATATTTGGGTTACCATTATGAATAAATATCATATTATTATCTTGTGAAGCCACCGAACCGAATACGTAAATATTTTTTAAATTTGTTTCGTTATTATCATTAATAGAAATATAATCACCTTTATATTTTATTCCAATTTTTTCAAAAATATCACTTCTCATATGCATTCCTAATAATAAAACCACTTTATCAATATTTAAAATTTTTCCATTATTAAGTGTTATATTTTTATCATTATCAATTTCAACAATAGTGGTGTTATAAAATATTTTTAAATTATTTTTATACTTAGATATTGTTTCATTAAATTTTTTATAATGAATAGTATTTAACCTTTCATTATATTTATCACCTCTTATTATCCAATATATAGTATTATTTGGTAGTAAGTATGTAATATAATCTATTGATGAATTTCCAGCACCTACTATACATATTTTCTCATTTTTATAGTTAAAATTATTTAAATTATTATAACAAAAGTTATAGTTTGTATTAATAGATAATTTATTATTATTATGATATATTCCTGTTGCTATTATAACAAACTTAGAAGTAATAATATATTTATTGTTATTATTTACATAATATATTTCATATTTTTCATTTTTCTTTTTAATGTCAATTACGTTACATAGTGTTTTTATATTTAAATTGTGTTCATTTGAAAAATTTATATAATAATTAACTATAAAATTATTATCATATATTGCATTATTATTTGTAAGTTTTTCATTTTGTTTACTTGGAAATTTTAAATACTTGAATTCTGAATGCCATAATATATTTGGGTATTTTTTAATATTATTTAATATATCTCCTTTTTCCAAACAAATATATGAAATATTATTTTTTTTTAATTGATATGATGCGTATAATCCATTTGGACCTGAGCCAATTATTGTTACATTATATTCCATAATTTATATATGATAATATAAGAAAAAAATCAATATATTAATATAATTATATATATTATATGAATAATGAGATCGACCTATACAATAGTAATAAATCTTTTTATGATAAATGGTTGTGCAGAAAAAAAATGATATTAGAAATATTTCCAAATATGAAAGGAAGTGTACTTAATGTAGGTGTCCATGAATTTAATAGATATGATGGATTATGTTTTCCCAATAAAGAATTATATTATACAATAGACTTAATAGAATCTAATAAAAAATATGGTTCAAAATATAATCATGATACAATTGATTTTTTAAATTTAGATGAAAATATAAAATATGATAACATAATCTTATTTGGAGTATTAAACATTACAACAAATAAAAATAGTAAAGTTGAAAAATATAATTTATATAAAAATGAAAATATCGTAATTAATAAAGTAAACACATTATTAAACATAAATGGAAAAGTCTTATTTGGTCCAGATATACCTAATAGTACAAAAGAAAACGCAATAATTACAGAGAATTATTATGATGAATGTTTTTGTAATAATAAGCTATTGAATAAAAATTTTAAACAAACATTAAAATTTATAGGAAAAGGTAATATTTTATATGAGTATAAAAAAATAATATAATAAAATCAAGCGTTGTATGTTATAATCTCACTCATCAGAAATTCATTAGTATAAAAATTTTTATTATAATGTGTATTATCAATATAATCTTTACTCTTTATAATACTTGAAATTTTAGATAATTGTTTGTGACCTCGTATAGATTTGTCATTATTCAGTTGTTGTTTTGTAAAATACACTTTTAAACAAGTATCATATATTTTAGGTAATTCTTGATAAAAATTATTATTAAAATTAAAATAATACAATTTATATTCTTCATTTTTATCTTGTATTAGCTTTGTTACAATTTTGGAAGTTACTCTATGATGATAATGACCATATTCTCCATGTGGATTATGTGTTACAATTTTATGATAATTTATATTTTTTAATTCTTTATTTATTAATGTTGTAATATTATTTATTACATTATTATCCCATTTTAAATTACCTGTATTATAATAGTCAGGAAATGAATACATGATATAATTTAACTTCAATATATTCATTACACTTTTAAATTTATCACTACGTAAATTATCATCTCCGTGTGTCAAACAAATTATAAACCAATTGCTATCTTTTAATAATTCTTTCCATCCAAATAATAATTCATCATCTGGATGTGCAACAATCATAACGTTTATAGAATTATAAGCCATTTAATATATTAAACCTATTTAATATTTCTTCGATATTTTCCAAATCACATAAATATCCTATAAACCATCTTTTATCTTTACCTTCAATATTTTGTTTAATACCTGTGTTGCTTGAATTCTTAACACAACAATAATCATGTTTTTCCAGTGTTTGTTTAACTATATCCCAAAATTCGTCTTTTGTAATTAAATCATCATAATTTACTTTCCCTGTTATTCGCAAATCAAATGGTGGAAACATAGGTCCTTTTTTATAACGATTTCCAAATTGTTCTTGGCTACCAAATGCGGGATGTAAAAGTATATGATGTTGTGGTAATAAAGTAACATTATATTGTTTAATAATATTAGGATCTTTTCTAATAATTTCTGTTGGAAGCTTTTGACCCCAATCTACTGACTTATTTTTTGTAATATTTTCCATCCATGTATAAAGAAATTTATTACCCTTTTCCCAATTAATCATAGGATCGTTTTGTATATGAAATCCAAAATCTTTATATTTATTTGATACAAATGTTCCATCTACTAAATTAAAATTTGAACCCCAATAACTTGCTTTTTTTTTATTCTTCCATAAAAATGTACCTATAATATTTTTTTCGTTTGGAAATTTACGGACAACAACGTCATCTATATCTAACCAAGTCCCACCGTTCTTGTATAGTAAAACCAATCTAATAATATCTGATAATTCTGGTTTCGATAGCTTATGTGAAATTTTATAATTAATTAAAGGTGTGTCTATAAATAACTCTTCAAAATTTTCTATATATATAATTTTTAAATTATCTATATTAATTAATCCTTCAGGAATTATATATTTTTTTGTGTACAAAAATACATTCGCATTATTATGAAAATATAGTAATGATTTTGCCCAAAGTTGTATCTGTGTTAATTGAATATCACTAACCCTTTCATCAGAATCCCAAAAACCATGAAACGACCTAGTAACTGATTTTTGTAAAGTTACATTGTAATAATTATTATCAACTATATTGGAATTAGCTGATTTTGATGTTTCTATCAAATTCAATAACATTTTTCCATACATAGTATGTGAATTTTCATATGCCCAATCCCAATCATTAATTTTTTTCATATATTCAAGAGATTTCGATTCCCATAAATGTAAAGAAATAAGATTTTTCGGTATTTCTTCTTTAGATTTAAATATTTTGTGTGTTTCATCATAATGTGGTAAAAAGAAGACATCCTCATCTTTTAAAGATAACAAATTAGGATATTCTAATGATAATTTTAAAGGTAAAATAATAGAAGATTCACTCCAACCATCTGGTTTAAAATGTTTTTCATATGATTTTAACCATATTTTAAAAAACTCACTTTTAGGTTTGGAAAACATTATAGCATTACATATACCTTCATGTGGTATTTGTTTTCCTAACACTACATCATGATTAAAAAAATCTTTCCATGGTTTAATACATATTGTATCTATATCTAAATATACACCACCTTTATTATATAAAACATTCATTCTTACCCAATCTGCTTTATGAGCAGTTTTTTTAATTTTTTTACTTCCAATATGTGTGGGTATATCTATTTTTTCTAATTTTATACATGGTATTAGTTTTATTTTATTCCACCATATTCCATATGGTTCATAATGATAATAAAAATATATAATATCAGGGTTATTAATAATATAACAAGAATAAACTGCTATATAATAACAAAATAAAAAATCTTCATTTTGTTCTTGTAATCCAAAAACAAAATGACAAATATTCATATAATTCATATATATAATAAATAAAATTTTAATAGCATAATATGATTAATTTTATTAATTCGTTTATTATAATTATGAAATTATAATAAATAATATATAAATGAATATTAATGAAATAGTAGATTTCATAAAGGGTTTAAATCTTAAAAGTTTTGATGAACCATCTCGAGAAGTAAGAAGAAGCACAAAAAATATACATGATATTGAAAAAAATTCACTTCCTTCTTTAGAAATAATTGGTAATACTAATAAAAAGGTTCAGGATTTAGATTTAAATATAGTATTTGCAGGATTCTATCATAATACAATAGGTTATTGTGAAATATTTGAAACAGACCGAGTTTTAATACCACTTTACATAAGTTTTTATACTAAATGTAATGTTTATATAAACATAAAGGAAGGATATTATAAAGTAGATTATAATAAAGGAATCGAAAAAATAATAAGTCCACCTAATTTTGACCTTTTAATAGTGAAAGAAAATTATGATACTGCTGAAAATTCAATCTTAAAGAATCATATAAAAAATCATGTAAAACCTCCTATAAAAATTGTTTTGATGCCTATTTACAGTGAACGTCAAAAATGTCACTATATGTTTAAAAATTCATCAATGTTTAAATGTTCGGTTGAAAAATCTTTTTTATATTCAAAAAAAGTGGATAAAAAAAATATTATTCTTATAAATGGAACAATTATGGGTCGTAAAGGACAATTAGAATTTATAAATGATATTGATCCAGATTTAATTAAAAACTATTTAATCCTTTTGATAGGAAAAGATAAAAATAACATTTATAGTAAAATAAAATCAAAAGCAATAGAAAAAGGAATAAATATACATTTTATACCATTCATAAAATCAAATGATATGTTTAAAATAGTTCCTTATTGTAAATATAATGTTAATTATTGTTCATCTGGATTTACAGACGCAAATCCAAGATCTATAAATGAAGGTATTTATAGTGGAATACCGTTTTTAATAAGTGACCTTGTAGAATTTCCTGATAGATTCAAAAAAAATGGATGGTTGAAAAAAATTGGTGTTATTTGCAAACACAATAATTCACAAGATTTAAATGAAAAAATGAAAACTCTTTTACAATTAAAAAATGATGATGTATATGATTTCTGTGAAAAAGAATGTAATTACAATACAGTTTGTCAAGATATTACAGAAGAATTACTTAATAAATATATAGATATAACTAAGAAGTGATATTATTATAAATTTAATTAAATCCAATCCATCCTGATTTATCATATTTGGAACCTATACCTAAGCATGCCCAACGTGGCCATATTTGATAATGTATTTCTTTACCTTGGAAATAAAATGCTGGAACAATTGGAAATGTGCTTTTTGTCATAATAAGTGTATGACAATTTGCCATTAACCAACAGTCATAATCTTCTCTATTTCTTGACAGAGATATACAATTATATTTTTTTATTATTTTTGAATACTGAACCGGTGGATGATGCATACTAATAACATATATCTGTTTTTTTGGATATTTAGCATTTAATTCCTTTATTTTTTTTTCAAATATTGAAATATTTATTGGACATTGGTTATCTGTTTGGCATTTTTTATATTGTTTTTCATAATTACCATTTTCTATCAAACTAATATATCTCCAAAAACCACACTGAGATGAAACATCTATTGACTTTCGCATATCTTCGAATCTCAAATGAAAACAAATAACATCATCATTATTTTTCCAAGGAAGTTCATAATTACGTTTTTGTGCTTCTTTTTTTACTATTTCAAAATAATCATTTCTATAATTTTCATAAAAATAGGAAACAATATCTTGCTTATGTTTAATTACAAATTGTGCCGAAGAACCCCTCACTCCACCATATACATCAATAAATAAAGGATTTTTTAATGATGATAATTCTATATTTCTTTTAATAGGTAAAAAGAAAAGGTTATTAATATACCTATAATGTTCTATATTTTTATCTAACCAAATTGGTTTATTTTCTTTTTTACTCATTAAAAAAACTCCTATTTGAAGCATAAAATTAGACCCTTGTCTATCTTTTCTATCTTTATATTTATAACACAAATTAGAATTGTTCATTTTATTAATCTATATTTATATATTAATAAAATGTTGTAATTGTTACTTATAAATTATGCTAAAAATGTGTTACGTAATAATAATCCTAATATAATTAAAACCCCTGAAAATGTAATTATTATTGGTGTTAATGTGCTGATTAAAGGAGTTATAAATATAGATGATAATATATAGATTCCTATTAATATAGTCGCTACAAAAGCGATGAGATTATTTACAGACATACCTGTGACAAAACTTGTTAGATAAGTAAATAAATACATTACTAAATCAACAAGATAATAATAGAATATATACGGCATAATGATAATAAGGAACGCATTAATCATCATCATACTAATGTTCATTCCTTTATAAGCACCTCTAAATAGGAACCAAAATGAAAATACTAAAGCAGTAATATAATAAACAATCATCAAAATAGATGTAGATTCTTGTGTTCTGTGATATTTTTCACCATTATAGTAACCTTTTCTCAATTGTGCGTCAGCACTAACTTTTTGTTTTTTTCTTTCATTTTTAAAATAATCTTCATAATTTGTCATATCTAATATATAATCATCACATTAATTTTAATGATTAATTATAAAATTTAAATTATAGTTTATTAATCTTCATTTTTTTCTTCGGGTGCTATTTCACCCCACATAATTTCATCATAATCAAGAGGATTTCTCTTAACAATATCAACATACTTGTACCATAAGAAGAACAAATAACATGCCACAAATACAGATACAATTATACCACCAAATTCTTGACCAAACATTCCCTTAATATTTAAGTATTGCATAACAGTAACAAGTATAATGAACAATATAAGATATCTAATGATATCATTAATTGATCTATATCTATTAAGAAAATATTCATTATTTTGAATAAGTCTTCGTTTGTTTAATCCTTGGTCTTTTAAACTATTAGTAGATTCAACTATCGCATCAGTATTAAGTTTTTCCATATTACTGAGTGTATCAATTTTGTCTTTTAATGTTTTTATTTCAGTATCCTTTTCTCCAGAATAAAGTTCAACGATACCATATATTTTTTGAAGTGTTTCTCTAAGTTTTATAAGATTTGTTTGTTGAACTGATGTGAATTTGGATCCTTCTGTGCTTATATTAGAAGCAGAAGCGGTTATAAAATTATTAAATGGATGTAGATAGTTATCGGCACCACCTTCTCCTGTTCCTGAATCTTCAATATTAATACCACTATTACCGGGTGTAGCAGTTACATCAGGATTATAATACTTTGTAATTTTTTCCATTTCTTCTTTTAAATTATCTTTCATAGTTGATGATTCCATTCCTTCAATAATATGAGATCTTGGTCGTTTATCCATAGTTTTTATTGCGTAAATACCAGCTGCTCCTAAAACTAATAAATATAGTGTATCCGAATTAATCATTTATATAAACTATGCATAGAAGTTATTTGTATGCATGGTTTTCATTATTTTTAAATATATGTTTAAATTTTAACTCGAAGCATATTTTATAAAATCAATACCAAATATTGTTGCTACAACAGCTGTTATAATAAGATTCCCCATAAGTGTTGTTTCACGATTCATTTTAATATAGCTCGAATCATGTATAGCTTCAAGATGATTTTTTGTTCTTACATGTTCTCTTCTTGCTGTTTCTAATTGTGTATTTGCATCATTATATGTAGTTTCTACTCCATTAGCACCTTCCCTTATATTTATATTTTGCCACATGCTTTTACCATTAAATTCTTCAACTGTTGATTTAATAGGAACATTATTCATGTTAGATATTACTTTTTTACGTTTTGCGTACATTTTTTTGAGTTCATTTAATGATAGAGATTCATCAACTTGAGAAGATTGAACTCCTTCATGTATTGTAGTAAATCCAGATAATTGTTGGTCATTATTTTTTAAAGCAATCGCTTTTGGTCCTTGAACATCATTGCTCATAGGTCCAATTTCTTCTCCAATTTTATCCCATGACTGAGGTTCAATATTTATCATATGACGTGAAATACTTGAATGGGTTTCTTCATTTTTTACGCGTGGTATTCTTGTATAAGTTGTTCCGTGCGTTGATGGTATTTTATCATATACAGCACCCTTTTTAATAATACCACACTCAGTTTTATCACCTTTTTTATTATAGTAAGCAAATTCACTACAATAAGGGTCGTTTGTGCATATATCAGCACACAACTCTTGTGTCATAGGTTGTCCTTGATTACCGGTTTCTCGCTTAAAATACTTAGCTTCTATTTCCAAACGTTCCATATCTTTTTTTGAAACATATGTATGTTTGTTAAAAGAGTATCCATCTCTCCAATTCATATTATCTTTTGTTTCATTTGTGTATTCATATGTAAGTTGGTCTGGAGAATATGTGTAAAGTTCACCATTTGTGTTAATATATCCAGCTTTATTTATATTTTTTTCTATTTTTTCTTTTGTTAAATCTCTTTTTTTCATATATGTTCCACTTTTTGAACGATTTAATTCTAAACCACTTGTATTATAGAGTAAACAATTATATTGTTTATTTTTAGGTTTATAAAATGAAATAGACTTACATGTATCACTTTGATTACATTCATCTATACACTTTAATTTACTAACATTTTCCATTTTTTTGTATAAATTAGCATCATTAACGTATCTTGGTTCAGCATTATTTCTTTGTGTGTAACGATAATTATTCAACATGTATATTGCGTCAGAACTTTCACCGCTGTTTCCAATATGAGCAATTTTGTTATTTCTATCATCGATGGGACAAAGAGTAGTTGTAGTTTCAAGTACAAACATACCATTTTCATTAAATCTTGCTCTAAATACTCCATTTGGAGATGATATAAATTGTCCAATATCCATTCTCTCTCCGTGTGTTATATAATTTTTAGGATTTCCCATAGAATCTTTAAGTGTTTCATATAAAAATTTATCGTTTTTAATATAGTAATTATCTCCTTTTTGGGGTTTCATTAATTCTATATCAGTTCCACCAACGGATAATATCACCGAACCATCATTATTTATTAATAATACACTTTGAACCATGTTTTCCGGTTTCATGTACAGTCCTGTTTTAATTATAGGTTTTATTGATGATACGTTTTGTATTTTTTTCAAATCATCAAAACCTTCACCCTTTTTAAATAAAATCCACCCAGCTTCATTATTTGAATCTTTAATATATTGGTATCCAATACAATCTTCCAAATCATTACATATTGTTTTAATATCTTCGTGATTTTTGTCGGCTGTAAGATATTCTTGAAAAATATGAGAATATTTTTTATCATTATAAATAGAATTAAATGTGTCTCTTATGTAATTTGTAGGAGTTGCCGAAATTACATTATCAAGAAATATTTTATCGGATATGTAAGTAGAAATACCTTCTATCATAGTATCATCGTTTGCAGAATATAAGTTAACAGTTTTATTGTATTCTGACTCTTCACTTGCTAAAAGTGTTCCTGCTGAATTATATATTTTTAATGTTCCATCTTCTATTTTCATATAACCACCTTCATTACTAATACTATCTTCTGGTTTTAACCCCATATTTTGTCTAATTATTTGAGTATTATATGTAGAAATTTCATGGTTTATAAGAGCTTTATCATTCTTAGAATAATCTTTAATCATTTCTTTATCACCTACATAACAACTATAATTTACTTCTCCTGATTCTTTATTTTCATGTGTTCCAACAGAAAAAAAAGGATTTTTTGATAATTTTGCTGATTCTTTACAGTTTTTAAAAACGTTACTCTTATCTATATCATCATATATTAAATCAACTTTAAATCGTTCATCAACTCCTGAATTCATACAACCAATATATTTAGATTCTGTTATGTTTTTTCCAGGTTTGTCAACATTTCCAACATATACGTTAGTGTTATAATTCATCCTTTCTAAATCAGTTGAATTTAAAACATTATTCATAGTAAATGATTTATTAGAAGCATTTTTTGTTTTTGTATCTTGATTATTTATTTTATTATATTCATTTAACAATTTTTTGGTATTTGTATCTGTATCACTTATCATTATATTATATATATATTTAAAACATTATTGTATACATTTTAAATATAATTATTTACTTGTTAAATATTTATAAGCAGAAATAGCAGTAACTATAGTTATAATATTTAATACAGCATAAACATAGGATTCTCGTTGATATTCAATATGTGTATGTTCCATTTTCCCCTGAAGTTCAACAATTCTCTTTTCTTCTTTGCTTAATTTATCATATTCCAAAGTATTTTCTTCATATGTGCTTAAAAAAGTATCTACGTTAGAAGACATATATATTAGAATAATATTTATTTCATTGGTTGTGTATTAAATGTATCTTTTTTACCTAAAAATCCAAAAGTTAATGTTCCAACCATTTCACTCATACTGTCCCATATAGGTGGTCCTGATTTATATAATTTATATGCTTTGTATCCTAAAAAGATGGAAATTATAAATAAAAACCAATTAAAAAAATAAAGGTGATTGAAAAACTCCTTTTCATTTTTATTATTTTGTTTATATGTTTCATTACGGTTTTTTTCTTCCATAAATTTTTTATATTTTTCTTGTGCGTTTCCCATTATATAATATAGGTTGATTTTATTTGTATTTATCTTTTATTTATTCATTTAAACAAATCCTATAATATACTGAGGTTATCGATGTTTTACTTGGTCGTATTATTTCACAAATTTCACCCGGTCTTAATCCAATAATTTGTGCAACCGGGTCAAATCTCGATATTTGGGGAAGTTGTGAATTATTTTTTATATTATACTTAACATATGTTGATTCTTTCTCTTCTTTTGACATCACTCTATGTGGTGGAACAAGGGTATGATTTAAAACGTTGAATTGTAGTCTTGCTATAGAAATTACTTTAATATAAATACCTTCATTACTCCATATTTGCTTAAGAGTAGATAATATGGTAGAATTGGGTTCTTCATTTACTATAATCATAAGTGTATCTTTTTTATCAAGCATTTTTTCTAAGTAAAATAAATCGTCTTTCATACTATCAATTATATCTTTCTTAATAGTTTTACCTGAAGTATGATAAGAATTAACATACAACTTAGAACTTTTGTCGTTCTTTTCAAATAACATATCAAGTTGTTTATTTGTAATCATAGAGTGTAAATGTTTTTCACTTACTGTTTTATATTCATTAACATCATAATCAAGAGAATACAATATTTCTATAAGTGTTTCGCGTGATTTAAATATTTTCGAAAATTCAACATTATTTTTTGATGATTGTGATGACATTTTATTATATATGATATATAGTTTTTATATTATTTCAATTTTATTTACAATATTTTTTTAAGAGTAAATTTACCACCTTCTAAATCACCACTATCAATATCATCACTTTGTTTTTCGTTATTTTCTTCATCTGGATCATTATCTAAAGTTCTTAAATCAGGAATATTAGTTCTATTTATAAATTTTTTCTTTATATTTGATTTATCTTCTTTATTAAAATCATCTGGAATTAATAAGCTATTTGCGTCAATAATTTGTCCATCTTCCAAAAATTTATCATATGCCATATCAATTACATCAGTAGTGCTGTCAGGATATTTTTTTCTATAGTATTTGAAAAAAGTTTCTTCGGCATCTTGTCCTTTAAATTTAAGTGTTGACTCTTCTGGTTCGTCTATACCAATTTCTATACTATTAGAATTTTTAAATGATTCGGGTGTTGATGGAGGTCTCCACGCTGAACTATCATTTGAACCGGGTTCATAAGGTGAAAACCCGTCTGGTGTATTTCCACCCGGTGCATAATCAGGACTATAATCAGGAGCATATGGAGGACTTTCTTGCATGTTCATTTGTGTTTCTTCATCATCTGTGTCAGCAATATCTGATTTCTCCACAGCTTCACGTATAATTTTATTTTTATCTCTGTTTTCATAAGCTCCGCGACGTAATAGATAATTAACTGTATTTCCAATATGAACAATATTTTCAGGTTCATAACCATTATTTTGATATACATCCTTTGAAAGATTTTTCCATTTGTCACTATATCCTAAAGTTGTTAATTGATCAACGTTGTCTTCAGTTATAATACGCATTTGAATATTCATACTTTGTAATTCTTGTATTAGAAGTTTAAATGAATATGGAACTTTAACAATACTAAACGAACGACCAAATTTTGTAACATTTTTTATTTTCAAATCTTCTTCTATTTCACCATCATATTTTATTGGTCCGTCAACAAATGGACTAAAGAATATATTTTGCGATTCATTATAACATGCTATTGTTCCAGATGTATTACATACAGCCATATAGTAAAGATCTCCTCTTTCAAGCATAGATTCACTTAAAAATTTAGCTGCTCCATGACCAATAACACCATCACGTTCCATTTCACCAATACGTAGTCCACCATCATTAGCTCTACCCTTAACTGGTTGTTTTGTAAGAGTCATTTTAGGACCTTTTGCTCTATAATTAATTTTATCTTTCACCATATGTTTCAATCGTAAATAATATGTAGGTCCTATAAATATTTCACTTTCAAGCTGTTCACCTGTCATACCATTATATAGAATTTCATTACCATGTGAATTATATCCATTCTTTTCAAGCATTTCACCAAAAATCTTATGACCATGTTTATCATTAGAATATGCTGTTGTATCTCCAAATGTTCCATTTATTGCACATGCTTTTCCCATAATACATTCAATTAATTGACCTATTGTCATACGAGACGGAATAGCATGAGGATTTATTATAAGATCTGGTTTCATACCATTTGTTGTAAAAGGCATATCATCTTCATCAATAATAAGACCGATAGTTCCCTTTTGACCCGCACGACTACACATTTTATCACCGATTGCTGGTATTCGTTCTTCTCTAACTCTTACCTTTGCTATTCTAAAACCTTCTTCCTGTGTGCTTACAAATGTTTTATCAACAATTCCATTTTGAGCCTTTTTTGTTGTTATTGAACCATCAACATAAGTATCATTATAATCATCATAACTCGCTTTACCTATGATTACTGTTTTTTCTGTAACTAACGTTTCTTCTTCAATAATACCACTTTCATTTAATTTTTCATAATTATAATTAGGATTCATACCAGTAACATTTTCCTTATATGGATTTAATATTCTAACATCACTTGAATCTTCGCCAACGGTGGAACTTTCTTCTTTTGTTTCGTATGTATTATAATATGTAGTTCTAAAAAGTCCTCTATCAACAGCACCTTTATTAATAAGAATAGCATCTTCTACGTTGTATCCACCATAACAACCTATAGCAACTATTGTATTTACACCGTATGGATGTTCTTCTTTATTAAATAGATTCATATATCTTGATTTTACAAGAGGTGTTTGTCCATAATGTAAAACAATTGATGACTTGTCGAAACGATGTTGGTAATTCGAATGGAAATGAGAACAAGCTTGTTTGCTTTGACCACATGAAAACAGATTTCTTGGTAATTGATTATGTTCTGGGAATATAACAAGATTACCCATGTAACCAAACATAAGTGAATTATGAAGCTCAAGATGACTATAATTTTTTTGTTTTTCTATTATTTGTTTATTATGATGAGCAACTAAAAGAGATTCAGTTTCGCTTGTATCAACTAAATCTAATATTGAATGATGATTTTCCCATACATTTTCTATGGTTTTATTACTTCCATATAGATCTTCTATCTTGTAAAATTTATTATTTTTAAAATTAAAATTATCCTTTTTGAAATCACCACATAATAGTTGTTGCCATGTATAATCACCTATTTTTCTTGAAAAGTCTATTTGTTGATTTTTTGTAATATAATAAAGGGGACGACATAAACGACCATAATCTGTAAACATATATATAGATTTATTTGGAACATTATATGAAATACTTGTATAAATAGGAATAATTGAAAGTCTTCTACAATTTCTTATTGTTTGAACGTTTTCATACAATTTATCACATACAGCAATCCAACGACCATTTACAAAAATTTTTATACGCCCATAAATATCTCTGGGATTTAAATCATCAATTAATTGAAGTTCAATATTTTCTTTTAACCAGTCAATTAAATTATAAGATGAATAACCATTTGTAATATATGAACAAATTGTAAGATGTTTATGTAATCCACAATTTCCACCATCGGGTGTATCAATAGGGTCAATTATACCATATTGTGAACTATGACACAATCTAGGACCAACAACTTTAGCACTTGCATCAAGTGGAAGATTCAACTTTCTTAAATTTGAAATAAAAGAATTATAAGAAAGACGACTTAAATCTTGTAAAACCCCTGGTCTTTTTGTATGAGGACTACCACCCCAATTACCCTTAAATGCTTTTTTGATTCCACCTTCCAATACACGTTCTTTGGTATATTTTTGAATTGAAGCATCAAAAATTTCATTTATATTTTCCATAGTGATATCACCCAATTCTATTTTTGTTTTATAGTTGTAATTTATATCTTTATCAATATTTAAAAATATTTGCTTTTGATACATGGTATAATATTCATTAAATAAATCATACATAAGGTTTCCAGAAAGCTCAATACGTTTAAAAGAAAAACTATCCCTGTCAGTTGGTTGATCTATTTTCATAAATACTTTTAAAAGAGAAAATACCATATGACCAAGATAATATGCCTTTTGTGTATAATTTTGTTCTCCAAATTGAGGAAATAAATAATTACTTAAAATTTCAAGAGAATGATATATTCTTTTACCCTTTGTAAATGTTTTCATAAAATGTAATGCTGCGTGTTGTGTAAGAATAGAATGTGTATCATGAATACTTGGTATAAAATAATCTAAAAATTGTTCATTTTTTTCAACATCATGTAAAATAAATTCAAGAATACGTTTATCGCTTACAACTCCAAGTGCTCTAAAAAGTATAAATAAAGGTATAGGCTTTCTAACATTTGGTATCTCTACAACAAATTGGTTGTTTGTATGACGTGTATCTGGGCGAACAATATGTATTTTAAATGTTCTTACGGGTTTTGAAGCATCCTCTGATACATTTCGTATAATCGCACTATGACTATATATTGAGGTTTCAGCATTTTCTTTTATGTACATCATGTTATCAGCAAATTTTTCTTGGGGTATAATTACTTTTTCTTTTCCATCAATTATAAAATACCCACCGTGGTCATTCTTACATTCTCCAAGTTGAAAACGTAAGTCACGATCAATACCAGATAACGAACACAACGACGATTGTAACATAATTGGGATCTTTCCAAGTAATATTTTCGGAAAATTTAATGTATTTTTTACAACATCACCTTTTTCATCTCTTAATAAAAGTTCAATTGTCATATCATAGTATATTGTTATCCCATATGTCATATTTCTAAGGCGTGCTTCATTAGGAAACATAAAATGTGTATTACCTGCGTCATAAATGATAGGTTTTCCATAGTATAATTTTTTGCCATCTTTTCCACCAATATAAATATCACATTCAAATTTATACGCATCACTTTTTTCCATATAAGATTTTCTTACCTTTATTGGATTTCTTTCATTTACTATATTGTAAATACCGTTATTCACAAAAAGATTATATGAGTCAATATGATGTTCAACAAGTGCTTGAGGATTGTTTTTAAAATATTTATTTATAATGTTCCATGAGTATTCATCTGTATCGTCTGATGACATATATATAGTTAATATAAGTATTTTAATATAATAATATTCTTATATTAATTATTGAGGTTGGTAAAGAAATTACATTTTACCGAACATAAAAAGTGCTAAAAGAACAAAAAACAAGATGTAAGGTAATAAAAGAAGTATCCATGAGATATTTGTATATCCTGCTTTGCATATCAAATGAAGAATCCATGTGAAAAATAATATATATACAATTTCAAGAACGAATACAATCATAGTGTTGGAAACATCACAATTGTAATTTCCTAGACAAAATTTATTGGTATTACCCATATTTTGAAAAGCAATTAAAGCAAGAGTAACGGTGCTAATAATAAAATAAATAGCAGCAGGTGTGCACAATTCTTTAATGGTTTTAGGGATTGGTTGTTTAGCCATAATATATATGTATTGTTAGAAAAAAACATACATATATTTTTATTAAATTTAATGGTTTCCAAGAGGTTGAACAGTTGGGTTGGGGTTTACTGTTGTGGGATTACCTTCCATCATATCCTCATTGTAATCATGTGTGTATTTTAAATGATGATAAAAATTACATGCTTCGTATGGTCCAATACAGGATGAACCACCAAACATTTTATTTCGTTTCTTAAGAGTTTTTTTAACGCGCCTTCCACCATTCTTACCTTTTCTGTTATTCTTTTTAACTAATTTATTATTTTTTGTTTTTCTTTTTCCAGCGGTTTTATTTCTTTTAAAAATTTTTTTATTGGTTTTCTTTTTTAAAGAACGTCCAGGCATACAATATAAATATATTTTATTCTATATCTACATGAGTCATAAAGTGACGTCTGCAACACACACGAACCATTCCAAGTTCATCCATAACTTTACCTTCAGGTGATTTTTGAGTATGTGCTTTTGTCAAATAAACAACATCATCTGTATCATCACCGTTTTCATTTTTTAATTTTCTAACTTCCTCTAAATAATATCTATATTTATCGGCAAGAACTTTTCCACATGTGAAACATTTAACTGGTATAATCATCTTTTATAATTAGTGTGTAGAGTTTATTTTTAAATCAATTTTAATTGCGATATTTATTTTTTAATGACATCTTTATATTTTATAAAATCAGGACGTATTCTTTTTTTTAGATTATATTTGTCATATGATGGACCGATTATTGTTGTTTTATCATCACATAACCACGTAGCAGCAATAGATAAAGAACTCTCTGATATTATAAGAGTTTTTGCGTGTATAAAATCACTTAAAACTTGTAAAACGTGGGTATTTTCATTATGTATTTTTAATCGTTCGCATTCATTAAATGGTATTTCTCCGTTAGTATGTATTATTAATATAGAGTCTTTTTTAGTTTCATAGTAATATTTTATAATATTATAAAGAAGTGATAATTCTGCTTGCCTTTTTGCAGCATCACCCAATCTAACATGAATAACAATACTATCTATATTTTCTTCATATGATGGTTTTGGTAGATTTGGGTTATTTTTTCCAAATATATCTTTTATAATTGGTGAAGCTTTTATTAATTGTTCTGTTGGTTCAAAAAATGCGTTGTCTAAAGAATAAACCTTATTTTTATCAACCTCTTTTGGTATTTTCCATACTTCATGTTTATGCTTACGTTGAAGATTATTAAATGGAGGTTGTGAATAAAAAACCGCAAGTTTTTTCATACAATCATCCATATAAACAATACATGTTTCATCAACATTTTTGTGAGCAAATTTGAAACGTCTGGGAAAATTAAATATATAATTAACTTTTTTTTCTACATGCATTCCAATAATTCCAAAAATTCCTTCGAGTTGGTGTCCAAACCCATCTTCTCCATATTGTATTACATTTGGGATATTATTTTTATTATCACTAATTTCAACACTCATACATATAAAATGTAAAACTTTTTAAATCTTTTATTAATATTTTAATTAGTCATTTAAAAAGTTATGCAGAAGAACATCTTTATTTTTATTTTTAACGTATCCGGATAAAATAGCACTTTCATACATTTTACGTAAAACATCTTCTGGACACGTTGATCCCGCTTTAAGTAATCCATGTTTTTTAAGATAATTTTTTACCTCTTGTATATTTGTATTATGAAGACCTATTTTTTCCTGAATTACTTTTTTTCTTAAGGTGCTTCCCTTAACAAGAACACTTATAGTTCGGTTGTGTTTTGATCTTCCTAATTTATATTTTTTACGTTTTGTTCGTTTTATTAAATATTTGTTTTTTGGTTTTTTAATTAGACCTCTATTGTAGTCAGTATTTATTTTATTTGTATTAATTTGATTTTTTATTTTGTCTAATTGTTCTTCATTAGGAGGTAATATGTTTTTATTAGAAATGGAACTTAGTTTTTGAGTTTTTTTTAACCAACTTCTATATGTTGGTTTTAATCCATTTTTAAGACATCCATATGGAATATCTGGTATAGTCATTTTATTAGAAATTATAGGTTGTGATGAAGGTTCTTGTTGTGTTTGTATATTATCAGGTTGTATATAATGGTTAGTTTTATTATATTGAATAGGTATATCTTGAGGATAATCTATGTCAACCGGAGCTATATTATAATTGGGTGGTGGTATATAATTATTTGTATAATTATTTGTATAATTATTGGAATTATTATATGGATTTTTTAAACTTTTATTGTGTGCGTTATGTAACATATTTTGTGATGGTTGAAATGTATTAGAAAGTTGATTTCTTTGGTTTCTATATTTGCCAGGATTATTAGTTAAATCTTTTAAATAAGTCATAGAGTCTTGAAAATCTGATGAAAACTTTCCTATGTCTTCATTTTCGTTAGAATTAATATTTCTTTCCTTGTGTTCTTTTATCTTTTGTAAGAGATTTCTTTTCATAACATTTGGTGAAATTAGAGGCGTGGGTCTACTTTTTTTTGTTTTATTATAACCAGAACGTCCTCGTTTTGACATGGTAAGTAATTCTGGATTAACATTTATTGTTTTTTTTGACATGTATTAATGGATATTATGAAGATAAAAAATATAAAATTACTACATATTTGCAGGTTCCTAAATTATATAAAAAAAATGATTTAAAATTGAAACTATTAATTCATGAATGATTGACAATAAAAAAATGACAGAACAATCTTGGTTATCCGAAGAAAAGAATATTGAATTTCCATGGAAAATCATTAAATCATATTTTAAAGGTAGTCATCTTGAAAAATTAGTGCGACATCAACTTGAATCATATAATATGTTTGTTAATTATCAAATACAAAGAACAATTAATATGTTTAATCCTGTTCGAATAGCATCTGAACATAATTACGATGAAGAAACAGGACATAATTCTTTAGAAATATTTATTACATTTTCAAACTTTCAAATATACAGACCACAAATTCATGAAAATAATGGAGCAACCAAATTAATGTTTCCTCATGAATCAAGGTTGAGAAATTTTACATATGCTTCACCTATGACTATTGATATGAATATTAAATATGTAGTGAGAACAGGTGAAAATTTAGAAAATGTTCAAACTTCATATAAGACAATATCTCAAGTTCATATTGGTAAACTACCTATAATGTTGAAATCAAGTATATGTGTATTAACACAATATAATTATATGAATTCTAATGTTACGGGTGAATGTAAATATGATACAGGTGGATATTTTATTATAAATGGTTCTGAAAAAACTGTTCTTGGTCAAGAAAGAGCAGCAGAGAACAGAGTATATTGTTTTAATATATCGAAAAATAATACAAAATGGACATTCATGGCAGAAATAAAATCAGTTCCAGATTTTAAATGTATAAGTCCAAAACAAATTAATATGATGGTATCATCAAAAAACAACGGTTTTGGAAATGGTATTTATATGCAAATCCCGAGAATGAAAATACCTGTTCCTCTTCTTGTTGTATTTAGAGCTATGGGAATAATACCAGATAAAGAAATATGTAGTAAAATAATCCTTGATATTGAAGATGAAAATAATGAAGAAATGTTAGAATTTCTTAAAGCATCTCTTATTGATTCGAATAATGTTCTTACACAAGAAAGTGCCATAGAATATATTACAGAAAATGTTATTTATACACCAATCAATATGTCCCAAGAAGATGGATATAAAAAGAAACGTGAATTTGCTTGTGATATTTTAAATAATGATCTATTTCCGCACTGCAGAACAAAAATTCAAAAGATATTCTTTATGGGTTACATGGCAAACAAATTAGTTCGATGTTCTTTGAAAAGAATTCCTCTTGATGATAGAGATTCGTATCTTAACAAGAGAATAGACCTTACGGGAACACTTTTAAATAATCTTTTTAGAAACTATTTTAACAAATTAGTAAAAGATATGCAGAAACAAATTATTCGTGAAATAAATACTGGTTCATGGAAGTCATCTGGTGATTATATAAATATAGTAAATAAAACAAATATATATAAAATCATAAAATCAACAACTATTGAAAATGGAATAAAACGTGCTCTAAGCACAGGTGATTTTGGAATAAAACATTCAGCAAATAATACAAAGGTTGGTGTTGCTCAAGTTCTTAGTCGATTAACTTATGCTTCGAGTCTTAGTCACTCTCGTCGTATTAGTACACCAATTGACAAAAGTGGTAAGCTTGTTCCTCCGCGTATGCTTCATAATTCAAGTTGGGGTTATTTATGTCCTGCTGAAACTCCGGAAGGTCAATCCGTAGGTGTAGTTAAAAATTTAAGTTATATGACACACATTACAATTAATTCTGACAGTGAACCAATATATGAATACGTTAAAGATAAAGTAATTAAATTTGAAGATATTAATGATACAGATATGAATAAAAAAGTAAAAGTATTTATAAATGGCATGTGGATTGGTGTTACAAACGATGCTTATAATTTATATATTGATTTAAAGAATAAAAAATATCAAGGCATTATTAATATTTATACATCTATCATATTTGATATTAAAATGATGGAAATACGTGTTTGTAATGACAGCGGTCGTTTAACACGACCTATTTTAAAAGTTAAAAATAATGAATTGTGTATAACACCAGATATTGTGAAAAAATTAAATAATGGCGAACTTAACTGGGATGACTTATTTGTTAATTGTAAGATTGACGAAAGTGTTCTTGAATATGTTGATCCTGATGAACAAAATCTTTCCATGATAGCGATGACACCACAAAAATTATCAAATCAAAAAAAATATAATTATACACACTGTGAAATTCATCCTAGTACAATATTTGGAATTCTTGCTTCTTGTATTCCTTTTCCTGAACATAACCAATCTCCAAGAAATACTTACCAATGTGCTCAATCAAAACAATCCATGGGTGTATATGTAACAAATTTTGATACAAGAATGGATAAAACAGCATATGTTTTAAATTATCCTATGAGACCTCTTGTTGATACACGTGTTATGAATCTTATTCATATTAATAATATTCCATCGGGATGCACGGTTGTTGTTGCTATTATGAGTCATACTGGATATAATCAGGAAGATAGTTTATTATTTAATAAAGGTTCAATAGATAGAGGTTTGTTTCAAGCAACTATTTATCATACAGAAAAAGATGAAGATAAAAAAGTAAATGGTGATGAAGAAATACGTTGTAAACCAGACGCATCAAAAACAAAAGGAATGAAATTTGCTAACTATAATAAAATAAATAAAGACGGTGTTATTCCTGAAAATACACGAATTGAAAATAGAGATGTTATCATCGCAAAAGTTGTTCCAATTAAAGAAAATAAAAATGACCACATGAAAGTTATTAAATATGAGGATTTTAGTAAAACGTTTAGAACTGATCAAGAAACTTATGTTGATAAAAATTATATTGATAGAAATGGTGATGGTTATAATTTTGCTAAGGTAAGAACACGTGAAGTGAGAAAACCTGTTATTGGTGATAAATTTAGTAGCCGTCATGGACAAAAGGGAACTATAGGAAATATTATACCAGAAGAAGATATGCCATTTACAAAAAATGGTGTTCGACCTGATATTATTATTAATCCTCATGCTATTCCATCGAGAATGACAATTGGACAATTAAAAGAGACATTATTAGGAAAAGTTTTGATTCAACTTGGATTATATGGTGATGGAACAAGTTTTGGTGATTTAAGTGTTCAAGATATAGTAAATGAACTTACAAAAGTAGGATTTGAATCATATGGAAATGAACTAATGTATGATGGACTTACCGGAGAACAAATGGAATCAAGTATATTTATCGGTCCTGTATTTTATCAACGTTTAAAACATATGGTTGCTGATAAACAACATAGTCGTTCTATTGGTCCAATGGTAAATCTAACAAGACAACCAGCTGAGGGAAGATCACGTGATGGTGGTCTTAGATTCGGTGAGATGGAAAGAGATTGTATGATTTCACATGGAGCAAGTAGATTTACACGAGGTAGAATATATGACGCATCAGATAAGTTTCAAGTTCATTCATGTAAGAAATGTGGTATGATTGCGTCTTATAATGATGACCTTAATATACATGTGTGTAAAATGTGTGATAATAGAACTGAATTTGCTTATAATGAAATTCCGTATGCTTGTAAATTATTATTCCAAGAATTAATGACTATGAATATAGCACCAAGAATTATATGTGAATAATTATTCCATATTAATTACATAAATTATTAAATTATTTAGAATATTAACAATTATAATATCATTTTTTTAATCAAAAAATATTATATTGTGTTAAAATATATGGAAAACTATCCCGAAAACTATCCTAATAGACATGTTATGAGTATGATGCTAACAAGCACCGATAGAAAACAAATTGTTCGTTCATTTAATACAAAAAATTTATCTAAAAGAGTTATTACACCTTTCCGTGCTCTTGAAAACGCTGGAGATCTTTTGGCAAGAAAAAACTATACGTGCGGTGGTCCAAATCAAGTATCCAACGTAAGACGTCGTCAATCTAATAGTATGTTTAGAGGATTAGCTAAATCTAATTGTGATCAAAGTGGTATTCCGGGAGCAAGCTGTAATCCTAAATACGTATATGATTCATCCATATATTCACGTCACAAACGTTTAGTATCATCACAAAAAAATTATGACGACACATCATATGGTGGTGATAAACATCATGGGTCACAATCTGTTCAACTATAAATATTTGTGACTTTAATCTCATATGTATTACCAGTATGATTTACTATTTATAATTTTATATTTGTCTATATTATAATGAACAAATATTTAGCCGAATTTTTTGGAACACTCCTCTTTGTATATATTATTCTTGCCACTGGTAACCCTATCGCAATCGGTATTGCTCTTGGTTTAGTAATTATGGTAACCGCACCGATTTCAGGAGGACATGTTAATCCTGCCGTTTCTGTTACTATGGCGATGTTAGGAAAACTTCCACGAAGTGAAATACTTCCATATGTATCTTCTCAACTTGCTGGAGGTTTATTTGCTCTTGAATTATTTAAGAGTGTTAAAGCATAAATAATTATTACGCGTTAAAATTAAATATATACATATTGTATTATGAGTACTTTTGCAAGCGTAGCACAATTATTTGGAATGAAAGCGGGTGGTCGCAAATCTTTGAGAAAAAATAAAAAGAACACAAAGAAAGGTGGTAAATCTATGAAACAAAATAAATCAAAAAAACAAATGAAAAAACAAATGAAAAAACAAAAAAAAGCTGGTAAAAAAACCACTAAAAAACAAACACGCAAACAACGCAAGTAATTTAAAATCTATTTTCAATTAAATAATATTACTAAAATCAATATTATTTAATAATTCTATTATAGTTATTTTTTCATTTTTTTTAAAACAAATTTATACCCCAAATATATTGATATTCCACCTACAGATAAATAAAATAATTTAGCTAATATATCTTCAGTTGGTAATATACCTTTTTTTCTTTTTTCTTTCTTTGTAACAACCTTTTTATATTGATAAAATGGAGAACTATTTTCAAATGAATCAGGAAACGGATTCAAAGACTCTTCCTTTGTATTTTTCTTTGATATACATGTATTTTCAATTAATGAAAACCCTTCACCACATTTTTTTCTTGTAATTGGATTTCGTGATTTTCCTCCAAAATCACACGCATCCATATTTTCTATATCTTGAATACTTACAAACCTTTTTTCATTATTTTTTTTATTATCTTTATTAATAGTTTCAAGTTCAACTTCCATACATTCTGGTGTAAGACCTCCTGAAAGAGAGTTAACTATAGTTGAAGGGTCTAACGCATTAGCATTCTCAAGAATACCTGGAATAAGACCTCTAAGCGAACTACTTTTTATACCTAATTGACTTAATATAGGAAGTTTTCCGGATGGCTTATTATTAATATATATAAAACGATCTTCACTATTACCTGTATCAACATTTTTACATGTTGAACCAGTTCTTACAAAAAATTTATTTCCAAGAGGTTGTCCTGTTTTAGATGCTTTTGATTTACCCGACGCAAGAAGATCAATATAATTAATAAGTCCTGAAACATTCTTTGTCATTTGACTTAATGTACCTTTCCCAGAAATACCCATATTATCAGGAGTTTTTATACTTTTTACATAACTATATTCTGATGTTGCTGTTGTTTTATCATCGGACATATATATAATTGTTATTTTATTATAGTAATTAAAATTATAATAAAATTTATATTTATTCCATACTTGGAGCAGATTCAAGAACCTCTGCTTTCGCATTTTCTGCTTCCGCTTTACTTTCTTCAGCTGAATTTTTCATTTCATCCAAGTCTTCTTCTAAATCAATAATTGTCTTTTTCATACCATTAATTTCTTTATCTTGTTTTGAATCCTTATCAATTAGTTTTTTATTTGATTTATTAACTTCTTTTTTAATAGATGATTCTATCTGCATTTTTTCGTAATCTTTAAGACCTTCAAGGTGTGGTGTAAAAAATACATATTCTATAAGACCATAGGCTATTATAATAGTAAAAAAATAGACAAGATATTTTACAATATTTTTCTTAATATGACTAACAACTCCCATATATATTGTAGTAATATTATTAGTATATTATTATTATGTATTAATTCATTTATATATACCTGGATAACTTGATATAAAGATATATTTATGATTATTAATATTATGTATTACAATATTGGATTGTTACTTACTTTTGCTTATTTATGTTACTCTAAAGACTACAAAGCAGTAGATGAATTAAATTTAGAAAATTATATTGGTAAATGGTTTCAAGTTTATCAAGATAATTTTAATAAATTATTTCAAGGAAATGGAAGATGTTCTACTGCTGATTATTCTATTTTAAATGATAATACTGTTTCGGTATTTAATCAACAAATTAATATGAAAAATGATTATGATAATATAAATGGGTATGCTTATTATAAAAATGGAGATTGTTGTGGTTATTTAACTGTTAAATTAGATGGAACACCTGAAGCACCTTATTGGGTATTAGAATTAGGACCTATTGTTGATGGTTTATACGATTATTCTATTGTTTCTGATAATAAAGCATTATCTTTATTTGTATTAACACGTAATGTGGAACGTTTTTATAAATTATACGATGAACAAGTATTACAATCATTACAAGATTTCGGGTTTACAAAATCTGTAAATACTCCAAAAATAATGAATCAAACAGATTGTATTGTAAATTAAATATGGTTTTATATTTTTTTATAGATTTTAATATTATTATGTATTAATTTAGTTATATATACCTGGATAACTTGATGGTGATGATTTACAATTTTGGTTTATACATGAACTATGTCTTTCACTTTTATTTATATTTAAACCTTCTTTCATTAAATTTGTCATACCTATTTTATTATCACTTAAATTAGTGTCTTTATTTTCTTTATTTAATGAGGGATATATCGCTGCTTTTAATCTAATATTTTCTCTTGCAGAATTCTCATACAAATGTTGTATTGGTAAAGATAATTCAATATATTTTTCCTTAAACTTTTCTTCATATTGTTCGTTTGGTAAAGTAACATTATTGTCTTCATCAACTATATCATTATGTATTTTAGAAAGTTCATCTTTATTTGATTTACTAGTTAGAACTTCGTTTTTTATATTTTCCCATGTATTAACGTCATCAATAAAACTCTTACCTGTTGGATTTACATATTCTATATTATTTTCAAATGATTCTACTGTTGTAGAACCGTCTCGACGTTTTGTCTCATCTTCTACATATTTAATATTTATCCATTCTTCTATTATTAATGATGAATTTTTAATCGCCATGTCATATGTTAAACCAGAATTTTTTTTTGTATTCTCAATATCGTTTCCTTTATTTTCACTTAAAAGAGCTTTATCATATAAATATTCTTTTTCTTTCCAATTTTTATCAGAATTTTCACTTGTTCCTTTTATTTTTTCTTCAACATTATTTTTTAAATCAACGTCCCATTTATTACCTAATCCGTAGCGTTTTTCATTAAATTTATTTTCAGCATCTTTGTTTATTGCACGCATTATGGGTCGATAATATTTATTAAAATTATTCTTATCAGCACAGTGTCCGGAATATTGGTTATTCGCACAACCTACTTCATTATTAAATTCACCTATTGTTGCACTTTTCATAATGTAATCAACTTTACGTCTATTATCTTCATTTACGTAGTTATATTTTAGAGTTGTAGATGGTGTATAATTATCTCTATAACCTATCGGTAATTGCACACTCGGTTGTTTTAATCCAACACCATCCTGAAGATATTTTTTATCCCTCCACCATCCTTGTCTTTCTTGTGCTCTTCTTCTACGTTTTTTTTTACGATTCCTACTTAATCCCTCTTTAGTTACATATGTTATTTTCATAAATGAATAAACTAAAATAATCAAAAATATACCAACCAATATATAAATTTTATTCATATATATATTTCATATAAATATTTTCTACGTGTACACCAATGTCAGTAAATCTAAATCATCGATTTCGTTTTTTCAAAGAAAATACCAGCTGGAAAACACCAAACGATCCTGCATACACAAAGGCTAATGTTCCTATGAATGTTTTCTCAGGACAAGGATCAGGCATTTTTGTAGAAAGAAAAGCACAACCTATAAAAAATACATATAGAAGATCTCTTAATATGTCTAATAGTTATATTTCAGGTTCAAGAGGATCAACCATTAAGGATACAATTGATACACCTGGAGGTGCTATGGTGGCATCATTTAATTGTGAAAATGTAGGTCTAGGAGCTATTGTTCAACATAACGGTAAAACAACAAATAAATCTCAAACACCAGCAACTATGAATCAATGCATGACTGCTGAAAGAAACGCACGTCTTAGACTTAGACATAAAACAATTATACCAATTGCCGCAGGATGTAATAATAAATGCACAAATAAACCTTATTTTACTCGTCTCGAAGAACGCAGAAAATATCTTAAACAAGATTTTAAATCAAACTTGAGTGATAATGTATGTTGTAATAGAGATCCATCATGTTATAATTGTTCAGTATCTGGAAAAACTCGTTAATTATTAAATAAACTAAAATAAACTAAAATATATTTAAATTGTATTTAATTTTAAATATATTACCAAAACTAAAGCAAAATTAAATACAAATACTTTTTTTTAATAATTATAATGTATATATGAGCAAAGAAGATTCATTTAGTATTAATATTGTTATTAATTCTATTACATTTAATAATTTCACCGACAGGAGTATTCGTGTTCCATATAAACCAAATCCTATTAAACATTATAGACAAATGGCTTCTATATCATCATCAAAAAGTTCAAAAAATACACATATGATAGGACATTTAAATGGAATACCTGGTGGTTCATATAATTCGGTTATATCAAATAGTTTAAATGAAATCACAAATGAAGATTGTATCCATCCAAAAATAGTTAATAAAATTATTATACCAAAAACAATTTATACTATCAATATGGATAACCCTGATAAATGTTCAAGTAATTGTAATAATCCAGAAAAAATAGCAAGAAATCGTGTTAGACAGAGTAATACCACTATAAACGAAGGATATTTTTCAAGAGGTATTGGATATCTTCAAAATAGAAATAAAACAAATGAACGCAAAATGAACAATTTTTTAGACAGAGAAGAATCTATTAATTTATATGGTAGTTACGACAAGCAAAAATTTTTTTTACGTAACTCACACACATCTGGTTCTCTTGCAGGATGTGCTATATCTTATTATAAAACATCAAACACACAATTCGCATTAAATAATGGAACAACGTCATCAAATCTCACCGGAAGAAAAAAATATAACGTTGATAACCTCTGTAGAACACGTATTCCTAAAAATGATTATTTTTTTGGTATTACATCATCTGTCGATAGAAAAAGATATAAGAAGAAGGTTTGTTGTTTCCCACCAGACCCCAACGAGGTTACATTTGAAAAAATACAAAATGTAGTAAAAGATATAATGAATAATGTATCTACATTACGAGATATAGTAAATGATAACAACGCTTATGTTATATTAGGTAATGTTGTCAAAATAAATGATGGTGAATATCAAGTTCCTATTCTAATAAAAAATATAAATTTATCACAACTTGATGAATTTGAAAGTGTTAATTTATTAACATTTATGCGAGAAAAATTTGTTAATCAAAATATAAATCCTGATTTGGCTGTTCAAATATTGGGTACAGATAGTATCGATTATAATCAACAATTTAATAGAAATGGAACAAGATTTTATGTAGATCCAAGATCTTTAAGAGTAACTTATTTGAATGATGTTTTAAATAATCCAGAGGCTTATATAGAAAAAACAGGTTTTGTTAGAGAATTTAATGATGGTGGAACAGTTATAGAAATGGAAATAGATGGTCTTCAAGAAGAATTAACAGGAAATAAATTAGAGGCATTTAAATTATACTTAGAGAACCTATATTTTTTAAGATATGGAGTAAAATATACTTCCATCGAATTTGTTTAATAATACTTAATACTTATGCAAGAAGTGTGTATAAATATTATGTACAAATATCATATGGTTAAACAAACATTCCGGGTGTTTTTTAACAGTCTATTATTGTTAAATAAACCTCGTATAACACAACCGGAACCAGAACCTGAACCGGAACCAGAACCACCTGAACCCGAACCGGAACCTGAACCGGAACCGGAACCACCTGAACCTGAACCTGAACCTGAACCAGAACCTCAACCTGAACCGGAACCAGAACCACCTGAACCCGAACCTGAACCTGAACCGGAACCTCAACCTGAACCTCAGCCGGAACCAGAACCTCAACCTGAACCGGAACCTGAACCTGAACCTCAGCCGGAACCAGAACCGGAACCTGAACCTCAGCCGGAACCAGAACCGGAACCGGAACCTCAACCTGAACCCGAACCGGAACCCGAACCGGAACCCGAACCGGAACCCGAACCGGAACCTGAACCCGAACCGGAACCGGAACCGGAACCCGAACCGGAACCCGAACCGGAACCCGAACCGGAGCCCGAACCGGAGCCCGAACCGGAGCCCGAACCTCAACCGGAACCGGAGCCCGAACCGGAGCCCGAACCCGAACCCGAACCCGAACCGGAACCTGAACCTGAAATTATAGATTATCCCGATAAGGATGATAACGCAAAATATATAAATTTTATCAACGATGAACTCGTAATAGAAAATCATTTATATGAACCCAGAGATATAGGAGGACCTCATAAATATGGCGATGTTAATGATCCTAATAATAAAGCTGACGAATATGATCATATAACTTTTACAATTCCACCAGGAAGACAATCAACAGAGATTATATTAGAAAATTATTCATCAAGTAATAATGACTCCACAAAACTTAAGATACATTTTACAGATGATATTAAAACAATCACATTCCCTCCTCCATTTATTATGGAAAGAACATTCAATATAGAAAATATTAATGATAATATGTTACATGATAATTCAAATGAGTATATATTAAAAGGAGGGTTCTATATGAATCCTATTGGAACAAAGTATTCGATGTTAATAGAATCAGCAAACGAATCACCAAGTTATCCTATATATTATAAATTACGTATTCTACTTGAAAAAGAACCTCAACCCGAACCGGAACCGGAACCAGAGCCTGAGCCCGAACCGGAACCGGAACCTGAACCGGAACCTGAGCCTGAACCGGAACCTGAACCGGAACCGGAACCTGAACCGGAACCCGAACCGGAACCGGAACCAGAGCCTGAGCCCGAACCGGAACCGGAACCAGAGCCTGAGCCCGAACCGGAACCTGAACCTGAGCCGGAACCTGAACCTGAACCGGAGCCTGAACCGGAACCTGAACCGGAACCCGAACCGGAACCCGAACCGGAACCTGAGCCGGAACCAGAACCGGAACCGGAACCAGAACCGGAACCTGAACCAGAACCGGAACCAGAACCGGAACCTGAACCTGAGCCAGAACCCGAACCGGAACCTGAGCCGGAACCCGAGCCGGAACCCGAACCGGAACCCGAACCGGAACCCGAACCACAGCCAGAACCGGAACCAGAACCTGAACAAATGACAACAAATATTGAAATATTCAATGATGTAACTATGGAACTCGATTATAACATAACAGACCAAATAATAGAGAATAATCCAAAAATCAATCAAGTTTTTGTTGATAATTTTGAAGCTACGAACACAAACACATGTAATCTTATGACAGTTGAACTACAGGTTTGGGTTAATAACATTAATATCGCAGCACGCAGTTATACGAATAGTGAAGGAATGTCACCTACCTATATGGTAAGAGGTAGTTTGGCATCACCTTCTGATCTTGAAAACCCTTACAACGATATTTCAACATTAAATTATCATCCTGGCCGTATTCATGATGGAACAACTTATTATTACAACCAAGATACTTATTATGGTCCTTATACAAATAGCACAAGAGATGAATATTTAGGGGTTCAATTGAGTGAGGATGTATATCTTGACGACATTCAAGCGATTGTTATATTTAACAGACATGATTCACAGATTGAAAAGTATTTTAAAGGAAATAATATAAATTTAGCATATAACTATCAATACACTACAGATGAAAATAATAACCCAATAAGACCTCCAAGTGTTAAATTTACACAGCATCTTGATGATAATACTAATCCTGGATGGATAGACATTAATGATACTCGTCTTGATGGTCCTAAGTATTTTATTTTAATGAGATGTCCAGCGTTTGGCACAATACCTAATTCGATGAAAACCTCAACTATACCAACTCGGTACACCACTACACATGGTTCAAGTCAAGTCATTGCAAATACAAATGATTTACCAGTTTATTTAGACAACGGATATGGTAAAAAAATGAACAATCAACATATTTATTCTTATGATTGGGATAATATAGAAATTTCTTATACACAAGATAGAATTAGAACAGTTAATTTTGATGATAGTGAAGGAATAATAACTAATGAAGTTTTTATTGAAAGAATGAATACTTCGTTAGAAACAACAATTCAATATAAAGAAGGTTATAACGAAAATAATCAAAAATATACTTACTTAGAATTTACAGATATTGGTGATTCAACATGGAATCTTAATAATATACCTTCATTTATATTTAATAGAGGTAGATACGATGACCCAGAATTTATAGGAGATAATGATGAATTATTCTCTATGAAAATTACGTCATCATCAAATAAATTATATTATAAAATAATTTTTATTCCATCTTCTATGACAATAGTTAATCAAACTAATAGTAAAAGTTCTTTTATAAAAGAAGGTGAAATTTATATTCATAAACTTATTCATAAATTAGAAAGTGATCTTGATTTAGAATTATCATATAACGTTTCTAATGAAGACAAATTAGTTTTTAATATAACAGAAGGAGAACCAATAACTTTATCTGGTTTATCCATAGATATTTTTGATAGTGAAACATTTACTTTAACATCAACAGACAATATTATTTATTTTATAAATTACGGAAATCCAGAACCAGAACCTGAACCACAACCTGAACCGGAACCACAACCAGAACCTGAACCAGAACCTGAACCTGAACCTGAACCTGAGAAGAATGTCATATTTGTTGAGGCTTATGAAGATTTTACTATTGTTCGAACAGATAATATTGCAGAGCTCAAGATGGATGATCTTACTCGTGCCGGTGTTAAATCTGGTCATGAAACAGGTGATAGGGAACTACTGGAAGCTAGTAGCGCGAACCAAAATGTGACATTGGCTAACGATATCGATATCGATTATGTAAAGAGCTTTGAATTTTATGACTGCTGGCCATGTAATTATACAACTGGTGGAAGACCGCGTTTAACAGCAAGTCTTAGAATAGATTTCCAAAAACCTGATGGAGTCAATACATTTGTACACTTTAGCACAGGTAGCGGTAGTTGGCTTGTCGGGACAGAAAACGCATTTCCTAGCGAAAGTTCGTATGACACAAACAATAGTAATTATTATTTCCGTCCCTTTAAAAATGACGGAACAAGTAAGACTGCAGACGGTGTTACATTGACTATTGCTGATGGTGATAATAATGGTCCATTTGTTATTAATTGTTCTGAACCTATTAAATTAACATCTATAACAATTATGGTTGATGGATGGTATAATTTTCAAAATACTAATCCATATAACATAGGTATATTGTTTCACAGAAAATCAGCTGAATCTAACATAATTACACTTAATCGTGAACCACCAGCTATTCTTTCTGTTTTCACCGCTGGTGAAACCTATACAGGTGATGACTTTGTCGTCAAACTCACAACCGACCTTGGTATTACTACTGAATATGTGGAAACCACCGTTACCGATCCTAATAGACCTGATAACGAATTGTTTACCGCACATATCAACTTCCCTGCTGGTGCTACATTGTCAGGTGTCCCTAATAGCATATTTGCGGTTGATTCACCAAATGTAACACTTGCGGCAGGTGAAGGACTTGAGTTTAGACACGTAGATGTTGAAGAAACTGTTACTTTGACAACAACGGTTAATTCATCCACAATAACTGCCGGTGATTACTTTGTTCATGATATTGTAAAACAATTGGAGACAGATCTTTCTATTGATATTGCTTATGATGGAACTGATATTGTATTTAAGAACTTAACAGCAGATTTACCAATAACAATACAAACAACACAGTCTAAGATTAGTGGTTCTCTTGATAGCACAGATGCTTCCATATTTAATACAGACGGTAATACACTGACACCAGCCGACAACAAGCTCAAGTTTGTGACCTACGGTCATCCCGAACCGGAACCTGAACCGGAACCTGAGCCTGAACCGGAACCTGAACCGGAACCCGAACCTGAACCGGAACCGGAACCTGAACCGGAACCGGAACCGGAACCTGAGCCAGAACCGGAACCCGAACCCGAACTACCGGATTTCCCTGGTGAGTTCTATGAAATGGTCGATGTTCTAAGTTGGGGTTCGGCGACGGAACAGAAAATCCTAGCAAGTGATAAACAGAATAATCACGAATTCGGCTGGTCGGTGGCGATAGATGGCACCACCGCTATCGTCGGGGCTCCTGGTGAACACACCGGTGCCGCTTACATTTTTGAATACGTTGGAACCACATGGACAGAGGTCGCGAAAATCATGGCAAGTGATAAAGCGGGAAATGACTTATTTGGCAGGTCGGTGGCGATCAGCGGCACCACCGCTATCGTCGGGGCTGATAAAGAAGACCCGGATAATGTTTATAATGCCGGTTCTGCTTACATATTTGAAAAAGTTGGGGGGACATGGGGGAATGCTGTTTCCGGACAAACATATAGAACAGAAACACAGAAAATCACCGCAAGTGATAAAAGCGGATCTGACCAATTCGGCATTTCGGTGGCGATCAGCGGCACCACCGCTATCGTCGGGGCTTACATGAAAGAATCAGCGTCCTATGCCGGTGCCGCTTACATTTTTGAACGCGGTGAATCCGGGTGGAATGCTACAGAAACACAGAAAATCATAGCAAGTGATATAGCGGCAAATGACTATTTCGGCTTTTCGGTGGCGATCAGCGACACCACCGCTATCGTCGGGGCTTATCAAGAACACCCTGATGGTGTTAGTGATGCCGGTGCCGCTTACATATTTGAACGCAACGGAGATGGTTCATGGAATACAACAGAAACACAGAAAATCCAAGCAGGTGTTCCAGTGGCAAGTGACTATTTCGGCACCTCGGTGGCGATCAGCGGCACCACCGCTATCGTTGGGGCTCGTCTTGAAGACACCGGTGGTTCCCATGCCGGTGCAGCTTACATCTTTGAAAAAGTTGGGGGGACATGGGGGAATGCTGTTTCCGGACAAACATATAGAACAGAAACACAGAAAATCATAGCAAGTGATAAAGATGAATATGACCAATTCGGCAGGTCGGTGGCGATCAGCGGCACCACCGCTATTGTCGGGGCTCATTTTGAAAACACCGATGGTGTTTCTAATGCCGGTTCCGCTTACATCTTTGAAAAAGTTGATGGGACATGGGGAAATGAAGTTGCCGAACAAACATATAGAACAGAAACACAGAAAATCCAAGCAGGTGTTCCAGGGGCAAATGACTTCTTCGGCGGGTCGGTGGCTATTAGCGGCACCACCGCTATCGTCGGGGCTATTGAAGAAGACACCGGTGGCTCCAGAGCCGGTGCAGCTTACATTTTTGACGCATCAGTAACCCAAACACAATCCACAACCCCTAGCCTCGAGGCACCGACGACAGTTACCTTTGACGGCACAACTTTGATGATTGAGAACAACATGGGAGAACCATGGGATCTTGATGAAAATGGAAATGAAGATAAATATGACCATATTACATTTAATGTTCCTTCATTGAAAGAAATCCTTGAAATTAAGGTAAGTGAATTGGCAGACCAAGGAACAAACCAAAATGTAACCTATCGTATCCAGGAAGGAACCGCAATTGACCTCAACGGTGCCGATATGATTGCCGGAACATTCAATAATGCTGATGTGAATGGAAAGAACTTGCTTGAAGACGGAAATAGTGTGTTACATAAGTTGAACGGTGCTGATAATGGAAAAGATTATTCAATCTTGTTCTATAATGAAACCGGATTTGGTTCACCATTATATTATAAGGTTCAAGGTTCTGCTACAGAAGAACCTTAACCTGAACCGGAACAAATTTCAAAAAATATTGAAATATTTAACCATATAAAAGAGAAGAAAAATCTTACATAGATATTTAAAAAATAAAAAACAATAAAAAACAATAAAAAACAATAAAAAACAATAATTGATTATAATTCTGTTCTAATTATATAACAAAATTATATGTCGGGATTCATAAAGCTATTATTTAATTTAAGTGGAATAAATGATTTTGATATACCAGTTAGACAACCCGAACCCGAACCAGAACCTGAACCAGAACCGGAACCGGAACCCGAACCGGAACCCGAACCGGAACCGGAACCCGAACCGGAACCAGAACCGGAACCCGAACCCGAACCCGAACCCGAACCTGAGCCTCAACCTGAACCGGAACCCGAACCTGAACCGGAGCCTCAACCTGAACCGGAACCGGAACCTGAAGGTGTATTTGATAATGGATATTTTATTAACACACCATTTAATCAAAATGAAGGTTTTGCAAATGTTTCAAATATAGGAGGAACAATAGATGGTTGGACAATTATAAAGAAAAATACTGATAACTTACCAGATGTTTCATCGAGTATATATTTAGTAAGAGTTGGTGAAAACTTTAATGGACTAATTGTTCCACAAAATACATCAAATACATCTATTGTTGCAGCATTATATGGTAATATAAAAATAAAACAAAATCTTAATATACCTGATTATAGAGATGGAAATAAACTAATGAAGTTTTCTGGAGACTTTTTAATTTATGATAGTTCGAATACACTACAGAATAATACAGCTGTTGTGAATTTTTATGTAAATGGTGAAAAAATACATTCAAAAAGATTTACAAATTATGAAACATGGAGAACATATGAATTTTATTTTGAAGCAACACACGATGATAATTTTTCAATACAATATGAAAGTAATTCTAATACTGAATATCTTTTAATAGGTGATATAATAGGTGAAAACGCATCTCCTGAACCCGAGCCCGAACCTGAACCGGAGCCTGAACCGGAGCCTGAACCGGAACCCGAACCTGAACCCGAACCGGAACCGGAAATAGAAGATTATAAAGGAGAACTTGAGTTACCTACAGAAATTACTATTCCTCAAGAAGGAACACTTACTATTGAAAATGATATTGGTGTTGTTAGAACAGGTGTAAAAGACCAATATGATCATATAAAGTTTTATTTAAGACCATATCAACAAACAGCTATTATATTGGAAAATTATAATGGACCATTAAATATAGAATTACGTGTTAGAATATCTCAAGGAGAAATTTATACAAATAATAATAGAATATTGTCAATCGATACAAATATAGCATCTATAAATATTGGTGATAACATTATTAATCCGTTATCTGTTCTAACAGGAGAATCAACAGGAAGATGGTATTCTATGTTAATATATCTATCAGATACTTCATATCAAAATATAAATGAAAGAATTGTTTATAAATTTTCAACTCATGTTGAAACTCAACCAGAACCTCAACCAGAGCCTGAACCGGAACCGGAGCCTCAACCTGAACCCGAACCGGAACCTGAACCCGAACCGGAACCTGAACCCGAACCGGAACCTGAACCGGAACCTGAACCGGAACCGGAACCGGAACCGGAGCCTGAACCCGAACCAGAACCCGAACCAAGACTTGGCGAAGAAATAAAACTCCCTCCACCAGAAACATTAAGTAATAGTATAATAAATTCAATAACATCAAATGAACTAAACGTAACAGTCTCTAATATACCTGGTTATGCTTATTTTGAAAAAGGCGAAGGAACTTATAATATAACTGTGGGTTCAGTTAATACTAATAATAGTATTATCAATATGTTTGATAAAAATTCTAATGATTATTATTCTACAGCACTAAATGCTTATGATTTTAATACAGGATTACCAAAAGAAAATACAAAGGATATTATTTCAATAATATTTCCATTACCTTTTACAATTAGTAGATTAAGAATTACAGGTAATGATAATAATAATTTTATTGATACTGTAAATGTAAGTGGTGTTACATTAAATAATTCATCTAAAACGCTTTCATCTATAGGAACATATGATGTTACAAAAGATAATAATAATCAAGTCGATATTGTAAACAATTATCCGGTCGATGAATATAATGGAATAGAATTAAATGTATTGAAAGTTATACCAGGAGCAACACATTTTGAAATAAAATATTTGGAAGTATTTGGATATGATATTATTGATAAAGAATCATCACCCGAACCTGAACCGGAACCGGAACCCGAACCGGAACCCGAACCCGAGCCAGAACCCGAACCGGAACCCGAACCGGAACCCGAACCGGAACCGGAACCAGAACCTGAACCCGAACCTGAAAAGCATACAGAATTTCTTGATTCATCAACCGGTAGAAGTTTGGTTACAGCTTATATTAATGATGAAGGAATATATAGATATGCTTTCAACGCTGATACAGGTTATTATTCAAATGATGATGTTCATGGAAGAGGAGGTCAGTCAAAAGAAGAATTTTATGGTGTAAGGGGTTCAAGTGAATTGCCGGGAAATTATTGGTTATATATTAGTGATCCTGAACACGCAATATATTTTGATACAACGTCCGCATTTACCATAAAAAATTATGATGATAAAATAACAAGATATGTAACTATTTCAGACGGTCAAATTATAAATAGAGATTATTATTATGGTATGATAAATATATCAATATTAGGAAATTTTGGTGACTTAAATATGTATGATATTTACTATCACGGTGTTAATAGAAGTGTTGTAGCAAATTATAATAAAGGTCGTTTATATTATGATCCTGTGGCGACTGGTGGAGAACCTGAGCCAGAACCTGAACCCGAACCTGAACCCGAACCTCAACCTGAACCTGAAGCTCCTGAACCGGAACCCGAACCTGAACCCGAACCTCAACCGGAACCTGAACCCGAACCTGAATTTGATAACGGTGAAATATGTTTAGTTCCTCGTCCAGTTCCTGTTATAAGAGTAATAGATTACATAAGTGAAGTTGTTTTTGAAAAATCAAGTAATACAAACAATATTCCTCATATAATGTTTAATGGAGAAACAGATTATATTGATTATCGTTTATATGGTTTGGGATATGGAAGATACTATATTGAAATACCAAGCAAAGAGAATATGGGTGGTAATAGTTTATCTATTTACAATTCACGTAATTTAACTTATATTGAAGAGGATGAGAATAATGAGGATGATGAGGATGATGAGGATGATGATAATGGTGGAATAGTTAATAATGTTCTTATGGATAAGATTAATCAAGTAGGTGAACTATATACAATAACTCCAATTACAGCATCTATTGAACAAATCCAAATTGAAAGAGAAATAGTTAATTATACTGATTATAGTATTAATAATAGTCTTGTAGATACAAATTTTTATCATGGTGGTTCTATACTTTTAGAAGTAAAAGACCTTAACGATTATACATACCAAGAAAATGCTGCTGATAAAACACCAACAAATGATAGTGATCTTGGATTTAGGTTAGTAATTGGATTAAGTAGTTATTATGATGGTGATAGTATTAGTAATAAAATTCAAGAAGATATAGATGATTTGAATGTATTTGATAGTAATGGAGAAGATATATTCTTGAAGAATTATAAGGTTAATGATGAAACTTATGGATATAGAAAAACAATAAATGTTAATGATTATGGAATTACATATAATTCATCTTATAGTGATCAAAAATTTTCAACATATACATCTAACATGGATACAAACGATTTAAATAACTTATTGAATGATATTCGAATCCAATATATAGAAAAATCACCATTTTTATACAATAGCGATTGTAGTCTTCCTCCTGAACCCGAACCAGAGCCGGAGCCTGAACCTGAACCTGAACCTGAGCCTGAGCCTGAACCTGAACCTGAACCTGAGCCTGAACCTGAAACTCAAGTTGTATTTGAAACTATTCTCACATATGTAATAAATAATTTCGTCTCGGGTTCTCTTGCAGATGTTACAACTTTAATAACTAATGCGAAAAACATATTGATTACTCATGAAAATATTAATAGTGATGATATTAGTATAACTACAACACTAAATACTACTGATGGTATTACTGTCGAAGCAAGAATATCTTCTACAGACGGATATTTTTTTATTGATGATGACAATAATATAGTTAATAGTAATAATATATTGACTAATTTTTCAACTACAATAAAAACAGATCTTACGAATAGCAATATTGGTTTAGCACCAACATTATATACAGGACCATATTATAGTGCTAATGGCATTATAGTTAATAATGGTTCAGATATTACTACAACTATTGGAAAACAAGATTCAAATAAATTTTACAGATATATTTCTTCATGGAGTGAAGTTGATAATATCACCACCACCACCATTAGCGACGATACTACCATGTATTATCATATTCCAAAAGGAACACAAGCACTTCGTATAAAATTATCTGGTTATAACGGAGAACACGGAGAAAATACTCATGACCCAAAGGGAGGTGGTAGTTGTGGAAAAATACATTTGACTGAAACAAATTCATCATTATCTGGAAAAACTATGGTAGCTAATTTTTGGTACACAAAAGGTGGAACAAAAGGTAATGGGTACCATCCAAATTCTCTGAATATTAGACATGGTGGTAGAGGTGGTGGTTGTTCATCAATATATCTATACAATCCAGATGGTAGTAATGTAGGATTATTATGTATAGCTGGAGGAGGTGGTGGTAGTAGTGGTAGTGATTCTTATGGTGTTGTCACCGTGGGTGGTAATGGTGGTATCAATAACCAAGATGGTTCTGCTGGTGATCTTCCTGGTGGTAATTGGGATGGAGAAACATATACCGGTAATGGTGGTAAAGGTGGTGGAGTGAATGGTGATGGTGGTTATCCTGGTGAAGCTTGGGTCAACAGTTCAACTCAAAATCTCGCAGGAGATGGAACCACATATAGTAATGGAAATACTTTTTCTCAAGGTGGATATGGTGGTAGTAGTGGTAGTAGTGGTACAAAAGGACAGGGGGCTGGTGGAGGAGGAGCTGGATACGGTGGTGGTGGAGGAGGAGCTGTTGGTGCACCAGTACGTTCAGTATCCTTGACTACTACATGGAGAGGGGGTGGTGGTGGAGGTGGTTCAAGTTATATAAATACAGGATACTCAAATGTTGATAATAACAATCATTTAACATCAGAAGGACAAATAGATATATCATTTCAATAATAACTGACTTTATATATAGAATAATAAACGTATATAGAATAATAAATAATTAATTACAACATTTATAAAAATCAATTAATTCAATAATTACATCTATAATGTCAACTAACATTATAGATGGCTTATGTAGAAACACAGTCACTTGAGTTATATCCAGGCTGGAATCTTGTGTCTTTTTACGTACAAGTCACACTTGAAGATATAATAGGGTCCTCGACACATATTATAGAGGTCCAAAGCGCGACACAAAAGTGGCGACGAAATTATGTTGCATTATTCAATACCCTTTCAACAATTGATATAAAAAAAGGTTATTGGATCTATTTAGAAAAAAATGATGGGCTCCCTGAAACAATTAATCTTACAGGAGCTCGAATTATCGGAGACATTACATATATACTTAATCAAGGTTGGACTCTTGTTGGTGTTCCCTCCGATGAAAATATACCTTACGTCAACGCGGTGAGTCCAAATATATTACAAATTGTTCGCCAGACACTTTCTAACGGTGAACACATATGGCAACCTGGTGATCAAGAATCGAGTTACTCACAATTCGAACCAGGAGTAGGTTATTTTATTAAGTGTGATCAACAAACAACAGTAATAATAACAATTTCAGGACCAGAACCCGAACCGGAACCGGAACCAGAACCTGAACCAGAACCTGAACCTCAGCCCGAACCTGAACCCGAACCTGAACCAGAACCCGAACCGGAACCGGAACCGGAACCGGAACCGGAACCGGAACCAGAACCCGAACCGGAACCTGAACCTGAACCAGAACCCGAACCAGAACCTGAACCTGAACCGGAACCTGAACCTGAACCAGAACCTGAACCCGAACCTGAACCAGAACCTGAACCAGAACCTGAACCTGAACCAGAACCTGAACCAGAACCTGAACCAGAACCTGAACCAGAACCTGAACCAGAACCTGAACCCGAACCCGAACCGGAGCCGGAGCCGGAACCAGAACCGGAACCAGACCCATATGATCATATTATTATTGGAGGTGGAGCTGCGGGAGTAATGGCTGCTTATAATATAGCTAAAAATAATCCAGATGAAACAGTTCTTATTTTAGAAAAGAATGAGCACACATTACAAGATTACATAGATGATGGATATAATAATTTATTTATGTGGTCAGCGGCTCAAAATGATCCAAAATATCAATACTCTTTTTCTTCAACAGATAGTAAAAGTATATGGATGGGTAAAGGTTTGGGTGGTGGAACACTCCATTTTGGACTCCAATATATTGATACAGAAGATCTAATTAATCATAACTTTAGTGAGTGGAAATCACATAGAGATGATAATGAAGGTGCTTTTGAAAATATAGTTAATTCTGTAAATAAAATTACAGGTGCTCAACGTTATACATATTCACAGAACGGTTCTTCATATAGTCCTAATGAAAAATGGCATGAATTAAAAACTCATATTGATAATCAAACATCAACAACAGGAGTAAAATTATATAATAATAAAATATATTCAAATGATATTTCTTCAGGTAATCGTCTTCTTCTTGGAGACTTATTAACAGGAATGACAAATGTTGAAATAGAGTATAATGCGGCTGTTTCTAAGTTTAGATTTAATTCTCCGGGTGAAATAGGTATTATTGAAAGTTTTAATGGTAACACATATCGTGGTTATAATTATGTTGTTTGTGCTGGTGCAATCCAAACACCTGCTATTTTACAAAGAAGTGGAATTGATTGTGGAAACAAACTTTATGACCATTCTGGATTTACAATAGTGTATGGAAAATTAGAACAACAAGAATATTATGGTGATACGGATAATGGATATACTGTTGAAGAGTTGAATTCTCTTGGATTAAATGTTTATAATATTGGAGAAGGAGGAGATTATGATTTGACTTCTACAATATTAAATAGTAGTTCTGGAACAAAAGCGATGCACAGTATTTTTAGACATGATAAGTTGATTGATACAGACGTTGCTATTGTATCGGCACCAGGAAATACACCTCCAGATAACGAACCATCGTTAAATACATCTGTAGGTGTGAAATATGTATATGATATGGGTAATTATTGGAATGGACTCGGACATCCAGGTGGAAGTCAGTATAATAATATGGTTAATAATAATTATGATTTAACATCTACATTATTAGGAAGGCATGGAAGTAATTTTAACTATAGAATTAGAAGTAAAGGTGCGAGATTAGTAGGTGTTTTAAAAGTTTCTCCAAACCAACCCAGTTTTGTTCCAGTAGATGATTTAGGATTCGAACCAAACTCAATTATTCCTCACTTACAAACCCGTGATGAAAATCTAAAATGGCAAACATATTATTCAACTGTCCCAACTCTTAATAATTTTTTGATATTGACACATGCTCAAAGTACAAATTTGACTGGTGCTGGTACAGTAAAGATAACTTCTCAAGAAAATGAAAATCCACAAGTTACACTTAACCATCTGGGTGAGAATGTTGATCCAAACAATAATACATATGTAGATGACTTGTATGACGCTTATATAAAAAATCATCAAATTATGACTGACCTTGGTTATACTTTATTAAATCCAAGTCCTCAACAAGTTACTATAGATAAGTCATATATAGCATATGCGTCTGGTTCTATTTATCACTATCATGGAACATGTGCTGTTGGAGATGTTGTTGATGAAAATCATAAGGTATATGGAATAGAAAACTTATATATTGGAGATATTTCTGTTTTATCAAAACCTTGGGGTGGTTCTACAAGTGTTCCGGCGTTAATTACTGGTTATATTTCAGCAAAAACTACATGGGAACCCGAACCGGAGCCGGAACCGGAGCCGGAACCGGAACCGGAACCTCAGCCAGAACCAGAACCGGAACCTGAGCCAGAACCGGAACCTGAGCCAGAACCGGAACCGGAGCCAGAACCGGAACCGGAACCGGAACCTGAACCTGAACCTGAACCTGAACCCGAACCTGAACCGGAACCAGAACCTGAGCCAGAACCAGAACCGGAACCTGAACCGGAACCAGAACCGGAACCTGAACCGGAACCTGAACCGGAACCTGAACCGGAACCAGAACCTGAACCGGAACCAGAACCTCAACCGGAACCTGAACCGGAACCAGAACCGGAACCTGAACCTGAATCGGAGCCGGAACCCAAACCAGATTTTTCTGGTCCAAGTCAATATAGTTATCAAATAACAACGGAAGACTGGAGTAATTCTTCTAATGTAAAACGAACAAATATGAGAGAATATGGTGATATATTATATTCACAGGCAAAATATGGTGAAAGTGTATCGACAAGTGGAAATTATTTAGTTGTTGGTAGTCCCGAAGAGTACTATGGAGATAGTGAAACAACACGAACGGGTGTTGCTTATTTATATGAATATAATGAAAATACAAAAGAATGGAATAAAGATCAACCAACAATCTTGAAGCCTTTTACAACTGATAGACAACATGATTTTGGTGAAGTTGTTGTTATAAATGGTAACTATATGGCTATATCAAGTCCTCAATCAAAGGTTTGGTATGATAATTCTTCTTTATTTGATATTACTAATGACACGTTCGATAGTAATTCTAATATTAGTTTTACAGATAACGTTTATGAAAACATGCGTTATAATGGTATAGTTTATCTTTACAAGTTATCTAATGGTTCATGGTCTGAGATTTCAAAAATAACTGTTCCATATCAAGATTATAATAGCAAAATAGGAGATAATGGAGGGTTAGATATACATGATACTGGAGATGGATGTTATATTTCTGTTGGTGACTATTATTATAATGATAATAATACTATGAATGGTCGTGGTTGTGTTCATATTTTTAAAGTAAATACAGATGATACATGGAAGTATAACGGATTTGTTGTAGCACTTAAAGAAAATGGAGAAGATGATAGTGATGATTCTTATTATGGTAGTTCTATTAATAATTCTTCAAAAGTTATTTCAATAAATTCTAATTATTTATTGGTTTCCGATCAAGAAAGAGATGTTATCATCGATGGTGGAGTTGGAGGTTTGGAGTTAGGTGTAGTTTATTTATACAAAAAAAATATTATAGGTGATAATGAATCATGGGATATATTTAAAAGAATTAATTTAATTGACTATTTAGATCAAATTTCATCTAACTTCAACCATATTGATATTCATTTTGGTAGCTCTATTAAATTACTTAATAATTATATAATTATAGGTGCTTCACAAAAAAGTATTAAAGAAGATCAAGATGATAAATCTGGTGCGGTTTATTTATTTAAATTTGATTCCACAAATATTGTTCTATTAAAAGAGTTAAAAGCAATTGATTATCCAAATTTTGAGACTTTTGATAATAATAGTAGTAATACGGATAATTTTGGGAATGACTTAGACATTAAACAAAATAGTAATCAAGATAATTATACAATTATTGTTACATCTAAATATTTTGATAATAATGAATCAAACAAATACAATACGGGTTGTATTTATGTTTATGAATTAATGGGAGATGTAATAACACCTATAAACTTAATATATTCTATAAAAAATATTAGTTATGAAGAATTTGGTTTATCTGTTTCAATTGATAAATTTATTGCTGTAGGGTCTGATGATTATGTAGATATTGATACGGGTAATAGATATAGTAATATGGGTATGGTAACATTATTGGAAGCGGAAAATACACAAGTAAAAAATATTATTTCTTACCCAACTTTTGATTCTAATCGAGAACCTTATGAGGTTATTTTTGATGAAATAACAAATAAAATAACATTTGATAATACATTAAAACAATCAGGATATACTGAACATGGTGGTTTAGATCATTATGATTATATAACATTTAAATTACCAGCAGGAAAGATATTGGATAAATTATTGTTTATAGAACCTTCTAATTTAAATGGTCAAATTCTAAGTTATAGAATACAAGAACAAAATCCATTTGATTATAATGATACATCGAACGATATTTTTTCAGGTCATTTAACTGATGCAGATGTAGGAAATAATATTATACCAGATTTTGAGCATTTTGGAACACATGATTCAACAGAAGAAAAGGTATTTACTATTATTTTATATAACTTACAAACAAATGAAAGTGTTTTGAATTATTATTTTACAACTTCTACAACAAGAGAGCCTGAACCTGAACCTGAACCGGAACCTGAACCTGAACCCGAATTAGCTGATTTATCTGGAGAAGCTGACACAGAAGTATTAAATGTAAAAACATGGGATAATACATCAAGTATAACAATGTTGAATACTGGTAATAATAATATATTGAATAACGTAGCTTCTTATGGAGCTGGTTTTGGATATTCAGTTTCAACTTTTGGTAATACCGTTGTAATTGGTGCTTATAATGAATATTATAGTTCGGTTGACAATACGAAAACAGGTGTTGTATACATATATGAATATGATGAAAGTTCAAGTTCATGGAATAATGGACAACGAATTGTTCCTAATGATATATATGAAGGACATTTTGGATCAAATGTTTCAATATATGATAACTATTGTGCTATTTCAGCAGGCAGTGCTAGAGTTTGGTATTCATTAGATAGTAATGGTGATGTTATCTTGAGCGATGTATCTGTTGATAATTATTCTGGATATAATTCTAGCGGTGGCGTTGTACACATATATAAACGTGGTGATACACTATGGGAACAACATCAGGTTATTTTTCATCCTCAAGAAAGTGGTATACCACTTGATAATTTCAATCGTTTTGGTGATTCAAATTTAGAATTAAAGGGTGATTATTTATTTACTGGTAATTATCGTCATTTTAATAATACTGGTTGTGTATTTGTATTTAAGAAACAGACAAATAATCAATGGTCATATACCACGTTGGTTCAACCACAAGATGAGAATGGAAATATAGAAACAGTTGATGATATGGAATTTGGTAATGGTTATCATATAACTGGGGAAGGAGGAAAAATAATATCGATGAGTAATAATTATCTTGTCATAGGAGCTCCACAAAGAGATGGTAATTTCTATAATGAAGAGGGATCTATATATATATATAAAAAATCGGATAATGATGAAACATGGTTAATACAAAAAAGAATTTTAATGTCTGATATTATAAATAATAGTAGCTATTCTACAATTGATTATTACACACATTTTGGTATATCTGTTTCTCTTGATAATAATTATTTAGTAGTTGGCGCTAAAACGAAAAAAACACAATTATCAACACAAACTAAAAATACAGGTGCTGCGTATGTATTTAAACTTCATGAAAACATATGGCACTATATATCTGAATTATCACCAAAGGATTATTACGACAATTATAACAACTTATCAGGAGTTACTGATTATGGTTCGTGTGTTTGTATAAAAAATTCATATATAATTATTAGTGCTCCTCAAGATAAACAAAATTATGTAAATTATACTGGTTCATTATATATTTATAAACTTGTAAATGGAATTATTACATTTCAAAATAAGATATCAACAAGTATTACAAATAATAGATTTGGTGTTGATAGTAGTGTAGATAAATTTATTGTTGTTGGATCACGAGATTATAATGACGGAACAAATACAATTACAGGTAGGGGAACAGCACATATTATTGACGCACCAACAATTCAAATTTATGGAACTCCAATTTTTAATTCAAATACACCTCCTATCGATATAAATTTTGACATAAATACAAATACACTCACAATATTAAATTCACTTAATCATACAGCATTTGAAAATAATGGATTACAAGATAAATATGATTATGTTAGATTTACGATACCAGCTGGTTATATAATTAAAAATTTAATGTTAGTAGAACCAACAGATACAAATGGTAATACAATTTACTATCGAATACAAAACAAAAATGAATTTGATTATGAATCACCCGTTGATGAATACAACGGATCACTAACAAATATAGATATTGGAACTACAAACATAATTCCATCTGGTTTAGGTGACCCAAAATCAATACAACCACAAGTTTTTACTATGATAATATATAATAGAAATTATAGTCAAAGTGCTATACATTATAAATTTATTTCAAGTGAGTTCGGGGAACCTGAACCTGAACCTGAACCGGAACCTGAAGCGGATATTGCTAATATAGAAATATATGATTTAACAACAAAAATGACTATTTCAAATAATGTTAATAATAATACATATAGTTCATCATTTGTAAGAAATAAAAAATTATTTAATAAAGTAAGAGTAACAACTGGACAATCGACAAATTTAAATTATAATGAAATTCAAGTATGGATAAATGGAGTAAATATAGCATATAATTCTATTCATGGTAGTTTGGACGTGACTACAAAAATACAAGATATTGATACAAGTATAACAAGTGAACATTCACTTTATGATAAATATTATCGCGATCCAGATTGTCAAGAATTATGGACACTTCCTAAGGTAGTTTATCCTATAGATGAAAATGGAAATAGAATTAATGAATATCAAAGTAGTGCCAAATATAGTTCAATAAATAACAACGATGGGAATTTGCTCAACACAGCTAATTCTGGTACTTATAGATCGTTTGCTACAACACAACCTGTAATTGGAGCTTATTTAGAATTAATACTTGATGATTATTATTCACTTAATGATTTACAGTCAGTTATTATATATAATAGACGTAATGATTATCAAGAAAGAATAAAGAAAGCTGTGTTATCATTCCATTACGATAATGACTTCATTCTTAACTCTTTTAAAATAAGCAATACGAGAGATGTCTATAAATTTATGGGACCAGCGACAATTTTAGAAACACATGAAAGTAATAGTCCAAGTGCCGACAAGATAGTAAAAGGTGAAAATGATGGTTTTACTACTTTAGATGGTTATGATGATATAATAACATATGATTTGGGTATTACAACGGGTGATTCAGAAATTTATACATATTCTATTCATGAATTTATAGATAAACTTTCTACAGATTTACAAACAACAATTACTTATCATGAATATGGAGACCAAACAACGATAGGTTCTTATTATAATTATACACCATCATTTGGTGCATACATTACATTTGATGATTATGCTTCCTCATATTTGGATACTATTTTAACTGGTATCCCACGAAGTATTTTCTTGGTAGATACATCGAATATTACTATAAATGCTCCTATATCACCAAGCACTACACCAACAGGTCGTATTAACTTTGTATATTTGAACGTGGAAGAACCAATTACATTTGGATTTGGAAATCAAACAGTTATTGTAAATGGTGGAGACTACTTCATTCATGATTTTATAAGAATCCTTGAAGATGGTTTTTCAACAGATATTACATTTGATGGAGATAATTTGATATTTGTAAATATATCACAAACAACAACATTTACTGTTACACCTTCATCTTCACAAATTGGAAATTTGGGAATAACAAGTCTTGATTCATCTATTTTCAATATTACATCCAAAACTCTTACAGCTCAAGATAATATTGTTCCATTTGTTACATATGGACAACCAGAACCTGAACCTCAAGGATATTTAACAATTACATTTATTGGAACCGATAATGGACATGATTTCTCTGGTTCTATGAATCTTCCATCATCAATTAAAGTAAGTGATATACCTATAATTGAGCGTGATGATACAACATCACCACTATTTGGCACTATTACTGAGGTTGCTTCATTTGAAGTTGAATCTGGAACTATTGGTGGAAATAGTAATGGAAAACCTAAAATAAATATTCAACAGAGTACTTTATTGGTAGGTTACAATTTAGTAGTTAGATATTATAAGAGAAATACAAGTTCTAACCTTGGTTGGACAGCAGCTGGTTCGAGATTTAGAATTAACGGCAACGAATTATCATTATCTTATCCTGAACTAACAGTTATCTCTCATTCAGGAATGGGTATTTCAGATAAAACAGGATTTATGGTTAAAGTTTGGTTGGAAGAAATAGGAGAACCGGAACCTGAACCCGAACCGGAACCCGAACCTGAACCCGAACCTGAACCGGAGCCTGAACCCGAACCTGAACCCGAAATTGAATCGTATACAACAGAAATTCTTCCTGTAGCATATGCCCACGTTAATGATAGTAACTATGATGCGGTTGATGAAAATGACCGCAAGGGAGTTAATATATCATGGAGTGCGTGGAATAATCCAGGTTCAGGACAACATGCCTTTACATTTGACACCGCGATGGAAGATACTAACTATAATGTTGTGACAGATAGAGGTAGTTATGAAGATGTGAACTCTATACATATTTTTAGTAAAACTACAACCGGATTTAGTGCTACATGGGATGGTGCACCTCCTAGTGTATTTGACGGTGGTAGTTTTATTGTATACGCATCAACACCCGAAAAAACGATTCATAGAGGCGACGAATATGTAGGTTTCGGTGTTTCATCACCTGTCACTATAACAGTAGATTCTGAATACATAGGTCCTGGCAACTCAACATATAAATACACAACAAGTGATTCTAATGGTAATGGTGGATTATTTGGAAGTATTAATGCTATTCGTGGAACTACACTAACAATATATGTAGTAGGTGACTATGTAGAACTTGTTTCGCATCCGTTAACAATAACCGAATATAACGACCAAGGACAAGCATCAACACCACTTACCGGTGTAGTGAGAACAGATACTGGTGGTCAAAATAACGATGGAACATATAACCTGACATGGGTAGTACCGGATGATACAACAGTTAATAAATATCAATATCAATGTGAAAATCATTCCTCTATGCGTGGTACAATCTATGTTAGTTCGTCTTATACAGAAATTATTCCTACGGCATATGCGTACGTTAATTCCAGTAACTATGATGCTACTGATGCGAATGACCGTAAGGGAATTAATATATCATGGAGTACATGGGATTCAGTTAATCGAACACACGCCTTTACAATTGATACCGAGATGGAAGATACTAACTATTGTATTGTGACAGATAGAAATTATGAAAATACTAACTCCATAGAAATTTCTGGAAAAACCACAACTGGATTTACTGCTAAATGGACAAATGCTACTCCTGATGTTTTTGATGGTACCTTTATCCTCTATGCGTCAACGCCTACAAAAACAATTAGTAGTTCTGGAACACGTTCTGGTGAAATTCTTCCAGTTGCATATGCGTTCGTTAATTCTCAAAATTATAATGCCACCGATGTAAATGATCGTCGGGGAGTTAATATGTCATGGAGTGCTTGGAATAATCCAGGTTCAGGACAACATGCCTTTACATTTGACACCGAGATGGAAGATAATAACTATAATGTTGTAACAGATAGAGATTATGAAAATACTAACTGTGTAGATATTCATACAAAAACCACAACCGGATTTATTGCTACATGGGATAATGCTAACCCTGATGTTTTTGGTGGTAGTTTTATTGTGTACGCATCAACACCTACAAAATTAATTGGTGGAGGTGAACCTGCACCCGAACCGGAACCGGAACCGGAACCTGAACCGGAACCTGAACCGGAACCCGAACCTGAACCCGAACCGGAACCAGAACCGGAACCCGAACCTGAACCAGAACCCGAACCTGAACCAGAACCGGAACCCGAACCTGAGTCAGAACCTGAAAAGGATGATTATTTTAATGATCTTAGTTTATTTAATGTAACTGTATTGAATTCGTCAAATGATTATACTTGGGCTGAAGAAGATTTACAAATAATGAAATCAGCATTTTCTCGTTGGGAAGAAATAATCATATCTCATCCTACAGGAAAGACTATCGATATTGATTTAGATGTTCAAACTCTTGGAGAAACTACTCTTGGTCAAGCTTATATTTCTAATTCAGAATTAATTGATCCAAACTTAGGAGAAGTATATGGAAATCGTGTGGCAACATCAGGAGCATTTTCTATTAATTATACTTATGTAGTTTCTATGAAAAATACAGTTTATACATCTGGTTTATCAAAATTATATTATGTAACAGTTCATGAGATAGGACATATACTTGGTATTGGAAGTATGTGGACAATGACAAATGCTTATGGTTATATTCCAGGTGAAGATCCAACAGCAACAAATAGATATTATATGGCTGAAAATGCTGTTCGTGAATATCGTAAATATTTTTCACAATATAATAGTCTTTATTACATTCCTATAGAAGATGATGGAGGTTCTGGAACTGCCTATGTTCACCCTGAAGAAGGTAACTCTCATCCTCATAGTTTAGATGATAGAACTCTTGCTGGAATTTTTTATCCAGGAATGGATATTGAATTGATGACTGGATGGGCAAACAATACAGACTTACCTCTTAGTCGTGTCACTATCGGTTATCTTGATGATATGAATTATGTTGTTGATTATTCAAAAGCAGATGACTATAAAGGTTACACCAGTTCTTATTTGAGTCACCATATTACAAGTGCTGAATATTGGAACGGACAATTTAATTTAGACCTTACTACATCATCAAGTAATAATAGTACAATAGATGGAACATTTAATACATTTTTGGGTAATTATGAGGTAAGATATAATGCTTATGATTCTGGAACAGATTCTCTTGTGGATTCCATTTATACAAATATAGACTTTAATCATGAATTAAATAATAATAACTCTCCATCTTTTATTGAAAGAACAAATTATTCTATTACTACACAAAATAATAATAATACATTTGGATGTATAATGGTTTCAACCGACCAATATGATAGTAATATAAATAAACCTAATAATTCTCATCAAGGCGGTCAATATACAAATCAATTTGTTGAAGATCTAAAAACAAAATGGTATATTAAATTTCCACAACAACCTATATTTTCAACAGCAACCGGATTAGAAGCAACATTAACGGTTGGTTTTGGAAATGTAAAAGGAGATGGTGCGGGTGAAACCTTTTATATAGAATGTTATAACGGTTCATCATGGGTGGAATTATATTCTGATAACACTATGGCGTCACGTGGAGATGGACAGACTGACCCAATACGCGTTATTGATACAATAACAATTACAGATGTAGATTTATATAATTCTGCTGTAAGTAATTCATATTCAGTTCAACTTCGTGTTCGTGTAGATGGTTTCCAAAAACGAGATTATCTTTTATTAGGTTGTTACTTCATAAATGAAACATATCCTGAACCCGAACCTGAACCCGAACCTGAACCCGAACCGGAGCCGGAACCGGAACCGGAACCTGAACCGGAACCTGAACCGGAACCCGAACCCGAACCCGAACCAGAGCCCGAACCTGAAGCACCGGAACCTGAACCGGAACCTGAACCGGAACCGGAACCCGAACCTGAACCTGAACCTGAACCTGAACCTGAATCCGAACCGGAAGCACCTGTTGAACCACCAACGATTACATTATTGGGTGGAAGTTCAACAACTGATCAGAGAGAAATAGGTTCTAACGTAATATGGGAAAATGGTGTTATTATTTTTATAGAACAAAATCAAACATATATAGAACCTGGATTCTCATCAACTGATAATGATGGCAACGATATAACAAATCAGGTTGTAATTGGTGGAGATACAGTAGATAATGAAACAGTTGGAAAATATTATATAACTTATAGTGTTACAGATACAAAAACAAATTTGAGTGTTACTATTACAAGATTTGTTATTATTGGTGCTGTTACTTTACAAAGAGGTTGGTATACAGAGGATACTAATTACAATAATGTATTTTTAATTAACTGGGAAGATAATGGGACACGAATAATTGATAGTAATACAAGAGATGCAAGTTTACCTCCAATAGCAAATCCTGGATCAAGCTCAGATATAAATTTGGTTAGTGCTTCATATGAATCATATGGTTATATGGCAAGAACAGGTAATGCTATTTTTGGCAAGTCTTCGGTTTCTAATGAACACTCAAATAATTTTGGATTTTTTGTACCATATGGTCATAATTTAACAAATCTTAAGATTGAATTAATACAACCTTCTAATTATAACTTTCTTCGTATAAGAGTATATCATAAAGATGATATCATTACAAATTGGTCGGGTAATCACATAAGAGATTATAATATGACTGACTCAAGAGCTGATTCTATTAATAACTTAATTCTTGATACACTTGTTTATCAAAATGAAACAGACATAAATCTTTGTGGTTTATTTGATGTGACAAATAGTGATCCAAATTTCTATAAAGCTCCAACAGGTACATATAATAATGGTGAATGGTATAAGAATCATCGTTCATTTAGAATTATAATATCATATGATGAAACATCTAATCAAAATCCAAGTGAAATTCAAGATGTTCCGGAAATTACTTATAAAATCCTATTTGGTATTTCAAGGGAACCTTATCAAAAATTTGGTGAATTAGAATACACAAATACAACCACAGATTATAGAGAAGAGTCTTGTACATCAAGAGATTTTGATCTTAGTGATATTTACACTTCTGGTGAAGAGTTAGGTTGGTCGAATGACTTTAGTATTACTCTTGACAATAATAATAACAAAGTTCGTCGAGTTATTGCAGGACCATGGGAAAGAACTATTAACGGAATTAATGGTGGTGCAGCACATATATTTACTTATGACGATTCAACAACAACTTGGTCATCATCATCTAATGTAGTAAATTTGTCACCTGTATTTACTAATTGGTCAGAACCTCTTGAAGAAGGTGATAAATTTGGTGATGGTGTAGGTATTTATGGAAATATGGCGGTAGTTGGAGCGTATAATAGAACATTTCAATACATATATGGTAATAATTTCCCAATATCAAAAACTAATTCGGGTATGGTATATCTTTATAGATATCAGAGTCAATGGAATAATTATATTGTTCTTCATCCACAAGAAAATGGAAACGCTTATGATGGATATGAACCACCCCAACCACCCAATATGGAAACTTATGATTATGAAACAGGTTCATTATACGGAGATAATATATCTATAACAGATAAGTATATTGGTGTGACGGCAAGAAAGAAAACGATAAGTAATATATCCAATAATGGTGCTATTTATATTACTTCATATAATAATGGTAGTATTTATAAAACAGTTCGTATTGTAAGTGATGAAATTTCTGTGAATAACTACTTTGGTGAATCTATTTCTATTGTTGGTGAATACTGTATTGTAACGTCAAGTGACGATACTTATGTCTTTAAAAATAATGGTGATTCTACAAATAGTATGAACTGGCAACAGGTTAAAAAGTTTAGTGGTATGGGAACTAGTGGTGAAAGTTGTTTAACAACTGAACATGTGATTATTAGTGGTGGTTCAACTGTTGATAATTTTAATGTTTATAAAATAAGTGATAATTTTGCTTTAGGTGAGACATTTAATTTAGGTATATTATCGAGTTATGGATATGGTTACAATATACGAAATTTTGATAGTGATGGCGAACACATGGTTATTTCATTAGGTAATACAGGTGATAATATAATTGTTTTAAAATATCTTGATGGATTTTGGTTATCACCCCAAGGTTCTTCATATACGAATAATTATATGATATTCAACGATACTACTACGAGTTATACAAGTAATTATAATAATAATAGCTACTTTGGTAAAAATATAAAGATTAAATTAGGTGAAATAATAATACAAGACCCATCTTATCAAAGTAATAAGGGACGTTTCACGTATGTTATTCCGGGAACAAAAATAGATGAATCTGTTCCAACAGCCATAGAAGATATTAATGCGGTAACAGCTATAACTCGTGTTAGTGATATAACTTCTGGTGAATTTATTCGTTGTTCAAATTGGGTTGATTTCCCAAGTAATATTGCATATCCATTTTCTGGAAGTGTCCCATCAAGAAATTTTGATACGTGGTTTTATGTAGATGTTCCTTCTGGGAAGAAAATAACTTCAATCACTTTGGTTGATTATTATTCATCATTTACAACAAATATAGATGATAGTAATATTATCAATAATTATGAAATTAGTTATAGAATTATGGGTGAGAGCCATTTAAGTGATTCAATAACAATTAATCCAAATGTAGATACTGAAGGGTCATTTGATATACTAACACAGCTTCCACGCAGTTTTTCATTAATTCAACCCAACGGTGCATCAATATATTTTAATAATAAGTGTAAAGTTGTAATTACTATGAAGAAGTTATCAACTAATACTAATACTCCTGTTTTCTTTGGAATACACTGTGGATTAGAAAATTATCCATAATATAAATGATAAATCGATTAAAATAATTTTATTTAATAATAAAATTATTAACTAATTTAGATGTGATTATTTAAAAAATCTTGAAATAAAATTTTTTTGAGTATTCTTTCGTTTAGAATATTTTTTCTTTGTTTTATCTTTTATTTTTTTAACGGTTTTTTTAACTTTCTTTACAATATCTTTTTTAATTTTAACTTTTTTATCCCCTTTATCTCCTGGTCTATATTTCAAAAACCATCCTTCGTATTCTTCAGAACCTCGTTTGTCTTTTAATTCAATAAATTTGTCAGCTTTTTCTCCTCTTATTTCTTCAAGTGATTTTTGATTTCCCATACATGAAATACTAAATCTTCTCAATAATCCCTTTTGTTTTAATCGATTTCTTTGTTGAACTTGAAATAAAAAGTTCGCCATACATAAAATACGGTCACCGTCATAATAAGGACGATTTGCGTATATGAATGCTAAGTAAAAACTGAGCATTGTATCTATTGTAGCTACTTTTACTTTATTTGTACCATCACGTATTATATTATAACTATGACAACTTAATGGTGTATAAGCAACCGCAATAGCATCAGCACCAACTCTTACTTCATAATGTTCTGATATAACTTCACCAAGGTTCTTCTTTTTATTAATAGAAACATCTTTTATTCCTTCGTCACTTAGTCGTTCTTTTAATATAATACAGCTTTGGTATGGATTCATAGATAATACATCAAAATCGGGTTCTTCTGTAAATTTTGATCTTATTTGTTTTGGCATATATTTACTGTATAAACTTGATGCGTATCCTCCAAAAAATATAAGACCTTGGTTTATAAAACTGTTCTTTGTAACATCATATATTTTTTTTATTCTTTTCATGTTATCATCTTCAAATTTTCTTTGGAAATTTGAGTAATTACAATGATCTATTTTCAAAGGATAATGTTTATTAAGTAAATTAATTCGTTTTTGTACTTTTTCCCATCTGCTAACATCTCCAGCGGGTCTTGAAAGTTCAAGATATCCAAGCATTCTTAAAAAATTTGCTGGACAATATCTAATACCGGCAATACTAATTGAGTCTTTTTTAATTGATTTGAAAAGAGTTTTATCCAATAGAGTTATATCGGCAACAGGTATAAAATTTACAAATACTTTATATGTTCCATAATGAACTCCTGATTTTGCCTCGACCTCACTAAATCCTTCTTTAATATAAATATCAGCAAGCTCTTTGGCGTCATTTAATGGGTCAGGTGAGAAAAAATCGTAGTCAGGGATTTCTATATTTAAATCGTAAAATTGGTCGTGTTTTGGTAAAACATTATTTATTGCTGTTCCCCCATAACATATTAAACCTTTTTTTACTAAAAATTTTTCAACTATTGTAATCATATGTTTTACTTCAGGTGTATTTACACCTTTTTTTGCCTGCATCTCTTGTGCTTTATCAACAGCTGAACGCAATATAGTTAATTCACAATCATTAAATGACATACCTTTTTCACATATAATTTGTTTCATATATACATTAAAATTAGATAATATTGTTAATGTATATTAATTTAAATTTTCATAGGAAATACAATATCTGTTCCATTTGATATGTTAATAGTTTGGTCAGCTGGGTCAACTTCTTCTTGTTTTTGTTCCTTAGGCATGTCCATAAGTATTGGTATAGCACGTAATTTTTTTGGTTTTAAAACAAATGAAGATGATGTAAAAAGATTATTTAAGTAGTATTGAAGTGATGAATCGAATTGTTGAAAACTCATACCAATAAGTTGAACACCTCGGTCGATTGAAAAAACTAAATTCATTTCGTCAGAGTTGTGGATATTATTAATATTTTGGTTTTTATCAGGAGTAACAAAAGTCATATGAGATTTGTTGTAATGTTCAACACGATTAATTGTTTCAGTTGTTGAAGGGTCGTTAGTTCCATTACTCTTAATTTCACTAATAGTCATATTTCTAAAACTGGAATGATAAGTGTCCAAATCCTTAAATGTTCCTGTAGAACTATTAGTTATATTATATAATTTTGTTTCCTTGAATTTATTTCCATAATTATCAACTAATATGATTACCTTACCTTTTAAATCTTTGATTGGTATATTATTAATATCGAAATCATTTGATTCTCCACATTTTCCATACTTAGGGTCTAAAAGTCTGCTATTAAATATTGTTCCTGAATTAAAATGTTTAACAATTACATTATACATCTCGTTCAACGTATCTTTTGATTCTGTTTTTATTCTAAAATGAAGTATTAATGGGTCACTTCTTCCTGAAAATGCGTTTGATTTAACAATTGAAAGAGCGTTGTTAAGAGTAAAATTTTCTTTATTTTTGGATGACGTAGCAAAATGATTATCTATCATGGTTCCATCATCAATTTTTATTTGTTTATTATTGTATGATACAATAGGAACAAGAGAACCTTTTGAAGAATATATTTCAAAATCTAAACAGCGTGCTCCAAAGCGTATTGCGTTTTCAAGAGCACAACTTGTTGATTCACCATTATCAAAGGTTCCAGAAGCACAACAATTATATGCTGTCATGATATAAAAATCACATAGTGTGAATTCTCCATATTTTTCTTTAAGACCTGCACCAACTTCTTCTTTATTTTTTATTACTCTATTGTAATCATAATCTATACTTGAAGGACCTAGAGTTCCGAGTTCTGTATCAGCATTTTTATAATGGCATAATTTATTTAAAAAATTTCCACAAGGACTTGATTCACATGAGGATGAAGAAAACCCTTCTAATGAGTAATATGATACAGGGTTGGGTTTAACTAAATAAAAGTATATTAATATACATAATAGAATCAAAATGCATATAAGCAATATTAGATTATATATTTGGTTATTCATAATATATAATAATATTAATTTATAGTGAATATTATAACATGTATTATTGATTATGTTTATTAAAAATATTTGATATATTGTTTGTAAAAAATGCTAACTCTATTTCGTGTTCATGTATGTCATGGAATACATGTATATATTTACATATATATGATATTACATCATATTTTATAGATTCTTCTATTTGTGATGTTAATTTTATAAAAATAAATAAAGAATCAAGTATATCCATTACCGAATATCCATCATCATATAGTTTTATTAATATTTGTATTGAATCATTTATTTTATTATTTTTTATGTTTTGAATATATTTTTGGAATTCTTCAAAGTTTATATTTGTGCATAATTTTATCGTTTCTTTGTATGTTATTTTTTTGTTAATAAGTTTAAATTTTTCCAAATAATTAAATAATACACGTATAGAATTATTTGAAATATTTATTAAAAATTCTTTTGCGTCATTATCTATTTCTATATTTTCGTATGATATAATTTTGTTACATATATCTTCAAGACGTTTATTATTGACACCAGAAATAACAATTATTGTTTGTCTTGATTGTATACTTTCTATTATTTTTTGAAGGTTTGTACATGTAAAAATAAAAAAAACATTATGACTGTAATTATCAATATAATTTCTAAAAACTTGTTGGCTTTGTTCATTTAAGCAGTCGATGTCATCTATAGCAATTATTTTATTTTTTTGTTTTATAGATGATGGTGTTTGACAGAATGTTTTAACATCTGTTCTAAAATAATTTATACCTTGGTCTTTTGAGTTGTTTATAAATAAAATATTTTCTTTATGTTTTTTTGTAATATTTTCTGTTCTATAATATTCTTTTATAATCATATTTAAAATAGATGTTTTTCCCGAACCAGATGCTCCATGTATAATCATATTTAAATTTTTTATATCATAAATAAACATATTGAATAAATCAACGATATTTTTTTCTATGTACATGTCTTCAAACTTTTTAGCACTATATTTTTCTGTTATAGAAGTTTTCATAATAATAAGTTAAATAAATATTTAAGTGTTTCTACATATTAAATATATGTCAAGCGAACATTATAAAACTCTTTGTGTTGAAAAAAATTCAAATCAAGAAACTATAAAAAAAGCATACAGAAAGTTATCTTTGAAGTATCATCCCGATAAGAACAATGGTAATGATACACAGTTTAAAGAAATAAATAGTGCTTATGAAATACTTAGTGATCCTGAGAAAAGAAGAATTTATGATATGCAAAATTCAAATCCTTTTATGTCTTCATCCTCAAGTTTTCCAAATAGTATGTTTTCACATAATCCTAATATGAATGATGTATTTTCAAGTATGTTTGGCGATGGAATGTTTCAACAATTTAATCAAAATAATAGTAACTCGTCATTTAATAATCCTAACGTAAGAATTTTTAGAAATGGATTTGAAGTGAACAAACCAAAACAACAACCTCCCGAACATATAACAATAAATATAACAGTAACTATGAAACAAAGTTACGAAGGAGATTCTATACCGGTTGATATTAAACGGTCGATAACAAGATATCAAGAAAAGTCTATGGAAAGTGAAACAATATATATAGAGATACCTCAAGGAATAGGAAATAATGAAATTATAACTGTTAAAAATAAAGGAAATATTATAAATGATATGAAAAGTGATGTAAAAATAAAAATTGTAATAGATAACGATAAAAACTATACGAGAAATGGATTAAATATAATCTATAATAAAGAAATAACATTAAAAGAATCTCTTTGTGGGTTTTCATTTGAATTACCATTTATAACTGGGAAAAAATATACCATAAATAATAATTCTGGAAATATAATAACACCTGGATTTCTTAAGGAAATTAATAGTATGGGATTTAAAAGAGGAGAACATACTGGTTCTCTTATTATAAAATTTCATATCATATTTCCTGACCAATTAGAAGAGGAAAAAATTAAAAAACTTTTAGATATATTATAATCAAGTAAATTTATTATTAAATAAAATTTAATTATTTAATAATATTTAAATTTTATTTTTTTGGATGATTAAGCAATTCTTTTAGTTGGAATATCAGCTGAGACAATATATATTGAATTTTCTGTAACAATTAAGAATTCGCTTTCTACTTTGTATACTTTAGAAACAGGACTGGTGTATTCTTCTTCGCTCTTTACAAGTAATTTTTCTTTGTTTTCTCTAACGCCAATTAATGCGTTTTTATCAAGAGAACATGTCCAATAATCTAACATTATAGGTTTATCTTCAACTACAGCTATTTTGCAAGCATGTTCCATAGTTGTATTTGAAGGGACACGATAATTGCTATTCACATCTTCGGATTCAAAAGCACTCATTATATTATAGTTAATTATATTCTCTAAATGCTTTTAACGCAAATTTTTATTATGAATAATTATTTATATAATGGATGTAAAAAACTGTGATCTCTATAATGAAACTATTGGCGATAGTTTATTTGATGTTTGTTTAAAAATTGTGGATATAACAAACTATTACATATTATATTCATTTGAAGGGTCGTTTAAAGATATAACAATTACACAAAAAGGAATTGATGTAATACTTAATGTATTTGCTATGATACTTTTATACACTAAGAATTTAGAACTTGCTATTGAATATACAAATAACTCAATTTATTATTTTATTGAATATGTCACACAAATTTCAACAAAAAATACAGAATTTGTATTCGTTAACCTTACTATAAAAGATGCTATATTGTATGTTTATAGAAAATCAATATTTGAAATTAATGATAATCATAAAAGAAAATTCAAATGTGATCCTGATGAAACATTATATTTTGAAATTGTAAATTCATTTATTAAAACATATACAGTTATTTTAAAAGATTTTATTACAAATAAGAATTATCTTAAAAGTGATATTGAAGATATAAAAGTTCATATATATAAAATTAATTCTTATATATTAACATTTTTTAAAACGATAGAATTATATACAGATATAGAATTATCTGATAATAAAACTATATCGGTTAGTGATAAAAATATCATATATAATATTACATATAAAGGTATAAATTACATATATGATAATTTTAATTGTGAATGTAATGACACAACATCCCCTAAAAATATATGTGATGATGTAGAAAGTTATGATTGTTTGTGTGAAAAAATTAAAAAATTGGTTATAGATTATGGTAATAGTCTTATTGAAAGTGATATATAATTTTAAACATTTCGAAATATTGTTTTTTTCCTATTTTTTATTTTTTTTTTGGGTTTTTCTTTTTCTATAGTTAATCCGTTTTGATTTATTATATTGTATTCGTTTTTAAATAGCTCTTTTAAAAATTCATATACCACGATAATATGGTTTTTAGTGCACTTTCCAACAATCAATACACTTCCTGTTCTAAATATCATAAATGAAAGAGTTATTTTTTTTTCATCTGTTGTATCATTTATAATATATTTGCTTTGCACACCTGGATAAGAGCATGGATCATATAAAGATTGTATTTTATATTTTTTTACAAGAATATCATATAGATTTTCTCTATTTATTAAGTAACCACATGAAAAGTTTGAATTTATAAGGACAGTTTCTACATCTTTTTTATTATAATGAATATCTTTATAATATTCAGAAAGTATATTTTTTATATAATCAATACTTTCATAAAATATATTATCATCTTGGATTCCTGGAACTTCAACTTTTCCAGTATTAAATATTTTCATATGTATTTCTTTAAATTTATCATCTTTATCGTCCCATATACGCAATATAACAACAAAACAGTTGTAAAACGCACTCTTCTTTTTAGTTCTATATGATAGAACATCTTTTTTGGATATACCGATAGATATCTTTCGAACGTCTTTATAAGTATCCTTTTTTGATGTAGTTGTATCTATGTGTGTTATAATATCACATGTTTTATATATATTTTCATTTTCATACATTTTTTCGATTGAATCTTTTTCTTCACGGGTAATTGAGTTAAACTTCATTTGTTTTTTTATAATACCGGACTTAAATTCATCATGTTTCATTATTTCAATATCCCAAAATATTTTTTTTAAATCAATATCAGTATTAAAATAAGCTATATTTGTCTTTGTTGAAATATAGATAGGTGTACATTTAGGAAGTTTTATATCTATATCATTTTCATTTGTTTCTTCTGAGCGTTGAATATTTAATTCAATAGAATCATCTTCTTTTACAAGAAAATTTTCCCATTCATTCTCTATATCCATTTTATAGTATTATTGTATTACCTATTTAAATATATTTCAATTTTATTTTTTCTTTTTATGATATAATAATGAATGATTCATCACAATTTCCTCGCAAAAAGACCGTAGATAGACTTCCAGAAAAAATTAAAATAGTAAGAAAAAATTCAAGAGAATTTAAACAAGAAAGTGATAATTTTGACCCCTTTATTTCATCTTCACCACCAAACAACTTTATGGAAAAATTAACAGAACGTTATGAAAAATTAGGTTTCAGTAAATAATTTATAACTTTTATTTATAAAATAATGAATCAACTCTTCATCAGGACAATCACAATTATGTATTATTTTTTCAAAAAACAATAATATTTTTCTGTTATTATATTTTGTCTTATTTCGTATAATATAACTTATCAAACTTTTTATTATACATCTTGTATTTGAGTTTTTTATTTTTACTACAATATCTAATATATAATTTTTATATGTTTCATATTTATTTATTACTTTATTATTAAATAATCCATCCCATTTTTTAGAGTCTATAGATTCTATATTTATATTTGAATTATTCATCTGTATGTAATTTATCATACTACGCATATCATTTATAAAAAGTTGTTGTATATTTGTTAATGTCTTTCTTGTAATATTTATTTTTTCTACTTTACATATATTTTGCAAAAAATCGATTATATTTTTTTCAGGCAGTTTGTTAAATCTAAGTCTAACAAATTCATTTTGAAGAGTTTCGTCTATTCTACTTATATAATTACATATTAAACAAAATCTAACATCGGTATTCACTTCTTGTAATAAATATTTCAGTGCTTGTTGTGCTGATTTAGTCATATAATCAACCTCATCTAATATAACAAATTTAACACCATGTGTAAACAAAGGTTTTGATTTAACAAAATTAGTTATTTGATTTCGTATAATATCAATACCTCTTTCATCAGACGCATTTAAATGTATAACTAAACCTTTATTAGGTGTATTATTTTGTTGTTGATATTTGTTTATTATATTTATTATTGTTGTAGTCTTACCTGTTCCAGGTGGTCCATATATTAATAGATTTGGAAATGTATTAGTTTTTAACATACTTTCAAGTATTTTTTTATTTACATCTTCAAGAACAATTTTTTCAAATTCTGTTGGTCTATATTTTTCTACCCATGGAACACTTGTCATAATGAATAAATTAAAAAGCTTTTAAACTATTTAATTTATCTTTATAAAATTGAATTAATCTTATTTACTATCTTATTAATATAGAAAAAATGTCAGGATATCTTGAAATGATAATTGGTCCTATGTTTTCTGGAAAGACATCAAGAATATTAGAAATATATAGAAAGGCTAAATACTGCAACACAGAAGTATTTGTAATAAATCATTCAATCGACAATAGATATTCAAGCAACGAAGTTGTTAATCATAATAATGAAAGAATACCATGTTCAAACTATAATATGTTAAGTCAATTTATTAGTTTTTTGGAAAAAAAGGAAAATGACTATCTCAAATATACTGAAACAATTGTTTTAATTAATGAAGCTCAATTTTTTGAAGATGTAAAATTATGTGTAATTAAATTAGTTGAAGAATTTAACTTTAAAGTATATTTATGTGGGCTTGACGGTGATTTTAAAAGAAAACAGTTTGGAAATTTTCTTGAACTTATACCATATAGTAATAAAATTATAAAATTAAACTCATTATGTTTTAAATGTAAAAATGGTAATGAAGCACCCTTCACATATCGTTTTAATAATAATAATAATGAACAAATAATGGTTGGTTCAAATGAGTCATATATACCATTGTGTCGTTCTTGTTATTTGAATATGTAAAATATTTAATTGATTTACTAAAGTAATTTAAACAAATATAGGAATAATATTTCTATATGGAAGCTACCCCGAATAATTCTGTCGAAGTTGTAAAGAAAAAAAGAGGTAGAAAACCAAAAAATAAGAATGTAGATAATGTTAATGGATCTTCTGACCAATTAAATAGTAATGAAATTATTGAAAAACCTCCTCCAAAAAAGAGAGGTAGAAAACCAAAAGGAGGTAAAATAATAGTAAATGAACCAAAACCTGTTCAATCAAATGTTATAAAGCAAAATATTATTCTTCATCTTAAATGTAATTTAAAAGATATTAATGAAGATGAAAATGTATTTTTTAATTCAATCGACGAGCTAAAAATAGCAAGTAAAACAACACCACTTGAATATGAAATAATAAATAATACTAATAAAGATTTAGGAAATAATATCATGAATACTATTGTTGAAAAACAAATGACATTTGAAGAAAATAATAATGATAATATTAATTCCTCCAGGGATATAAATTTTAAACTAAAAGAACTTCAACGACTTCTTCATACAAATGAAATATCTGATAAAAAATCTGCTTGTTTTTGGTGCACATATACATTTGACAACCCATCAATATACATACCAAAATATAAATTACAGAATACATATCAGTGTTATGGATGTTTTTGTAGTCCAGAATGTGCAACTTCATATTTATATAATGAAACGATTGATACATCTGTAAAATTTGAAAGATATCAATTAATCAACTATATTTACAGTAAAATATACGATTATAATCATAATATTAAACCCGCACCAAATCCTTACTATTTACTTGATAAATATTTTGGAAATCTAACAATAAGTGAATATAGGAAACTACTGAGAAACGATAGACTTCTTATGGTAATCGATAAACCTCTTACACGTATATTACCCGAACTTCATGAAGAAACTAATAATTTTATGATGACTACACAAAACGAAGAACAAAATACAGGAATATATAAAGTGAAAAAAAAAACAAAAACAAATATAACAAAAAATTCTATAGTTAATGAAAATTTTGGTATTAATTCTGTAATTTCTAATTGATTAATATATATTTAATTTTTACTTAAACATAAAATTGGTTACTTAATATTTATGATATGTTTATTTATCATATTATTTTTTCTTATTGAAACAAACAGCTTTATTAATAATTTACATTATGGAAAGATGTCAAGATTTTATATTACATCATGTTTTGATTCGAGAGGTTCAAAATATAACATAGAAGGTAAAAAATTTGATAATCCTATAGACCTTCTTCGTTATATGGAAGAAGTGAAACGCAATCTTACCAATAATAGTCCTGGTTATCCAAAACAATCAAATAAAAATATAGAAATTCCTGGATTGGATGATAGTTTGGACGACGATTTTGAAAATGATTTTTATGATAAAATAAATATCGAAGACAAATTAGAAAAGGAATTAAAACAACAATTCAATCAACAAAGAAAATTACCAAGCGGTGTTAGAATATTTATTAAACGCCCAGCTTCTTCAGACCCACCAGAAATTGGAAATATGGGATTTGGACCGATGGGAAATATGGGTTTTGGACCCATGGGAAAAATAATAGGTAATGAAGAAAAAGATTCAAGTGAGAATTTTAGAATTGAAGATACAACAAACAATTCATTCTGCGATGTTGGTGGGTATGATAATGTAAAAAATGAACTATTACAGAGTGCTGATATATTAATTAATTATGAAAAATATGGAAAATATAATATTAGACCTCCAAAAGGTTTGGTATTAGAAGGACCACCAGGAAACGGTAAAACACTTTTAACAAGGTCGTTTAGTGGAGAAATTAATTCATCATTCATATCTGTTTCTGGTTCTCAGTTTCAAGAAAAATATGTAGGCGTGGGTTCATCAAGAATAAGAGAACTTTTTGAACTCGCAAAAAAGAATAAACCATGTATTATTTTTATAGATGAAGTTGATGCTATTGGAAGAGCAAGAAGTGGAGATGGTGAATCTTCTAACGCCGAAAGGGACTCAACACTTAATCAACTTCTTGTTGCTATGGATGGATTTTCTACTTCTGATGGTATATTTGTTATTTGCGCAACAAATAGAGTGGACCTTCTTGACCCAGCACTTATTCGTCCTGGTAGAATAGACAAAAAAATTTATATTGGTAACCCTGATCATAAAACAAGAGAAGATATTATCAATATCCATATAAAAGGGAAACCATTTTTAAATTGTATTAATGAAACACACCTTGTTGATATTACAAGAGGTTTTTCAGGTGCTCAGATAGAAAATTTATTAAATGAAGCTATGTTATACGCTCTTAGAGATGATAGATCTTATATGCAAATGAAAGATATTGAAACAATAATCTCCCGTATTCTCGTAGGATATCAATCTACAGAAAGTGTATTCAGTAATGATATGATAGATAGAATTGCTATTCATGAATTAGGTCACGCCGTAGTTGGTATTTTTGCTTTTGGTCACAGTAATTTAATTAAAGTGTGTCTTAATAATTGGTCTCCTACAAGTCCAGGATATACAATATTTGAAATAAATGAAGAAGACTCTAACATTTATACAAAGGAAAAACTTTTTTCAAGACTTATGGTATTAGTTTCTGGAAGAATAGCAGAACAAGTTTTTTTTGGAGCATCAATAACTACAGGTGCTTCAAAAGATATCGAAGAAGCTTATAAACTTGCCGAAACTATGATTATTAAATATGGTATGGGTAAAAAAATGATCAATCCTTTTACAAGTGAAAAATCAAAAACAATTATTGATCAAGAAATAGAACACCTTGTTGATTCAGCATATCATAAATCTTTAGATATTATTAATAATAATAAAAAAATTATTAGGGATGGTGCTAATTTATTAATTGATAAAAAAACGATAGAAGCTAACCAACTTTATGATTTAATAAATAATTAATATATCTAATTATTAAAATTGATTTTTATTATTATCAGTTTTTGTTATAAAATATTATGACAACAACTGATTATGTTTTATCTATATCTGTTCCTTATTATGAATTATTACATGGGACATATAAATTAAATGATTTTAATTCTAATTATGATCATGAAAGTTTAAAATATGGATACTTATGTATTTATTCTATACCATTAGATGAATTTTATGATACCAACATGTTTAAAGAATGGTATAAATTTATATATACATATAGTTCCGTATTTATTAGAGATAATGTTATGCGTAATTCGTATAATACTCATTATAATTTACAACAACCTATTGAAGGGATAAATTCTTCTCTAATAGTAAATTATTTACAAAAAAGATGTGGAATAGAAATTGTTAAAAAAAATAAAATTAAAATAATAGATTCGTCTATTAGTGAAGATGAATGTTATATAACTACGTCAATAATTAAAACACATTATATTAGATTAATACAAAGAAAATGGAAAAGATTATATAAACAAATGATTAAAAATAGATATAGCTTAAACAATTTACAATATCGAGAAATACACGGTCGTTGGCCTGATAATTGTAAGAGAATATTATAGGTATTTATCTAAACAAAATGATATTTGCTTCTCGAACGATAAGCATCTTTTACACAATCATCTACATTATCATATTCAAAACCATCATCTGAATTATTATCATTCGAATTTTCTTTTCCAATATTATTGTTTCTAAAATTAGGATTCTTTTTCTCGTTGTTTGTATTAGATTTTTTACAGATTTTCTCCATATCTCCAAAAAAGGCGTCATAATTTGATACATAACATCCTGTTGATAAACATGGTAAATAATTTCGTCTATATTTATCTATATTGAAATTAAATCCTACCACATGCTCAAGTCTTTTATATATATAAAATAAAGTATCATGTCTATCAAGTATTTGATCATCAAGTCTCATATTCATAAGAAGATTCTTATAATGAGTCTTTTCTTTCATATTTAATAAGTTATCTGTTTCATTATCAACAATAGATATATCTTCTCTATATTGAGGATTGATTATTTTGTGAATATTTCTTTTCATTTCAGATGGATTTAAATAATAACTATCTAAAGATTCTACCTCATATTGCATAATTCTCATTTTATTTATTGTTTGATTCCATTTCTCTGAGAGTTTACTAAATTGTTCTTTTTTTTCATCGAATTTTAAAAATCTTGATATAGCAACAATAAGCGCAATATATGTTGATAAAATAACTGACAAAAGTCGTTGTTTATCGTAATCTATATTAACATCTTCTCTAATTGTTTCAAATAATGATATACTTGTTGATACAATAATAACACTTATTTGTATAATATTTATTATAAAAGCCAAATCATGATATTTTAAAAGAGTAACATTCCGTGTTGTCTTACAGTAATCAAGATGATTTTTAAATTTTTTAAGTTTATAATGTTTAACCTTTTTTACCTTTAAAACTTCATTTTCTTCATTTACATTTTCATATGAATTTATCGACCTATTGTCGTTTTCTTCATTATCTAAATTGTTATTTTCACTTGCAATATTTATTACATTTTCATCGCGACCTTCTATATCAATATATACGTTTCTTTGTGAATTTGGTGTTCCTGATGTAGAATCACTATTATCATCCATTAATAAATATTACTACAATATATTCTTTAAATTAACTTATATAGCTCATAATAAAAATATAAAAATAAAATGAGAATAAGACCTATCAAATTTCCTATTATAAGTTCAGTTCTTTCTCTATTTCTGAATGATAATGTTAATACCATAAGAATAATCGTAGTAATAGTTCCTAATAAAGCATGGATTGTAAAATCATTCATAGCTGTTTTACTGTCTTTTGATAAAACATATAACATATAAAAAAATAAACACGGAGCAGCATAAATAAATGCTATTATTTTTACATAATTTATCGATTCATAATATCTTGATGTCACATATGAAAATCCTCCGGTTATTAATCCACCAATAAGAGCATCTAATGTAACGTTATTAGACATATCGTATACGTTATATAAATATTTAATTTACCATATTTCTGTTATATTTTTGTTAAACATTTTATCTCCTTTTTTTATGTCATAGGTTTTTTGAAATCTTATACTATTCATTAACGCACCATTACATCTATATTTTGATATCAAATGTTCATTTGTTTTCATTTGATTATACATATTTTGTGGTGTTGATTTTTCACGCCATTCATTCGCATAATATTTATAGAACTTTTTAAATCTCTTGTTTTTTTCATTATCATCAATACCATTATTTTCATACATATCTTCTAAAATTTCTTCACTTATCATAAGACCACCAATATCTGCGATATTTTCACCCAAACTTAATCTAATATCAATATTATATCCATCTGCTTGAGTTATATTTTTATACAAACTCATTATTTTTAATTGTTTATTTTTGTAATTTATAATATCATTTTTAGACCACCAGTTAATAAAATTACCTCTATCATCATATTTACAACCATCATCGTCAAACCCATGTGTTATTTCGTGACCAATTGTACTACCTAAAAATCCTAAAGCATATTCTATCCCCATGTCTTTATCAACAAAAGGCTTTTGTAAAATACCACACGGTATTATAGTCTCGTTATTTATAGGATTATAATATGCGTTCACAGTAAATACATCTCCTCCTTCAAAACGGTCCCATAAAGAAGGATTGTATTTTTTAAAATATAGTTCTACCATTTTTGTAATTTCCCACTTTAAAAATATCAAATTATTTTTATACGCATCTGTCGAATCAAAATTTTCATGTGGGTCTTCTATAAATCCTTCTTTTTTTCCTATGTAAAATTTCATATTCTTTAATTTTAAAATAGCTTTTTCTTTTGTTTTTTTAGAAAGCCAATTATTATTAATCAACCTTTTTTTAAATCTTATTCGTATTATTTCACTCAGTTCTTCTATATATGATATGTTTTCTTTTTTACAATATTGTTTTAGATATTGTTGAGATACATATGTATTCATATAATTACAAACAGTTAAAGTTGCTTTTTCGTATTCAGGAACAGGATTATTTCTACCATCTATAATTTTACCAAAAAAATTAAAACATAAATTTCGTAACTCTTTGTTATATGAAGAAAACGACATTAATAAATTATAAACCCAATATGTTCTCATACTATCTTTATTCCAGTTTTTATTTAGATAATGAAATATATTATTGAAATACTTTTTATTATTCAATATTATTTTTTCTGGGGCGGTTTTAAACCCAAATATCTTTGAAAAATTAGTCCAATTTAACCCCATTTGTGAAATTTCTTTGGATAATATTTTATTATAATTTTTATCCGAATTTTGTTTTTCCCATTCACTTGGTATTATTCTTGATATATCTTTTTCTATTTCTATTATACTATCTATATTATATGGATTGTTATCTCCAAACACCATGTTAAACATTTTTTTTAAAAAAAGTTTATATTTATATATGGTTTTTTTATATCTTGGTAATAAATAATATTCTTTATTTGGTAAATATATACCAGAATCATTTAAATAAAAAGCATAAGAATATCTTTCCCTACTATCCTGACTAATATCCCATGAGAACGGCATAGAAACTCCATTAATTATGAAAAAGTCGTATAATTCACTTATATTATCACTTGAAGACAATATATAACACAGTTTGTTATATTTTTCTTTCATATGACTCTTTATTTTATCATGCGGTGTATGTAAATAAGCATTATAAATATTCTTCACTTCTTTTCCTGTTTTTGATGATGATTTCATAGACAATTTAATCATATCGTAAATAATATTTTTATTCTTTCTCCATAATTTTGAATACCTATCTATCGTTATTTGGGATTTTGGTATTCTTGTATTAGATATCCATTTACCATTAAAATGTGTATACAGATCGTTTTTTATGGAAATAATTTGTCTTTTATTTTTTTTTGTCTTGTTATTATTGGTCTTGTTTTTTATTGTTTTTTTATATTTTCCACCATCATATATTATATCTTTAACACTATCCATATAATATATATCTATTTTAAATTACTTTAAAAACCATCTGTTATATTTATGTATCTTTTTTTCTTTTTCTGGTATTCCAGATACAAAATTAAAATGAACAATTAATGGATGTTGTGGTTTCTTTTCATAAAAATATTTTCCATTTGGAAATAGATGAAGAGGAAGTCTTATGAAATTTAACTTATTTCTGTTTTCATTCAAATAATCTTGATCATTGTTATACTTACTATTGTATCTATCTGGATGAAAAAAATGTCTGGTTTTTTCATTACTTCTTATTAACATAAACCCAGAACATAAACTCTTCTTATCAATATAATACTCAGTTTGAGATACTAAATCTAATTTTTCATCTTTTAACATTTCATTATAAACATACGGTAAAAAATCACCTCTATCAAACACAATATCACCGTCAATTAAAAATGTATATTTATAACGCTCTAAAACAGTACTAATAACCTTTAATTTTGAAAGAGTTATATTTGTCCAATTATCGTCTTTCCATTTAGAAGCCATGGAAAGATCTGTACCTAAACTTGTTGTCTTATATCCCAAATCAATAAAATCTTGGTAACATCCATCATCTAAAGTAAAAACTTCTATATTTATTTTCATATTAAGTCTTTTTAATGATTCAAGCATGTTTTTAGTTAAATTCTTGTAAGCACTATTTGTTATAGTAATCATACAAATATCATCATAAATTGATTTATATTCTTTTATTCTTGAATAATCAAATGGATACCATTCCATTTTCTGATATTTCATACCATAGTGATTTGATCTTCTATGCATATGTGAAAACACACCTTCACTATAATTAGATACAAAAAGAGGACTAAAATCAAATACTTGTGTTTTCATTTCTTCGTATTTTTGTAACAGGTATTGTTCTGTTATATCACTATAATCACTCGTAAAAATAACAGGCAAATCTTTGTATTTAAATTTTATTTTATCGTTATCTTCAATAACAGGTATAGATTTGAAATATAATGCTTCCCAAGCACGATGTGTATCTATACCATTTCCTTCTGGACATATAACAAATTTACTTTTTACTATGTCTGTTATAAAATCATTTGGAGAAAGTAATTTATTTGTAATATTATTCTTTTTTAATATATCATTTATAGATTTACGATTTACTTCTTTTTTACCTCTTCTTCCGTTATCATTTTGAATTTTAAAAGCACAACTATATAACTTTGTATTTAAATTTTTAGATACTATTTTATTTTCATTTTCATATTTAATCATTTTAAAACAATTATGTAATATTTCTGGTGTAATTGATACACTTACTCCTATTGGTTCGTTTATAATTGGATCTCCAAATCTTGGCCACTTATATATACCTATATCGACATTTCCACTTCCACTACAATTAAAAATCATGTCATTTATAGGAACTTCAAATTTCATCCACTCTTCAAAAGTCATTTTATATTTTTCTTTTCTATTTATGTTAATCAGCGTATTATTTGTTATCATTTTAGAATCCAAAAATTCAGCCATTATATGTATATAATCAAAGTATTTAATATAATTATTATGGTTAATAATTAAAATTATTATGGTTAATAATTAAAATTATTATATTTTATAAATATATTTATGGAAAATATAACATTTTGTACACTAACAAATACTGGTTATGTTAATTATACGTTGAATTGTCTCAAATCTCTTGAAAAAATAGGTCTTAAAGATAAACTTGAAGTTTATTGCACAGATAAAAAAAGTTATGATTTAATTAAAAAGGAACATGATAATACTCATTATTTCCATCAAACTATTGTTACTACTCAGCACGATAAAATGATTGAATTCGGTAAAGAAGATTTTGGTAATACGATGAAACTAAAATTAATGGTTATTCATGAATGTCTCAAAAAAAATTCATATGTTTTATTTACAGATGGTGATATTTTTTACTATAGAAATGGTTTTTTTGAATATTTGTTAGAAAATATTGGTAACAATAATATACTGTGTCAAAATGATAAAATGGAAGGATGTGTTTCTATGGGTGATAAAAAACCAGTTTGTTGTGCTGGATTCATGTTTATAAAAAAAAATGAAGAAACACTTAAGATATATGATATCAATACAACTGATACATATTATAGAGAAATGTTAGATACAAGTAAAAGGAAGGGTTTCTTTGATGACCAAATATATTTAAGACGATTGCGTAACGAACACAATTCAGAAGTTAAAATGATATTACTTCCTAGCAATTTGTTTCCCACATATTTTGTTGTTAAAAGTAGAAAAATTCCAAAGGAATGGAATAATAAATTTTTACTTCACTTTAATTATATAATAGGTAATGATAAACAAAAAACTATGATTAATAACAAATCTTGGTTATTATAAATTTTAATCGTGTTTCTAGCATTCTAGCGTAGAATATATAATTTGGTTAATGGGATTTTTTTGTTCGAATTACATCGAATGATTTATTTTTATATTGATGTTTTTTTACAATATTTGCTAGAACGCTAGAAAATACGATTTTAATAATAATAATTCGTTTTTATGTGAATAATATAATAATATTATTATTATGATATATATAATAATAACAGCATGTATTCATAACAAAAGAGGAGGCGTTATTGATTTTAACGAAAGAAAAAAAAGATATATTATGTGTATAAATAAAATACTCGAATTCTTAAAAGAATATCCTGATATAAAACCCATAATTGTTGAAAATAATGGAGATAAAGATACTTATTTGAATGATATAGATTGTGAAGTTTTATATACAAATAATAATAGTATTGATACTGAACATAAAGGTATTAATGAAATGATTGATATACAAGACACAATCAAACATTTATCTGCTAATGACGATGATATGATAATAAAAATAACCGGTAGATATAGAATGAGGGAACCAAAATTTATTGAAGTAGTTACACAAAATATAGACAATTATGATGCCTTTATTAAATGTTACAACGTATGCACAAAAAAAAGAGAAAAATACGATATGATTCTCGGTTTATATGCTTTGAGATGTAAATATATTAAACAAATTATTCTTGAAGGGAGTAAAAAATATATAATATATGAATCTCCTGAAGTGGAGACTATATGTAAAATTAGAGATCTTATAAAAGAAGAAAAAATTAAAGAAATAGATGATCTAAGAATAGAATGTTGTTTTGCTGATAGGAATAGATTACAAAAAGTATAATTAAGGTGTACATAATGTGTTATTTTGTTAATATAAAATATTATGGAGTCAAAAACAGAATCAACTCTAGTAAATGTTGATTATAATGAAAGAAAAAGTGATAAAGATCAGAAAATAGAAAAGCAAGATAAGTTGGATTCACATAACGTGGAAATAGAACAACATACAGGTACAACACATGTATATGGTCCAACGGAACAAAAGTCGTATGTCACTGATGAAAACGCTCGTATAGAATTTAAAGATAGTAAAGAATGTATACATATACATATTCCTGAAAAATATAAAGAAGAAAATTATATACCGAACGAGAAAGAGAACTATATAATAAATTTTTACAATAATATAAATATTATAAGAGAACAAAAATTAACGCTCAGGGATATAACATTAAATAAAATACTATTATTAAAATTTAAAATAAGGGAAAATGGAATGTTCAGTATAGTGAAGTTATATTTAAATATGGGATTAAATCCATATCTATACTTTAATGATTATTATATACATAGTTTGAATATTTATTATAGAACACGTCCTTTATTAATATTTAGAAGGTTTAAACATTTTAATCCATTTGATGATACAATACTATATATGAAACCTGTCGCAAACATGTCAGTAAGGCATGAGGATTTATATGAACACTATAAATCATTAAAAGATAAGAAAATTTCTGCTTTGGTATGGTTAGAACCTGACCACCCGGATGTAGTATGTATGCGAGAATTTAAAAATCCAGAAAAAAAAATTTGGTGGGTTCAAAATTTAACAATAGATTTACATCCGGAAGAAAAGATAAATATAGAAATAGAAACAAACAAAATATCAAATCTAAAACATTTTGTAGATAAAAAAATGATAACAGAAAACGACGCATATAGATTGTTTAACACAGATAAGATGATGTATATATGGAAATATGGGACAGATATATATAATCCATATAATATAGAATTTGAATGGCTTGACGATAAATTTTTAGAAAAATGGCATCATTATGATTTGGTAAATTCATATTCAAATTCAAAAATACGTAAGTCTGATTTTTTTAATTATTATAATATAGATGGTATAGAAATTATTATTAATGATAAAGAAACAAAAAGGGAAATATTAGAATTAATAGGATATGAGGATATAATAAAAAAAATGAGAAGTAGATTGAAAACAATAGGGACAACGTCGTTATGTAATGACAATAATGTAACAAGGGACAACGATAATGAAGGAAATTCATATCTCATGATAACTTGTCCTCTTAGAAATATAATAGTAAATTACATAATAAGTATTCAAGATTATATATTTGAAGGAAAATATGAAGGAATAAAAAAATATATAAAAAATTCAAAAATACCAGAAACAATAATGGATGAAGATTTATATAAAAAACTATTGAATGAAAATTTGTATTTAATATTAGAAGAAGGATTAGAAAACTATTCAAACGAAGTAATATCAAATGAGGATTATGAATTACAGACACCAGATATTTATATATTATTAGGATTTCATAAATTTCCATGTTTTTTTAGTAAGGAATTGTGGGCATCAGAAGAATTTAGTGGAACAAAAAAATGGTATTATATAATAAAATCATTAAATTTTTTAGAATCAAGAGAATGGTATTATATGTATGGATTATGTTGTTTTTTTGCACAAGTAATCGGTCCATCATATTACATTTACGATTATTATATAATATCTAATAATGAATATTGCCCAAATCAATCAAATATATTAAATAAATTTTTTGCGGTAGCATATTATTTAGTATTATATGCGAGAATGAATTCATTTTGGAGATCATTAACAACTACAGTATGGCAATATGGAAACACGACAATATTAAAAAGTGATAATTATTTAAGATTAACATTAATAGTAAATTCAATATGTTTATATATAGTGCCATTATTTACTTATACATTATTTATAGAACTGAGCAATGTAACCGATTTAATTCTTAATTGTTTAACCGGGGAATTTTTAATAAATATAGATAATTTAATAATAGAATTTATAGGAGAAGAAAGTTATATAAAAACACTTACAAAGGATTTATTAATATTTTCATATCTTGAAAAAGGATATCCAAAAAAAAATATTATGGAAGGGAATACAACCGAATTATGGGTAACAACATTAATTCAGGTAATACAAATGTTTGGAACTTTGATTATGACAGCTTTTGTATATAGATGTATTTAATTAGGACTTTTCGAACCATCTGGTCTAATAAGATTAAATGGAAATTGTATTTTTTTAATGTTTGAATCATGTTTTTTAAATGTATATTTTAAATACTTTTCAGCCGTAATACGACCTGATTCCTTTCTTCCATTTTTCATTTCATTAATGCGCTTAAGGTAAATATGTGAGGAATCTATATTTGAAATCATAAATCTATCATTATACCCTTCATAATGTCTGTGATCACTTATAATAAATTCATTATCTTTTAAAGGAAATATCTTTTCCAACGGCAAAGGATGTAAAAATTCAGCATCAGGTCTTATTGCCATGACATATTTAAAATTATCTCCAGAATTTTTCATAATGTCATATACTCTATTTTCTGAACCTAAAGCACATATATGATTTTTCAAAAGACTCTTATCCCATTCCTTTTTTCTTTCATCTTCATAGTAATAATCACTCATATTTATAGTATTCATAAATTCATCTTGTGATTCAATTACATAGACATCTGGATTAAGTAATTTATATTCTTCATAATCAATCTTTTCTCTTATCTTAAACCTCCATATACGTTGACTTCCATCACCAGTTTTCCATGTATGCATAAATTTTTTATAAGTAATACCTTTACCATCTAATACATCATAAATATATTTTTGGTGACTTTCATAAACATATTTTACACTTCTGGGTAATCCAAAGTAACAAATCGCAATATCATATGAACTCATATCTTATATAATCTAATATATGAGTTTTTTATTATGTAATTAAAATAATTTATTTAAATTAAAGATTTAAATCCATCATGTATCTTAAAACAAGTGTAAATACTAACGCGTGAACAAGCATACCAGCTGTTGTTGGACAACCAGTTGAACTTGCTATCTTTACAAATCGACCAAGAACTCCATCAACAATTTTGTAAGTAAGAGGATTGATAACTACAAGGAAAATAACAGTTGTGTAAAGTGTGTATTTCCACTTGTCATTACCAGATTTTTCAGGAGCAGCAGCTTTTTTACCATTTTTATTAGGCATAGGAGAACCCATTATAAACTTTGATTATATTATTTTTTATGTGCTGATTTAAACATTCCTGTTTCTGTTCCTTGTGTACTTAAAGTTGGTTCTCCCCAATATATAGAAAGACGTAACTCTCTAAATAATTTATTCATCCATAGATCAGATGGATTATTTATTCGAGATTTTTTACCCACTTTTATTGAATTTATATGGTTTATTATTTTTTCACAACATTTTCTACTTATAACATAATTATCACTACATCTTGATGCTCCCGCACAAATAGGCCATCCATTAACCTCTCTATCTTTCATTCCATTTCCACTAAGAGGCTTTAAAAATACATTTCCACCTAATTCATCAATTAATTTTTTTGGAACCTTCATCTTTCCACGATATCCATCACCAAAAAATAATATATCCCAATTTTCAGGAAGTTGACCTATATATTCCAACGATTTCTCTTTAAATCCATCATGTAAAATTACATCATCTTCCAATATGTGACAATAATCTAAATTATTTTCCATAACCATACGATAACATTCTATATGCTTACTAATAAGAGAGGCGTTAGATACCCATAGTGTACGACCAGTCCATACACTTTCAAAATCAAATATAGATTTGTCATCATCAGTCATGTCTTCTTTATCAAATTTTAAAATAAACTCAGCATCAAGATTGTGTTTTAATATTTCATTTTTCATATGTTCCTTTCTTTCTTTTAGCGGTTGATAATGAAGAATAAAAGTTTTCATTAAAAAAATATGTTATTTTTTTAAAAAATAAATAACGTAATAGAATAGTAAATGTGTGTGCCTTATATATATTGTTGGTACAACGGTCTCGGTAATCAATTAATGGCGATGTTAAATATAATTTATTATACTTTTCATTTCAAAAAATTTAAAATGGTAAAACTCCCTAAAAACTCTAACTTTACATTAATAAATAATAACAACACACATATACAACCTCAAGATATATCATGTAATTGCGACAAAGAGATTGATATAACAAGACGTATAAATCCTTGTTCAGACTGGTTTTGTTTAAGCGTTGAACAGTTAAAAAAAGTCTACCAGGAAAATATCACATACGACCATATTAACGATTTAATATCATGTGTATATGATATAGGTATTCATATTCGAAGTGGAGATATTTTTGGAGGTAATGTCCATTGGGAATACGTTCAACCGCCGCTTGATTATTACATTCAAATAATTCAAAGAAATCCAGATAAAAAAATAATAATTGTTTATGACACAAATCCAAGGAAACCACATTGGAGAAACCCTGTATTAGACAAAATAATAGAATATATTGAAGTAAATAAAAAATTAAATGTAACAATACAATCAAAAAGTTTAAAGGAAGATATGCACGCTTTATGTTGTTCAAAAACAATCATTTCCGCGATGGGAACATTCGCACTTATGTGTCACATTATTTCTCCCTTTTCAAAAAAAATGTTAATACCTGGTTACATGGTAAATAAAAAAAGAGGAAAAAATTGGTTTGTTCTAACCGAAAAAGATAAAGAGACAATAAAATGTGTCGAATTTCCTGATTATATAAGAGTCGGTTCATGGAAAAACAAACCTGAACAACTTGAATTAATGTTAAATTATAAAATGAAAAACGAAGAACTGGATAAACTTTGTTTAGATATATAATTAATTCACAAATAAATAATTATATATTTTCTCAAAATATATAAATGATTCTTGGCACTATTGGTATTATTACAGCAATGTCTGCTGGATATATTACAATATTAAAAATGTGTGATGGAGATAATCATGTTAGTCGAGAAGAAAATCAACGACGTTATCAAACTTCGGAAAAAAATAAAAAAAAATGCTACAATACCACTAAGCGTACCATCAAATCAAAGAATAAACACAATTGTATAATTTGGATGACGAAAAAAAAAACAGATAATATAATAGATAACCATGTTTTTGATAAATAATTTAAAATTTTATTTAATTTTGATTTAAAATTGATTTAAAATTAAAACAATTGAAAAAGTAAATATTACTACATCTATAATGAATCAAACAATCAATAAGTCTCCGTTAAGATATCCTGGAGGAAAAACAAGAGCATGTAAAAAATTAGATACTATTATAAAAGAACACTTTGATATAAGTAATTTTAATAATTTAGTATCACCATTCTTTGGTGGTGGTTCTTTTGAATTCCATATTCAAAATAATTATAAAATAAATATTATTGCGAATGATAAATTTACACCTCTTTATAATTTTTGGGTTATTTGTAAAAATAATAAAGAAAATTTATGCGACGAACTTATTAAAAAAATAGATTTGATAGATAAAGAAGAATTCACTTATTTAAGAAATAAAATAATGGAAGAAAATAATAAATTAAACCAAGGTGTTATGTATTTTATAATAAATCGTTGTTCATTTAGTGGTGCCACATTATCAGGAGGATTTTCATTAGAAGCTTCTAAAAAAAGATTTACAAAATCTTCAATTGAAAGAATAAAAAATTTGGACCTAACAAAGTTTAATATTTATAATCTTGATTTTGAAGATTTTATCAATAATAATGAAGATAAAAAAAATTTGATATTTCTTGACCCACCTTATTATCTAGAAAAAGCATCCACTTTATATGGAAATAATGGAGATATGCATGATACATTTGATCATTATAAATTATATGAATGTTTATCAAAAAAGAAAAATTGGGTTATGACTTATAATAATTGTGAATACATAATAAATTTATATAAAAAATATAAAATTATTGAAACAAGTTGGAGTTACGGAATGAATAAATCTAAAGAATCTTCAGAAATCGTTATAATTGGTTAAATCATAATTTATAAATTAGAGATATTGGTAGTTTATCTTTATCATCCAGAGAATATTTAGATATGTTAAGTTTAGTTATATCTTTAGGTTGACACGCAACTGTAACTGATAAATTACAAAATCCTTTTTTATTTTTTCTAGTATGTATTTTAGTTCGTATCCTAAGTTGCTGTTCTATATTAAAGAAAGGAACATCAAAATTACATATATCATCTCCTAAATGAAATAATCCATATCCATTACTAATTTGTATATATTTACAACCCTTTGCTTTGTATAATTTAGAAATACTATCGGAGGGAATATCAACATATATATCATCCCATTTTTTTGTTTCTTTTTTTATTTTAACCCATTCTTCATGTGTTACTTTGTTTTCAATAAAAGGAGGAATCTCTCCATCATATAGATTTATTTTATGTATAAATCTATTAAACAATTCTCTACATTCAATAGGATTTTTACCTTTTAGTGTTGCTTCCCATCGTTTAATTTCTTTATTATACTTTATACTACTCTGCATCCAATCAGGTGTATTATGTTTTTTTACCTCAATACCAATATCATTTTCTCCAATAAAATTACATTCAATATCATTTTTAGGAGAAGAACCGGCTAATTCGTCTTCTTCTTGTGTATTAAATTTTTTATTATTAATAAAAGCATGCCTTGTTATGTTATAAATTACTTTTTCATAATTATTTCCATTAATAGAACATAGATAACCTTTTGATTTGATTAAATGTGTTAATTCTGTATTTAACATTTCAGTTGATTTAAACATAAAATTATTTTTATATTATAAATCAATTTTATGTTTAACTTATAATTAAATATTTTCAATTATTTTGAAAAAGTTTAATGATATGGATAGATATACCGTTTTTCAAGATAACTGCGATTAAAAACATATTATTTTATATTAGATAAAAATATGTTTTGTATATTAGGTGATTGCTATAAAGAAGAGTGCCATCACTGCTTTCCAGTTAATTTTTGTAAATATAATCATGAAGTATGTAAAAATGATGGTATGTGTTATGACGTAGATTTATATAAAAATAATGAAATACTTGTTACTGGATGTTCCGGTTTTATAGGACATCATGTATGTTTACATTTATTAAAAACAGGATTTACAGTTATTGGTATTGATAATATGAACAATTATTATGATGTAGAAATTAAAAAAAAGAACGTGGAATTTTTAAAAAAATATGATAAATTTAATTTTATATGTGATGATGTTATTACAACAGATATAATAAAGACCGTTAAACCCAAATATATTATTCATTTGGCTTCTATGGCGGGTGTTCGTTATAGTATAGAAAATCCCCAAAAATATATAGATAACAATATTTCAGGTTTTATAAATCTACTTGAACAAAGTAAAGAATATAAACCAAATAGAATAGTGTACGCAAGTAGTAGCAGCGTTTACGGACTAAATACAACATTACCATTTTCAGAAGAACATTCTATACAAAAATGTAATAGTCCATATGCTTGTAGTAAATACGCAATGGAAGTATTCGCAAAAACATATGAACAATTATATCAATTAGATACTGTAGGACTTCGGTTCTTTACTGTATATGGTGAAAGAGGTAGACCAGATATGGCACCTTATAAATTTTTAAAATCTATAAAAAACAATATACCTATAGAAAAATATGGAAACGGTGAATCATCCAGAGATTATACATATATTGATGATATAGTAGATGGTATTGTTAGTTGTCTTTTTAGTGATAAAATAGAAAATTTTGTGTATAATCTTGGAAATAGCACGCCTGTAACATTAAATGATTTTATAAAAACATGCGAACAAGTGTGCAATAAAAATGCGATTGTAAATGAAAAAAAGATGCCTTTGGGAGACGTTCCGCATACGTACGCTAATATTTCAAGAGCAAAAACAGACTTCAATTATGAACCCAAAACTTCTTTACATGAAGGACTTAAAAAAATGTACGAATGGATGATAGAAGAAGGTATATAAATTATTATTTTAAAATAACATTTATTTATAATTACAAAAAATAATGGAAATATCAACATTTTTATTGTTATTAAATTCCATTATTTCAATATTACATCCTGTAAAGCATATTCCTCAAATTATTCATACTATAAATACAAAAAGAGTTGAAGATATATCAAAAATAAATATTATATGTGAATTGGGTATGAATATATTGTCTGTTACAAGTTGTTTATTAATATATTTTTATATGGGAAAAAAAATGTTTTTTTTACCAATAATAATCGAAAAACTATCCTCAACAGTATTTATAGGAACCATATATTATTTAAAAATAAAATACACGTTAAATCCATATTCTTACGAAGAAATTACACCTATTAATATACCCACAAATTTACATAAAAATACAGAAAAGGATATACAATACGAATCATTTAATATATAATATTACGCATAACGATGACTATTATTTCCTTGTTTTCCTCCTTCAGGAAACATTTTATTAATCTTTTTCCTATTACCAGTATTATCAATAATATAAGGCTTTACACCATTTTTCCAGACAACATAAGACCATGATGGTTGATCGCGATGTGTTATATCCGTTGTTGTATAAATATTCCAAAATTCTGTAAATATAGATTGTACAAATTCACTATTGGGATTATATCCAAATGCCGTATTTTCATAACATAACGTTTTCTTTTCAGGAACACCCATTTCTTTCAACCACTCAACTGTTTTATCAGCATTCTTCTGTGTATCTTTTCTAAATTTCACTATATTCTTACATTCTTCATATGGTGATGAATTATGAACCCGTTGTCCAATTTGATGAGGGTGTAAAAGTATATTCTCACTTAGTTCTCCCCAATTTGTCTTTGGGTCTGGAGACCTTGTAGCATCACAAAAATATAAAATATCATATTCAAGACCCAATACTTCTTTTATATACTTCCAGCCCATAAACTTAAAATAGCGCGAACGAATAATATCATTTCTATGATTCTTTAAAAATTCTATATCAACAGTAATTACTTTCCATGATGTATCAAAATCTTCCTGTTTTAGATTAGAAAAAAGGAAATAATCATAATTAGGATTTCCTATTTTTTCAAATATCTTTGGTTTGTCTGCTACCTTTTTATTTGGCCAAATAACAACACTTGTAAAACAAATACGCATAATTAGTGTATAATTTTTTGTTTAAGTGTTTTATACATGAATATGGTTGAAAATACAATAAAAACGTTTAACAATATTATTTTTAATATAATTAATAATATTGTAATGGAACAAAAATTAGACATTTCTAATCCTTTCATAAGTGTTGATTATTGGATAACAAAAGCTGACATTTGTATTAATCAAACATACAAAAACAGACAACACAATTATTCATATGAAAAAGAATTTAATGATGCTTATGAAAACAAATCAAAAATAATCGTTTTTCTAAAAACAGATCTTATAGAAACTTATATTGATACGCTGTTAAATATAAGAATACCATTTATTTTGATCATGGCTTCAAATGATGACCACTGTGTTCCATATCTATATTTTCCTTGTAGAAATATTGACCTTAAAGAAAAGTCAAAACGATTGCTTGATTATGATAATCTTCTCTCAATATATGCAAAAAATCCATGCATCGAACATCCAAAAATATATCCAATACCAATTGGTCCAAAATGGCAGTGGAAGACAACTCAATTTTTTGGCGAACCAAAGAAAAAACACATGTTAATTTATAATAAATTTTGTTTATCACCACGTGAAAGAATTTTAAATATAGAATCAAAACCGAATCTTGTTTATTTAAATTTTAGTTCTCAAACAACAAATGCACCATTATACAGTAATCATCGCAATATACGTAAACAAATTCTTGAAAAATGTAAAAATAAATTTGATTATGTAGGAAACGAGCCATTTGAAAAATATATAGAAATACTTAGCACATATAAATTTAGCATTAGTCCACCTGGAAGAGGAATAGATGCTCATAGAACATGGGAATCTTTGATGATGGGGACTATACCTATTATATGTGAAAGCCCGATGAATATAATATTTGAAAAATTACCTGTTATAATAGTAAATGATAATGATTGGGATAAAATAACACCAGATTATCTCGAAAATAAACACAAACATATATTATCACATATTAATGATTATGAATTTGATATATGTTATACTCATTTTTGGGATAACATACTCAATTATTAATTATATTTTATTTTTATCAACATTTATTTCATCCTTTTCATTTAATGTAGCATCCGTTTTATCACTAACAATATTAGAATCAACATTTTCTACATCATAATAAATTGGTTTGTTAGGTTTTGAATATATTATATGATATAAATCCCATATAAATAATATTACTGAAAAAGAGATAATAAAATAATCATTATAATGTAATCCTTTAATCATAAGAATCGGTGCTATTATAAATACTGCCAACAATCTACCAGGTTGGTCATTACAGAATTCAAAAGAATTACTCATTTATATCATATTATAAAAAAATCTTTCGAAATACATCTTATTTGCTATATATTTATAATTCTTTGATACATAATATTCATAAGCATCATAACACTTTAATGGAGTTTGTTCTTTATCGAGAAAATCTTTATATTCTTTAATAGATTCTTTAACTTCTTCACTTTTATTCCAAAAATTACAAGATACATTTAATATTGTTTTATTTGACCTCATCGTATAAGATATAATATTGTTTTTTAATAACATACCAAAAGTATTCTCTTCAATAGATTCATTATTTGGATATTCAACGTGATATATATCAATAACTTCACTTACATCTATTTCATCTATTTCATCTTTATTCTCAATTATATTTTTATTACAAAATTCAACAAAATCATTTATACATTTTAAAAAATTACATTCAACATGAGTATAAACATCAGTCTTTTCGTTATAAGGAAGTAACTTTATAAGTTCGTCCTTTAATGTCCCCATAGAAAGAACATTTGGTATATTTTCATTATTTACATACCACCTCCAAATAAAATTCATATATTTACTTGATATTTTATCATCAACAGAACCCATTAGAATAATATCATTTCGAAACTTCTTTACTATACTTATTATAGTATTGGATTCAAGATAAAGTATATAATTTTTTGAATCATTATTAGTCATTCTTGATAAATAAACGTCTTCTGTTTTGTATCTTTTACTATAATAACAACATACACTTATAAAGTCTGGACAGTAATTCTTAAAAAAATTACAAAACGAATCATTATTTTCAAGAGATGTATTCATTTTAACAAGCCTACATTTTTTTAGCTCATGATTATGATGATATTTAATTTTAAAATTATCTGAAATATTTATACCAACTGTATCCATAACATATTTTTCTATAAATGTCATACTTGATTTACATTTTGTATTTATAAAATGAATATAAGTTTCGTGTTGTTTAAGTATGTGGTTTCCAACAACAATCATAAAATATTTCAAATTACACTTATTAGTAAAAAGTAAAGGACAAAGACTATTTGTTACAAAACGAATTGTTTCAGACTCTGGAATGGTATCTAATATAGTTCTTGTATTTTTTATTTCCTTTATTGTTTCACTCTGTGTTTTATATTTTACGGTGTGTAAACTTTTATTTTCACTTAAACATGTAAATAAATTATATTGTATGTCATCTTCATTAATAATTGCATAATGAAGTCCATCGTAATAAAAAAATCTACTCATAGTTGAAACATAAAAATATGGATTAGTTTTAAGAAATTCTTCTTTAAATTCCAGTTTATCCTTTTTTAATTGTGCTATCTTTTCTTCTTTTTCAATAAGAGATTTATTATACAAATCAACATTTTTAGGTATCGTTCTAATAATATTATCTAATTTTTCAAGAACAGAACTATTATCTTTGAACTCTTCTAAAACTGATTTAATTATATTTGTATATTCTTCATGTATAGACATGTAATACAATATTAATATTTTTCTATATTGTTAATTATTATATAAAAAATAAGTATATCTATATATATAATATGTTTGACTTGAATATTAGCCATTATAACAAAAATGAATTGGAAGACCTTCTTGGGTTATCAAATACAAATTATACGATGGACGAAGTTGAAACATCCACAGAAGTAATAAAATCAAATGTTCTTTCAAATACTACTATAGAAGAAAATCTTAGAAACGAAACAGTTATGTTTTTAGTTACTGTAAAAGAAACACTCAAGGGATTTATTGAATCAAAAAACTTTACCAACTTTGTTCCTAATCCAGTTATTCAAAATCAAAATCATTTTGTAATGTCAAAACCTATTGAGGATGTAAATCCTGTAAAAAGAAATACTATTATGAAAGTTTTAAATATTGATTCTTTATTTAGAGAAAATGTTGATACTACAGATCCATCCAAATTTTCAATAAATTTATCAAATCCAATTAATAAAACTGTTGGTATGGAATTGTCTATGTTCGAACCACCTTCTTCAATTATAAATATTTCACATAAACTCAAAAATAACTATTTTCATGTCATAACAAATAATGATAATACAATAAAATTAACAATTCCAGATGGTAATTATAGAAATGTTATTGATATAAAAAATACTTTGGAAGACCTCATTAACGACATAAATAATGTAACTATAAACAATAATAATACAATAAAAATACAATTTCTTGATGATATTAAAAAAGTTATATTTAATTTGGACTACAACGGGTCACCTTCATCTATAACACATAAACAAAGATTAGGTTATATGATGGGATTTAGAAAACCTGAATATGATGTTATTAATTCAGAGATAACAAGTGACAGTTCAGTTTCTGTAACAGAATCAAATTATTTTTATTTATCTATTAATGATTTTCAACAAAATGTTACATCAACATTTGTATCATCTGTAGATTCTCAAATGGTTCCAAGTAATTCATTAGCAAGATTAGCTATTGATGATGGAAGTAAAATCGTTGTTTTTAATGGTAGTGAAAATAACGCAAGTCCAGAAAGAAAATATTTTGGTCCATGTGATATTAGACGTATTGAAGTTCAACTATTAGATAAATTTGGAAGAAATATTGATACAAATGGAACCGATTATTCATTTGCTATAACATTTAAATGTAACTATGATTAATTTAGAATTTAAATTTTTAAATATTTACTTTATAAGTATTTAAAGATTTACGCGTTAAAATATTAATATGGCAACAAATCCAACAACATATGAGGGGAATGTTTTAACTATAAAAACTGTCCAAATTGCCCCATTTAGAACTCTTATGACTGCTCTTAAAGATATTTTACTTGAAACAAATATTTCTTTTCAAAAAGATGGTATTCGTATTATTAATATGGATAAATCTCATACCATTTTGGCTCATCTATTTTTAAGAGCAGAAAATTTTGAACTATATGAATGTAAAATGGATAAAATTATTATTGGTGTAAACATGTTTCATCTATTCAAACTAATAAATTCTATAGATAATGACGATACTCTTACTATTTATATCGAAAACGATGACTATCTTGAAGGTATTACTTCACATCTTGGACTTAAATTTGAAAACGGAGATATTAAACAATGTAAAACTCAAAAACTTCGTTTAATTGAACCCGAACCAGAAGAACTTGAGGTTCCAGATGTTACATTTTCATCTATTATTAACATCCCTTCTTCTGACTTTCAAAAAATTATTAGAGATCTAAGTGTAATATCCGATAAACTTGAAATTAAGTCTGTTGGAAATGAACTTATATTTAAGTGTAACGGACAATTCGCTTCAGCAGAAATTCATCGTGCTGAATCAGATGGAGGAATGGAGTTTATATTGAAACAAGATTCTGCTAAGATTATACAAGGAGAATTTTCTTTAAAAAATCTAGGATATTTTATAAAATGTACCAATTTATGTAGCCAAATTGAAGTCTATCTAGAAAACGACTTACCTCTTGTTGTTAAATATAATGTTGCAAGTCTTGGGGAGATAAAACTCTGTTTGGCACCACTGCCTAGTAGTTAATATATTTATAATAGTTTTTCATAACCACAAATACAAGATACGTGAATTCTTTCTATATACATACCATCTTCATTTTTTGGAAAAAAATGTTTTTTTTTTAAATTACATTTAGTATTATATCTTCCCATTTCAATATTTTTTATTTTCATTTTAATTTGATTCCTCTTTTTAATAAGAAGTAATATATTATCCATACTTAATTATAATTATATATTATAGATTATATAATTATATTCAACTTATAAACTTAGTATCCAGCTTTTACAATTTGATCAAGAGTAAACTCGTTATGCATTATATTAAAAATATCAAATTTTGTAACAGTATTATCTAATAAATTTTCTGGTTTATTATATTTATCCCATAATGTTTTCAATCTAATATCGTTATTTATATACTCTTTAGTATAATTTGATTTTAATAAATATTTCGGTAGTATAATTAAATCTTCTTTTGGATAAAATTTCATATATATTCTTATAAGCAACCATTTTGGTATCTTTTTTTCAATAAAGTCATTCAAAAAAAGTATAGGCATTTGTGAATATATTTTTGTATTTCTTACCATTTTCTGTATAATACGTGCTGATCTATCCTTTTTTTCTTTTACATACATTTGAATATTTTTATTTACAGGAAATAAATGAAGATCATAATCATATATTTTGAATAATACATCATCATTCAACATACAAGTCATTAGATATAACACACCTGATAACTTTTATATTATTTTCTATTATTATTATTATATAATGAACAAACCTCGATCCTTGTGTAAAGGAAAAAGAACGTCCAATCCTAACAAATGTAAAAAAATGAGAGGATGCAAAGTTGCTTCTGGTAAAAAACGCACATTTTGTAGAACTAAAAGAAATAAAACAAAATCTAATAAAAAAGTAAATCAAACAAAAAAAAAGAAAAACAAGATTAAATGAAGTTAGTAAATTAAAGGGTCATAATAAAAAAACTCAACGTTCCCTTAAAAAATTAAAGTAAATTAAATATTTTTTTCGTTATTTTAATAAAAAACGAAAAAAAATAAGTAAATATTATAATTATTCTACCTTTTGTCTCAAGTCAAATAATGAATCTTCTCCATACTTTCTTTTAACGTAGTCTCCCCAATATGCAACACCTGTTCCTAATAAATATCCAGCAACTATTTGTGGTATATTATGACAATTCTTCATATAACGAGCTGACGCCATAAGGAATACCGGAATATGATAATATAGTTTTGTTTTAAGTGTAAAATCTTTATTTTTTAAATACAAATAATTCATGAAATAAGAAGTAACTGCCATATGTCCTGAAGGAAATCCTCCTCTGTCACCTACTGGACCACCCGTATTAAGAAGACTACAATTTGTCGCAGCATCTGGACGTTTAAATATTGAAGGATATAACGATGAAGTCATGCGTTTCATATTTTTTTCAACAGCAAGGGTAAGATAATAACTTATAACAATTTCAAAGTCACCGTCAAAAGCTTTATATATTCCATAATAAGCACAAATAAGAACAAATGCGGATATAAAATCCCACAATGAATTAATTTGAATCATATATAATAATATTATATTATTTTGATATCATAATTATAATATTATTATTTCAAAAATATACTATCAAGAACATCTTTATTTTTTAAAGCATCGTTATATCCATTTTCGTATAATTCCTTTATAATATGTCGTTGGTTTTTAAAATTAAATAAATATGAGTCATGACAGTTTGTATTTTTATTATTACCCCACATAGATGCAGTAATATGAAGAATTGGTTCAACATTCCTTATATATGGATATTTACTAAATCCACCATCAAATGAAAGAATATCTTTATATGTTTTTAAAGGTCCACCTGTAATAAATGGTATATGAGAACTTGCTATACAACAATCAATCGCATCTTTCAAATCTTCAAAATCACAATAAACATTTGTTTTTAATTTTTTACCCTTTAATACTGTAACACCTATAAACAACCGCGTAAGATCAAAATCAGATGTTTTATAAGATTCTAATATACTATTTTTAATAGCATATTCTAGTTCAAAAATACTTGAAATATTATCCGTTTCTATATTAAAAATCAAATTAGAAAATTGTTTGTCATTTTTTAAAATCATATATAAACTATTCCAAGATCCAGCTGACGCACCAGAAAAAATATAATCATTAATATTATAATTATTTTTTATATATGTGCAAGTTCCCAATGTATAAAAACCATATATTCCTCCCGGACTAATAGTTATCATATTTGGGTTTTTACCCCAAGTACCCATTTTCGGAGGTTCATATCTTATACTATCTGTATCACTTGTAGGAATAAAGTCATCTCTCTCAACAATATTCAAAAAAACAGGGTTTATATAAAATATATCATTTCTAGGTATATTTTTTATAATTAAATTATTATATCCATACGTTTTTACAAAATACATAAAGTAAACAATAACATTAAATAATAACATATATATAATAATACAAATTTCTGTAAGTAGTTTTACTTACTTGTTAACTACATTTAATAGTCTGTAATATGTTTTTTAAATAAACATCCATTTAAATTAAGACCGTTTATTTTTGGTGAATTAATTAATTCAGGATTTTGTTTTGAACAATTATCAGTCCAAATTTTTACAATACAAAAGTTTTTCTTTGGAGATATAGTTATTCCATTAACTGTTCTCATAAATTCAATATCTGAACTAAGGGATAATCCTATTGTAGTATAAAACAGCTTATTCCATATATCATGTACTGTCTTGTTACCAACTTTAAAGGAGAAACTACCTCCTTTAATGTTACCCGGATCTTCCCAAGTTGGTTTAATATCATTCTTCATAAGGAATAACATACAATTTTTTATCAGCTTCTCCGGAAGAGTCTCACAAAGTGCTATACCCTCTTCAACCGTATTAAATGTAAGTATGTCATGATAACTGTCGATGTTCCAGTTTGTGTCATGTGGTAAATGAGCCCATAAAGTCCATTTATCAGACAATTTGTGAAAGTTATTTGAAGAAGGTTGTTCCAACATGGTTTTCACGGATTCCATTTGAGTAAACATATCAATTTTGTCCTATATCATTTTTACAATAATATTTTAATTTAAATATATATTTTACAAGACATATCCAATATATTTACTAACATCAAGACCATGCAAATCTTTTTTAACATTATCATCTAAAGAATAAATTATTCGTTCAAGATCAAAATCATTTTCTCCACGTGAAACCTCTTTCATCGTTTCATAAGCGTTTTCAATTCCATGTTTTCGCATGACCGTTTGTATTCCTTCTGTCAAAACAACCTTATTATTATTTAAATCATTACTAATTACATCGCTATCCACAATAATTTTATTTAATCCCTGTATTGTAGATTTATAAGATAATAAACAGTATCCTAATACAACACCCATGTTTCGTAATATAGTACTGTCTGTAAGGTCTCGTTGCAAACGAGAAACATTAATCTTTCCTGTAATTCCATCAATAAGAGCATTAGCAAGACAAATATTACCTTCACTATTTTCAAAATTTATAGGATTCACCTTATGCGGCATAGTTGATGATCCTACTTCTTTACCATTAATTTTTTGTTTTAAATACCCCTTTGAAATATATAACCAACAATCAATATTCATGTCATTCACAATATTATTTATTATCTTCAACATATTAAGTGTATTACATAAATTATCATAATTACTTATTTGCGTAGTGCATTGTTCACGTTTTAAATCAAAACCTTCTTTCACAAAATTATCTCCAAAATTTTCCCAATCTATGTTTGGATAAGCAAATTTATGAGCATTAAAATTCCCAACAGCACCTCCAAACTTTGTTGTAAAATCACATTCTCGTAATTTTATTATTTGTGATTCCAATCTATATAGAAATACTGAAAACTCCTTACCCATAGTGGTTGGAACAGCAGGTTGTCCGTGTGTAAAAGAAAGCATCACATTATTTTTCATATCACTAGATAAAATAATAAGTTCATCCATCATAACTTCAAGACATGGAATTATACATTTCATAATTCCTTTTTTAAAACAAAACATATTTGCCGTTGTATTAATATCTTGTGAAGTAAGTCCAAAATGAATAAATGGTGTATATTTATCTATACCAATAACTTTAAAGATATTGCATATATAATACTCTACAGCCTTTACATCATGGTTTGTAGTATATTCTATTTTTTTAATTTCTTTGTAATCACAATCATTAAAATTTTCATATACTTCATATAATTTCTCTTCTATTTCATCTTTTTTACTTCGTAATTCATTCAACTCTGGTAATATATCAATTAGTTTTATAAAATACTTTATTTCCACTAATAACCTATATTTAAAAAAGGCTGCTTCATTAAAATATTTTTTTAACTCTTGTGTTTTTTTTATATATCTTCCGTCAAGAGGAGAAATAGGGTCGTCCATTCTTTTATAATTTATATTTTTTATTTTTATATCATAATATAATAGTATCTATTATATTATATGTTGAATCTTTTAGTAACAGGTGGATGTGGATTTATAGGTTCAAATTTTATAAACTGTGTCTTTCCAAAAAACAAATATAAAATTATAAATGTTGACTGTATAAACTATTGTTCTAACGAAGAAAACGTGAATATATTAATAAGAAATGATCCAAATTACTTTTTTTATAAAACTAATATCAATAATACAGTAAAAATGTCACAAATAATTACACACCATAATATTGATATTGTAATTCATTTTGCTGCTCAGTCACACGTTCAAAATTCTTTCGAAGATTCACTTTTATTCACACAAGACAATATTTTAGGAACACATAATTTAATTGAAACATGTAGAAAATATGGAAAACTTAAAAAATTCATACATGTTTCAACAGATGAAGTTTATGGAGAATCACATTTGGGAGAAAAAGAACTAAAAAAAAATGAATCATCAATATTATCACCAACGAATCCATACGCAGCAACAAAAGCTGCAGCAGAAATGATTGTTAAATCATATTATAAATCATTTAATGTTCCAGTAATAATTACAAGGGGAAATAATGTATATGGATACAATCAATACCCTGAAAAAATTATACCCAAATTTATAAAACTACTTCTTAATAATGAACCTGTTACAATCCAAGGAAACGGTAATTCTGTTCGTGGATTTTTACACTCATTTGATACAGCAAATGCTTTTGAAACTATTATAGATAAAGGGGTTATAGGCGAAACATATAATATAGGTTGTGATGATTGTGATGAATACACAGTTCTTGAAATATCTAATATTCTTATAATATTAATTCATGGTAATAATACTAACATTAATGAACACATAAAATATATAGAAGACAGACCTTTTAATGACCAACGTTATTATATAAGCAATAAAAAAATAAGACAACTAGGATGGTCCCCTAAAATAAATTTCTTACAAGGTATCAAGTTATTAATAAAAGATGAAAAAATGAAATTTATAAAATAATTATTAAATTATCAAGGGTGTAAAATTGAAATAAAACGACTACTATAATTAGTTTTAAACATAAATTATATATAAAACTAATAGTCATAATGGAAATCATCATTCAACATTCACATCCTATCCAATACCCCAAATTCTCTAAAAAGGAATATGGTCATTATGAGCGTGGTGTATTAACTGGAGATAGTAAATTTAAGAATCCAGAAGAAGAATTCTTTTGGGCGTATTCTCAAAAACGCAAGTGTTCTAAGTGTGACCAGGAGAAGAGACTTACTGATTATAGAAATAATACAAGTGGTAGCCATGGGTTCGATAGAGATAAAATTAGACTTAGACGACCTGAATGTGGTGAATGCACGAAAAAAGCTTCTAAGGGTAAGGATGAAGCTGTAAAACTTGCGAAGTCACTTGGCATATCACATAAAGCACCAGAAGGAACTAAATGTGAATTATGTAATTCAACTAAAGGAATAGTATTCGACCATGATCACGAAAAAAATGTATTTCGGGGATGGCTTTGTGACCCATGTAATCGTTCGATGGGTGTTTTGGGTGATAACGCAAAAAGTTTATTGAAAACGGTTGCTTATTTATCAAAAGGTAATACAGAAGCGCTTGATATGATAGAAAAATTAAAAAATATTTTGTAAATGTTTAATAAATTAAATGTTTTTTCATTATTTTTCTTTATTTTTCAATTCACATTCTTTTATTCTATCAATCGAAATATTGAAATATTTATCTAATAATTCAATTCCAATAAATTTACGTCCAGTATTCAAACAACCAACTCCAGTTGTCCCCGAACCCATAGTATTATCTAATACCGTTTCTCCTGTATTAGAATAAGTTAATATAAGATGTTCAATAAGAGGAACAGGTTTTTGTGTTTCATGAGATGTATTTGATTCTATACCAAATTCTAATATTTCATTAGGATAATTGGTAAATTTTTGTGTATATTCTGTTTCACCAATAAGTTTATTATTTGGACCCAGATGATGCGGTTGATTTAACATTTTTCCAATACGATTAACCGAATTCTTTTTCTTTATCTCTACTTTTTTTAATCCTTGTGGATTATACGTCATATTCCCTTTTTTTCTTGAAGCCGCCGCAGCACCACCAGGGGAAAACACACAAATATCTTCTGTACATGTCATCGGTCTATAATTTGCCAATAAATATCGAGTTGTTCTATTCTTTTTCCATATTAAATTATATTTAAACCATGAATAATTCGACGAAATTAACATACTTGTAAATGGTTGTTGTCCAAATAACAAAATGACACCATGCGGTTTTTTTAAAACTCTTTTGTAATGGACCCATAAATCATCAATATTAATGATTGAATCCCATTTACATTTGGTAGTTCCATACGGAAGATCACATAAAATTAAATTCACGCTGTCATCTGGTATAGAATTCATTTTTTCAAGACAATCACCAAGATATAATTGGTATGTTTCATCTTCATTACAAATATCGGGAATAGATTTTTTTATATTTTCTTTTATATTTTCTTGTATATCTCCTTGTTTAATTGAAAGGTCGTGATTACTTCCCGCAGCCTTTTTTTTAACCTTCTTGGACATCTTATTTTTAACAATACATTTATTATTATCGCTTTTCAATTTTGTTTCGAAAGAAATAATTTCCATAGTTATATTCACCAATATATGTTTAACATATTTATTATATTTAAATTATATAAATTATTTTATTTCGACGATATTATCATCAAAAAACATACTCCAGCTTACCGGATGACCACCAATATAATTCTTTTTTGCCCACGAATATTTTTTTTTGTCGTCTATTTTAAATTTTAAAGTAGTACCATCATAATTAGTTGTTTTAATATATCCATGCATTTCATAATCTTTCTTATTTAAAAAATTATTATATTGAATATGTGTTGTTACTGTACTTCCTTGAGAACCTATAAACCATTTCGCATCTTCACATATTATTTTTTGAACTATAAACTCAGCAACGTTTGTGTTTTTAAATTTTAGACCTAACTTAGTCTTATGAGTTTTTTCTAATAATTCATCCAAGAAGAAAATATTATATTTCTTTTTTATATCATTAAAAAAAGGATTATCTTTTCTATCAGTCATTACGTAAAGAGGAAGTTTTTCTGTATTATTTTTTTCAAGCCATTTACTAATATTATCAATCAAATTACCATTTATACTTGTTATTTGATTTATCTTTTTATGCCAATCACCAAATCTTAAGTGTATTGAAATAAATTCTCCTTTTATCTTTTTTCTTACATCGTTTAAAACATCCATTATTTCTTGAGAATATGTATTTACCGAAATAGCTATCTTACTCATAAGAGTATAATTATCTTTATTTGTATAAAAATTTGTGAAAAATCTTGAAGCATTACTACCTGTAAAAGAAACAACGCGTGATGTTTTATCAAATAAAGGAGAAAGTTTATTATTTGACACACGTTGTCTATAATGCGCAAATTGAGATATATCCATTTCATTCTTAGGTGTATTCATATCTTCATCAATAAATATTATATTTGACATTTTTGCTGAAAAGTTTATTTCATTAGCAAACGTATTCATAGATTCTGAATACTTTTTCAAAGTATATCCATGTGGTAAATATTTTGTAAAATCATTACCAACATAATCTATAAGAGTACCATAATTACGGTCAGGTTTTCCACACGCAACTAGAGGATGGCGCATATTTATAACCAAATGACGATTAGAAATATTTGCAAGATAAATACCCATTTCAAGAGAAAATAATTGATTATAATACCCAACACCACAAAAAAGATCATAAACAAGAATATTTATATCCTTTTTTAAATCGGTGAGACCAAAATGGGTTATCATTCTATCCTGAGCTTCACCTCCTTTCATTTGTTGTTCTTTTTTAAGTCTATCTATTTCACGTATATTTTCTTCATGTTTAAGTTTTTCTATAATGTTGGGATCCTTAGCACATCTTAATATAACACCACCATTCTTAGGAATACCAGAACATCTATTAAAATTATGCCCCCATGGAGCATGCACATCTGAACCAGAACGACCTCCCGATTCAAATCCAGGATAAAAAGCTAAATAAACGTAATGTTTATCATCAAAATATTTCACACCAGGATTCTTTTTATGAATACACGCGTCATGTCTTTTTTCTATATGATGTGTTTCAACTACTGAAGACGGATCATCTGTTTTACAAAATAATATATCATAATCATGTTCACATGTAGTATTCCAATTATTCTTACTTTGTTGATTTAAATAACTCGTAAAAGGTCCTATTCTATATTTATATTTTTCTATTTCACATATTTGGGTCCAATCTATATTTCTTTTATTAATACTTTTTGTATTATCATTTTTATCTTCGTTTACTATTTTAATTTCATCCACCATCTTACAATCAAAAAATTTTTCGGCTTCTTCTATTGTTTTTATATTTTGAATATATGGTTTATTATTTATTAATGTATCATCCATATATGAAAGAAACTTTTTCCAATCATCACTTGTATTTGACCAATTATAATAAACCTGATGACAACCTACTGGTGTAGCATATTTAACCTTTTCCATCGCAAATGCTTTGTGTAATTTGCTATTTATAGGTGGGTATCTAAATTTTGATTGAGAACAAAAATATCCATCTTCATTTCCACGATGTATTTTTTCAAAAGGTGTATTTCTATTACATTCACATGAAGATATCATAGCAGAAACAGACCTAAGTGAAAAACCACCATTTCCAGCATTATAAGATGTCCACTGATTGTCTTTACCCCAAGGAGAACCTATATAATCATAATTAAAATATATATCATCAATTCTTCTCATAATACATGCGTCTGTTTGATAAATCAATACATGAGACCAATCTCTAAAATTTTCCCATAACTGTGGAGTTTTTAAAAGAGCACTATAGGTTCCTCTATTTAAATTTTCATGACCAGTATTAATAAGTTTAATATTTGACCAATTCCCATATTTATCTTGAAGATATTTAGAATTTATATTTCCATGTACAATAGAAAAACCTATTTCTTCCGGCTTATCATAAACACGTAATAAAGCATTAATAACCCAATCTATTTCATCCATAATTCTATATTCTACTAAGGCAACAATAAGTCGTCCTCCTTTATTAAATTTTGGCGGATTACTTTTATCTGGTTCAGGTATTTTTTTCAACACATTTGTATATGATGGAATACGCATAGTAACTATTATTAATTTATTTTTTTTATTTAAACATAAATAAAAAAATCATTATTCATAAACCAATTTACCTAAAAGAAATATCTTTTGGTTCAAACATAGATGTTTCAAAATTGTCTATTAACGGATTTATTTTTTTCAAACAATGTAAAATATCACTTAAATCATTATAAACCACTTCTTCAGCCCCAATAATATCAGCAACATCGCTTATATTTCTACCACTTGCTATCAATTCCTTATCTGATGGAATATATATTCCATAATGATTGGGATACAATATTGGAGGAGCACCACAAGAAAAATATACATTTTTTGCAAATGAAGATTTTAAAAGTGATACAATATGACGACTTGTATTACCTCTAACTATAGAATCATCTACAATTAAAACATTTTTACCAGTTACAATAATATGATTTACATTAAGCTTTCTTTTTACATTTTTTTTTATAAGTTTTTCATTTTTCATTATAAATGTCCGTTCAATATATGTATTTTTTATAAGTCCTTGATGAAGAGGTTTTTTTAATATACTTTGAACACCAAGAGCAAATGGAAAACTCGAATCAGGAACAGGAACAATAACATCTATATGTTTTGACCATTCTAACGTTTCAATATGTTTTCCTAATAAACAACCCATAGAATATCGTGCGTTATATATGTTTATTTTATCCACAACAGAATCTGACCTGGAAAAATAAATATATTCAAATAAGCATGGAGACAAAGATGTTCTCATACTTGTTTTTCTAAAAACAGGCATTTTATTCTTTTCAAAAAATATCGCTTCACCTGGTCTAATATCTCTGATTACACTATATCCTACTGTATTTATTGCACATGTTTCACTTGAAACAACATAAGAATTATTATTCATACCATATGATAACGGTCGTATTCCATATCGATCCCTAATAGCTATCATACCAAAACCATCAACTATGAAAAGAAGTGTATAACTACCTTCCAATATTTTATACAAATATTCACATACACACCATAATACATCTACATTTATTTGACTTATATCATTTAAACACATCTCCTTTAATTTACTTTTAAATTCATCAATAATAAGCCATGAATCACTTATATTTTCTTCAATAAGGTTTCCATTTATTTTTTTAAGATTTCCATTATGACACATCGATATTCTTGGAAAATTATCATCAGAATCAATAATAAAAGGTTGTATTGTTTTTCTTTCATCATTTATTCTATCTTCTTTAATAGATATACCACTTGTAGCATATCTTACATGACCTATAGCACAATAATCATCTATTTGAGATAATTTTTCACTTGTAAACACATCCCTCACTAATCCATCCCCCTTAACAGAATATTTTGAAGTAGATATTCCACATGAATCTTGACCTCTATGTTGAAGTGACGTAAGACCTTCATACATTAAAACAGAAATATTATCACAATTATTTTCAAAACAACCAAATATACCACACATCGTTTATATTTTAAATATAATTATTTTTAACCTCTTTTATTATGAAATTTTAAATATATATTATCATAATTTTAATTTAAAACCCCATGACAAATACCAAGATTATTCTTTTTTTCAAGTGAAAAAAAACTATTAAAATTATTATCAAACTTTATTAAATATAAACAATCTAATATAAAACATCTTATAAGTAGTTCACTTACAATTTCATAATTACCATCTATTTCATCGTTCACTATTATTTTATTATCCTTAATAAATACTATAGTCATATCATTCCATATATATTTTTTATCTTGAAAATTACATATATCCATATTTATTTTTTCATTACGATTAAAAATAAAAATAATATTTTTTAAAAAATTTCTCATAGAAGCCATTTTTTTTTCATAATAACCAGGTTGTCCCGGAAAATGACATATAGTTTCATTATTATAAGGAAGAATTTTTCCAAAACAATTTCTATTTACGCATACATTCTTTAATTTTGTATTATCATAAATTTTATTTATAACAGAATGATAAACTATATATGGTTGATCAAAAAATTTTATTTTTATTTTATTAGAAATATCTTCTTCAATATGACATATAATATCAGTAAATAATTGTTTTATTTGTGAGATATTTTTAAATAAAAGAATTGCTGAAGTGAACGCAGTCCTTCTTGGATTAGGTACATCTTTAAAAAGTGAAGAACCCCAAAATAATCCATATGTATTACCTTCTTCTAAAACATAGAGTTTATCATCTAATTCAATATTTAATATATTTGAAATGTTATTTGAAACAATAATATCTGTATCCAAATATAGTATTTTATTATATTCATCTATATTTTGATAATTGAATATCATTAACCTTGAATATGTTGCTTCAATCATACTATTTAAATTTACACACCATATATTACATTTCATTCCTACTTCTTTAAAAATATCACACACTTTATATTCAAATTCATTATTACAGATTATCAAATATTCTGTATTTTCATCAGGATTACCATATAATTTATAACTTATTACTAATAATCTTAAAAGATTTAAATAATCCTTATTGTAAAAAACACATGAATAAATAAGATTTTTCATAATATATATATTATCATAATTTATTGTTTATAACTTATTATATAAGGTAATAAGTTATATCGTTTATATTTCAACTTAATTTAATTATCATAATCTGATAAAGAAAATACATTTACATAATTTGTATAATCAGCAACAAACTCCGGGTCATTATTCAATAATACCATAAACATATCAGAAATAGCAGGAACATCAACATGTTCATTAATTTCTTTTGTATGATGATAATTAGAGCGGTGATTAACCTCAATTACACAAACATTATTTTCATCATCTACTACAAAATCAAAACCTAACAAAGAAAATTCATCATTTTCAAATGTCTTTATCTTATCTATAAATTTATGTGAAAACTCATTTACCGCCGTGCAAATATTATCAAATATTTCTCCACTATGCTCTATATCTACAAATTTGAAAAACTTTCTCCCTGGACGCATATATATAATATGCATATCCTTCAAAACATTTTGTTCAATCGTCCCATCATATTCTTTATATGGAACATCACTTGAACTCCCCCAAGCATCTCTTGAAACATATACACATCCATTAGCAACCAATCCATACACCCTAAGTTTATATCGCTTTCCATCTATTAATTTAGGATTCAGTATATTACGATGAATTATAGACGCCGAAGTATCAACACTACCAGATTTTAATTCAGCATAACTATGAATATACACCCCTCTTGCCGAAGTTGAACCACGCTTTTTTACAAAAAATAACTGATTGTCAGGACAATCTTCTTCTATTTCTTCTATCGATGTATAAGCTATTGGCGCACACTTAGCATCACCAAGAATAGCACTCATATGAATTTTGTCATCCATCTTTACCGTTCTTTTTCTTGGGGCAACCTTTATAATATTTATACCAGGATATGTTTTTTTCCACTTATCATATATTGTTTGTTGAGCATCAAAATCATCATATAAAATCCCATATGTTCCCTCTACCTCATAATTATCATTTAATCTTTTAGCAGCAGAATTAAATATACTTGAATTCTTATTTGTATGCACAACAAGCATCGAACGAGAATAAACAAACTCAGACATGTTAATTATATACTTGTATAATCTTTATATCGTTATACTAATATGTCATATAATGAAGTAACGAAATATAATAATAATCATATGGTAACTCTTCTCTAAAATGAATATGATCTGTTCCACAAAACATCATAAGACCGTTGGGTTCACAATCCACTTGAACACAGTTATCTTTATGGTCATCATTAACATAATTACGATAACGTCCCTTGAATTTAATTGGTTGCTTCTCCTTATCTACATAAATAGGCCAAAAAGCATCTTTAGGTTTATCAATCATAAAGGAAACAGTAAATTCACATTCGGGTCTATCTGTATGAGCTGGAAGGTCAGCACCTTTCTTATAACACGACAAGTATGTATATGTTGGCTTTAAACGCTTCTTTGCGATTCGTTCCATTAGTGGAAGTGCTTCAAACTGCAACAAACGAGACATAAAATCATCATACGCTTTCCACCGCTGTGCTTGTCTATCTCCAAATTGAAACTTATCATTATTAATAGAATCATGGAAATAATCAATAATTAACTTACCTGCTTCCGGAGTAAACACATTATTTACAACAACCGGAGTAAATTCATCTTGAAAATATTCAGCTTCCATTACTTTTGGATTCAATAAACTATGAACACTATTAAGTGCATAATTCTGTCGTAAACTATATAGCTTATCAACAGTATCAGTATCCTTTGGTGAATTATGGCGTCTAAAACCTAATTTTCTGTAAGGAACAAGCTGTTTCTTTTCATTATAAGTTTCATAGATATGTTCGAGTGTGGTATAATAATTTTCAGTATTAGGTTCTTCTTTTTTTTCTATAGTTTCATTTTTATTTGTAGTATTATTATTTGTATCCATAACACTATCCATTCTCTTCTTCAAATCTTCATTTGAAACCATATTTTCTTGAACCATCGTTGTATGTGTTTCTTTCATTTCTTCAATTCTTGCTTCAATTTTTTTCACAAGACTCTTTAAAATTGGTTCACCTGATCTTGTTTTTTCACGAATAAATAAATAAAAATAATGTTTTTTTGTTTTTCTTACCGGATTAACAGCATATTCCAAAGAACTATCACGTTGGTATTCTATTTCACTATTATCCAAATATGTCTTATAAAAACATATATCACCTTGTCCCATATTAATCTCCTTATTAATATCTCTAAATTTAAAAGAGCCACTACTTTTATCTTCATTTTTATCAAGCAAACATCCAATAGCATATAAACGTTGCCCCCTTGCCTTTGAAAATTCCTTTCCCCGTTCAGTATTTAAATCAAACGCATCATAATGACAACCATGATCACAATTTTCTGGATAAGAAATAACATTAATATTTTCAAAAAATTCATCATTGTCAAGACCAATCATTTTTGAAATTTTTGCTGTAATATTTACCATATCACCGTCTTTTAAATTTACCCAATAACTTGTTCTTCCTCGAGCTTGTTCTTTTCCATTTTTACATTTTGATAATATATATTTACATTCATTCTGTGTAAGAGCACCACTAAAATGACTTACAAACGGATTTTGAGAAATTACTTTAATTTCAATATCTTTTCCACTTGAATTTATATCAATTGTTTCACTATCATCTACTTCTTCTATCTTAAGACGTACTCCCTCTGTGTTTTCTTCTACATTATCTTCCAATTCCTTCTTTTCTTGAAGAAAAGGAAAATCATATATTTTTTTCATACTAATTTCACGAAACCATAAATTTGCCGCATATTTATATCCCTTTTTCACATCTGTTCCAGCATGAAGAGAATTGGGATGAACAGTATTTGTTCCTTTCAAAGTATTGTGGAAAATTAATAAACGACCTTTTTTTGCTTCAACGTTTATATTTAGCTTATCAAAACGTGTATGACCTCCCTCTTCGACGTCACATAAATAAAGAAGAGCAGTAACCATACGTTGACCTCCGTATTTTAAACATCTTAAACATTTTTCTGAATCATTCTTAGCATACGCATCATAATGAGAGTCATATTTTTGTGTTTCGTCGTAAGCAACTACTTGATACGCTTCTGCGTTTTCAAGAGGAATACCAACTTCTTTTGCGATGCGTTCACCTACTTCAAGTGTAGTAGAATCATTATTATGACGAAGCCAATAATTTGAACCCGTCCTTCCACCACTCAACATTCCTGTTTTTGTGTCACTAACAAATGCTCTTTTTAATTTATCTTTAGAAACATCCACAAAATGTTCGCATTCTTCATGTGTTAAATAATTATCAATAGTATAAACAAGTGGATCTTCACATAAAACTTGTTTATTTTTAACTATTGACGAATCAATATCGTTTTGTTCGCAATAAAACTCAGACATTTTATGTTACTAATATTATTAGTAGTTTAAGTCGTTTAATTTGATAACTATAAAAAATTATTATAAATTTAATATGTAAAAGTAAAATTGAATGTATATAAATATATTATTATAGTCAAATAAATGAAATATACAAAACCTTTATTAAAATGGGTTGGTGGTAAGACACAAATTATAAATACAATTTTCTCTCATTTTCCTAATAAAATAAAAAATTATCATGAAATATTTATGGGTGGAGGAAGCGTTCTTATTGCTTTATTATGCGAATTAGAACAGGGTAATATAGATGTAAGTGATAACATATACGCTTATGATATAAATCCACATGTCATAAACTTTTATAACTGTGTAAAAGATTACCCCAAAGAACTACATGAAATTACACAAAAAACTATAGAAATATATGATTCTATTCACGGAACAGTAATAAATAGAAAGCCTAAAAATGAAACTGAAGCTCACACGTCAAAAGAAAGTTATTACTATTGGTGTCGCAGCGAGTTCAACAAAATTATTAATACTGACATGAATGATAAAACAAAAAAAATTCGTTCTGCATCTATCTTTGTAGTATTAAATAAACTTTGTTTTAGAGGAGTCTATAGAGAAGGACCTAATGGTTTCAACGTTCCTTTTGGTCACTATAAAAAAACACCAGATATTCTTCCAGAAACAAATATTAATGATATAAGCATATTATTTAATAAATACAACGTAAATTTTATAGTTTCTGGGTTTGATAGTTCTATAAAAAAACCTGTAAAAGGAGATTTTGTATATCTTGACCCACCTTACGCACCCGAATCAAGTAACTCATTTGTTGGTTACACAAAAGATGGGTTTACAATAGATGACCATCAAAGATTATTTGATAATATAGTTTTATTAGAAGAACAAGAAATAACATTTTCTATGAGCAACGCTTTGGTTCCATTAGTTACAAACGCATTTCCTAATGATAAATATTTACATGAAACAGTATTAGCACGACGTGCTATACATTCAAAAAATCCAGCAGCTCAAACAGTAGAAATTATTGTATCAAATAAAAATATGTAACAAAAATATAATATATTCACCATCTATTTTTTATTTTTTATTTTTTTATTTTTTTAATTTTTTAATTTTTTATTTTTTTAATTTTTTATTTTTTTATTTGTTACCTTATTTTTGAGCTTCCTTCTCAGCTTCCTTCTCAGCTTTATTCTCGGCTTTCTTAGCTTCCTTCTCAGCTTTCTTCTCGGCTTTCTTAGCTTCCTTTTCGGCTTTCTTCTCGGCTTTCTTAGCTTCCTTCTCGGCTTCCTTCTCGGCTTCCATATCGGCTTTCTTAGCTTCCTTCTCGGCTTCCTTTACAGCTTTCTTAGCTTCCTTCTCGGCTTCCTTTACAGCTTTCTTAGCTTCCTTCTCGGCTTTCTTAGCTTCCTTAGCGGCTGCCTTATCTTGTTCCTTCTTAAGATTGTGTTGCTTTCTCTGCTCAGCAGTCATTCTTATGGTGTTGGCGGACAATGTGTATACGGTTGTGGTATTAGCAGACTTAGCACACTCCTTCTCGGCTTCCTTCTTGGCTTCCTTCTCGGCTTCCTTCTCGGCTTCCTTCTCGGCTTCCTTCTCGGCTTCCTTCTCGGCTTTCTTAGCTTCCTTCTCGGCTTCCTTCTCGGCTTTCTTAGCTTCCTTCTCGGCTTTCTTAGCTTCCGCAACACGAGCTTTTTTGGCTATCATGTTTTGGTAGGCTTCAATAGTCTTATCTTTCTTCTTATCGGTCATTTGAACAAGCTCAGCGTAATCCTCGGGAATATAATCCTCCTCCATACTATCCCATTCATCTACTTTGGCTTTCACCCATTCACTTTTCTTCAATCCTTCCTTCTCCTCAACTGACATCTTATCAAATACCTTCTTGGCAACCTTCAAACGAATCTCCTTACGAAGTTCCGGATAGGAGTCAAAGTTCATGCGAAAGATAGTAGTCGTATTAGTAATCATCGTAGGTTAAGTTAATCAATTCACTTTATGTTTTGAAACTACCAAATAGTTTTTTAATTTTTCAATTTTGCAAAAAAAACAACTTACAAACAAGATACCAATTATATCAAAAATGCTTTTTATTGGACCTCCATTCGGTAACTATTTTTCATACCTTTCACCACCAAATACCAAAACAGTAAAAGGATCATATACATTACATCCTCGACCAGGATTAATACCTCAAATATTTGCAACTCTTAGATATAGTTTCATATATGAAGGGTGGATAAATAAAATTGGATTACGAAATCCTGGTATTGATTATGGTATTAAAAACTATAAACATAACAGAGATATTATAAGTATCGCTATATTAGAACCAGGTGATATAGAACCTATATGTGAAAAACTTCCTGAAAATACTAATATTGAAATAAATGTAAGTTGTCCTAATACAGAAAAACATATGATAAACACGGGAATTCAAAAATTTATAAATCCTAAACGTGAATGGTGTATTATTAAATGCTCTCCAAAAACTTCAGAACAAGAAATAAATAATTATTATAAAGCAGGATTCCGTCAATTTCATTTTTCAAATACACTTCCCACACCTACGGGTGGTCTAAGTGGTCATACATTAATACCATATACACAATCATTATCTAAACACACCAAAGAAACATATAAAGATAGTATTGTAATATGTGGAGGTGGAATTCAATCAGTAAATGATATCGCTAATTATAAATATGGCGATCATCATTCCATTAGTACTTTATGTTTTAATCCATTTAAACTTACATATTTGTTCTACGAACTATCAAAAAAATAAAATTTAAGCATTTACACCAGTAGTATCTGTAGAAGAAGCATGGTGAGGAATCAAACCACTTCTCTTCATGGCACTAATCATACGTGTAAGACCAATACCACCACCTGAACGCTTGAAGAAGTTAAAACTTAAAAATTCATTTAACTCACGCTCAACACGGTCCTTTGTGAATTGACTGAACAAAATCTTACTGTATCCACCATTACTAATTTCATAAAACTGTTTTCTCATTTCAGCTGGTTCACAAGAACGTTCAGCGCTTCCAATAGTCTCAACGCCCCAAAGAATAACATCAACCTTCTTGGCTTTGGTTTTGTCGTCATCATGAAGACGCATGTTCCAGAAAGGTGATGTTCGTTCAGGGAAATCCTCAAGGAATACAACAGGACCATGGTCCTTACATAATTGCTCCTCATGGTCGTGCTCAAGTTCATCTGTTCCATATTTTGCTGCTGTTTCGTCATAGTCAACCTCTACACACTTATGTTGAGGACAAAATCCAATCCACTCAATCAATTCTTTTTCAATAGAAATAAGTTCTTCTATACCTCCTTTAATCTCAAATTCAAACATAGGAAAAATAAGATCATGACGACCTTCAACCGGATTAGGTTCGTTACGATAACTTGTGCTTACGCAAAAATATCCTGGTGCTCTATCAGGGTTCTTAAGCATCTCATATTCTAACCACATTTGTCCGGTCTGGGGAAGGGGCCAAACTTGACCAGCATAACTATAAGTAGATATTGTGCTTGGATCTTCACAAGCAGCAAGAATACTCAAACGGTTTTGAGTATGGACTTCAAGAAAGCCCTTGGAAACAAAAAAAGAACGAAGTTTGTTAACAACATAGTTAAAATCCTGAGAGTCAATGATCCTCATTTACATAAACAAAGAAAATCTCTCTAAACTAATTTTATTAAAATAATTTTTATAATTATTATTTAATTTCTAAAAGACCAAATACTGTCTTATAATGTTCCATGTTTTTAAATATTGGTCTTCCAGATGTATAATAAATATCTATTTGTTTTTGTCGCCATAATTCTTGGTTTTTCATAGATAAAGTATCACTAATAATTTTATTTTTTTGTTTTCCAATTATAATATACCGCATATTGGGGTGTTTATATTATAATTATAATTTTATATACTTTTTCTAAACATTTCAAAATGTTAATTATATATTATCAATCTACTCTTTTTGAATCATTCTCAGCATTAAAACGCAATATGCTGTCAATATTTTCATCAGTCCATCCAGTTATGGCATTTATGTTCTTGTCATCAATAAAAAGGTCAAAATGAGGTTTTCCCATTCGAAGTTCATGAAAATTAACATTATAACATATTAATTGTTCGTATGTTAATCTAAAATATTCTGATTGCTTTCCAGATTTACATCCTCTTGCTGTCCAGTAAGTTATTGAATGACCTTGTTCATACAATTTATTTGCTTTCTTTATATTATCATAATTTGGTTTACTTTCAGCATATTTATTACCAATTGTGTGAAAGATTGTGTTATCTATATCGATAAAAATTTTCATTTGTAGATATAATATTTATAATTCTTTACATATTTTCATTAATATATTTAAATAGTCACCATATATATTTATATGTCATCTGTATTAATTTCAGTTAAAGGAGAAAAACCAGATTTTCTTAAAATAAGAAGAGTTCTTATAAGTGTATTTGATAAAAATAACTTAATGGAACTTGTATACATTCTTAAACAGTTTGATGTTGAAATTATTTCTACAGGAGGAACCGCAAAAATGATGAGAGAACATGGTGTAGATGTTATTGATGTATCTAAATACACTAATTCACCTGAAATTCTTGATGGACGAGTTAAAACACTTCATCCAAAGATTCATGGAGGAATTCTTGCTGTACATGGAAATAAAACTCACGATTATGAATTATACGCAAATAAAATGGAACATATTGATATGGTTATTATGAATCTTTATCCATTTGAAAAAGCAGTAGATTCTGGTAAAGATTTCGATACATGCGTAGAAAATATTGATATAGGTGGTCCATCAATGCTTCGTTCAGCAGCAAAAAATAATTCAAGAGTAACAGTAGTTACATCTCCACTTCAATACAAAACAGTAATTAATGAAATGTTATCAGTAAATGGATGTATAGGAATAAAAACACGGCTTGAATTTGCAGCTTCAGCATTCGCAAGAAGTGCTGATTATGAAAATTCTATAAGTCGTTTCTTTTCAAAAAATGATAATAAACCAATCCAAAATATGGATTCACAATTAATACAAAAAGAAAACAAACCAAACTCTAAAAATTATATCGTAAGAAAATATGAACATAAAACTGAACTTAAATATGGTTGTAATCCACAACAAATACCAGCGTCATTATATAGATTTGTTGAAACAGATGAACCATTCCAAGTCGTTAACGGAAAACCAGGATATATTAATATTATGGACGCATGCTATGCTTGGCAATTAGTTCATGAACTATCTCAATCTCTTTCCATTCCAGCTGCAGCGTCGTTTAAACACTGTTCTCCAGCAGGTGCTGCTATCGGTGTTCCTCTTAATGATATAGAAGCAAAAGCATATGAGATTGATGATCCTAATTCACTTACTCCAGTAGCAAACGCATATATTAGAGCAAGAAATTCAGATCCGTTGTGTTCGTTTGGAGATTTTGCAGCTATTAGTCATGAGATAGATGAATGTTGTGCAAAATTTATCAAAACAACAGTTTGTGATGGAATTATTGCTCCCGGTTTTTCAAAAGAAGCATTAGAAATATTAAAATCTAAAAAAAAAGGGGCATTTGTTATTCTACAAGCTAATTCAAATTTTAAACCACCTGAACAAGAGTTTCGCGACATATATGGAATTACATTTTCACAAAGAAGAAATGATGTTAAAATTACTCCTGAAAGTATGGAAAATATTGTAACACAAGAAAAACATTTACCAGATTCGGCAAAACGTGATATGGTTTTAGCATCTATTTGCTTAAAATATACACAATCAAATAGTGTAGGATACTCATGTAATGGTCAAATGATTGGTGTTGGTGCCGGACAACAATCCCGTGTTGATTGTGTAAAACTTGCTGGTAATAAAGTTGTTACATGGTTTCTTCGACAACATCCAAAAGTTATGGGATTAAAATTTAAAAATAGCGTAAAAAAACAAGATAGAATAAACGCACGTGTCCGATATATTGAGGGTGATATTACTCTTCATGAACGACCTATATGGGAAGAAAAATTTGAAGAAAAACCAGAACCACTTACTTCATTTGAAAAAGCAATATTTCTTGACACTCTGCGAAAAAAAGATGTATGTATTAGTTCTGACGCATTTTTCCCATTTCGTGACTCTATTGACCACGCATCACGTTGGGGTGTTCGATATGTAGTTCAACCAGGTGGTAGTATAGCAGATGAAGAAGTAGTAAAGGCATGTGACGAATACGGTATGACGATGTCTCATACAGGCACTCGATTATTTTTACACTAATAAAAATATTTATATATCATTTTTATTTTTTAAATTTAATTTATCATTATATATATTTTTTCCATTCCATTTGTAAATACATGGTGGAGCAAGATAATAAGGATTCTCAATTTTAAGAGATGACCAGAGAGATATAAATAAATTCCAAAATCTCATATATAATATTTATTTTTATTTTCTTATTTTCTTATTTTCTTATTTTCTTATTTTGTTCTAGCTTAAACATTTATCAATTAATATATTATGTCTCATACAAACCAAGAAAAATCATTACTTGGACAATTCTTTACAACAAATAACATTCTTAAGGAAACTGTAATGTCTTTCGTTAAAAATAATCCCACTACAATACTCGAACCATGTATCGGTAGAGGAGATCTTGTGGAGTATGTTTTATCAAATACTAACCCATCAAACCAACCAAATTTTATTATGTATGAGATTGATGATTCTATACAACCCTTATCATGTATTAATTCAAGTGATATTGAATATTGTGATTTTCTTAATAAAGAAATAGGGAAAACTTTTGATACAATAATAGGAAACCCACCATTTGTTAGAACACAAAAAGGGAACCTGTATATTGATTTCACATTAAAATGTTTTGAACTTTTAAATCCAGGCGGAGAACTTATATTTATCGTTCCAAGTGATTTTTTTAAACTTACGTCATCAAAACATATAATAAATGCTATGATGAATCATGGAACATTCACCGATATATTTCATCCAAATAATGAACATTTATTTGAAGATGCATCTATAGATGTATTAGTGTTTCGTTATTGCCGAGATAATTCTCTTGATAATAAAATATTATTTAATAATTTACCAAAATATATTAATAATACTCAAGGAATCATAACTTTTACTGAAAATGATATATCAAATTACGCACGTATTGGTGATATGTATAACGTGTATGTTGGTGTTGTTTCAGCATGCGAATCAGTATTTAAAAATGACTTACTTGGAAACCAAATGATTTTAAATTCTCATGGTGCTCGTGAAAATTATATTCTTATAGAATCATTTCCAACACAAAATGATGAAATAAATGAACACATGTTAACACATAAAAATCAACTAATCAATCGTCGTATTAGAAAATTTACTGAAAAAAATTGGTTTGAATGGGGTGCTCTTCGTAATACGAATGTCATGAAAGAACACAGCGGTAAAAAATGTATTTATGTTAGAAATATTACCAGACAACCAATAGTAGCTTTTACAGACAAAGTAAGTTATTTTGGAGGAGGATTATTAATGATGATACCAAAACCGGGTATTCGTGTTAGTATGGAAAAAACAATACAATATTTAAATTCTAAAGAATTTATGGAAAATTATATATATTCTGGACGATTTCGTATAGGTCATAATCAACTTGTGAACAGTAGAATTATGAAAAAAAATGTAAAATAATTTATTTTAAATGTATATTTTATATATGAAAGCTGTTGCCGTTTTCACACATAAAATAAAAGGTTATGTATTATTTAAACAAAAAGATGATCATGTAATCGTATCTATTGAATTATCAGGTCTTAAAAAAAACAAAGCTCATGGTTTTCATATTCACGAATTTGGTGATTTAAGAAACGATTGTATTAGCACAGGTGGTCATTTAAATCCATTTGGTAAAAATCATGGAGGTCGAGATGATGATAAAAGACATGTTGGTGACCTTGGAAATATAATAAGTGATGACCAAGGTAAAGCAAAGTTTTCTTTTAAAGATCCTATGATTTCATTAAAAAACAATAAACGTAATATAGTCGGTCGAGCAATTGTAATACATCAAGGAGAAGATGATTGTGGTAAAGGTGGTCATGATGATAGTCTTACTACAGGTCATGCCGGAGAAAGACTTGACTGTGCTGTTATTGGTATTTGTAAATAATCAAAACCATTATAAAAAACCATTATAAGCATAAGTAATTTATTTTATGTCATGTTTAAATTTAAAATCTTTATCAAATTTAATTATACAATCTTGAAAATTATTTTTATTATAATTACATTCACTTATATTCAATCTTTTTACACAATCAAGAAGTTCTTTTCTATATTTTTCACATTTATATCGTATTTCTTCATCATATATTTTTCCGAGTTTTTCGAGCCTTATTTTTTTGTAAAATTCAAACATGATTATATAATTATCTTTGAATTTATATTTATTCTTTATTCTTTATTCTTCTAATTCATCAGCAACACCAATTACTTTATCCGGATCTACATCATTAAATTGAATCTTACGTGTAAGATAAGCTGATAAGAATATATATTTCTTTGTATTTGAAACAGCACGAACATCATATAATTTAGTGCTCATAAACATTACATTAGTAAGAAGAACTGTAATTGTTTTACTGTCAAGAAAATGATTAAAAACCGCAACTGAACTAAATACAGTATTTAATACAAATCCAACCATACAAGCATAACTCCATGTTTTATAAGCATCCGCATCGTCTTCTATACGTTTCTTACGTTTATCATCAAGTTGTGTAAGAGCTTGTTCAACCGCTTCATTATCTCGAGGCTTAAAACGATTCGTATGAAGATAATTAATAAAGTTGAGCTCTCTTGATACCTCAAGGTAATAAAATACAAAAAACATGGACATTACTACATAATTGTGACATGCTACAAACTTTTCATATCCAGTTTCAGGAAATACTTTGTCCGCCAAACCACACTGTTCATCGCCACATTTTTGTGGAACAAACATAAGCAGCAAAGAAGACATAAGAACTCTGTAAATTTCAAATAATGTAGTAAATATCATAGAAATCTTCTGGTCATTATCTTGATTCTTACTAATTGTATCTTCAGAACTCGCAATTTCTGAATTTTCGGATTTACTATCTTTATCATTTAAAGATAAGACAATATCACTTGTCTCGACGTCGTTAGGGATTTGTTCAGGGTCTGTAGATGGATAACTCATGGTTTTATATATTTATATTTAAAATTCCCTTTATGTATTAATTCAAATTATATTATCGTTTTTTATCCAAATAGTATCCTAATCCATGTGAATCCATTTTGTAAACATACCCTTTTTTACTACCAGAAAATCTCTCCGACTCTATAAATGTAGGTGATTCTATAACTGTAGATTCTTGTTTTATTGGCTTTTTCTTATTATCACGTTGTATATAAAAATATATACAAACTATAATTAAAATTCCTATTGGTATTAAGAGTTCATTCATATACAAAATTATATTATAATTTTAATGGATATTAAACTTAAAATTATATTTTAATCACTCTCCTCTGATGGAGAATTATACGTTCCTTGTATTTTTATCAACCGATAATTATCCTTTTCTAAAATTAAAAACTTGTTATTTTCAAAAATTTGTTCATTTACATTATTATCAATTATATGAATAATATACGAACTATTCCTTCTAATTTCATGACCTAGATAATGTTCAAGTATATATCTAACAAAATTTTCTGTAAAAATATTATTTCCAACCATACAGTATTTACAAATTATATCATTTGGAACATCAAATACTTTATTCCATAATGTAATTCTTATACCGATAAAGTTAATATTTGAACGTTCTGGAAATAAAACGCATCCATCTATTAATTGTTTTAAATCATCTATATTATCGTAAATAATACAATTTATTTCATTATTTTCATTCATTTTATAGACAAAAATAGTTTCTACATCATCCTCTATATAAGAACTTAAATCTATATTATCTAAATTATCACTATTAATTATTACAGTTGTATCATCATTAAATATAATATTAATTTGTATTTTTTTTTGTTTTTCTAGTTCTTCTTCTTTTTTATTAAATATATTATTATTATTTATTAAATTATTCATATAACCCATAAACGGTTTAATACTCTGTTCATATTTTACATCAATATATGATTTTGTATATATTGCTTTATCAATAAATGAATATAATAAAGAAGTTAATACGTCTAATATTAATAAACGGTTATGTATTGCTATACCTCCTATTATTATTCCGTTCATTATAATAAATACATCAAACAAAATATATTCATTTTTTAGTTGTTGTTCAGTTTTATCCATTTCATATTCTTTTATATCCATTATATTTGTTTTGAATAATCTTTAAATATAATTTAAACCATTTTATTAATACTACCTTAAAAATTTATATTCTATATATATGGAATATTTAACCCAAAAATTATGTTCTATTTCTTCATACGAAGAAATGGAAAAAATTATTTCTTCAAAAGAAATATTAAAAAGTGCTGAAAATATACTTGATAATTTAAAACTTTCACACACAACTAACACAAAAGATTTTTTATGTATTTTTCCTATATATAAGTTCCCCAAATCTGTTTTAGGTGATATAGATGTTGGTGCCAATAGTGATATAATTGATTATGTTAATGCTATTATAGATACACCATCTAATAATAACGAGCAACTCAAAACAGCAATCATAAACTTTATATACAATTTTAAAAAGTGGAAAACAGAAGATAAAAGTATTCTTATATATCACTTATTTGAAGAATATCATCAATTATCCGTTGATATACTAAATACAAATGATAGTGAAAAACAACTTATATTAAAAAAATGTCAAAAAGAACTTCTTGAAACAGCAGTTATGGTTGGAGGAAATGTTTTGGTTGATGAAATAAAAAGTTATCGGGCTATAATAACAGATAATATTAACTTTCAACGAGAATATGATAAGGCTTATTGGTCTAACTTAAAAGATTCATACGATAATCATGAATATGATAAATGTCTCGAAATAATTGTATTTATAAAAAATGTTTTGATGTCTATTGGAAATAATACAGAAGTTATTGAAAATTCAACAGATAAATTAGTATCTTATATAGAAAATAAAAATAGCAACTTTATTAATATTAAGGAATGGGCAGTACAAATATTTGATTATATAAAAACAATACATTCTCCAGTTCATGATATGCAACTTGAATCATTTAAACGCGATTTACATATAAAAGAAATATATCTACCTACTGTTATTAAAAATATTTTTTGTATGGTAAAAAATATTATACATGATTTTGAAGAAATAAAACGTAAAATATCACAATCTTAAATAATATATAAATTTCTATATAAATTTCTATATTAATTTAAATAATATAAACCTTTTTTATTAATTATATTATTATGAAAAATATCGCAATTATTAGATATCCTGGTTCTAACTGTGATGTTGAAACGATGCGTTACTTTTCGTTTGGAGGTAATAAATGTATATACTTATGGCATGATGAAAGTGATAGTATGTTTTTAACAACAAATAGTATTGATTTAATCGTTATACCAGGAGGTTTTGCTTTTGGTGATCGTATTTATGATAAAGCAACAGGAAAATACGAAATGTCACCCGGAAGTATGGCGATAAAATGTAAAGTAACTGATACTATTATACAAGCCAATAAACAAAAAATACCAATATTAGGTATATGTAATGGATTTCAAATTCTTACTCAATTAAAATTATTACCTGGTAATCTCGAATTAAATGATTCGGGTAAATTTATATGTAAAAAAACAAAATGTAATGTCAAATTACATTATCCTAATATAGACGTTGATACAACTCTTTATATTGCTAATTCTTACGGAAAATATATAGCTCCTAATGTTTGGAAAGAAGATGAAAAACCTTTCATGACATATAATGACGGTAAAATAGCAGGTGTATGCAATATTAACACACGCACTTTTGCTATGATGCCACACCCTGAAAGAAATAATATTGACTTTAAAGAAGTTCTATTTACTATTCTATTTCCAGAATCAAATGATATTAAAAATTATTTCAGGTTTGATACATCTTTAAAAACACTTATGTTCAGCGAACATATATCTTACAAAACAACAAGGAAATTTCTCAAACAACTTCCCACAAAAGCTCCGTGGGTGGTTCAAGGACCTGGTGAAAATGCTGGAATTGTTGATATAGGAAAAGGAAATGACGGTCAAGAATATTGTCTTGCTATACGCATAGAAAGCCATAATCATCCTACATTTATTGATCCATTTGAAGGTGCTGCTACTGGTGTAGGTGGTATATTGCGTGATATATTTACCATGGGTGCTCGTCCTATCGCAATAATGGATTTTTTGAGATTTGGAACTGATAAAAATAGCAAAAAATTATTATCTGGTGCGATTGACGGAATATCATATTATGGAAACTGTATTGGTGTTCCAAATATTGGAGGAGATTGTAAATTACATGAAAGTTTTAATACAAATCCACTTGTAAATGTATGTGCCATGGGAATTGTAAAAAAGAAAAATATAATACTTGGTAACGCACGCTGTGATGAACTTTATATGTTATATGTTGGAAGCAAAACTGGTAATGAAGGAATTAATGGAGCAGCCATGGCATCTAATACATTCGTAAATTCTTGTGTAAGTGATTCTCTCAAGTCTAATGTTCAAAAAAGTGACCCCTTTCTTGAAAAATTACTTCTTGAAGCATGTTGCGAATTAAGTGAAGAAAATCTTGTTGAGGGAATGCAAGATATGGGGGCAGGTGGTATGCTATGTGCTACTATGGAAGTAGTAAAAAGAGGAAGAGAAAAATCTGGAAAAAATATTGGTTGTGATATATATTTAAATAATGTCCCAAAAAAATATCCTATGGACAAGTGTAATATTCTTATTTCCGAGTCACAAGAACGTATGCTTATTGTAGCACAGAAATCACATATACCAAGAATAGCAGGAATATTTCAAAAATGGGATCTTGAATTTGCTATAGTTGGAAAAACTGACTTAACCGGTGAATATACTGTTTGTGATAACAAAGAAATATTATACACAGAACGTATGGACTCATTTAATGATGTTCATGACCACACAAACTTTCCATCTCAAGATTCTGTAAGAAACAAATGGAAAAAAAAACCTGTAAAATTAAAAGATCCCGATTTATGGCGTCAATATGACTGCACCGTTGGAAATCGCACCATAAAGGGACCGGACCAACCACATAGTCACTCAATTATTGACCTACATGAAGTAAATAAACATCTTATTTTAACATGGGGTGAATCGGTGGAAGAATGTATGGAAGAAATGAAAAAATTTGACGGTGTTAAAAGTATTTGTATTGTAAATTGCTTGAACTACGGTCACCCAAAAGACAGTCTGTGTGATTTATCAAACGACATTAAAGAAATGTCAAAGACGTGTAAAGAAAATGATATTCCTGTAGTAGGTGGTAATGTAAGTCTATATAACACAACCGGTAATTCATCTATATGGTCAACCCCTATGATTGTATTAGCAGGAATAGTATAATTTTTTGTTTTATTTTTTGTTTTATTTTTTGTATTATTTTTTGTTTTATTTTTTTTATTAATATATTCATTAATAAAAAATCAAATTAGTTTATTTAATATCTTGAATAATCAACAATATTACAATTATTGATTTTATTAGAAAAAGAAACTTCTTCCATCATATCTACTTTTTTCATTACATTATTTTTTGATTCTTCCATTAAATTATTTATTTTTTTCAAAATATCATTATCTAATACACCCATTATACGTCCAGCTAAAAGTCCAGCATTCCAAGCTCCATTAACTGCTACTGTAGCCACAGGAACACCTTTGGGCATCTGAACAATACTAAGCAAACTATCCATACCATCCATCGTTTTTAATTTAACAGGAACACCTATAACTGGAATTGGTGTAAGAGCAGCAACCATACCAGGTAAATGTGCTGCTCCTCCGGCACCTGCGATTATAACCTTTAAACCACGTTCTTGTGCTCCTCTAGCATACTCAAACATTCTATCTGGTGTCCTATGAGCTGAAACAATAGTCATCTCGTAATTTATATTTAAAGTGTCAAGAACATTTGAAGCTTCACGCATTATATTAATATCTGAATCTGAACCCATTATAATTCCTACGTCAGGAAGTGATTTAATAATATTTTTATAAAATATTTTATAAGAATTTATAGCACGGTCTTTTAATATGTCAGGAATTTCTGGTATATCATCTTTATATGGGTCACATTTCCATTTTACCCAATCACGAATACAATCCTTATCTAATTTTTCCGGTTCTTCGTTAACCAAATACTTATCTTCGTAACTTGACGCAAGCCAGTAACGACTACTGTCACATGTATGCAACTCATCAATCAATATAATTTTTCCATCACTATCTCTACCAAATTCATATTTCGTATCTACTAAAATAAAACCACTACGCTTTGAAAGTTTTTGTCCGTATTTAAATAATTCTAAAGATTTTTCATAAATATAATCACATTCACTCTCAGTTACAAATCCTCTTGTTATCATATCATCCTTAGATATAGGCTTATCAACTTCACCTTTTGTTGTAGGTGTAATAACAATATTTTGAAGACGCTGATTTTTATTCAAACCATTTGGAAATTGAATACCACAATATTCTCGTTCCCCATTATTATAATGTGTCCACAAACTTGTTGTAGTATTACCTGTAATATACGCACGAACTACAATTTCTACAGGTATTACACTACATGATTTTACTATCATTTCATTACCTTTATAACTTATAAAATGATTATTTATAATGTGTTTTGTTTTTTCAAACCAAAAAGAACTCATTTTTGTTAATAGTTCTCCCTTTCCTGGTATGTCACATATATATCTATCAAAACTACTCAATCGGTTTGAGGCTATAATACATAATTTATCATTTCCATATTTATAAACATCACGAACTTTTCCTTTATAAATAATATCATTTTCATTCATTATAATGATATTATTGTAATTGAATATTTAAATATATTACATAATCAAATAAAGAGATACAATATTATATATTATGGGTCCTGGCAAAAATATAAACGATGTCAATAGAAATGTCCTTATATTAGGTGATGGAGCAAGAGAACGTGTTATTGCAGAAAAATTAAATTCAAATCGTACAATAATAACAGAAATAACAGATTTTAACCAAATTATTGATATGTGTAAAAAAGAAAAAATAAATCTTGTTATTCCTTCATCTGAAACATATTTATGTGAAGGTATAACAGATTATATAATCAACAGATATGGTGAAAGTATGGTATTTGGTCCAGACAAATATTCGGCACAAATAGAAGGCTCTAAACATTTTTCAAAGGAAATTATGACACAGCTTAATATACCTACAGCACCATATCAATCTTACAAAGATGACTATAAATTAGAAGATATTATTATGTATATTAATGATATAAATTGGGATTATACAGAAACTAATATACCCCCTGTAATAAAATACTCTGGTCTTGCAAAAGGAAAAGGAGTATATCTACCGAATTCAAAAGAAGAAGCAATATCAAACATTAATGAGCTTTATAATTTAAATAAATCTAATTGGGAAGGAATTATTATTGAAGATAGACTTGTGGGAACCGAAGTATCTATTATGGCATTCTGTAATGGAAAAACAGCTAACTTAATGCCTCAAAGTCAAGATCATAAACGTATATATGACAACGATAAAGGACCAAACACCGGTGGAATGGGTTCTATATGTCCCGTTAATGTTTTAACTGAATGCGAATTACAAATAGTAAAAATACATATGGATAATGTAGTAAAAAAACTTAATTATATAGGCGTTCTATATGCTGGGTTAATAAAAACAAATAAAGGTGTATATTTTCTTGAATTTAATTGTCGTATGGGTGACCCCGAAACTCAAGTAGTTCTTAATTTACTTGAAACCCCTCTTACAGAAATAATATTTAATTGTATTCGTGGTTTTGAATCTAATGTTAAATGGATAAATAAATCCGCAGCATGTGTAGTACTTTCTCATGAATTATATCCCAAAGAAAAACTTACTGATTCAGTTAATATTAATATAGGTATGTTAGAAAAATGTATAAAAATATATGACTCAAATGTAAAAGGAAATGGTGAATCATTAAGAACTAATGGAGGAAGAGTAATGTCGGTTGTATCCGTTGATTCGAATATTGAAAAATCATTAATTAATGTTTATAATAATATTCATAAGATACAGTTTCAAGGTGCTTATTATCGTCGAGATATAGGTCGTAAAAGTATAAAAAATTTAACACCTCCAAAAAATGATGTGAAAGTTGCTGTATTGGCATCAGGAAATGCTACATGTATATCTACACTTCTTAAAGAAACTAATAAAAAACATGTACAAGTTATTATTACAAACAATCATAATTCCACTATATTCAAAAAAGGAAGTGAATATAAAATACCATGCGTTTATATCGATGACAGTGATAAAAAATCGAAAAAAAAATATTATGAACGTATTGCGAATATTTTAAGACTTTTCGATATTGATATAGTATTACTCGCTGGATTTATGAGAATTATTCCATCCATAATTTATGATGAATTTCCTACGTTCAATATTCATCCAAGTCTTTTACCTCGACACAAAGGTCTAATGGATATTGCTGTTCATTATGCCGCGATTGAATTAGGAGATAAATTTACAGGTTGTACTCTTCATCGTGTAACAGGAAAAGTGGATGATGGTAGAATAATATCTCAATATCAAATACCTATTAATACAAGAGACCCTGGAGTTTTAAAATCAAATGTTCAAGATATTGAAAATGAATGTATTTTGAATTTTATTACAAAATACGGTGAAGATTATATAGATTATGATGTAAATATTAATGAAGGAAACGCATTTGTAGAAGATCTTCGTGATAGTGGTAAAGTATCTATCGACGGTGGATTTTGTGCTATCGTAGAAGATAATTCACGAACATTTGGATTCAGCACAGATGGTTGTGGAACCAAACTTGATGTTGCTAATGATTATGGATATTTAAACACAATAGGTATAGATTTAGTTGCGATGAATGTGAACGACCTACTTGCAGGAGGATGTACACCCAAATATTTTATGGATTACATAGCTATTGACAAAATGGACAAGGGGAAATGCAACAACATTATAACTGGTATTATAGAAGGATGTCGCCAAGTTGGATGTAAATTAATCGGTGGTGAAACGGCTGAACTTAGCGGAACATACTTGAAAAACAAACTTGACATAGCTGGATTTGCAATGGGTGAAAAAATAATCGATCTACCAAAAAAAATCCGCATGAAAGAGGGATGTTTCTTATACGGGTTATTATCTTCAGGAATTCACTCAAATGGTTATACACTTGTAAGAAAGCTTTTGAAATCACCCAATACTGAACCACCAAGTATGGATGTAATAATGAAACCCACATCAATCTATTTTGAAATGGAAGAAATATATAGACAACATCAAGAGCATATATTAGGTGTTGCTCATATAACAGGTGGTGGGTTTCATGATAATATTTCTAGAATTCTACCAGAAAATCTTACATTTGTTCTTAAAAAATGGGATTTCCCTGATGTTTTCAAATGGATTCAAAAAGAAAGTGGATTAAACAGAAGTGAGATGTTACGTATATTTAATTGTGGTTACGGTATGGTTATAATAACAGACACAAAATTAAATGGTATTGGTGATTTAATTGGTGAATTAGTTGAAAAATATTAAATTAATTATCATTTTTTAGTAGATTTGTTTCAATATATGTGGCATCTTTCCAAATACAATTATCCCACATGAGATTATGTTGTAGTCTTGATTTATCGCGTGGTATATATATTTTTTTCGAACTATCTGAGTTTAAAAATACAGACCACCAATTAAAAGTGGAATTAGATACCGCAATATTCTTGAATAAATATGGAAAATAAAAATCTTGTTTTTCATCATGACAATCAATAAAAATTATTTTTTCCATATAGTTTTCAAAGTATTTTAAATAATTTTCTTTATGTTTGTCATTAAATGGATAAACAATTACATATATTTTGTCAAAATTATTCTCCTCAAAAATTTTAATGAAATAAGAAGGATCAAGAACATTACTTTGTCGTGATACAAACTGACCTAAACGAATTTGACATAATATATCATTATCTCCTATACTATATTTAATACTATCGAGCGAACTTTTTCTATAATAATTTAAATCGATAAAATTCATAACTATATCCATATTTTCTAAAATATATCTACTGTCGTGAAAAAAGTCTTCTAATACAATATCCTTATTTTCAGGATATTTTAAAATACCATCACTATAATAATTTCTTTTTATCTTCATTTTAGTATTATATTCCTTATCTTTTCCGTTTTTAAACTCTATATCTTGGTAATTTTTTATTTTAACAATTGCATTTATCTTTTGATAAGGATTTCTATCTCCTTTTGCGATGATTTTTAGGTTGTGTTTTTTCGCATAAATAACACTTGTAAAAAAGAGGAAAAATTTATTACCTACACCAACATCGGGTGCGTTAGGTCTTCCGTGGTACTTAAGACTCATAATATTTATAATATTTATTATTTTATTATTTTACGGATATCAATAATAAAATAATAAATATAAAAACACCTTACGATACAATATATGTCAAAAACTAATAAAACGCTAAGAAAAATGTCTCGTTATTGTGCTAAAAATTATAAAAGCACCAATAAGGTTTTCACACATGCGTCTAATGTTTATTTATTCGATAATAACAATAAACCATATTTTGATTTTCTTGCTGGTTATGGTGCTGTTAATCAAGGTCATTGTCATCCACAAATATTAAATGAAATGACAAAACAAGCAAATAAACTTACACTAACAAGTCGTGCTTGTCATAATCCAGTTCTTGCTGATTTTAGTGAAAAAATAACACATATGTTTGGATATGACAAAGTTCTACCTACTAATACAGGATGTGAAGCAGGAGAGACAGCTATAAAAATGGCAAGAGCATGGGGTTATATGAAAAAGGGAATACCTCAAAACAGTGCACATGTAATTTTTGCCGAAAATAACTTCTGGGGACGTAGTATTGCTGCTTGTAGTTCATCAACAGACCCTTCTTGTTATAAAAATTATGGACCATATACATCCGGTTTTTCAACAGTTTCATATAATAATATAAACGCTCTGGAACAATTATTTTCCACTAATCCTAATATATGTGGTTTTATGTTTGAACCTATTCAAGGAGAAGCTGGAGTTATTATTCCTGACCCCGATTATATAAAAAATGTTAGAGACCTATGTTCAAGATACAACGTATTAATGATTGCGGATGAAGTTCAAACAGGTATTGGAAGAACAGGAGAATTATACGAATGTAAATCACACAATTTAAAACCTGATATATTATGTCTCGGTAAAGCTCTTGGAGGAGGATTTTTACCTATTAGTGCTGTTCTTGCCGATGATTATGTAATGGATTGTGTAATTCCAGGAACTCATGGTTCAACTTTTGGTGGTAATCCTCTTGCGTGTGCTGTATCTATCGCTGCTCTTGATGTAATTAAAAAAGAGAAACTATCAAAAAATGCAAGAATTATGGGAAAACTATTTCGTAATTATTTTTCTGAAAATATAGACAAATATCCATTTAGTATTAAAGTTCGCGGTAAAGGACTTATGAATGCGATTGAATTTGAAAGTTCAGCATTAGCACATGTAGTAACAGAAAGACTGCTTGATAATCAAATATTTGCAAAAGTAACAAGAGACAATACAATACGTTTTACACCACCACTTACAATTAGTAAACATCAAATGGAAGATGCTATTGAAAGAATAAACAGTTCTATGGATATTTAATTATGTTAAAATTATATAGTAGTATTTATATATAATACTATATATGGGATGTTTTTATAGTAAAATACATGAAAAAAATAATGAAATAGAAAACAAAGATTATGAAATATACATTCTTAAACAACAAATTGAAGATAAAAATAAAGAATTAGAACAGGTCGAACAAGAACTTTATTCTACAAATATGAATACAAGAACAACAATAACAAATTTAAGAAAACAAGTAAGTAATATGACTATTACCCCGTAACATATTTTCTTTTCTTTGTTTTTTTTATTCTACGTTTCTTCTTAGTATTTTTTTTTACAGTAAATTTGCCACCTTTCTTATCCTCTTTTATTTCATTTTTATTAATTTTACCTTCTATATGTTTAGAAGCGATTTCGGTCGTTTTTTCTACATATTTATCCATTTGTTCAACTAAACCAGCTTTTTCTATAGCAGTTTTTGTATTACTTATTAATCCATCAATATTTTTATCAATAAATTCTTTATATAATCCATCAATCGTTTCATCGATTTGAATAGTATTTTCTTCTGTTATTATTTCACTTATTTTTAACCTTCTTAATTTTGTTTGATATGAACGTTCAAGTATTTTAAATTTTTCTTGAAATGAAAAAAACAAAGCATTAAACATAGTAAGTTCTCTTGTAAGTTCTTGACTATAATATTTACCATACATATTTCTATTAAATGATGACGCAACTTTTTGAAACCTACTTCTATTTTTTTCCATATCAACATCCTTTATGAGACCTGTTATCAATTCTATTTTTTGAGAAATTTTATTTAAAATACCTTTTTCCAGTTTTGCTTTCATCATATCGTTATACACAGAATCTACCTTTTTTAAATCATCTTCTTTTTTAACTTTATCTTTTATTTCATTTATTACATCTAAATACCAACTTAATGTTTTTAACATCGCATTATAATTTGAATAACAAGAACCTAAAATATATTTACAATCTGTTACCATTCTCATCATCTTATTTTTTGCTGCCAATTTATCAGCCATCATACCTGTTGCGTATATACCTGCTGCAAGTGGTAATCCTATACCTGTAAGTGCTATAACTGGTGCCGCCTTAGACATATTGTCTGACACACTAACAAGAAGTGATGAACCTGTTTCCATAAGTGTTGCTTTATCATAACTTTGTTTATCGGTTAGTTTTTCATTTTCTTTCTCTTTAAACATACTGTTATATTATAACAATACAATAAAAAGAAGTTTATTTAAATTTTAAATTATAATTTTACTATTACATATCATCATCTCCCAAACATCCATCTGGTCCTACATGTGCCATTTGATTTGGCTGAAAATCCGGATGACATCCTGGACATTTACTCTTATTTTTTTCTTCTAATCGCGATGAATGTCGAATAGGTTGAGTTGATTTTTTATTTTTACGCTCTTGTCTTCTTGTATCTGGTCTGTGTGTTTTGAGTAAGAGAAGACCCTCTGCTGCTTCTAATACATTTTTTAGTTCTGCGGCTTCACGTTCCTCCTTTCTTTTTTTCTTTTCCTCATCTTTGTTTATCCGTTGTCGGTTTAAAATTTTATCACGAGCATCTTTTTCAACGCGACGCTTGTCAGCTTCCCAACCATCCATATTGTTATTCATATAATATTGATTCTTTACATTAAATGTGTTAAGACGTTCGATTTCCTTCTTCATCGCAAACCAAACATCTCTGTCTCCTATCGTCTTCAATTCAAACGGCATATTAGTTATTTAATTACTTATTTTGTTTGAATCTATTAGTATTTAACAAAATGTTTCAATTTTGCATAAAAATGTCAATAATTTTAACCCAATTGTAGTATAAAATTATTATCGAAAATAATAATTTTATTTAAAGTATATTAATTATAACTGTCAAAATTGATTTTTTTTGTTTTCCATTATTATAACAATATGACAAAAATGAATAACATCTTACTTATTCAAATTCGAAAATCTTCGTTCCTTCGTGACATAATACTTACATCTAAGGCAAGATGGGGAGTAAATTTAGAAAAAATATTACCTATTCCATATAAAAATTACGAAGACCGAACTGTAGAACCAATAATTAAAACTACGCAAAAAAATCAATTAAATAAAAAATATGAAGATCGTATCATTCAAAATTCTCCATCAAAACCAAATAAAAAATATGAAGAACGTAGTGATGATTGGGATATTGAATATATTAAAAAAAATGGTGGTCTATAATTAAAAATATAAACACATAAAAAACATATAATATGGTAACATTTAATTGGGATTTTCTACAATAAATGTTTCTGGTGTTTTTAACAATTTAGCCTCACCTACTTTACTACCTTTCTTCACGTATTTACCCTTTATATATATAAGTTCTACATCTTTGGTATTTGTTGAAATATGTTTATAACTTTTCATACAAACCATTTTTCCAGAATAACTTAACACATTTTTTAATGTTTTTTCGTCACGACTTTTCTTGGGTATTCTTATAACACCATGACACGAAGGATTATTTTTAAGATGAATCCATATATCATTTTTTTTTATAGTATCAATCAAGTCCCAATTTTCAACAGCATTCGAACCTATTCTAACCAAATTATTATTAAGATAAAACTCAAACATCTTTTTTATAACTATACATTATGATTAGAAAAAAATCAATTTTGTACTTACGAAAATAATAGGTAATCCATTAAGTATCAATATTATTATCATTTTTACCATCAATTAAAACAGTTTTTGCAATATTTTTTACTACTCTTGCATTCTTCTTTTCTTGAATATCATCATCATCCATTGTCTCTCCCAACATATTCATATATATAGCATTTTTTGGATCCTCACTGTCCCTACTTTCAGGATTTTCATTAATCCATGTTGGGATTTGTTTTATATTCGCTCGATTTATTAACTCAATCGCACGTTTCATTTTTACATTACCAGTTTGTTCTCTCTCCCACCCATCATTATCTTTTACATATAAAATATTTCTTCTTCCGTCACTACAGTGTATTGGACGCTTATTTACATCCATTCCATTAAGACCGCGAACTATTATATTCGTCATACCATCAACATATCCAAGTCGTGCCGTATCCTCCAAATCTGTAAGTTGAAGTTGAATTGAACGAACAAAATCAGTAAGATTGAGAGCATCTTTACAATCATTATTGAGAAACAAGTTGATATTAAAATTATTCATAGTGTTATTTGTTGTATTTCCAATCTTAGGTAATAACTCAGTTATTTGCTCCGATTGAGTTTTTATTGTATCTACCAAGTCTTTATTCTGTTTCATAAGTTTTTCATAAATTTCATCATTATTTTGTTCATCATTAGTTTGTTCACCATGTAATTTTTTTATATAATCACAGATTTTTTTATGTCTTGAAAAACTTTGTTTATACTTATAATGTTTTCCACATTCACAAATAAATTCTGAATTATTTTTAATAGTTACTTCTTGTTTGTTTGTTGTTACTACTTTACATGTAACGGTCTCAGTATTTTTTATATGTTTTTTTGTTGTCAAATGACGTTCCCATTTACTATATTTACATGTTTTAAAATTACATAGTTTACATGAAAATATACTTTTTGTTTTATCAGTCATATATTATTTGTACTAATATTAATTATTTAATATAATTTTGTATTGATTTTTTTAGGTCCAACATTTAACTAAATTTTAACATTTTTGAACATATTGTTATTATTTTTTAATTTATTTATATACACCATATAATGGTTTGGTTTTTTTATATTAATTATATATTGTGATGATAAATTAAAAAATGGACCCAAAAGGACCCAAAAAACACATAAAGTCCCCTAAAATAACATTTGTATAAAAATAGGATTTTTTTGTTCGAAAATGAAAATCTCCGAAAATGCCTTTTTTCTCCGAATTTTTGACTTTTTTTGTCTAAACTTGAAAAAAATGCTTTGGTCAGGGCGATTTTTCAAAAAAAATATTTTTGAGACTTTTATGTATTGGACCTTTTTGGACCCAAAAAGTAAACTAAAAGTAAACATGAGTAAACATTTTTTTCGTGTTTTTTTTGTTACATAAAACAATAATACTATTTTTCTAAGAAAACCGAAAAAGTGCTCCGTTGGTTTGAGGACCCTAAATTTGGACCTTTTTTTGAAAAAGTAAACATCCGAAAAATGCAAAAAAATGCATTTCTTACACTTTGTAAAAATAATTTTTTTTCTGTTGGTCACAACGTAATTTACAAAAAAATGAAAATTAGAGCATTATCATCTAAAGTGAAAAGGGAACAATTTTACTTTCAAAAGTCGATCGATATTTTCGTTTTGCACATTCTTTTTTATGTGTATTTCTGATTTTTCACTGTACTTTTGAAAGTAAAAATGTTACCCTTGGGATTTAGACCATCATCGTCTAAATCCATTTTTTTGTAAAATGATTTATAACCAACAGAAAAAAATACGTTTTTCCGACACTATGTCATCAGAAATGGACGTAAACTAGCGATTTGAGGGGTTTTTTGGCTATTTTTGGGTACCCCATTTTTAAAAATATTAAAAGTGATATTTTGTGTTTTCATATGGATTTTTACAAGGATCCATATGAATATATTACATTTTTTTTCCAAATAACTGCATTCTTCCGTTCTCTACCGCATTTTTATAATCTTTATATATTCGTTGAGTCTTATTAAATCGTGATTTTATATGTATCGGTCGATATGTATAGACTCTTGAATTCGGTGATAATTTTAATGTTGATTTTATGTATTTATGAGGTATATAAATGCGTTTGTATACACGTTCTCTTTTGTTTAATTTATTTAATTGTAATTTACTAACAGGAAATAATACGCCACGCACAGTTGTTGTTTTTTTTGGATTTTTTTCAATACCAATAACAATTTCTTTTCCTTTGTGTCGTGAAGAAATTGTATTGAATTTCTTTTTGTATCCAAATTTTTTTCGAAGTATTGTAGGATATCCTTTAACATTTTTTTTAAGCGTTCTTTTACGAGAAGCGTTATTCATTAAACTTCCATATCCAAATATAAAGTTATTATGATTTTTCCTTGTATTGACCATATTATATTCTTATAATATCATCATAAAATATTCTATTAATGATTAATAAACATTAGATATGAACCTTGTAGCTCACCAAGATCTTCATCTTCACCGATAGAATAAACTTCACCATCTTCTTTTGAACCTACTAAATAATATCGTTTTCCTTTATGTGAAAACTCTTCAACTTCAAGCTCCTCTTCCTCTTCCTCTTCCTCTTCCTCTTCCTGTTCCTCTTCCTCTTCCTCTTCCTGTTCCTCTTCCTGTTCCTCTTCCTCTTCCTGTTCCTCTTCCTCTTCCTCTTCCTGTTCCTCTTCCTCTTCCTCTTCCTCATTTTTACAAAAATTATCACTTTCAATATCGGTCAAATTTTTTTTTTCATCGTCTTTGTCTTCTTCGTTTCCAATTCTGGATTCATCCTCTATTTTTTCTAATTCATTATTTTCTACAGAATACGAATCACATTTCCATCCGTCTTCTTTGAGACTATCTTTATTTTCTTCAAAGCAATTATCACACATAATAAATTCTTCATCTATATTTTCTGCTTTTTCTCGTGATAGTTCAACCATATCTTCTTTTTCTATATCAAACTCGTTGTCACATAGTTCACACTCAACTAAATTCACTATGTTTGTAGTGTTATTTTGTTGTTCATTTTTTTCATTATTAACTGTATTATCTGGACCACTATATGTAATAGTTACATTTTGTTCTTCGTTACCAATACCGAATTCTTTTTTTAGTGTTTCTAAATTAGGCTCTTTATCTTTGGTATTGTCTTCAATTATTATATTTATATTTTCATCGTTTTTGTTGTCATATAAATGATTTATTAGTTTATCAACTTTATATTCGAGATTTTTTATCTGTAAATTAAGGTTTTTATCAGAACTTGTATGAAATAATAAATCTTTTACACGATTTTCTGATGAATTTTTTATATTATTTTCCAACAGTTTTATACGTTCTACCATCTCTATCATGGGTATCATATTTTCTTTATCTATAAATACTTCATCTAACGATTTTAAAATACTTTCTGTAAAATCTCCCTGTAGATATTCTTTTATTGAAATACGAACATTTTTATATAGTTTACTCACTATACCTGTCATAAATATATTTATCAATTATGATTTTAAATATATTTTTTTTATAATTAATTTACTTCTTTGATTTTCTGCTGCGTTTCTTTGTAGCATCAGACTTCTTGAATGCTCTAAACTTACCCTTTTTAGGTTTGAATCCCTTGGCAAAAAGGTTTTTCTTAATTGTTTTTTTAGCTAAAGCAAATTTCTTTTTAGAAACGATACGTCCGTGTTTGTTGTACATAAGGTCTTTCTTTGACAAACGACCGGTTGTCATTTTTGCATTTCCATTCATAACTTGTACGCGACTGCCAAAATAAGGCATAGTTCCAAATCCGTGTTTGGCCATTATACATTAATACAATATTATTTTTATATAATCCAGAAATTATCTAATTTTTAAAATTTATTTTTTGGAGGAGCTCCACTTCCATGAGGATTTCCAGAATATCTTCCAAATTGGTTGAGTGTTTGTTCTCCTGTTTGGAACATATTTTTTCTTTGATTTCTTAATGTAATCGCATTTCTTACCATTGTTGATGATTGTGTTGAATTAGTATTTTGGTCAGCAACTACATTTGCTCTTATACATTTTCTACAATATAATGATAACCTGACTTGTGGGGGTGGATCTTCATAAACTTCTGGTTCAGGTTCGGGTTCGGGTTCGGGTTCGGGTTCAGGTTGAGGTTCGGGTTCAGGTTGAGGTTCTGGTTCAGGTTCGGGTTCTGGTTCAGGTTCTGGTTCGGGTTCTGGTTCGGGTTCTGGTTCAGGTTCAGGTTGAGGTTCGGGTTCGGGTTCGGGTTCGGGTTCGGGTTCAGGTTCAGGTTCAGGTTCAGGTTGAGGTTCAGGTTGATTGAGATCGTAGTAAACAGGATTACCAAATTCATCGGCAATATATATAGAAAGGTCGGGATCATAAATGGAACTATTATATATTGTTCTTGCAATAATGTGACATTGTTGTCCAACTATACCGAATGTATCTATATATAGATTTACACCGTCTTTGTTTTGACTTTCAGCATATGAATCATTACTTGCTTGATTTGTTGGAAATATAACTTGTTCTACACTATATGGTGAATTATTATATTCAGGGTCGTTTAATATTGTTCTATTTACAAATGGACGACTTCTTGTTACTCCTGGAACACCAACCGGAACTTCAAAGAAAAATCCAGGTGTTCCTATATCACGTGCTAATACAACCCGTGTTCCTTCTTGAGTTCCAGGTTCGTTAACAACTTCATAAAATTCTTTTCTGTTTACGTTACTCTCATCATCATCATCGTGATAACTTTTAATATTTAAAACGTTGGAATTATCATCTTTTACAACAAATGAAGTTTGTAGTTGACTTGATAATTGTGTTCCTGCAATATATAAGTAGTAACGTTGAGTTGTAACCGTAAATGAATAACGTATTTGTATATATTCTGGAATGTTTAAATTAACAGATGGTAACTCACTATCAAATAATTCTGGTCTTTCGTCACGATTTCCACCATAAATTATATTTTCTGGAAATATTTTACTATATGATCTTCTATTTAATCCCAAACCTACAATTCCATAAATTTTATCAATAAAATGGTTATATGATTCTTGTGTATAACGTACTATTACGTCACCCCTATTATCAATATTATACATTTCAGGTTCAGGTTCAGGTTCGGGTTCAGGTTGAGGTTCAGGTTCAGGTTCGGGTTCAGGTTCAGGTTCAGGTTCAGGTTCAGGCTCAGGTTCAGGTTCAGGTTCAGGCTCAGGTTCCGGTTCCGGTTCAGGTTCGGGTTCAGGTTCAGGTTCGGGTTCGGGTTCGGGTTCAGGTTGGGGTTCAGGTTCGGGTTCAGGTTCGGGTTCAGGTTCGGGTTCAGGTTCGGGTTCAGGTTCGGGTTCCGGTTCAGGTTCGGGTTCCGATTCCGGTTCCGGTTCAGGTTCGGGTTCCGATTCCGGTTCCGGTTCTGGCTCGGGTTGTGGTTCTATTTCAAAAAAGAAATTGTTGTATGGTACTTGTCCAAAAAAGTTTCCATTTGAATCTTTAAGAGCAAAATTAATGTCATATTTACTTGATTCATATTTTATACCAGAATCGTCATATTTTGTATATCCTCGTATTTTATAATTTTTTCCATGTTGAAGAGTTACTGTGAAAGGTGAAAATACATCACTTCTCATTATCCAAAAATATGCTCCATTATTTTTTCGGGGAAGTGTTTTTATATGAATTTGTTTGCTTGTTGTAGATGCTTGGTTTTGTTCGTTGTGCCATACATAATATTGATAAGTGTTTAATTTATTTTCGTCGAAATGAATATCAACTTTATTATGTGATTCATCTAAAATTTCAATATATTCTTCTTGAATACGACCAAACCATGTTCCTGATAAATATATTTGATATGTTGTGCTTGGTTTATCTTCAAAAGATATCTCAACATCACCATCATATTTTGGTATATCAAATTCAAAAAAGGTATTGTTTCTTGTAGTAAAAGAATCCGTATCATTATATAGAATATTTACAAATCTATCAGAATATTCTTCTAATGTATTATCATAATTTGTTGAATCTAATGATTTTTCTGTTAGAAAATTATTATCAGTATTATCCATATTATTCTTATATATTATAATAACAAAATTGAATTAAAAATTTATCGATAATATAGACATACAAAATGGCAGAACTTTCTAAGAAGTACCAGAAAAAAACTGATAAACAACACATTCTTGATAATCCTGATACATATATTGGGTCTATTGAGAATGTTGAACAATCGATGTTTGTTCTTGATGATGATAAAATTATTAATAAAGATATTCATTATATTCCTGGTCTTTATAAATTATTTGATGAGGGTATTGTAAATTGTAGGGATCATGTTATTCGTATGAAAAAAAATATTAATGATAATATTCCTAATTCACTTCCAGTTACAAATATTAGTATAACAATTTCAGAAGATGGAACTATAACTATGTTAAATGATGGAAATGGTATTGATGTTGAAAAACACCCTGAATACGATGTTTGGATACCCGAGCTTATATTTGGTCATCTAAGAACCTCAACAAATTATAATAAAGATGAGGAGAAAATAGTTGGTGGTAAAAATGGTTTTGGATTTAAATTGGTTCTTATTTGGTCAAGTTATGGTGAAATAGAAACTATTGATCACGTAAGGAAGCTTAAATATAAACAAAACTTTTCAAATAACTTAGATGTTATTGGTAAACCAAGTATTACAAAATCTTCTGTTAAACCCTATACTAAAATTACATTTAGACCTGATTATAATAGATTTTATGGAACCGATAGTCTTCCTGATGACATGGTTAAGTTACTGAGGAAGAGAGTATATGATATTGCTGCTATAACAGATAAAACAGTTAAGGTAAAACTTGATGGTAATATTATACCTGTAAAAACGTTTCTACAGTATATAGATAAATATGGAATAGATACAAGAGTTCATGAACAGTCGAATGAGCGATGGGAGTATGTTGTTGCTTTAAGTCCAACGGATGAGTTTATGCATGTATCCTTTGTGAATGGTATTTATACCAGCAAAGGAGGAAAACATGTTGATTACATTTTAAACCAGATTACTAAGAAAATGATTGCGTATATTGAAAAAAAGAAAAAAATCACAGTAACTTCAACAGCTATTAAGGAGCAGTTGATGTTATTTATTAGATGTGATATTGTTAATCCAGCGTTTGATAGTCAAACTAAAGATTATATGAATACACCTATTACTAAATTTGGTTCTTCATGTTTGGTTAGTGATAAATTTATAGAGAAGGTTGCTAAGTTGGGTGTTATGGATTCAGCGTGTGCTATTACACAAGTTAAAGACAATAAGGCTGCGAAAAAAAGTGATGGTAAAAAGTCACGTAATGTTCGTGGAATTCCTAAGTTGATTGATGCTAATTGGGCTGGAACACCACAGTCGAATAAATGTACAATAATCTTTTGTGAGGGTGATTCAGCAAAGGCAGGTATTGTTTCTGGACTTAGCACAGAGGATCGAAATACGATTGGTGTTTATCCTATGCGAGGTAAGATGTTAAATGTTCGTGGAGAACAATCTAAAAAAATTCTTGAAAATAAGGAAGTTATTGAGATAAAGCGTATTCTTGGTTTGGAAGCTAATAAAGAATATAGTGATGACGATGTAAAAAAAAATCTCCGTTATGGGAAAATATTATTTATGACAGACCAGGATTTGGATGGAAGTCATATAAAGGGTCTTGGTATTAATTTGTTTCAGTCGATGTGGAATTCATTATCTAAAGTGCCTGGTTTTATTGGTTTTATGAATACACCTATTCTTAAGGCTAAAAAGGGTTCAAACGAGTTATTATTTTACAACGATGGTGAATATGAAGAATGGAAGTCAAACAATTCTACAAATGGATGGAAGATTAAATATTATAAGGGTTTGGGAACGAGTACAGGTGTAGAGTTTAAAGAGTATTTTGAAAATAAAAAGATTGTTACTTTTCAACATGAAGGTGATGTTAGCGATAATTCTATTGATAAAGTATTTAATAAGAAACGTGCGGACGATAGGAAGGTATGGTTAGGTGGATATAGTAGGAAGACATATCTGGATACGAATCAACCGAATGTAACCTTTTGCGACTTTATTGATCAAGAGATGATACATTTCTCAAAATATGATTGTGATAGGTCAATACCAAATATGATGGATGGTCTTAAAATTAGTTTGCGTAAGATTTTATATTCTGGGTTTAAGAAAAACTTGACAACTGAAATAAAGGTAGCCCAATTTTCAGGATATGTATCAGAACATTCTGGTTATCATCATGGTGAAGCAAGTTTGAATGGTGCTATTGTTGGAATGGCACAGAATTTTGTGGGTTCAAATAATGTAAATTTATTTAGACCAAATGGTCAGTTTGGAACACGTCTTCAAGGTGGTAAAGATTCTGCGTCTGAAAGATATATTTTCACCCAACTTCAAAAAATAACAAGAAAAATATATCCGCAGTATGATGATAATATTGTTGATTATTTGGAAGATGATGGATTTCCAGTTGAACCAATTTATTATATGCCTATTGTTCCTATGGTATTGATAAATGGTTCAAAAGGTATTGGAACAGGTTTCTCTACCGAGATATTACCATATAATTTGCCAAATATTGTTGATTATATCAAACGACGCCTTACCGCAAAAAGTGTTGGTGAAATGAAATTCATACCTTACTATGAGGGTTTTCGAGGAACTATTGAAAATATAAGTGATACTAAATATCTTGTCAAAGGTGTTTATGAATTGATAGATGATAATAACATTCACATTACAGAATTACCTATTGGAACATGGACAGATGATTATAAACAGTTTATAGAAGGTCTTCTTGAAGGTGGTGGAAGTGATAAAGGGAAGAAAACAACACCTGTTATAAAGGACTATCGGGATATGAGTAAGACCACTAATGTTGATATTATAGTTCAATTTAGTGATTCATCTAAATTGTATAAGTTAATGAGTACATATGGTGAAAATGGTATAAATGGCTTAGAAAAATTGTTGCGTTTAACAACAACAATCTCTACAACAAATATGCATTTATTTGATTCGAACGAGAAGTTAAAGAAATATTCTAAAGTTGAAGAAATTATAGAAGATTATTATGATGTAAGACTTGGGGGTTATGTGAAAAGAAAAAAGCATATTATTAAAATATTAGAAGGTGAGCTTATTGTGTTACATAATAAGGCAAGGTATATTAAAGAAGTATTGGAAGATACTCTTGATATTCGTCGTAAGAAACGCGATGTAATAGTAAAAATGTTAGAAACAAAAAAATATGATAAGATTGAAGGAGATGAAGATTATAAATATTTATTGAAGATGACGATGGATAGTGTTTCAGAAGAAAATGTTTCGAAAATTAATAGTGATCATTTATCTAAAAAAACGGAACTTGAAACTATAAAAAATACAAGGCCCGAAGATATGTGGTTAAATGAACTCGATGAATTATTAATTGAATATGGAAAACACATAACAGAAAGAAAACAACAATCTGATATGAGTGATAAGAAATCTAAAAAGGTTGTTAAAAAAGGTAAATAAATATTATTAAAGTTTAATATTTGATACTATTCCATTTATATCAAATAATTTGATATAATGTTTATCGAGTTCATTTTTACAAGTAAATACAAATAATTTTTTATTTAGACCTTTACATATATTTACAATATCATTATCAAGAATACTTTTATCAACTGATAAAAAGTGTAAATTTTTTATAATATTACAGTATTGTGGTATTGTATATTTACTACATGTGATAAATCCTAGTTTTGCTCCAATTCCATTAAGAGTTGTTAAATGATTTATGTTAAAACTTCCTATGTATAAATTGTTAGTATTTATATTATTATTATGTATATATTTTTTTAGAATAACAGCTAATTCTTCTTTTCCCTTAAGGTCAAAATAAAGTTTCATATTTTTATAATTTGGAAAGTTGAAGAAAAAATCTTTTAATAGTAATACATTTGGATTTATTCTTTTTATTTCTTCATATGAATAACTTTCAACAGGATATCCTTTTATATGGCGGTCATGGAATAATATAATTTCATTTTTACGTGTTAATTGTAGGTCCATTTCAATTATATCGAACCCTTCATGTATTGCTGCTTTAAATGCTTGTAAAGAGTTATCAGGATATCTATATATAAATCCTCTGTGTGCTATTTTTAATATTGGTGATTTGTTCATTTTAATATACATATCTTGAATATTAAAATGGATAATAAAAATTATATATGGACAATAGTTATTTAAAATATATTTTTATATTCGAGAGACTTACTGTTATCCATGGTAGATTTTGCGTAATCAAGTGGTGCTGGTATTTGACTGATATCTCTTCTATAATTCATATATCCAATAACCTCTCCAAGAAGTTTAGGTGAAACTTCTTTAATAACTTTATTATTTAGAGTTTCTATTTGTCCAGTTATGTCATCTGGTAGATTTTTACTATTTGAGAGAAAAATGCTTCTCATTATTGTATTTAAGTCGTCTTGACTTTGTTTTCCTATTACATGTTTATTATTAGAGAGTCTATATACTTCGGCACGAATACCATTTTGTACAATATCTATATTTTTTGCTGAAAAAAATAGGTCAGACAATTGAGTATCATAGAAATTTCCACGCATAGCATCGTGAAATGTATAGCTTTCAACAGGTATTTTATCGAACATATCAAATTGATTTTTTATATCAGGTACATCTAAATTTACTCTTCCGTTATTCATATATTATAATATAAGATATTATTAATTCATTATAACACACTAAATAGAATAATAATTTTATGTTTGGTTAATTTATATGGCTTTTAAAAGAACAATAACAGTTGCTGCTATAATTTTACTTGTTGCAATTTTTATATTTATGATATTTTTTATGGGTCGAAAAAATGCTGATGTTATTTATCCACCGGTTGTAAATAAATGTCCCGATTATTGGGATTATAAGGATAATGGTAATAAATGTGAGAACACTTTTGGTATGAAGAAGAATACAGATGATACTGATGGTATTAACGAATTAAATTTGGATGATTATCCGGAAGGAACTGTTGGAAAATGCGATAAGCGTAAATGGGCTCAAGATAATGGTTTGACTTGGGATGGTATTACCAATAATGAAAAATTAGATTGTAGTGAATATTAAATTATATAAATAATTAGTTAATATATGACATTTGATATAAGTTTAATTGATAATCTTTGTTATGAAATGAAAGAACATATATTTGGATATTTAAATATTAGTGTTTTAAAAACGACAAATATTTATTATTTTAACGAGTATATTAAAAAAAAGATGGAATATATTATAGCTAATGGTAAAATAGAAACATATTTTAGAAATGTCATCAAACAAGATAATATTTATGTTTTAAATATTATATTTGCTTATATTCCAAATACAATATATAAAAAGAAGATTGTTTATAGAAAGAAAAAGATAAGTTTTTTTGACTATATTAATGATTTATCTATATATTATTCATCTTCTAAATGTAGAAGATATATAATTGATAATCGGCGTTGAATATGTTTATTTATAATTAAATTAAAAAATGTTATAAATAAACTTCATAAGTAATAGATATGGATATAGACAAAGTAAATGAATTATGTGATAGAAAATCTCTTATAAATGACATATGTGATAAAATGCGTTATATAGAAAACAATAAATATAAGATTGACATACAAAAGGGTATATATATTTATGGACCACCTGGATCTGGAAAAACACATATTATAAAAAATATATTAAAAATTCTTGATTATGATATGGTTTATTATAGTGCGAGTGATATAAGAAATAAAAGTGTTATTGACTCCATAACTAAATATAATATGTCAAATGTTAATGTGCTGAGTATGTTTCAAAAGAAAAAGAAGAGTATTGCGATTGTAATGGATGAAATAGATGGTATGAATAATGGTGACAAAGGGGGTATTACAGGATTAATAAAACTTGTAAGACCAAAAAAGACAAAGAAACAAAAACAAGAAGAATATACGTTTAATCCTATTATATGTATAGGTCATCATCATTTTGATAAAAAAATAAAAGATTTAATGAAAGTATGTAATGTCTTCGAAGTAAAGCCTCCAACAGACATTCAAATACAAAATATTATTGATTATTTTATGCCTAATCTTAACAACACCGAACTTTATATAAAATATATACAGAATGATCTAAGTAAGTTGTGTTTTATAAACAATATGTATATAAATATGAAAGGAAATGTTGTATATGATAATGTTAAAAGGTTACTTAATCAAAAGTCATATAACGAAGACATAAAAAATACTACACGATACATAATAAATAATAATACAAATATAGAAGAACACAATAATTTAATTAATGAAACCGATAGAACTATTGTTGCATTGTTGTGGCATGAAAATATTATAGATATGTTTAGTAAATTTAAACACGATGATGTTGTTAACTTTTATATAAAAGTTTTGGAAAATATGTGTTTTGCTGATTTTATAGATCGAATTACATTTCAGAAACAAATATGGCAGTTTAATGAGATGTCATCTCTTATAAAAACGATGAAAAATAATTATATATATCGTGAATTTAATAAGAATGATTATAAATACTCATTAAATTGTGATGTTAGATTTACCAAAGTTCTAACAAAATATTCAACCGAATTTAATAACTATCAGTTCTTATATGGTCTTACTCAAAAATTAATGATGGATAAAAAGGATGTGTTTTGTTTTTTTAATGAAGTTAAAAATAATAATTGTGATGATAAAATTAGTGATGTTATTGAAGATTTAGATATTGTTACGTTAGATGTTAATAGGATGTATCGTATATTAGATAAGTTTTTTGATAATGAGTAATCTAAATTTGATTGTTAAAATCATCCATAAGCCCTGCTGCGTATAATGTAGTTACATATGAACTTTTTTCAATAAAACCTGATTCTTCAATAAGAATGATTTTTTTTGGTATAGATATATTGTTATTTTCCAGTTTTGATAAAAGGACAATTTTTTTAAGATTTTCTTGAAGAATCATTAGAGATTTTGTATCTGTATCTGTTATATTTGAGAATCTCATATCAATACCTCTTTTAATATTGTAATCATTATTTAACCAAGAAGAATCGTTTTTCGATAGTTCGAAATTTAAGGGTTTATATTTATAGTTATTTATTAAATAACTATTTAGATCTTTTATAAATGTTAATAGCATCAACAAGATATTCATTTTATTATACTATAAGTATTATAACGTATTTTTAAGTCAATTTTGTATTTTTCTAGCGTTCTGCAAATAATTCTATAAAAACATCAGTATGAAAGGTATAACTGATAATATGATTTTTATATCCATGACGATGTAATTTCATAAATACGGAGAGAAAGGTACAAATATAATAATAATAATATTATATTTGTTTAATTAGTTTGTTGATTAATATCATCACTTGTTTTTTTATATTTTATAGTTTGATAATTCATTTTCAAGTTCCTTTATTCTTTTATCTCGTATTTTTACAACAAGTTCAGCAGTTTTAACTTCTTGTTTTTGATTTTCTATACTTGTTTTTGAATCATCAATAATCTGTTGTAATTCTTTTATTTTTTGAATTTGAAAATTTAATATTTCTCTTACTTGTTTACTATTTAATGTTTGTGGTTCTTTTCCTTCTGCTGTTACCACAATAGGTCCATTTTCTTCTTCTTCTTTTCTACGTTTTTCATTTTGTTCTTCTATTAATTTATCCATTTGTTCTTTGGCTTCAGGTTTGTATTTTGGATCACCAGCTTCATAATTGGATAATAGACTGTTAACCTTATTTGTTATAAAATCTCTCATAATATCATTTTTAACAAAGTCAGATATTCTATGTTTTGTTTCCTTTATGTATCTGGTGTTTGCATTTTCAAGTAATTGTTTTTTATCAAATGTGTTATGTATGTGTGAAAATACCGTAATTGTTTTTTCTGGGTCAAGTTGAACAAATGGGATACTATAATCTTTTAAAAAATGTTTTTCTTCAGCAAGTGCTGCGTTATCATCATAATGTGTAGAATCAAGAAGAGAAGCTCTAAATGCGAAAGTTCCTGCGGTTGCGTGATTTGATCCATATGGTCCAAATTGGTATATTTTACGATTATGATTGAAATATATATTTAATGTGCTTGAACCAGCACATAATGCTTCGGGATTTTTCTTTAATGTTTCTACAGCATGACTTATTCGTTCGGGTGGATAATAGTCATCGTCATCCATATAAACGATTATTGAACCAGAACATTTTTCGTGCATAAAGTTTCTTTTTTTACCTAACATCATTTTTTCTTCAATCGGAAAGTATTTGATTTGCGGTATATTTTCTTTTTCTATAATGTCATTTATTTTATCAGTTCCATCATCAACAATTATCCATTCGATGCGTGATTTTGGATAATCTTGATGTTTAAAACATTCGATCATAAATGGTATAAATGGTCGTCTGTTGAATGTAGGAGTACATACACTTACCATGGGGTATTTTGATGATGATTTCTTTTTATTTTTTGATGGCATATATTGTTGTATAAATAGTTTTTAAATATTATTTTACATTATTGATTTGATATGAAATATTATATTATGAATCATATCAAATTATTATTTTGTAGTTTGATTACATAAATCTAATATAGTGTTAGATAGACAAATGAAAAGACCAATTAATCCTATAACAATAGATGTAACAGAATAAGCATTAAATTCAAAATTTGTTGTTGAAAGTGAAAGAGTAATAATAGTAACTACTGACCATATCATAAGTATGAATGAATTACCTTTTGAACATAAATAGTCTATAAAATTAGGAGAATCGTATTTTGTGTCATTTCCATAAACACCTCCAAAGAAGTCTTTTCTTGTTTTTTGTTGAATACCGAGTATAAATGTTAATCCGTATATAGCATAAACAATAATATCTAACGGTGCTCTTAATAAACTAACAAAAAATCCACCAAGGTCTAAATTAATAATTTCATTAACAATACTTCCCAAAGGTGTAATTATAATAGCAACAATAAACCCAACTAATAAATATAATGGAATAAGCGAAAACCCAAATCTATTAACTTGTTTGTCAAATAATGTGTCTTTATTTTCTATTCCATTTGGAACACCATTACTCTTAGTTGAAATACATATTTTTAAAAATAAATCTCTAAACGAACTTCTAATACCACTAATAGTATTCATTCCAATACGTTTTAAATAATTTTCTTTACTTTTATCGCATAAACCATCGTAAGAATATAACATATCAAAAAGAGGAATACCAGGTAATTTGTGAACAACTCCATCTTTTTCAATACCAAATGATTCTATTGATTTTGGTTTTTTTGTATCTTGATTTCCATTTGATTCACAATATACAGAAGAATAAACAATATTTCCTTCTTTATCTTTATCATTTATACCTAAAAATGCTTGTTTTGGGGTTTCACCCTTTTCATTATGTTCAAACATAATATAATGAGCATATCTTGTTAGCATACATGCGCTACTGTAACCGAGTAATATATAAACAGCAAGAATAATTATCATAATGAGAAAGGTCGTGAAAACACTTCCTACGGTATCTAAAACATTAACAGGAGGATCTCTTGAACGCGCCCCTTCTCTAACTACAAAAAATCCTTCTTTATTAGTATTTGAAGAAATACTCTTTTGTTTTAATTTCCTTTTTTCTTGTTTTTCTTTTTCCTTTTTAAGTATTTGAACCATGTATACTGAATATATAAAATAAACCTGATATTTATTATATGTATAATGTATGGGTAAAACAATAAAAAATAGTTCAAAAAACACTAAAACAAAAAATAAGAAGAATAGTAAAGTAAAAAATAAGGGAACTACACGCAAGGTTATTGTTATGAGTGGTCCTGGAACAAAATTTCGCAACAATAAAATAAAAACAAAGAAGATTAAGGTTAAAAAGGTTGACTATGCTAAACGTTGTAAAAACATGAAAACGCATGAGTTTATGCGTGAAATCTATTCAAAGAATTTATCTAATCGTGTAACAAAAAAGTTTAAGAAAGGTTATTTGAAAGACAAATTTTTTTTAAATCATAAAGGTAATATATCAACTGTAAGTAGTGGAAAGTGGACAAATGAAATGAGAAGACAATATAAGATTATTCGTGATAAATATGGAATGAAATCTAAAGAGTTAGATGAATTTAAAAGTGATTATAAATGTAATGTATTTAGGATGATCACAAAAAATCACAACCAGATTGTAGTCGGTGTGTTAAGTATTCCAACAAGTGCTGGAGCATCAATAGGTGCAACATCATATATTCCACAATCATATGTAAAATGGTTGGAGATGCATGGTGCGCGCGTAGTTCCAATAATGTTTGATATTCCAAAGCAAATGATAAATGTCCTTTTAAACCAAATAGATGGTCTTTTATTGATTGGTGGTTCAATTGAGAGTTTAATTGTTCAGAAAGCACATTATAGATTTCTCTCAACTCTTAAGTATATTATACACAAGATTAATCATTTTAATTTGATAGGAAATCACTTTCCAATATTTTCTATATGTCTTGGATTCCAGCTTCTTCCTATGATATGTAATGAATGTGATGTTGAAAAGATGAGTGATAATTATGTGAATCATAAAAAGATCACATTTTTACGTAAATATGGACCAGAACCAATAACATTCACTTCTGTAGAAGATCGTGATATGTTAGTTTCAAGAGCGATGCAGGATTGTTTTACTTCAAAGGAAAAGAATGAAATATCACGTAATCCTTCAACAGCTATGATACATAATAAATCGTTTGTTATTGGAAATCCTTATATGAAAGAATATGAGAAGTTTATAAATGTTACATCTACGTCTGTAGCAAATGAAAAACAATATATGGCTTCGTTCCAGTTTAAATCTCTTCCTTATTATGGTGTTCAATTTCATCCCGAAAAGGTATTCTTTGAGCATATTCAAGAAGAAATACCACACAATAGTGTAGCAAAGATGGTTTCAAGTAAGTTATGTAAAATGTTTTTAAAGGAGTGTTCTAAAAATTATAACACACATGTATTTGGTGTAAATGATGATGCTAACTTTTTTATAGAAAATTATGACTTGTTATCACGTGAAAATGCTATTAAAATACTTTTTCCTCATAAAAGTAAGTTATATAATACAAGTATGATAACCGCAAGTTATTATTTTGGACGTATTGATAATACAAAATCGGAAGTAATTAGGGTTCCTTTAATTAGTACAAGTAAATCAATTAAGGCAAAAAATCATCGTGAATTATATGAAGGAATAGAGTTGGCAAAGGAGAATGAAAAAGATTTTCATTATCCGATTTAGGAAAGGATTATAAAATATTTGTTATATGTATGGAGATTGGAAATCTTGGTAAAATGATGCGTAATCTCATTAAGATGATAAAAAAAAATTTTATTGATATAAAATTTATTTCTATATCACTTATAGTTTTAATATTTTTTAGTTTATTTGTTTTTAAACCAACAGGTTTATTTAAGGAAGGTATGGAAACAGGTGAAACTTATATTGATGGTGAGGCACCTAAAATAGAAGTAGTTAATGACGGTGTTATTGAAGAGAAAAAACAATTAGAAACCGAAATGATTGATTCATGTGATTTATGTAGTAAAGAATGTCCAAATAATGAGCCATCATGTATCGAGAGTAAAAAATTTTCATGTGTAGAATGTCAAAAGAAGAAAATAATGGAAGAAGATAAAGGTGAAAATGAAAGACCTCCTATTGTTATAAATGTTTATGCTGGTTCTGCAGGAAAAGATAATACAGGTGATATAAAGGCAAGTGAGAGTTCGAATGCTTTGAAAAATCCTAATGTAAATTTATCTAATTTGGTTGGAAATACTGGTGAGCTTGAGTATCCTCCAGCAAATTCTAATAGTGGTATGATACAGGATATGAGTAATAGTGTGGAAGAATCAGTACCCTCAACAAACTTAACTAGTGATCCTCAAGAGACATTAAATATTGATATGGAAGGAGATGGTAATGAACCCGAAGATGTTAAAGCTACCGATGGTGTTTCATCGTTTGTAAGTGGTATGGGAGGTTATAATAAGGTACGTTATGGTCAAATGATTCCAAATGTAAGTTATTCTTTATTAAGTGATACACAAATGGAAATTAATGAGATGAACAATTTATAAATATAAAATATGTTTATGTAAAATGATTATATAAACATATAATAAAATGAGTTATTTGTCAGAAGTTATATATGGTGGTGTTGATGGTATTATTACAACATTTGCTATTATTTCAGGAGCTATAGGAGCAAATATGGGTAACCGTGTTCCTCTTGTTATTGGTGCGTCATCGTTATTTGCTGATGGATTTAGTATGGGTGTTTCAAGTTATTTGGCTGAACAAGTACGAGTTGATAAAAAGAATCCTGTTATGGTTGGATTAACAACATTTATATCATTTGTTGTGATAGGTATTTTACCGTTAATACCATTTATTATGAATAAAGAAGATGCGTTTATGATATCATGTATTCTTATGGCATTTTCACTTTTTATTACAGGTATGTTAAAGAATATAAATCATGGTATTAGGACACTTATATTAGGTAGTGTTGCTGCGTTTATATCATATAAGATTGGTGAAATGTTTAGAACATAAATATTATCTTGAATACATGAGAGCACAATTTCCAGAAGAAAAATGTATGATATTATATCTTTCTTCTATTAAATTTAAGTCATAGTTATAATCATATATTGCCCACGATGATTTATTAGTTCCAATAGGAACACCGTTATCATCACAAATAACAAAAAATTCAGCGTTTGGATCAAGAGATGGTGATTGAGTTGTAAATTCTAATTCTATATTTTTGAATTTACTCATGTTAATAGCACCGGATGGTTGAGTGTTCATAACGTTGTTTTCTATACCAAAATTATAGCAGTATAATCCATTTGTTGCGTTACCGGATTTTGTTCTTGAGTATTTTTCGACAAAATTATATATACTTGCGTCAAGTAAACTTTCTCTATAGTTTCCATCAAATATTAGACCGAAATTTTCCATAATATTTTTTTTATTACCTGGTGTGTAATTACCTGTTATCATCCATTGTGTTGGGTTTCCAGTAGGGTCAACACCTGGTCCAAATCCTGATTCAAACGTATTTTCAAAGTCATTTTTTCCTGTGAAGCCAGAATATTTATATTCACTTTCTATTGGTGCGTTAATTACGTCTTTTGGTGGATATGAGTATGGCCAATTTGAGTAGTTTGACCATTCATTTCTAAGATTAATATCATTTCTTGTGAAATAAAACATCCAACTTGTTACCATACCAAGAGTATCTAATTTGACTTTATTTGAACCAGTTATATTTTTAAAGTTATATTCATGAACTTCCCTGAATAAATATTTGTGTTCATTTAGAGAAAATATTCTTTGTTCTTCATCACTTAAAAAACAGTAAGTTGAAATAAGATGAACATCTGCGTTAAATTCATTTCGTTTGTCTGTATAGTCTTCGGGATTTAGTTCGATTGAAGGTGGTGTTTGTAAAAAATTATACATTTGCATATAATCAACGTTAAAATTTGGTTGAACATATGGGAAATTATTTGTATCATCTTTTACGTCACGGATAACAAATAGTTCATATAATGGACGTATAGTAACATCAATAACTAATTCGTTATATTGTAGTGCTATAAGAGGGAATGCCATTTTGCTTGAATTAGAAAACCATGTATTTATGGGTATATATACTGTTCTTGAGTCGATTGAAGGATTTGCTCCAGCAGCATCATCGGTATAATATGTTGATGGATATACATTTACACGATTACTATAATTTGATGGGTCATTTATTTCACTTGTATGACCTGTCATTTCATCAAATATATTTTTTTTATTTGTATCGAAATCGCGTTCAGCTATGTTTTTTAAGTAGCTTCCACTAAATTTTTGAAGTATTTGTCCTCCGACAGATATTGTAATTTCTTTTACTATTTCAGATCCTAGATTTTCAATCCATTTAAATTCGTATGGGGCCCATCGTCCAAGAACACTTTGAGGAGGATATATTGGACTCCATATAAAAGGTAATTTTATAGCAATATATGTGTCCATTAATAAATCAGCATATCTTGGAATTCTGAATTTATAATGAGAATTTTCTGTTGCACGTATAGTTCTGGAACCATCATAATCAATTCTAAATTTTTGCATACCAAAATTAGTATATTTGGAATATTTTGTTTTAAAGAATGTTTTTGATGGATTTCCGTTAAGGTATATGTTTTGGTTACCGTATGATATTAAATTTAAAAGACCGCCAGGCATTATATATATATAAATATAGGTTATTTTAAAATATTTTTTTATATGTTAAATATTTATGACTTCTTCACAAATATTTAAAATAAAACCGGATCCGAATATTTTTAAAGATCTTTTGGAAAACATATGTGAAATTTATGATGGTAAATATATTTTAAATAATGCTTCCTTTAAGAAAGGTATGATGTTTGAAAATATAACAGATTTTTGTTCTAAGATAAAAGAATGTTATTATGATTCAAAGTTATTTTATATTGAAAGAAAAATGACATATAAATATTTTATTACTGTTGTAAGACAGCTATGTAAAATTAATAATTTATCATATGAAACAGAAACAAAATATAATAAATCTTCTTATGAAATAATTTATATGATAGATAAATTTGATTAAATTTCTATATTTAAATTACTTATATATTTACCAATAAATGATTCTGATTCTAAAATTTCAGGTATAGATAGATAAACAAAATATTTATACTTTAATCTTACAAGTAATTCGTCGTGTGGTATTAATACACCATAAGTGCCGTGATAAAGTTTTACAGGTGTATCATTCATTATATCATCAAGTATAATATTTTCATTATTTTCATCCAAAGTTCCTATATTTGTTCCTGGTATAATATTTACTTTATTACTATGTTTTAAACTATAAATATATCTATTAAAATTTCCATCAAATTTAGATTCAGCTGTTGAATCTCTTGATATAAGAGATTGTAAGTATGATATACATTCTTGAATAACGGGACATTTTTTGTCGCAACCAAATAAATCACTTGATGTAAATGAATTTACTATAGAACTTGTGCTATCACGTGATACTGATTCCGAAAAGAACATTTTATTGTTTTTTGTTCCATCATTATACATATTTTTTAAATTTTTAGAACAAACAAAAGAAGGGGGTACAAACATACCACCATATGTTTTAAGTAGCATTAATTTAGACATAAGTCTTATATTTTCATCTATAGGTTCAGGTAATTTAGAATAATCTATATTTAGAGACGGAAGCAGTTGAGAAAAGCTGTTGTCATCGATTAAACATATTTTGAATGATTTAGAACAAGCAGATACTATTGATTTTATTGTTAAGTAAAGATAAGGTTCATTTAAGTTTTCGGTATTTCTATCCCCAAAACTTTTCCATATGCGAGCGTTAAGTTTGTATGGTATATGTATCCATAATATTGGTTTTTTTAGATGTAAAGGTATGTTTTCATTTAGAAGATATTTTCTTATAAGTTTTTCATTTTCTTGGTTTTCGAAATCGAAAGTTCTGTCTTGATATTTTCTATATAATATACCAGCTGTTAGTAGAATAAATAATCCTGGTATGACATTCTTATAATTATTCATATATTATAGGTTATTATTTTATTTATCATTATTCAACAATTTTAAATGTCCCCAGAACAATTCATTATTTTTCCTAGACACATCTTCTTGTTGAATTAATTTAAATGCTGTTTGATTTCCCTCACTATCATCCATTTTTTTCTTTCTTGAAAAATATTCTTTAGCTTGATTGTCCAATAAGTCTTTAGAAAAGGTTTCTGTTGTCCTATCTCTTTTAAGTTCATCAACAGAAGAATATTTTTTTTTATTTATATAATCGTTATTTGATACAGGAATAACAGGATTATCATAAGCTTCTTTTACATCAACAAAATTATGTTTTGAAAACATAGTATTATTAGAATATGATGTAGGTGCATTTCCAGAAAGAGATTGAGAACCACTTGATATGTTATCGACTATGTCTTCTATACCATTATATACGACTACTTGTTTTTTATCTTCCTTTAGTTTTTCAAAATTTTCATGTAAAGATGATATATTTTTGACGTTTATATTTGAATCATTATTTTGTTTTAACCAATCTTCATATCCTTCTGTTTCTTCATCTGTTGAATTTTTCATTTTTTCAAACATTTCATTAAAAAATTTATTAAAGTTTCCGTTTTCTTTTAGTTGTTTAACAATTTCTTTTTTGTCATTTTCATCTTCGTCTATAATTTGACTATATTCACCACCATCACCCTTTTTACAAGATTTATTTCGAAAATCATCAATATGAACTATAACTTTGTATGCTTTTGAGAAGAATAAAAAATATTTTTTATCTAATTTTGATTTATCTGGATGTAATTTTAAAACAACTCTTTTAGCTTTTTTTAATTCTTCCGTTGTAAAATCAGTTGAAAGATTAAATATGTTTAATAGGTCATTAAATTTATAATTGTCAAGATTTAAGTCAACATCCATATAATTATAATTTATAAAATTGAAATTTTTTTCACGAAATAACATATTCTAAATGTAATGAAACAAACAAAAAATATGTTTGAAGAGGTTGAACCAAAAGAACCAATTAATTTAAAACCATCATGTGAATGTCCTGTTTGTTATGAACCTTTGGGTGAAACAAATGTGTGTATAACTAAATGTGGTCATAAGTTTTGTATTGGGTGTTTATTTAGACATTCTGAAAGAAGTAATGATTGTCCTATGTGTAGAGAACAAATAGTAGATAATTTTGAAAGTAGAAATAATAGGTCAAGGTCTGCTTCGTTTAATGACGATGAGTTTATTAATAGAATAAATGAGGGTTTGTCTGTTCCGGTTGATGACTTGGATAATTTTATGAGAAGAGGATGGACAACACCTCAAGTGGTACGTTCTACATATAATGTAGTGGATATACCGGATAATCATATCGAAAATAATATTATTGATCTCACAAATGATATTGACGAAGAAATAAGTATAACTTATGATGACGATGAAACTACTGTAAATAGTGAAAATGATAGTAACCAAGTAAATGATGAAGAAAAATCAATAGAAAGTTTGATTTCAGAATTAAATGTTATACAAGAAGTATCTGGTGTGTATGAGTTATCTATTGAACTATTAGAAGAAATTCGTCATGGAAACAATATTGTAGAATCTGTAAAAATGAGTTTATTAAAGCAAACTATAAAAAAATATATAAATTATTTTAGTGAAAATACATATGTATTACTTGATGAAAAAAATGATGCATCTAAACAAAGGACCTTTATGAGATTAAATAATGTTCTTAATAATGAGGAAGAATGTTTTGAAACTTATATTAATGAATATACAAAATATTTTAGTGAAAATACAGATGTATTATTTGATATAAATAATAGTGATGATATAATGTATTTATTGGTATCAACATGCCCTCAAAATTTAATGCGATTTAATGGATCAATAGAACCAGAATGTGTGAAATTATGTAAAAAATTTACAGATTTAATTTTTGACATGAGTGATGAATTTATAGTAGATAATAGAGATAGAAATTAGTTATTGTTCAATTAATCTTTTAAATAAAAATTCCAAATCTTTTTCATTTCCACCTAGAACAAACTCATCAGGATAAATAGTATCATTTTCTTCGAAATAAGCAATTATTGAAGGAACTCCATTAATAATACGTTTTGTTTTTAGCCATCCAAATATTTCAATACTATCATCAACATCTATGTCATACCAATCAATATTTTCATTATCTATAATTATTTGTTTAAATTTATCTACTATAGGTGCTATTTTTTTACAAGGTGCACACCAATCAGCACTAAACTTAAATACAACAATTTTTGTATCATTATTAATAATGTTTTGAAATCCTTCTTTTGTAGAAACAAGGTCTTTTGAGACAACCATATATTATATAATCAATAATAGTTTATATTTTTTACTAATATAATATATGTTATATTTGAATATAAAGTATATAATTCTTTTTCTTATTATTATTATTCTTACAATTATTTTTCCATATTATAAATTAACAAGATTAGAAGAGGTATTGCTTAATATAAATTTGGATAATGGGTGGTCAGCTGGTTATAATGTTGAATGTTCTAGTGGTAAAGCAAAAACACATAAATCAACAACAGTAAAGACATCACATTGTTCATGTTTAACATATTATGTATGTGAAAAGTTAGGTATTTATATACCTTCGCCCCCAGAATATTCACAATTTCATTTAGCAGATAAACAAATTGAATGGTTATCAAGTAATGACGCTATTAAACAAGGTTGGAAAGATATTGGAAACACAGTCCCACAAATTTACCAAGAATCTCAGAAAAAAGCTAACGAAGGATATTTAGTTATTGCGGGTGTAACACAAGATGATCGTGTAAATGGTCATATAGCAATAGTAAGACCATATCGTAATCTTGATTATAATATAATACAACATCGAGGACCTATAGTTATAGCATCTTCCAGTCCAAATACATATGCTGATTATTTAGACGAAGAGTTTAAATTAAAATATCGAGATTATGCACATCTTAATGGTAGAGTAAAATTTTTTTATTATTCAAAAAAAAGGTTTAATTAGATGTTATTTTTTCAAGTTCACTAATATTTATATCAGGAAGTAAAATATGACTTTCCCAAAAATATTTACAGAAGCACCAGCATATATTTATGTTTTCATCATACCATTCAGGATGAATTTTTAAAAGATTTGTTTCTATATCTTTTGGTAATAAGTTAAGCGATGATTTTGGTAATACATATGATAATTGAGTATATGGTGATACAACGTTATTATTTTGTTGTTTAAACATAGATGTTTGAAAATAAGGTATATATTTTACTAAGTCTTCAAGAAGAGGAGCATAATTGTATTTATATTTCCATCTCCAATCAACACAACCTGATGTATAATATTTCATAGTCCATTCAAGTGCTTCCATATAGTTAAAGCAAATTTGTTTTCTTCTTTCGTTATTTATTTCCATATGAAATAGTCTTTCATAATAACGGTTTTGCCATCCAGGTAGCATTGGATTTATATAATGTTCTTCATTACGTTCTAATATTGGTAATCGGTTAAGTTTGTCTAATTTTTCTTCGGGTGTGTTTGCTTTTATATAACGTTTTTCTTGTTTATTACGGGACAAGTAATCGTTTATAATATATTCTTCTTCCTTTTCAGCTATGGCACTAATAAGTTTTCTTATATTTTTCCATTGTATTTCTTGGTTTAATACAATAGATTCATTTGTGTCTGTAAAAATAGATGAATATGTTTCCATCAAAATTTGTATCCCGTTAGTTCGTATATTTAATGCTGGAAAATGAGGCATAAAGTCATTTCCTAAGAAGAAGCATAATAAGATGTAGTCGTATATTTTATTATTCATTATACTATTTTCCACTTCAATATTTTGATTTAATTCGCAAGATAATCGTTGTGAAAGTTTGGGTATATCAATCATATAAAGTTTATTGGGATCAAGAGTATTGTCAAGCGATTTTATAAATTCTGGTGTTTCACGAAATAGATAAATATTTTTACATATAGGTAAGTGATTTATTGAAAGCATAATAAGATCAGCATCAAGACCATATATAACAGTATTTTTATTAGTATGATAATCAATATTATCACGTATATATTCAAATAATTTATGTTCGCCTTCACCGTGAATATCAGAACACGAAACTGTAATTTTTTCTAAGTTATATTTTTTTGGATTAGAAAAATGTCTTTTAATATAATTAGCGAGTTCATCCATAAATACTGTTCCTGGTGTAATACATGTTGAATCAAAATTTAGTTTAAATTTATCTGGATTGACTGTATCCGTTATTTTTCCAATAAGTTTTGAACGAATTCTTCTTGTTCTTTGTTGCTCAAGTTTTGCTACAGGTGCAACACCATCAAATGCTATAAAAACATGATTAGATGGTTTAATATTTAAAATATATTCTTCAAGTTTGTCGCAAACCATTTTTATAATAACATTATTTATATTTGATTTGTTTTCTTTTATGCTGTACATAGCATCATAGATGATAGAATTGCAGTCCAGGTAAAGATTATGAACCTGGTCTAAATTATCTATGGTGCGAATTATTTTTGGATAATTTTTAATAATATATGAAAAGTATGCAGGAACACCCATAATGATTATATGTTAATATTTGTTTATATGGATTTAGGAATATTTAATCATTATCATTATGAATGTCCATAGAAAGAGAATTTATAATGAATTTAACAGTTACAGATGTAAAAAAAATGATTCCTCTTCGGGAATATTAAAAATGACATTATCACATATAGAAACGGTTGTTTATTTTGTATATAAAAATCAAAAAGTAACTGTTTTTTTGAATAGTCATTATCCGTTTAATTCTCCTAAACGGGTAGTAATAAATGGAATTGATTATAACGGTAAGATAGATATATGTAAAGAATCGAACATGTATTTTAAAAAATACATGAACATAAATTGTATGTGTTGTGATACATGTTTATGTATGAATAATTGGACACCAACTATTTATTTAATTGATATAATTGATGAGTTTTTGCTACTTAAAAACACAAATAGTGTAATAAATAACTTAAATGTTATTAAGTATAATAAGAATATTCCTATTGAAATAATTAAATATATTCGAACTTTTTTATTGGAATATTAATCAGTTGATTTCAAAAATACAATTCGTTTGAAAATATTTAATACATCAAGAAAGAAATCGAGTGAAAATTTTGGATAGTTAGGTAAAGATGTACACATTTCTTTTAAGATTATCATTCTTTGAGTATCATATGACACAAAAAGTGTGAATAATATAATTACGGCATAGGATGTCATTCTAAAATTTTTTAATAATGAATCTGGATTACGATTAAATATTATATTACCTAATTCAAAAAATATAATTACAAGTAAAGAAACAAAAAGTCCAGTCGTCATAAAGTTATATGTTTTTTCAAAAAAACCTGGAAACATAAAAACAATCGACGACATAAATGCGAATATAGAACCTGTAATTAATAATGAATCTTCTACAACATCTTTATATTCAATAGACTTAAAATATGGATACACACCCGAGCTTATTAAAAATAGAAAAAGTAACCATATTAGATGAATAAATTTAAAGTTTTTATTACCAAATGACTCGGATAATGAAAGATAAAATATCAATCCAAAACAAATTAGATAAGCTAATATTATATATAATCCAAACCCACCTGTATTGAATGCCTGTAGTGTTGTCATATATTTATGACGAGTATTAAGAGGGTTAAATATATAATTATAAAAGTAAGTTGATAATCCTACAGCAATTATAGAAAATGCAAGGTATAGATAAACATTTAATATAAAATTATCACAAGTGGGATTACCATTTTTAAATGCTGAATTTTTCATTATGTAAAGCAAAACTACACCACAAAGTATTATTAAATGCAAATAACTACGTTCAAATGCCATAAATATTACATAGAAAATAAAAAAATATTATATGTCTTTATATAATGTTTGATGGAAGTGAGGAAGACATCGAAGTAGATATGGGAATGGATGACATTAATATAGATAAAATACTAAAAATTTTGATAGAAAAGGTAAATATATATGAAAAAATAATAACAAAGACGAAAATAAATTCAGATAATTACATGAAAATGAATATTATAACTTCAAGTGAATGCAACGCATGTTTATGTGAGTTAAATATAATTTTGGATGATGTTCGATTATTAGAGCTTTATTTAAAGGATAATGATTCATATGATATTGATAATGTTATAAATGATATACAACTCATAAATAATAAACTTTCATTAATAATAAAAAAATACGGAACAGAAAGTGTGAAAGATTTAATTTATGTATGTCTTGGCAACGATTATTTAGAAAAGTTTGATATAAAATATATAGATAAATTTGAACTTATAAAATCTTATGTACATCCTACTGGATATAAGCTAATAAGTGATAATTCTATAAAGAAAACATCAACAACATCGTCTGGTAGTAATACTATTCTTGAAGATTTTAGAATATGTGAGACAGGTGATAATTGTTCGTGTTATACATTTACTTCTAAAAAGTTAGGATTACTTAACAATACTATTAAAATATTAATAAAAGATGAAAAGAGAAAGCAAAGTCTATTAATATATGGTTATATAGATGATTTAATGTTTGAATATGTATTGAATAATAGTTATGTTTGTGAAACATTTTATTCTTTAAAACAAATGAAGCCAACTGAGAATGACGTATATGACTACAAATTTGATATATATTTAAATTCATTAAATTTAAGAGATTATTTGATATATAATGTTGATGATATTTATGATAAATATTTAGGTTATATAAATAATATTAAAACGATTAAAAATAAAAGCTTAACAAAAGTCGTTAATGATTTTTTAAAGGCAGATTTTGAAGAAAGAAGAATTATGTTGATTCAATTATTAATACATTCAAATAATAATGAATATATGTATCTTGCATACCTTTTATACGATACGCTATCACCTGATGAAAATGAAAAAGGTAGTAGCAATGATCAAGATATTCTTTATAATTCTTTACCATGGATTATAAAATCTAAGTTTAAATCGGCTATGAAACAGACAATAGATTATACTAATAATTTATTGAACTATGATATTAATAATAAATTACCAATAGAACAACGTATATGTTTAATGAAATGTGATAATAAAGTGAAAGAAAAGGCTATGATAAAACTTAAAGAAGTTAAATCAAAAACAGATGATAGTGCTACTAAGTCCAGACAATATTTAGACGGATTATTAAAAATTCCTTTTGGTATTTATAAGCGTGAACAGATATTTGATATATTGGAAGAAAACGAGAAAGTATTTGTTAAAATGGTTGAAGATAAAGATAATTATTATTATACAAATTTTATAGATAAACATGATAAATATAATAGTATTGAGATAAAGAAGAATACTCAACAGATTATTAATAAAATAGGTATGAATTCATTTTCTTCAAAAATAGAACAGATAAAATTTAAGATTGAAAAATTTCGAAAGAAAGAGCTTTTTACTTTTATAAGTGATATTTATGATATTCTCACGAGTAATCATTTAATACTTGAAAATAATAAGAATATTTCAAAGCTCTATATTGGTGATCTTCATGGAGAACAAAAAGAGGTCCTTAAGGAACGTATTTATCATTTATTGGGTATGATACACAATAATAACAAGATTCTTGACGATATTTTAAATAGAACGAATATTATTGATGGAAGTAAGATGATTCTTTATAGAAATTTAACCAAGATATTAGATAATAGTTCTACTGTGAATAAGTATATGGTTGATGTTCGTAAATGTTTGGATAAATCTGTATATGGTCACGACGACGCTAAAAGACAAATAGAACGTATCATAGGTCAATGGATAAACGGAAAGGATGGTGGTTATTGCCTTGGTTTTGAAGGTCCACCAGGCGTTGGAAAAACTAGTTTGGCTAAGAATGGGTTATCACAGTGTTTGGTCGACGAGAATGGTGACAATCGACCATTTTCATTTATAGCAATTGGTGGTTCAAGCAATGGAAGCACACTCGAGGGACATAATTATACATATGTTGGTTCTACATGGGGTCGTGTTGTAGATATATTAATGGAACAAAAATGTATGAATCCTATTATATTTATAGATGAAATAGATAAAGTAAGTAAAACAGAAAATGGTAGAGAAATTATTAGTATTATGACACATCTTGTTGATCCTACACAAAATGATTCTTTCCAGGACAAGTATTTTTCAGGTATAGATATTGATGTATCCAAAATCCTTTTTGTGTTTTCGTATAATGATGTGAGTATGATTGATCGTATTTTACTTGATAGAATACATCGTATAAAATTTGATAATTTAACTATGGATGATAAATTAGTTATATGTAATAAACACATGCTTCCCGAGTTATTTGAAAAAATGGGACAAACAGGTAATATTGAATTTCCTGAAAATGTTTTAAAATATATTATTAATTCTTATACACTTGAATCAGGTGTTAGAAAATTAAAAGAGCTTTTATATGAAATTATAGGTGAAATTAATCTTAAAATGTTAAATGATGAAAGCGATGAAATAGATTTACCTATTGTAGTTTCAGAGGATGATGTCACTAATAATTATTTAAAGGACCATCACAAAATGAATGAAAAGAAGGTTACTACTATTGATAAAATTGGTATTATATGTGGATTATATGCTAATGCTCTTGGAAGAGGTGGTGTTATACCAATCGAAACACGACTATTTGTTACAAAAAATTTACTTGAACTTAAACTTACAGGACAACAGGGTGATGTTATGAAAGAAAGTATGACAGTTGCAAAAACATTAGCCTGGAGTTTGACACCACCATCAAGACAAAAATATTTATTAGGAGACTTTGAAAATACAAGTAATCAAGGAATACATATACATTGTCCTGAAGGAGCTACACCTAAGGATGGTCCGTCAGCAGGAACAGCAATAACTGTCGCTATATATAGTTTATTAAATAATAAACCTATTAAGTATGATTTAGCAATAACAGGTGAAATAAATCTACAAGGGTGTGTAACAGCTATAGGAGGTCTTGATTTAAAAATAATCGGTGGTATAAATACAGGTGTTAAGACATTTTTATATCCAAATGAAAACAAAAAAGACTTTAATAAATTTATGGATAAATATAAGGATAATTCAATTATCGATGGAATAGAGTTTTATGCTATTGATTCTATAGACGAAGCACTTAAATTATCACTTGTTTCGTAATAAATTTTATATGTATAATATAATATGAAAGGAGAAAATAAAGAAAGAGGTTTTTCACTCAGCGTAGAAAATATACTTAATTTAATTAGTATGTTAAGTGTAACAATTGTATTAAGCTTTCTTGTTTTATTATCAATTTTTAATGGAGATTTTAAGGGGTTATGGCTTTTACTTGGTGTTTTGTTTTGGTATTTGTTATTAGCAAATCCAATAGGTATTCAATATATATTAAGTGAAATCATGGGTATGGATATGAACTCTTCTCCGGTTATAAGAAGTCATACGTGTGAAGGTGTTAGTATAGGCTTATTTGAAAATAAGCTTTTTCCATCAACATCAACCAGTATATTTGCTATGATAATGAGTTATCTTATTGTTCCTATGACAAATATGCCTTGGCGTAATGAAAACATGGGACTTATAATAGGAATGACAATAATACTGTTTTTAATAGTTTCTACAAGAATGAGTCGTGGGTGTGAAACGTTATTTTCACTTGTTTTTGGTGCTGTTATTGGAATAGTATTTGGTATAATATGGTATTTGATTTCTAAATCGATTAATAATGAACTTATTTATAATGGATATTTTTCAAATAACGCGGTATGTAGTGTTGGAGCAAAATCATTTGTATGTAAAAAAAGAGATCAACCATAAATATTCTATAAAAAATAATCATGTAAATTTTTGTAATATTATTATTTTTTTTGTGAAATACGTAATAGATTATTTATATATATAATTTCTTCATAATCCGTTATTTCCACCTGGTGGATTTTTGATGAAATATTAGTAACACAATCATCACACACATTATATGTTTCTATTTTTTTTATTTTATTATTAAATGTAGATATTATCATACTACAGTCAGGATGATTACATATACCAGTTTTACACTCGTCGCACATATCACATGGTGGTATATCGCATATTTTGCATGAAATTGTTTCGTATGGTGGCATATTGAAGTAACCTATGTTTATTAGTATATAGCATTATAATATTAATAAATCTTATCAATTTTGCATTTAACATTTGAATATTTTACAATCTTCTTATTGTTTTCTATCTTCAACTAAATAATATTCAAAATATAACTTAACTGATTATGTTGCCTTATGTGTTTGTGTTATTTTCTATTCCATAAAATCGGTATTTGAAATTTTAAAAGATCTAAAAGTCGTATGCTATACGATTATGAGGATATGAAATATCTTTTATTTCATTTATATCTAATTTAAATATTTTTGATATTTGTATTTGAATGAATACATAAATAGCTAACTGTATAAATGTTATTATCATCTTTTATTAGTTAACAATAAAATATTTAAATCTTTTTTATTATAAATATGATGGTTAATTTTAATCTTCTTAAAATATTTTATAAGTCATTTTTATTTGGATTTCCAAAATTTATTTATAATCCTATAAATGTGAATGTGTTTTATTCGTCTTATTCTGTTTTACCTTACAGTACATATGTTAATTTTAAATTAAATAGCAACGACTATAATTATGTAACAGAATATCTTATGGATAAAGAAGGAAGTTTAAATATTGAAAAAATGAAGTTTGAAGATAATGAAAATAATGAATATTATTTGAGTGTAAATATTTATAATTGTTCAAGCCCATTATTTGATGTTCTTGGAAAAGATATTGTTACACGATGTGAATTTAATACATATGTTAAAAATGAATTTAATCAATCAGGAACATTAATATTAGATTATACTTCAAATATCTTATCTATGGACCCTGTAAATATTTTTAAAAAGCCAGATATATGTGAATTTACGCTAGATGAAAATAATATTATATCGTGTATATCAAAATCAAAGTCGCATGATTTTGTAATAAACTATAATATTAGTAATATTGATAAATATTTTAAGGTAAGTGAACAACTTCATGAGTACACAGATAATATTTTTTACACTAATGGTATATATGATAAATTGTATCATGATAGTTCATTAATACATGGTATTACACAAATACCATTAATTGATAATTCATATTTTAGAATAGGTAATATAGTTTTAACTAATCCTTCAAGTATATTCTATTTTAAAAATAATTTAAATTTTGCTGCTGGTATATGGTATAATGTATTTGGTAAATATAATAGTTAAAAACAATATATTAAATTATTAAACTTACAATAACAGATGGACATATGACAACTGTTATAGTTTTATTATTTAAATAATTCTTTATTTTTAGAAAAATACTCGATTATTTTTTTGGTTACCTTTGTTCTTCTAAATGATAGATTCATTAAAGCACTTGGAAGACGCATATTGTAGCTTTTTAAAAATGTATTTAATGTTTCTGTTATGTCTTTGGAATTATATACTTCTAATTGTTTTTCGTCGAATTCGGGTTTGTGTAAATTTTTATTTACTTGATTATGAAATACGTACAATATTTCAATAAGATCTTCCTTTTTATTAACATTTTGAAAATTAACAGTATTTAAAAATTCTATTGAATGGGTTGAACATTCTGGGCATGGTAAATTAAAACAAATAGATGTAATTATATCTATTATGTATTCTTTATTTTCATTAAAATGAAGTTTATTTATTTTTGAAACAATTGTATGAAGAAATATCCACGTTGGATTTCCCCATGATATATTTTTCATAAATTATATAAAGACAATAGAATAATATTTTTTAATGAACGATAATGAAATAATAGATTTATTTAAAGAATATATGAATGATAATACAGACGATGATAAAAACGATAATAATTGTTTAATATCTGGTGAAGACCTTACAAATGATAAAATAGACCTTTTGTGTGGTCATTCATTTAATTATTTACCATTATTTAATGATATTTTTAAACAAAAAAGGATAATTAATCACAGAGAAATAGTTAGAATACCATATAAATCTATAAAATGTCCATATTGTAGAACAATTAATAATGGATTGTTGCCATATAAAGAACACATCGTAAAAGAAAAAATCGATGGTGTAAATTATCCAGAAAAATATTCTATAAAATCAAATATATGTTCATATGTTTTCAAAAGTGGTAAGAAAAAGGGAACAACATGTAACGCAAAATGTTCTGATAAATTCTGTACTCAACATAAAACAATCGCTTTAAAACAAAAAACAAGTGTTAATAATTGTAAAAAACAATGTTCAAAAATGATTGATAGTAAAAATGGAAAAAGACAATGTAAAAAATACGCAAAAGATAAAGGATTATGTACAACCCATTTAAAATTAAATACATGAATATATTATGGAGAATAAAGAACAATTAATTTTAGCAGTTAAAGAGTGGGTTAAATTGGAAAATGAGATAAATGTATTACAACGAGAACTGAAAAATAGAAAAGAAAAGAAAAAAAATATGGCAGGAACATTATTAAATGTAATGAAATCAAATGAAATTGATGCATTTGATATAACAGGTGGTAGGCTTGTATATTCAAAAACAAAATCAAAGGCAGCCATAACAAAAAAATCTCTATTGGGTATGTTGGGTGAATATTTTAAAGACCAACCAACTATGGCTGAGGAATTAGCAAGTTATATACATGACAATAGAGAACAGAAAATAAATGAAACAGTTAGAACAAAATTTGATAATAAATAAAATTATTTAAATTCTATTTTTTTATAGTTAAACAATTCAAAATCTTTATTATAAAAATCATTAATAAGTAAAATACTATTTTTGTTTAAATAATTAATATAATCTTCCTTTTCTATATTAATATCTTTGCTTTTTATTGAACCAAATATTATATTAAAGTCTTTAAAACCGTAATCTACAAGCTCTTTTTTTAAAGACTCTGTTTTAAATATTGAAATTTCAGGATATAACACGCCATTTTTATCGCATACAAATAAATATTGCGGTATATTGTGGTTATCAAGATTGTCATTATACAAATATTTTGTTTTTATACATTCAAAAACTTCTTCCGGTGTTGAATTTTTTGATATAATTCCATAACTGAATAGGTCACTTATAATACGATGATATGGATTTCTTACTACTGAGAATATTTTTGTATTATTATTAGAATCAATATTTAATAATTCTTTATATTTTATCAACGTTTCATATGTTTGATGTTGTAATGATATTTTTTTCAATTCTTCTTCCGGTAATATAGTATTTCGAATCCCTGAAAATAGTGTTACTTCTTTTTTTGAGTATTTATTTAAAAAATATATATAAATTGATGTTCCACCTGTTTTGGGTATATGAATCCAAAGAGCATTAGCTTTTTTACAATATGGCATAATATATGAAAATAAATAAATAACTTTTTTTAACGGTATATAGTATGAAAGACGTTGTTATTATAGGTGGTGGTATATCCGGATTATATACAGCATTAAATTTACATGGAAATAAAGATGTAACATTATTTGAACAATCAGGTGTTTATGGTGGAAGAGTTTATACTGACCGATTTTCTATCGATAATGTAAAATATTCATTAGAAGCTGGTGCGGGTAGAATATTAAGTACCCATAACTTGATGTTAGAATTAATTGAAAATATGAATTTAAAAAAATTATTAATTGAAATAAATTCCAAAGTTGAGTTTTCTCCGTCTAAATATTATACATTAAAAAACATGTTTCAAAATAAAACAGGCTTCGATTTTATAGATAAAATAATTAAGTATTCTAAAAATCATACAAAAGAAGATCTTAAAAGCATTACGTTTAAAGAATATGCGTCTATTTATCTTACAGAAAATGAATTAAAATTTATGCTTGATTCAACAGGTTATTATGGTGATATTGTAGTACAGAACGCATATAATGCGATCGATGTCTTTAAAACATCAATTCGTACAGACAACAAATATTATATTATGAAAAATGGATTTAGCAATTTAATAGAAAAAATGGTATCTTTTGTAAAGAAGAAACATAATTGTTATAATAAAAAATCATGTAATAAAATTTTTTATAATGATGGTGTTTTTACATTAGATATTTCTGGAATTAAAATTATATGCAGAAAGTTAGTATTAGCAATACCAAAAAATTCTCTTTTGAATTTTGATATTTTAAAGCCGTATTTTCCTTTGTTGAAATCTATCGAAACATTAAGATTAATAAGAATATATAGTATTTATGACAATAAAGATGTCTGGTTTAAAAATATTAATAAAACTACAACGAATAGTAAATTATCATATGTTATACCAATTAATAAAGAAACAGGTGTTATAATGACATCATATACTGATTATAAAAAGGCTGATTATTGGAGTGAAATAAAAAAGAATAAAAAGGTTTTAAGTGATACTTTGGATAAACAAATAGAAAATACATTCGGTATAAAACCAAAAAAGCCTAAGGATATTAAGTTATATGAATGGTCTAATGGTGTAGCCGTTTGGAAAAAAAATACAAATAGCTCTTATTTAATAGACAAAATTTCAAATCCAGATTCAGAAATCAATATGTTTATTGTTGGAGAAAATTATTCTAATTATCAGGGATGGATGGAAGGTGCTCTTGAAAGTGTAGAAAGAATAATATCTAGCATTTAATAAGTAAAATAATTAAAAATATTTTTAGATATTTAGTGTAACAGAACTTATGTCTTTGATTTTGGATAATTGTATAAATGAAGATAATGTTCCAAATAAAAATATGATAATTAATGTTTATTATACACTATCATCTGCGTGTCATTATCCTTTAATAGTTTATTATCTAAAACTAAATAAATATAATAAATATGATACTTTTTTAAATGAAACTGATTTTTATAATATATATCGAACACCTATATTTTATGATATAGGAATTTTAGAACATAACGGGTTTTATTATAAAATTACAGAAGTAGAAATAAATGAAACACTCCACAAAAATATAGATTATATTGTTACTGCGACCGTTTATGAAATTATTAACTTGGGATTTTGTGGTAAGAATAAAATAAAAACACAATTTAAACAATTTATCAGCGAAACTCCATGTATGTACACTTTGTATAACGAATCAAATTTAGTTTTAAATCCTTGGGTGTTTTATAAAATAATTAAAAAAAAGGATATTAATTTTTTAAATATGTATGGATTTATACGTGATTATGATGATAATTTGCCATATTTTTCTTTGAATTATAAACCAAACTATACTCATAAAAACGATGAAATATGTGTTCGTGTTATTGTTTTCATGACAAATATTACATTAAATTATGATAGTGTTTTTGAATATGATATACGTGATAATGAGGTATATGTAGGAGATAAAAAAAATTGTAAATTTTTTGGAATATAGTATTTGCTGTTCGATTTAATAATTTGTTATCACAGTATTTATATATGGGATTATTAAAGAGAATAGGAATAGTTGTTTTATTGATTTTTTTAACATTTGTAACATATAATACTTGTATTGCTTTGGGTGTTGATTATATATTTATTATGCCATTTATATTATGGATAGTTGTAATATCTATATTTATACTTTTACTTCCATTAAAAACAAGTTTATTGTTTGGTTTAACACCGTTGAACTTGATTAAAAGAAATTGATATATTTATACATTTTTGTAATGTATATAAAGTTAAATTTTAAATAAATTGATGGAGTCGATAATGTCTTATAATTTTTTAAAAAATTCAAAAATAATTATTAATAGTACTTTTGTAGATTTGTTATCTTCGTTTGATAATTTAATTTATAAGGCATTTATTTTAAAAGATGGTTTTATTAATAATTTTTATCTATCACCAGAACCTATTTCTATGATTGTAGGAGCGAACGCAACTTTAACGATATTCTATTTATTATATTTTATAACACACGGACCTCTAATGAGATATATTATTGAAACATTATTTAATATATTTTATGCTGTTGTTACTATTAATGCTATTCAGTTATCAGTTGTTTATAGTGTTTTAGATGTATTATATTATTTTAGAACAAGTAAATTTTTATTAAGAGAAATATATGATTCATATAATTTTAAAAATAATTTTAAAATAAGTAATTTCTCAATAACATATAATATTTTTATATTGGGTTGTGCTTTTATAGCTTATGTTTATCCATTAATACTTTACATGTTTAATAAGGAAAATATTAATTTTATATCAGGATTATTAAGTATATTTCCACTAACTATTCTTTCTATGTATGCTACATCGGGGGAAACATTTTTTTGTAATTATAATATTTATATCAAACAAATTGATAAAAAAATAACAAAAGAGGAATCATTTTTGTGTAATATAATTGTAATAATTATTTCTTTGTTTTTGATAGGTTATTTTTAATTAAATTTGTTATAATTATATGTTAAATAAGTGACCGATAGAAATAATATTCCGCCCCATAAAGTATCAATAATACTGGGGATTAATTTCCAATTTTTAAATATAGCACCGGATGTTGTTTCAAATACTCCATAAATTAAAATACCTAATAGAAAAGCATCAATAAGGCTTTTATTTTGTGATATAATAAAATAATTTAATCCAAATACTAAAAATAAATAACAGAATATTGCGTAATAAATATTAATAGTTAAATTTGTTCCTTGGATATTTTTTATTAGAGGTGAAAAAACTTTTTTTCCAATATTTGAAAGATAAATAGAATCCAATACTATCATAATTATTCCACTTAAAAATATATTTGTTAGTGACATATATATTTTGGCAAGAAAATAACAAAATAATATTTTATAATTTATTTTTAAATATTAAATTAATTTTATTGATTCGTAAAATTGTTTTACTTTTTTGTTTATTTTTATTTTTTTGGGGTCGAATGATTTTAAGTAAAGACCATCTAATCTTTTTACGCGTGACAACGCAACATATGTTTGACCACAAGCAAATACATCTCCACCTACATCTACTTCTGCTATTTCAAGCGTTGTTCCTTGAGATTTATGTATTGTCATAGCCCATGCTGGAACTATTGGAATCTGTTTTATAGTAATACTGGGATGGTTTTCACTTACCCATGTATGGAGTCCAATTTCTTTAGTAAATCCACCTAAAAATTTAACTATAGGAAATCCAGATTGATAGTTAAAATCAACTATTTTACCTTGACTACCATTACATATTGGTTCACTTGTATTTGTTGTATCTATATTAACAATACACATTACTTGGGCACCTGTTTTTAAAGATATTTTTTTTGGACAATTTATACTATTTTTTAAATAAGTGAATTCTCGTTCATAATTAAGTGAAGCAGGAGTTCTTATTTTTTGCTGTTCCTTTGTTAATTCATAAAATGGAACAATAATATCTTTCGTATTATATATTTTTTCATCTCCAGAAAGAGATTTTAAGGCATTATTATTAATATGTTCAACTTTTAACCTTGTTGGATAAATCCTTGTGGGTTCAATATCAATATTATTAGGAACAACCGCACCAACTCTATTTTTTAATAATTGAACAGTTGATTTTGTAAGTCTTCCAATTCTTATTTGATTAAGAGTTTTTGAATATATTTTATCATCTTTTTGTCGAAATAATGTTGTAAATTCTATTTTATTTTCAAATATTGTATCAAACAAATGACTTTCGAAACAAAATAGACAGGATTCTTCGTCATCTATATCACCAACCGGTGGGAGTTGGTAAAAGTCACCTGAAAATATAATTTGAATACCACCAAATGGTAAGGATACGTTTCTTTTGCGACATAAACGTGCTGTCAATTCAAGCAATTCAAACATTTTTTTTGACATCATACTTACTTCATCTACTACAAGTATATCAGTAGTTATCCAGTTTCCACGTTTCATATAATTATCAGCAACTTTTTCAGCCATTTCCTCTATATCTTGTCCCGTTGCAAGTCCCAATCCTGACCACGAATGAATAGTTTTAGCATTACATTCTAATAATACTGCGGCACATCCAGTCATCGCACATACTTGTATTTTTTTACCTAAAGTTTGGGAATATTTCATAACTTCTCTAATAAACATAGATTTACCTGAACCCCCTGGACCCGTTATAAATAAGTTTTCTCCATCTTTAAATTTTTCGAAAGCAACTTGTTGTTCACTTGATAGTTCTACCGATGGAGTATATTCCTTAACTTCTTCTGTATCTGTTATAAAGTTCATTTTAATCGGTGATAATAAAAAAATATTATATCAATTTTATAATACAAAAACGATATAAATAATTAAATAATAATATATTATGAACGATGAATTTGAAGAACCCTGTTTTTGGAATTCACTTTGGAAAAGTTTTGTTGATTTTTTATCATTAATTCATATAATTGATAATTACAACGATGATGATACGGAACATCTAATAGTTGAAAAGTGTCAAATAAAACGTATTCAACAATATGATAATGTTTATCAAGAAGCAAGAGAACTATTTATTAAAAAAAATACAGATTATGGTGATGCTTTTGCTTCTTATGGACCAATCGGTGTTCTCGTAAGAATGGGTGATAAAACACAACGATTAAGTTCAATTAAAAAAAATAAAATAATTAATGTAAACGATGAAACTCTACGCGATACACTTATTGACCTTCATAATTATTCCGCTATGGCAATCATGTTAATGGATGAGTAGTTATAATAAAGAAATATCACAACCACCTTCTTTTGAAAAAGACAAAACAGGTGATTGTGTGAATCCTTTTTCTTTCATTCTTTTTTTAAAATCTACTATATTTACCGATAGTGATTTATAGTGATTTGTATTTAAAAATGAATTTGTTAAAGCACCCTGATATTCATAATCGGTATAGTCAAAGTAGTCAATACTTGTTTGGTCATCTCGACAACCACTTAACTTAACAACAGAACATATATTTGTTAAATCGTAATTATATTCTCTTTTTTCTTCTATATTTTCATTTTTTATACAATAAGGAAGATTCATATTTGAACCAGAATTACAACAATCCATCAATACAAATAATTTAGTTTTTGGATGAAGACAACTAATAAATTGTTTTTGTAACCACGTATCGTCTATTAATCCTTTTGTTTGATAGTCACTTGGACATATTACTTCACTTTTATTATCTTTTTCAAAAAAAGAATGTTTTGATGTTCCATGACCCGAGTAACTAAACCATAATTCAGAACCAGGATAGTTTTTACTATATAAAATAAGTTTTTGTAATTCATTTTCTATATTTTTTCGTGTTGCTTGTTCATTTTCTAAACACGTAATTTGTCCTTTTGAAAAGAAACATTTTTCCTTTAAAAATGACTTTATATTTCTCATATCATTTGTACAACCGTTAAGATTGTCATTTTCTTGTTTGTTTGTTACATAATTAATACCAATAATAAGACCCCTTTTTCTATGATTTATATTTGTAAAGATTCTATTTTTTACATATTCATTATCAGGTAATTCATTTGAAGAATCTGGTGTTGGTACTGGTATTATAAAATTTTCATACTTAGATTTATTAAAGATAATCGATGAAAATAGAACACCCATAGTAATATATATTGTATATATGAAGTATTTACTCAAAAATTATATGGAATATATTTATTAAAAATACATTTAAAATTGAAATAATTATTATGATTTACAATTTAAAAAAAAATGGAGAAGCGTATTAAAAAAAAGTTTGGAGATTATATTAAAGAGTATAAGAATGAAATAAAGGATAAAATTCTTGGTCTTGATTATGATAAAGATAAATTAATGGAAGTAATTCAATTTGTTTATGATTATGACGATATTATTATTGGAGATAATGATTTTATGAAAAGAAAAAGAACAAAAAATATGGTTCCTCTTCATGAACGGTGTATTGCTTTGAGGGCAAATGGAGAACAATGCACTCGCAGAAAACGAGATGATTGTGATTTTTGTGGAACACATGTAAAAGGATCACCTAATGGAACTTGTGGAAATGATAAAAATATAGTTACAAAAAAAAAGATAGAAATTTGGACACAAGAAATTAAAGGAATACTCTATTATATTGATAATGAAGGTAATGTATATGATATGGATGATATCATGCGTAATGAACCATCACCCAAAGTTGTTATGAAATATGAAAAAGATGGTGATGATTATAAATTAATCAGGTAAATTAATAATAAATATGTTATATTAATATATCACCAAATCTTTATTTTTGAAAAAATATTTTATAAATGTCATTATAATAAATTCCATTCTTTTTTTACTGTAATGTATTTAATTCGTATGTTTAATAAAAATAAACTGAAACAACTATTTAAATTCATTACATCATACTATACATATATAATGAATAATATAAGTCTTGATAAGTTTTATACTAATCAAGACGTTGCATCAAATTGTATTAGTGAAGTTTCAAATATATATAAATGGAATTGGGACCTTGTAATAGAACCAAGTGCGGGAGATGGAAGTTTTTTTAATCAACTTCCAAAAATAACACCAATAGAAGGTATTGATGTAAGTCCTGATCATCCACTTATAAAGAAACAGGATTTTTTTCAATATCTTCCATCAGATAGACATGGAAAAAAGATACTTGTTATTGGTAATCCTCCATTTGGACGAGTTAGTTCTTTGGCTATTAAATTTTTCAATCATGCCGCATGTTGGGCGAGTGTTATAGCTTTTATTGTTCCAAGAACTTTTCGACGAGTTAGTATTCAAAATAAACTTAATATGAATTTCAAATGTGTTCATGACCATGAAATACCTACAGTTCCATGTTCTTTTTATCCACCCATGATGGCTAAGTGTTGTTTTCAAATATGGGAAAGGAGTAAGGAACCAAGAAAGAAAGTAGAACTTCCTACAAGTCATCCTGATTGGAAATTTCTTCCGTATGGACCTAAGGATGAAAATAATCAACCAACACCACCCAAAGGAGCAGATTTTGCAATTAGAGCTTATGGTGGAAAATGTGGAGAATTATGTTTTGTTGGGTTAGAACATTTAAGACCTAAGAGTTGGCACTGGGTAAAATGTAATATAGATATTCCAACACTTACTTATAGATTTGGATCATTAGATTATTCGTTTAGTGAAAATACAGCACGACAAAACTCTATTGGACGTGCTGATTTGGTTTCTCTATATAAAGATAGTTATGAAATAAGTTAATTTTTTTTGTTTTTTTTTGTGATTGCCCAATTACATTTTTTTCGTTTAGCCATATAACGTGCTTTATTTGCTACTGAACGATAGCTATATGTTTTGGGTTTAAGACCCCTATATATACTTAACATGGCTCTATAGTTTCCCGCTTGAAGTCCTTTGCATTCCACCTTTCCGGTGTTTTTGTTACAAATTGGGTATTTGTTTTCTTTTGGTAATAGAAAACATTTTGAACCATATTTCTTTTTATATTTTTTAATTTGATTCGGCATGGGTTTCATATCACGCCAATATGTAACCTTACTTGTTTTTCGTTTTATTGGATTTTTTACATATCGTTTTTGTTTTCTTGTTTTCATATAATATTTATTGATATTAAATTAAAATATTAATAATAGTTTTTATTGTTTTCAGAAAGAGATGCGGATCGTAAACAAAATTGAAATTAACATTCTCAACTGTTAGTATGTAAATACAAACAGAAATAAAATGACAGACAAATTAACTCCAATCGACCTCTCTCGAAAAATAGTGCTTCATGACTATAGTAGCGCTGAAACTAAAAATGAAGAATTATTTATGAATAATGACGTAAAGTCGAGCTCAGAATATATATTTCCGAATCAAAAAAAAGATGCATTAAATATATGTAAGATATTTTATGACACCGCTGTTCGCGTCATTAGTATTGTTAAAAGATGTAAGGTCGGTATGGATGGCCTTATGATTGAGATTGCAAAAATCATGACGACCCACCCTGATGATAATTTTGTACTGAACAGAAAGAACGTTTTCTTGATAACTGGTATGTCCAACAAGGCTTGGGAGGTAGACATGAAGGAAAAAGTTCCCACATGTTTCGAGAACAATGTATCACATCATGGTAAGCTTCAGCTTTTAAGAGAACGGTTAAGAAATATTTCCAACGCTCTTATTGTTATTGACGAAATTGATGTCGGAGATAAATCGGACCAAAAAGTGGATAAAATTTTAAAAGAATCTAATTTGCTGGATGTTGATTATATGAGGTCGCGAAATATTCGTTTCGTCTTTGTATCAGCAACTATCATTAACGAGCTAAATGAATTGTATAAGTGGGGTGACATGCACCAAGTGTATTATATGACCATTCCTAAAAATTATATTGGTCATAAAGATTTTTTAGAATTGGGAATAATACAAGAGTGGTACCCTGTGAACAGTATTGATAGTGCTGATAGGTGGATTAAAGAAGATATATTAGATAATTTTGGAACTGAATATAGAATTCATCTTATTAGGACCAGTAAAAGGAATGTCGACTATATTCAAAATTCCTGTATAAAGAATAAAATAAAATTTATGAATCACACTTCCGATGATAGAATCAGCGAAGATGAACTTGATGACATCTTTAATAACATTACCGGGCATGTAGTAATTGCTGTTAAAGGGCTTTTATCGAGAGCAAACTTGATCCCCAACAAGTATAAGCTAAAAATAGGGGCTATGCACGATCGACATGTTCAAAAACCTAATCCAAACGCCCTGACGCAAAGTTTTCCGGGCCGTATGTCGGGATACTGGCGGGACATCATTGAAAGAGGACACAAAACTGGTCCTTACCGAACGTCTGTTGAAGCTATACAGGCGTATGAGGAATTCTATAATAATCCCACCGGAAAAATTAAGAGCGTCAAAGTTTCGAAAAAGTTATTTATGAATCCATCGAATATTAAGAATATTGGACTCAGAAACGATCAAGATCCTCCTCAACCTACAGCACCTACAACACCTTTAGCAACACAATTAGTAAAACGGAAACGGACTAAAAAGGAACTTTTAATAGGTGATGATAGATATAGAATATATGATGATGAAGAAGTTGTGAAGGATATATGTAAAATGTTGAAGTATGGATATCGTAGTGCTACGAAGGATGATGATGGATTTAAACTTACATCAATTAGTAACCCGTCGGGCAGACAAACTTTATCAAGGGCTAAAGCAGGTATTCGATCTGCTTACTCTAATCACGGAGATAAGATAACTTGGAGATCGTATTTTCCTTGTTATGAAAATATTGAAGATATAAATACGTTAAGATTCGTTGTAATACTAAGACCTACAACAACAAATGAAGAGATAGAAACAATAGACAAGAAATATAAATCTTTATAATTTAATTAAATTAATATATAATATTTTTATTTTAAAATTAACTTTATATTAAAATACTAAACCTCTTGATTTCGTTCATATACCTTTGTAACACTTGGAATCTTCTGGTTGGTTCGTTGTTTAACATACAATTCACCACATGGACCGCAGTGATCTTCATTCGCACGTTCGACTCTATGTGATACACGGTCGTCATATACAAGATTCCAACGACCAAGTGGAGTGGGTTTGTTTTCAAAAAATCGGATAAACCGAGTACCGATACGTTCTTTTAAAATAAACGATTTTGTTAAGAAGTTTTCTGTAAGTGTATAGATACGATTCATACTTATTATATAACTAATAAATATTCTTTATTTTAATTTCAATTTTGTATATTTCTAGCCTTCTAGGAAAATTTATTAAAAAACATCAACATGAACTTTAAAATCCATATTCACATTTTCGAACATATTTGTCCCACTATTTTTAACTTCATATGCAGAACGCTAGAAATTGTAATATTTACATAATATAATAATGAAAAGAACTAAAAAAAATAATAGACGTTTGAAAGGAGGTTCTGGAAGTAACAAGTCACCAATAAGAAAAAGTAAACCGTCTCCAGTAAGAAAATCGTCTCCAGTAAGAAAAAGAACAGTAAGATTCCCTAATGAAGATACACACGCAATAGATATAGATCCAGATTCATTCGTGATTAATGTTAAACCACACCCAACTAAAAGTGGTCCATCAATTTTAAAGAAAAAAAAATCTAAGGTACCTGATGGTGTACTTCCTCGTCCTTACGGGACAATTTTTACTGGAGTTAATGAAAGTCCTAAATATAATTTGGGACGTTATACTAAAACATTAAAATGCAAAATAACTGGGAAAAAAGCATGTGATTTAGAAAACGAAAAAATGCGTAACAGTAAAAACAGTAAAAGTAAAGGGGGAAAGAAAACGTTGAAAAAGAGGAAGAGAAAAACGAATAAAAAATAAAAATCATTTAGTATTGTATGCCGAATGCGAAATGTGAATGTTGTGGAAGATGGATGGAAGACATATGTATTTCTTTGGAAGACAAAATACGTCTTGTAGAACTTGTCAAGGAACGTCAAAAAAAGATGTTTGGTGTTATATATAAAATTGATCCGGGAATCCAACATAAAGAAATAAATATGGATAGTAATTGCTGTGGTGTTCTATATTATTATCCTTTTGCGACAACACCAGAAAAACTAAAGGATTTCAATATGGAATGTCTTTTTACTGGTGGGGTGGATCTTCATGAATTACTTGATATGTTAAACGAAAGAAAGATGAAAAATTCTATTATATGTCAGAACGGGAAATAAATTATAGATTAAAAATGGGATTACCTATTAGTGTTGGGAAATATCCGTTGCCAAATAAAAAATGTTTTAGATGTTGGAATACCATACCTGAAGATAGTTAGATATTGAGTTCCAATTTTTATATTTTTACTTGCGATGTAAGTATATTTTAATTACGATTACTTAATTAAAATACTATTATTTTTACCATAATAAATGCCATTTCTAGCATTCTAGCAAATATTTTAAAAAAACATTAGTATGATTTAAAAAAATATATGGGAGAAATTTGTTCGAATCGGGAAGACATAGATTTAAAGATTGTTTGCAGAAGGATATAAATTGCAGAAAAAATAAAAAGGATTCTAATAATTAAAATACTAAACCTCTTGAATAGTTCTCGGGCTTTCAATAATGTTTATAATTGTGCCGTCATTCACTATTCTGTGTAGTATTGTTGAATTAGAAAATTTTAAATTTTCCTCATAAGCTTTTAAATGATTTTCTTGTTCCTGCCTTCATTACCATTTTTTTCTTTTTTTTTCTTTTTTTTTTAGTTTTACCACCTTTTTTATTTTTATTTTTCATTTCATTAGGTACTACTATAGGTGAGACTCTTATTTTTTTGGAAGGTTGTTGTTTGTTTTTTTCTTTATTTGTTGTGCTATTGTATCGTTTTTTTGATTGTTTATTGTATTTAAGTGGTTTTAAACCATCACGTGGTTTGTCTCCAGGTTCGCTATATAGCCAACTTATACAAGTCTTATTATTTAAAGATTTATTAACTTCATCATTAGAAGTTCTATATCTTCCGTTCATGTGTATATATAAAGTGTTAAAAAAAAATCAAAAGTGTGTAAAAAAACAAAAAATAGTATCTGTGTTCTATGGTGTTGTAATAGTAATGGGGTGGTGTTAATTTGGTGTTAATTTGGTG